TCATTGCATATTTCTACATCTTTAATATTAGTTTTGCATTGATAACCAACTCCTTTGTTTGTTTCAAAATATCTAACGCTTGTTACTTTCATAGTTCTATTTGCCCCTCAAAGTTGTTCCGATTTTCTTTTGTGATTGTTACATCTAATACTCCCCAATTCATTTGAGTATCGACCCGAAGTCCTCTTTCTTTCAAAAAGTCAATAATAAAATGTCTATATCTCCAAATATCTTTATCCCAATTATAATGATCGCAAGTTTCAAAACGAGAAGAATCTTTTCTATATACTTCTTCTATTTGTTCTTGGATAAAAAATCGCAATTTCTCTTTAAGTTTTTTACTCATGCCTTGAGTAGATTCTTTCCATTTCATTGTATGTATTCCCTTTCTTGTAAATATTCTTTAAAATTAACTTTAAACTCTGCCAACCAATTAGGACATTCCCTTGCAATCTCTGCTACTATTTGCCAAGGATCACCTAAATAATTATCAATGTCAACATCATAATAGAATTTTATTTGAGATTCTAAGTCCATGTCTTTTGTCCACTCTTCAAATGTTGGTAAGTCCATGATTACATTATCATAATATTCGCACTCATCTTCGTTTGTGCCATCGTATATAGGTTGTTTCATATTTTCTAAACTAGGTTAATTTGCATGATATGTCAAGCATTTTGTTAAATTTTCAATAAAAAATTAGTATTTATATAGTTAAGCAATTATTTTGCATCTTTTATCATGCATTGTGAATCATTTTTGTAAATTTTGATTAACAATTTGATTTATCCATTATCCATGATGCGCAATTAAGATTATTGTAATCTACCCCCTGCATCTAATACATTGCGAAGACAACTTGATTGACCTGCTCTTGCAGTAACTTTCTTGGCATATTCAAATGCGCTAGGATCACTAAATGTTTGCATAACCATAGTTGATTTGTCAAGATAAACATTAAGACCCTTCTTGGGGATCGAGTTTGCTATCTTTTCAGCGTTAGCGATTGATTGGTTGATACTATCTAGGAATGCTTGTGCGGTATTCATGGTTTGTACATTAGATTAGTTTTGATTTTGTGTCAACACTATTTTGAATATTTTTGTAATTCTCCGTTTTTTAAACCTAGTTCTCTTTCTGCTTCCTTTGCTATATTTTCTTTGATCAATATTTCATGCTCTTCTGATAAGCAATTAAATAATTCTACAATATTTTTTCCTGTTTTATTTCTATACTCTTCCCCTGCAAGAAATAAATTTTCAGTAGTCATTAAAGTAAGATCATCTATTTTTATTAAAATATGATTTACTGCATCTGAACTTCCTCGTAATCCTAATTTTATTTTCATAGTTTAAATATTTGCATGGAGAGTATCCATGACTAACTCCGATATAGTAGTAATCGAATTACTTGCTAGTCTTTTTTTGTTGATCAAGCAGGGAAAAGAGGTGAACCCATCTACATAAATTAATACCAACAAGTGTAAAAAACTCGATAACCCTTGTCAAGCATTTTATGTGCTTCTGCAACAAAATTTAAATCTTGTTCTTTATAATAATATTCATTTTCGGGATATGGTTTATCATCTTCATCTGTCCAAAAATATGAATCGCTACCCCAAAAGAATCCATTTGATTCAGGTAATTCAAAATTACGAAGAGCATCTTCAAGGTTATAAAGGTCTGCCCTCGTTAATGGCAATTCAACGCAATTAAAGTCACCACTAAAGTCATTCTCTTCTTCAGATGGTTTCCAATTTGGTCTACCTTTATTTTCCCATAAATTCTCCATCCATCCTTGTAAGCGATTGTGTTTGCGCCAATCGCAAATTCCAACATCAGCGTCACTATTCCTCTTGCGAGGTGGACGAGCAAAAGCATACATATCTAATCCCATAATATTTTCTCCTTATTTATTTTGTTGTTTGCGAGCATTCATGCTCTCGGTAAATGTTCTTGTGTTGTGTTTAAGGTAGACTTTGTTACCATCCTTGTCAAGTTTATTTTGGGCAACCGCAAAGCCTAAACTTTTTAAAGAGTCAAGGTCAACTTCATCAAGGCTTTTCTTGCGAGTCAATAAGTTGATTGATTCTGCATGAGTAGAAGTAATCACATACAAAGGATTCTTTCTGTTCTTTAGAATTTTTGGTTCAACTAAAATTTCGTCTTTCATAATTGGATTGTTTGTGCTTTGCTTGATGCATCCTTCTATTATTGAGTAATTCATGAAACAAGACTAAGTGATTTATCGTTAGTTGTCAAGAATAATCTTTGACGGCATTTTGGACAAGAGTATCTAGCATTTCTTCTTAATCTATGCATTCTATAAGTTACTCCACAACAAGTGTCAACATACTTATAATGATTTTGTGGTTTATTTAATTTTCCTTTACTACAAGCTCTTGGTATTGCGCCTATTTCTCTGCAAATACTTTTCCATAGTCTACCATGACCAATGCCTTTTCGACCATGCCTTATATAAGATAGAGCATGAGCAATTTCATGCAGTATAGTATCCCTAACTTCTGCTTCATCATTTAATTCGGCATACCATTTAGACAAACGAATTTCTTTTTTCTGATAACTACAAGTACCTAAAGAAATCTTTTTGTTTTGCCAACGAAATTTCCAATCGCTAGGCAATTTATGTTCATACATTAAATAGTGTGTGAGCGCTTGTGCTTTTTTAAGTTCCATACCAACCACATTAGTGGAAAGTCAGAGCTTTGTCAACACTATTCTTGAAAAAGTTTTTGCTTGATAAATTCTAAGAAGAATAAATCTTTTTGTTGGGCTTTATCTTCTTCACAAGCAATAGCTTGATCCTCAATAAGCGAATCTAATTTTTTCTCCAATAATTTGACCGCATCCATAAACCCTGCGTCATAATCATCCATTACAATTTTATTCATGGCTCGCTAATATCAAAAGAAAAACAACTACTGCAACTAAACCTAAGAGCAAACTCGTTGTTTGTACTATTTGTGGTAAATTAGTCATCTTTAATATTTGTCGGCATCAATTGTTTACTTACATTATGTTGCGTATTTGCTTCTTGTTGCATTTCTTTTAATTCTGCTTGTTTTATGTAATCCTCAAAACCTGTTGGATTACCAACATATAATAATACATCATCTCTATAATAAATTGACATTATGCTACTAATAAATCTTCTTCAACTAATTCGCCATTCTTTGCAGGAACAACAACATCAACAAGAAAATCTCTGATCATTTCTGTTATTTGAACCAATTCGTGAAATTCGTCAAAGTCTAAGCTATTTGCATCACCTTGTCCACCATAACACATACGATAACCTTCTCGTAATGGTGCAGTTTTACCTGTATTCTTCTTAATCCATTGACCTGTATTTGGGCATTTTATGTATTGCCAATCACAATGAAAAGAATGAAGGTAAACTAATACATCAAGGTGACCTTTCCGATTACCAACACTATCCTTTCTTTCTGTCCAATCAATAAAGTCAATATTAGCAGATGGGAAATCGTCTTTAATATCTTTTAATTGAACCATAATTCCTTTGTAGTTTTCTTTGGTATAATATGTATATGGTTGTCCACCAAATTGATTTGTTTGAAATGTCTTATTGCCTGTTTTCTCGCACATTTTTTGGTCACGATCACCTTTACTCTTCCATGACATAATATTTTCCGAGGGTAAAACCTTCTTGACTAATTGATTGCTTTTGAAGATAACATTTTCGGGCGACCAAGTATTCCATTTGACATTTGCGTTTGTGAAGTAATTCATTTTTATTCCTTGTGTTAATAGTTTATTGATCGACAATAACAGAGCTTTCTGAATTGTCAAGTGTGAAATTTGCGAAATGATGTCCATGCTCATCATATTGCGCTTCAACAACTTCAATCGCTAAAAGAACTTTGCGATGATATTCGGTATTTTCGCCAAGAGCAGATGATTCTGCTTCTCTAACAACTAATTCAAGTGCTTGTTCGTAATTCATGTTATTCAGCAACCTCTTTCAAGGTAAGTTCTAAACTTTGTATGCGATTTTTAAATTTAATAATATTATTATTATTAACAGATATTAGTTGCATATTATTACCTTCAGACATAAGTTGTGAATTTTCCATTTCTAAGTCTTGAATTTCTGCCTCTAGGTTTCTAATTTCTTCAGGTATGTGTTGATATTCAGGTTTAATTTTCATATTTTTATATTGTATTATTTTGAGTTAAAAATTTGATCCCACTCTTCTTTTATTTCCGAGTCAGGTAGCATTGATAGACCCTCGAATCCATCAATCAGTAGATCAATAATGTCGCTTACTTGCATATTCATCGCTTCAGCTTCGGCTAGATCATATCGCATATCATCAAATGATGGTTCATCTTCTCGTTGTTGTTCTTTTGTTGTTCTCATAATTAAAATTCCTCTCTTGTCCCTACTACCAATAACTTAATGTCTTTACCCTCTCCTGTCAAGTTAAAAAGTTCAGTTACGATGTGAAAAATTTCACCATCTTCGGGTTCTACACTAATCCATGAGCAGTTTTGACCATTGTCATTTTCAACAACATCCCATTCGTGTTCAAGTAATCTAGCTTTTTGATATTTAGTTAATTTCATGTTTTAAAGTATCTACTTTTTCGTATAAATTGTCAAGTATATTTTTTAAGCGCTCAATGTATTCTACTTCATGTGGCTCTCGTACATAAAGAAATTCTAGTTCTGCCTCAAGGTCTTTGATATGCTTCCAAGAATCTGCAATCTCTTGGTTTATTTCTTCTTCTCTTTTGAGGGATGCCAAGGTTTTACTATTCATTATTAAGTTTATTCCAATCTACCTCATCTGCTCTTATTTGCCATGCTATTTGCCCATTTGTGGGATCAGCATACTCAATTTGAAAATCACAATCATCAAGAGTTGTGTATGGATCATATCCCCTTACAATTTCTTCTGCTTCAGTTCTATTTTCCGCTTCGACATAAAAGCAATTAATTATTTTAATGCCAACACAATATTCTCTTTTTTTATTATCCATTTTTTTGCTTGTAATAGTTTTGATCTAATAGGTCATCGAGTAAATGTACAATACCCCAACCTAATTCTCTATCTAATGGAACAGGTTGATCTTCCCTTTCTTGTGGGGGCTTGAAATCATGCCACAAGATTGCGAGTAAATGATCTCTTTGTTTTTCTAATAATGTATAGTCGATGTTCATCGTATCTGTTGTTCCATTTCCATTATTTGATCTTGAGTAAGTTCTGCTTTTACTTTGCTACCCCATTCAAGTGGAGCATTATCAGTTAAGTCGCAAGCAATTTCTATGTTACTAACATTATGCCATGCTTGATCTGCATAAACGCTTCCATCGGGATTAAGACTTGGTCTTTTAAATTTTTTATTACAATTCTCTTCTATATGATTGGAAATAATTACTATATCGTCAGCAATACAAGCAAGTCTATGTCGAAGCTCAAAATTTTCTTTCAATAATCTTTCAACATTTTGTTTATTTATTTCATGCTCTACTTCAGTCATGTAAGTATAAACTGAATCTTTTTTTTGTTCAGCTAAACTCATGTTTACAGATTCTTCGTAAGTTGGACAATCGTCTCCTATAATTTCTTTCATGCTCATACCTTATATGAATTATTTATTATTGTCAAGCGTTTATTTTACATTTCGTAAGTTTGCTCTAAATCTGCATTAGCATAATCTTCACTTGTCATGTCGCACAAATCACCAAAGATATTAATTCCACCTTCTTCAACTAATATTTCGCGCGCTTCATCTTCTGTTTCAGCTTGAATCTCGTATACCATTGTTGCAGGTACAGAGAATACAAAATATTTATCTTTTTTCTTGCTCATTTTAATTTATCTCCATGTTCATTTATTTCGCCCCGAATAAAAGCGCCAAAGTCATCATCGTTCAAGTGCGATGTATCTGCGCCAACAGACCCAAACCTTAGATTCATATTTAATGCTTCTGATCTTTTGTTTAATAAGACATTTAACTCATCATTTAGATCGAATAACTTTTCCGCAATTTTTCTAGCGGGAGGATATTCGTAAATATCGCCTATTTTAGTGTTAAGAGAACTCTCGACATCATGTAATTCTCGCAATTGTATTATTTCTGCATTTCTGTTCATGTCTCTACCTTATAAGTCTTGGTTTAATTTGTCAAGCTCGGAATCTTCTTTTATTTCTTCGCAATAAGATAATTTCGCCTCTTCTTTCCATGCGGTACTAATCATGTGATCTTCATCTAATTCACTAAAGGCAATATCTTGGGCTTGTTCGGGAGATTCTGCCTCAACTTCATAGGTTCTATAAGTTGTTGCCATTAATTCTATTTCGTATGTTTTTTTCATAATTTATTCCTCGTACATATAGATTGGAGTGTATTCGCCAACATAAGCGCAACCAATGTTAAAATCAAAATATTCTACTGCCTCTTCATGAGTCATGCCATCCATTAACCCTTCTATTATTTTGTTATAAGAATAGATTACTCTACCATCTTGAGAGTAACCCAAGATTGCATGATCATGTCCATCAGCAAATAATGCTTCGGGGTAGGATTCCGCAATAGATTCTTTTAAGTCTTTAATTCGGAACGCTTCCTGCGTTAATATTTCTTGTAATGTAATTTTGCTCATGCCCTCAATCTACTAAAAGTTCGGGGCATTGTCAACCCTTTTTTACGAAAAGTTTTTCAACATCCAATTAATATGATCTTTTAAATCGTAAAAAAATCGCTCTTCGTTCTCTTCATCTACCCAAAACGCTAACTGCAATGTAAGCAAATGCATTTTATCTCTTACTAGCTCTTTGTCTTCTTGCGTAAAAGATTCATTGCTAACAACATCTTGTATTAGTATTTTATTTGCGCTTATTAAATTTTGAATTTTTTGATTCCTAGTCATGGCATCCACCTCCGCAACATTGATCTGATCCGCCCATAACTGCACACTCAACTAATTCCTGCATATACCTTTGTAATTCAGGTTCGAGTTTATTTGCAATCATTTCTTGCGCAGACTCTGATTGTAAATTGATTTGGCAAGTACCTGTATTTCCGCAAGCAACTTCGCTTAATACTTTTAATATTATTTCCTTCATATTTTATTCTCTTCCTGTTAGAATGTAAATTAATTGAAAACACATTATCAGACAAAAAACCACAATGCAACCAAAAAATTCGTATATTAATTTTATTTTATTTTTCAATTTTCTTTCTGCACTCCCAATTTGATTTTGCCATTTCTTTTTGCCTTCTAAGTTCATTACTTTGATTTTTTAATATTGCAATAGCTTTGTCTTCGTTCATTCCACCATAAAGAACTTTTTGAACACAAACTTGCACTTCTCTTGCAGTAACTCGATAGGGAAAATTCCTATAAAGAAACTTATAAAAGCGACCACTTATTTTGCCGTGTTTTAATTTAGTGTGCAGGAACTTTCTGTATTGGCAGTTTCTAGTATTATGTATTGGTTTCACTTTTAACATATCTTTTATTTTCGCCATTTAATGTAACCAACTTATTTAAATCATAAGCCTCATCTTTTGTCAAGAGAATTTTTTTATTTGTTGGTATTCTTTCGTGACCATGAGGTCTGTCCCAATTTACAATAATATATTCGCTTTTTTCTTCTGTCATTTTTTGTCTTCCCAAAATCCACACACGCAAGGTTTATTATCTTTTTGATTTGCACCATCTTCATAACCCTTGTCATAAGATTGATGTGAATTTTTTGATAATATTTTTTCAAATTTTTTGGCGAGATATTCTTGTGCATCTGCCCAACCTTTATCGTAACCTCTACGATAATTAATCTCTTCTGTCATTTGTTCGTTCATGTAATTTTCTTTTCTTTACTATCTTCCATATTTTTCCATATTTGTCAAGATCAGAACTCAAAATCATCACCCAACTATAAACAGGATAAATAAATCCCGATAAACATCTAAAGAATCTATAATAAAATAATTTACTTATGCAGTCGCCAATAATATATAATATTTTACTTAGAATCAGTTTCATCTAATTGCGCTTTAATTGCATCTTCGCAAAGTTGATTAAATGTAATTCCTGAATCATGCGCAAATTTCATGTATTTAAGAAGCTCTTCATCGTCAAATTCTAATTCAACGCTTTCGTATTTAATCTTGCGAATCAAGACTGCGCCATCCCTTTCCTCAAACTTTAAATCATCGCCCTCTTGCCAACCTAGTCGAGTAAGGGCATCATCAGGTATGCGAAAGAATAATTCACCTTCAGCAGTTTCTTGTAATTCTATTTCGTATTGTCTCATTTTCTATCGTTATTTAGCAGGTTATTGATTGATATACATAATAGCACAACACCAACAACTATGGCAAGCAAAAAATCCATTATACTCTGACTTTTACTTTGATAGAGTTAATAATAGATGCAACTCCTGCCTCGTTGCGAGTATGCAATTGCTCACCATTAACGAAAGTGATCTTCCACCATTTTTCGCCTTTAACAGGATCATGTCTAGCTTTAACATATACCACATTTTTTGGATTAATGTGATAGCTCTCATTATTTGCGTCTTCTATTTGTATCATTTTAAAATTACTAAATTATTTTCTTGTTCAGTAGTTTGTATGTACATATCTGAATGAAATGGTTTGTAGTATTCATAGTATTCTTGCGCATCCTTTAGTGAGGAAGTGCTATACAATGGCTCTCTTGGATCATGCTCTAAATAAATATGATACATAGACGCTTGAGGCTTACAAGAGCATAAGAAAATTATTAGCGCCAATAATAAAAGCGCCAACAAAACAACACCGATAAAATCAGAAAATATTTTAAATAAATTCATAATTAAAAAACATAGTCATTATCTTCATCGTCTTGTTTGAATAAATTATTTTGCCACTCTTGTACTTTCTTTTTATCTTCATCACCCGCTTGGCATTCTTTGTGCCAATTATTTACGATTTTATTTGATCCATTTAGATGACCTTGCATATTATCGTTTCTTTCTTCTTCTGTGAACCATGTATATTCGGTATTAAAAGCATCGTCTACATTACTAGGGTGAAATCCTGCGCATACAAGTAAACCCTTGAACATTTCCACCGCATCATGAATGGTCGAGCAGTCGAATCCATATTCATCTTCAACGCTAAATACTTTATTGTCTGTTGTGATTGATATTTTCATAATTAGTTTTAATAAAAGTGTATATCATAACCTACCGCCCTGCGCTTGTCAATCCTTTTTTTACCAAACTTGATGAAAACCGAGTTCTTGATTGAATGAATGTATAGATTTCTTGCCCTACATAATCAGCAGTTTGATCGTTGACATGGCTTTGAGTGGCTTTTATTTTTCGGTAATCTTTTCCTTCTAAACCTAATGGTCGAACACCTTTAAGTTTACGCTTTACATATTTAGCTTGACCTTGGGGACTAATATGACCTTTGCCCATATACATTGCAACTTCACAAACTGATAGATTATTTCTATCATCTATTGGAATCAAAGGTTTGAAGTTTTTGATACTTTCAATCTGATTATTAATGTCATACTTTTTAGTAGCTAGTTTTTGTATTTTTTTATTATATTTTAGCTTGACTTTTTGTATTTCTAAATCAATGCTATGTCTTTTGGTTTTAAGTAAAGATATTTGGTTTTTAGAATTTTGATCTAATTTTTTTTTCTTCATTATTAGTTCCATTCCATATCTATGTTGTAGCCAACCGCCCTTCTTTTGTTCCAACCTTTCGATGGACAAGTTACTTCAATACAAATATCTCTGCAAAGATGATCATCTTCTAAAATTGGAGCACCTTCTTTGTCCATCTCTTCTACCCAATCAATATTCATATCATCTTCTTGCCAAAGATTATCTTCAGACATATCATCTAACCACATAATTGGTGCAGACCAATCATCTGTATCATCTTCTTGTCTAATTGTTAACCAACTATCTACCTTCATTTCCAATCCTTTTCTAATACATATTGTTTATTTGCCCGATTCATTTTAAATGCAAAATTTTTAGTTTGCGCTTCTTCCTCTGTTAAAAAAACAGATTGAATTTTAGCATAACTAGGCTTTAAGTTTTTGTCAAGTAAAATATATTTTTGTGATTTTTGATTACTGAATGTGTTCATGTTACATTAATTGTTTGATTTTTGTTTCGAGAAGTCGCAATCTGCTAATTTCAAGCTCTCTATTCTTGTAATAGCTTTTTTTTGTAATTTCAAAAAGAAATGGAAGAGATATGAGGTCATTTAGTTCGTTTAGAGAATATGAACTTGTTGCATTCTTTTTGTTTCTTAATGTCATGCCAATATAATTGGCTGTTGATAGTCCAATTTGCTCAAATTTCCAACACCACAAATCCTTATCGCTACTAAAGTAATCTAAATCTCCAAGCGCTTCATGCCCATTATAAGTTATATAAGTATCGTTTGAGCCTTCTATGCGCAATGAATTATTCATGTCATCAAATTCAAAAGATTTAATTAAAGATTTCTTTAAAATAATTTTTTTAAACTCTGATCCATTCATCATGGTAGATAGTCTTTTATCGTAAGTATATCCATACCTTACAAGAGAGCGTTTTTTATTTAAAAAATGTTCAGCATAATCTGAATTTTTCCTAGTTTCACCAACATAACCTATGCCATATCTATCAATTAGGCAATAGATATTATCATAACCTAGACTCTCTTGTAGCTTGTCCAAACTTTCTCCGAGTTTTTGTATTGTCACATCTTCGCTTGATGCTATATTACCTTGCATATTCATGCTCCATTAATTGTTTGATTTTTTCTTGAGCCTCGTCCAAAAGTTGAGATTCAAGTTCTTCGTCAAATGCTTGTAGTTTCATTATTCCATAATGATGCCACACATCGCATATTTTGTCAATATTTTTATCATCGGGTTTTACATTATAATGATTCCAATGTTTTTCTCCATCAATTATTTCTTGCTCTATCCATTCGGCAGGAAAACCATTAGGGAAATACATAAGAGCATTTTCGTTTGCAAATTTTCTAGCAAGAGAGACGAAACTATCTTCTACTTCATGCGACTCATAAAGATCAGCATCTTCATACCAAGACTCATAGACGCTAATTTCAAATTGAAAAGTATCTTTGATTGCGACATATTCTTGTTGAAACTTTGGTCGATTATCGTCACCATGCTCTAGTATGTCAACGCTGTGGGCTTTGCCGTACCACTTCATGTGCTTCATGACTCGACTATTATAAATAATCTTTTGGAACTCTTCAAGGAGTTCGCCATTAGACTTTGTAGTCGCTTTCGTTCTTCTAAAACTTACTAATAATCCTTCTCCGCTCATAAGACTATTCAATATTAAAATCAATTAATTGTCAAGCATTATTTTATCTAAAGGTTTGCTACCTTTTGGTGGAGATTCTACCCTAAAAACTCGCTTAGGCAAATTTCCATGTTGATCCAAGACAGGCTTTACCATAATTGCTTGCCCTTGTTTATTTGTAAAACAATCATGTTGTAGCACTCGCACATGACCAATTCTTCCATTTTTTAATTCTATTTTATTTTTCGATGATCTATTTTTATGTTGTTCACGCAATTCACGCAAGAGAGGCAAGCAACAAACTCGAAACGATTGAGTATTTGGCTTTAAATAATCTTTGGAAATTTTTGAGCGAATTTTCTTTTTGTCCTTATTACTTAATTTGGTAGGCTTGAGATATGGAACACTCGTAAAAGCTAATATTCTAAAACAAGTTTCAACAATGCCAAGTGCGTTTTGCCAAGGCATAATAGTAATATAATCATCGGAGTTTAAATCTGCAAATTTGCGATAAGCATCAGAAAGAGTGCCGTAAGCAGGTAAAAAACCTCTTGAAACTTTGCCGTCTTTAAATATAGAATACAGAAAAAAGTCAGGACATTCTTTTTGTATTTCTTGTCGAGCGACTTGCATATCAATATGGAAATCGGGAGTAAAATGAAAAGTATCAATGAAATTCAAAACATCTGCACGATTGAGCCTTTGAATCATAGCGGATTTACATTCCCCTTGTTCAAAGTCAAAATAAATTGAATTAGTCATCATAAACGAATCCTTCAAAGTATAATCTTTTACCTCAATTGACTCAAGAGCTTTAAAAATGCTAGGGCGAATTGAATACACAGCCCCATGTTGATCGTGAAACCATTTTGAAATAGTGTCCACTCCCGAAGCATAACATTCTTGCCTATCACGCTCTGATAGATTTGAAGTTAAATCAGTTGCATTTAACGGAATTGTTCGTTTGCCGAAAACCTTAACCTCATTCCCATCGAGCATAGTATCAACTATATTTGTTTTGATATTAGAGAAGTTAGGTATAATGTTGTTTAGTAATTCTTCAGATATATTCATAATCTATATATTAGCAAGCACCATAATGGTAGTCAAGAAAAAAACAACCAAAAGCTCAATAATAATATAATTATTATAAGTAAAAAAGCCAACCAATCGTTCACTTGTCCAACACAAAAGTCGCTTCAATTTTTCTAGCATTAACCTGATGTAAGTAATCAACATATCTCATATTAAGCGCTTTAGCTTGCGCCCTCAAATTCTCTTCGTTCTTAATAGAAAACTCTTGCGGACAATCCATTCCTTCAAAATATGGATAATTGTGTAATGTGGACGCTTGTTTATTTTGCGCGCAACTCATTAAAACCAATAACCAAATCACCAAGGTTGTAATCAATAAATATTTAATAAAAAATTTCATCTAAATTAATCTATGTATGTTATTTCTCCATCTATGTATGTAAAAATATATTTCTCAATGTCAGTATTAATTTGATGGTAACCCCTTTCTTCGCTTGGTGGATCAACATGATACGCAGAGCAATGCCATTCGTTCACATAACCCTCTTCATCCGAAGCTGTACCTAAGTTTGACTCATGAATATTATAATCAATAAATGTACCATCACTCAATGGACAACTATTCCAATAATCGAAATTATCTCCATCAGTCACCACATCGGGATTAGCCTCGACTTTCTTGATATGAGTTAGCGCAAGATCAATAATTTTTAACTCTACTTCTTTATCTATTTCTAGTAACATTATTTAACCTCCTCTTTATTTGAGATAATCCCTTTTTTAATTAAACACTCAAAAATATTCCACATTTTTTGATAACGAGTTTCGTGCATTTGCTTCATGCCAATCAACATATTTAATAGTTGGTCTTCAGTATGCTTAATAGGAGAATCCCCAATGGCATATATGATTGTTTCTATATCTTCACCTATTTGGTGAAGGTCACTCATCGCATCTTCTAAATCAAATCTATTCATGGTATCTAACTATATAGGTTTTAAATTTTCTGTCAATCAAAATATCATTTATCATAGAAAAAATTACATTCCAACTACCCCCTGCGAGTCCACAAGAAATACCAAAGGGTAGTCCTAGAACTTTTTTCTCGCATTCATGTTTACTTTGCCATTCAATATAATTTGCGACATTTTCTAGTGCGGTATAAAATGCTTCGTAATTAACTGCTCTTTCGCCCCCAATCTTATCTTGCGTATACATATTAAATATACCTTTATTTTGGGTAGCATCAGTCACCGCAAAACTAAAATTACCCAAAACATTGTCGCCTTCCATCATTGCATGACAATCGGCAGAGTAAGCATTAGGGTAGCGATATTTTATTTCCCTAGCAATTCCTGCACCCATAACATTATGAGTATTGCAAGAGTGAGCGATAAAATCTATTTCATTAGGGAAATCAAGAAGATTACCATCTATTATTTGAATATTACCCATTTATTTTCCCTGCTAGATTATTTCTCAAAACTTGGATAGCTTTATCTTTTTGCTTAACTTCACATTCCCACTTTACTTGTTTATTTGGTTCAATCGCAATCACAGGTGGAGTATTACCTAGAGCAAAATAATCCGCATGAGAACGAGGTTTTTCGGGCGTACCTTCTGACCAATGGAAGACAGGGGCAAGAAAGTTATGCTCACCTTCTCCTTGGTTAACCCATGTATAAGCACAACGCTCTGCTTGGAATGTAACATTATGATCTTCTGATGGATTACAAAAATCATGGAGATTGTCATAGCAAACAGGAATATTCGCACCGAATGTTTCAAACAAATAGTCGCTAAATTTAATGCAATTATCTACATTAAAGAAACCTTTGTCTTCGTTTTCGATAGTAAGACGCTTGTAAACACCTTTGTCGCACATAGAAAGATTGCGAAAAAATCTAGTAGCAACAACTTCTAGTGTTTCGTCTTCTTTTGGTGAATAATTAATATGAATATTCATTGGAGCAGTATGATCTTGGGGCAAGCCAATCATGTCAAGAACACTTGCTTGAAAATTAAGTTCGTTTATAGTGCGATTAACTTTGTCTCTATCGGGAGATGCGAGAACATTAAATTGATCGGGATGAGAGCCGATTGATATATCAAACTTTTCAGCAATTAAACCTACTAACTTTAGTTCTTGTTCGATTCTAGCTTTGTGAGGCAAATCTTCAAGAGAAATTTCCAAAGTTTGGTCGGTAAGGAGAGGGAAAAGAGCAGAACTAAGACGATAATGCCTAATATTTGAGGAATGACAATGATTGACAATATATTGAGTAACAATAACATTGTGCAAAATTCTCTCAGATAATTGATTAACTGCTTCATCTCTACCTTCTTGGTTACACAAGTCATTAAATCTTTTGCGAGTCATTGTGCGAAAAGAATATTTTGTTTTATCCTTTTCTTTTAGTATTTCACTTATGCAAGTTAGTCCTAGTATTTGTGTCATGATTGCACTTTAACTTATAAAGAAACTCTTGTCAAGTCTTTATGTGTATTTATTAGTATGGAGATAGAAAAAATAGTTTTATTGGGGATAGGGGCTATGGTATCAATTATAGCTTTTTATTTGAAACGAGAGAGTATAAAAATCGAAAAAGTTTCTAATAAATTAAGAGAAATAGAGGTAAGTTTAGCAAAAAATGGCGCTAGAGATGCAGAAAGATGGGATCAAACATCTAAATTACTAGAAGACAGAAGGCAAGACATCCACAAGATTTACGAGAAATTAAACAAATGAGCTTGATAATGGAATTGTGGGATGTGTTTTTGTGGCTATCTATTGTTTCAGCGATTGCAGTAATATGCTATCCTCATAAGTAGTGGACGCTGATTTTGAAAGAAGTTTGTATATTATAGTATCTTTATCTTTATTTTTTTTAGAAAGAGATATTATAGTAGACACAATGTTTTTACTTATGAGTTTATGTTTTTAAATTCTTCAATAGTCATTGCTTCACTCATTTCACTTTCATCGTAAAGAGGGGCAAATTCTATTTCATCTGATTTTAAGATATTATTGTAAGATTTTTGCGCATCATCTAGCATGAGCCTAAGACTTAAAAGTAAATCTTCAGGACTCTCCGCTATAACTTCGGGGTTTTCTGTATAAGCAGAAATATCTCCATCTTCGTTGTAAATAACTTCGTATAAGCCATATTCTTCGGGCTTGGTTTGTATTATTCTGTAGTTCCACATTTTATTTGCTCCCATCTATTATCATAGTTAAGTCTAAATTGTCCTTCGTATCCTTCAAATCCACCCATTTTCTCATGTGGCGCAAATAAAGTCAAGTAAAAACTTCCATCACTCTTTTTATATAAAAAATATTCTTTACCAATAACAGGTTTGAAGCGCATCTCTGCATTAAATATTATTTGATTCCACTTGTAATCTTCAGCTAACTCCTCAAACTCTTGTTTTAATTTATTGAATCGCTCTTCGTAGTGTTTATTTGCGGTATGTACTGCCCCGACTTTCCATCCACCAAGGCTATGGTCGGGACGAATAACAGGCGCGCCTAGATCACTTGCGTAAGGCAATGAATGAGCATTTGGCACATAATTGTCAGGTAAATCTTTTTTACTCATCACCAAAAATTAATATCAATATTTTCTTTATTTGAGGGATGGTTTTTTAATTTTTCTAGTATAGATTCTAGTGCCGAAATTTCTGTTAAATATTTTTTTTGTCTGCTTTTTTTATGTTGAGCTTTTAATTTAAGTATTTCGTCTTGGATTATTTGTCGATCAAATTTTCCTTTGTAACTCCAACCGAGATCAAAACCTCTTTGCAAGCCTCTATTGTGTGCGTATTCAAACTCATTATTTATTCCGTTATCGTACACAATTTATTCTATTGAGAAGGGCTTTAGCCATCCTGCGCCACTATGAAGTTCAGCGGTATCTTCAGGAGGAGTAGTTGGTAAATTTAATAAAGCAATTAACTCATTAAGCTTATGTGTTCCTATCGAAACTTTTTCTTTATTGATCCAAATTACATAAGGTTGACCTAGATTCAGGGGGTGCGGTACAGGATTGATTTGTATTTTGTAAACATCAAGTATATCGGGCGTAAAGTTGGGAGGAGAGGTTGGGGGCAAAAAGTGCCGAGGTAGTGGCGGAGGCGGGGGTAAGTCAATCTCTTCTTGAACCTTGTTTGATTGACAACCAAATAAAAACACAACACCTATCCACCATTTATTTCTCATCTTCTTCTACATATTCTTTTATTATTTCTTTAGCTTTTTCAAAAATTTCAGGATGATTTTTCTTGCACCATTCTAGTACCCACTCGTTGGTATAGCAGTTGATTATTTCTTCATTTGTTATATCTAGTGTGTGCCTCATCTATCGCCATAAAATTATTATAATAACTAATAAAACAAGTAATGTCAAGCACCAATTTTGTTTTTTTATATACCTAGACATAATCTTTCTCCGTAACCAAAATCTTTTTTATACATATTATTTAGAAAATTACTCTTGGATTTAACCCAATGAATTGTAAGTTTGGGTTCTTGATAATGGCAGAGAGCTAAGTGAGTAGCATCTTTTATTTCATGCAAACCATTGAGTTTTAATATCGGGGGCGAATATTTTGTGGTTTTTACAGAAACTCTTAATTTTCCATCAACCCCTATGATTATATCCGCGCTATGTTTATCTCCTTTTGGCTTGGGCATTACATCAAAATACCCATTCAAGTGCCTAGCAACCGCAAATTCTCCTGCAATACCCATGTAGTGACCCTCAAAGCTCTTGTCGTAGTCTGAACCATTGTTTCTACCCGAACACATCAAAGACTTTGTTTTAAGGTGCGTCTTGCCTCTGCACCGCCAAGTAGTTAATATTTTCAAGGATTCTATTTCTGATTCATTGAAGGTAATTTCCTGCATAAAAAAAGTGTAATATATAGTTAGCAATATGTCAAATCAAAAATATCCAAATACAAGTCCATTTGCACACGAAAGAAATACGAATGTGAATTGGCAATAATGGATCAGTTAATGCTGACTTTGATATAGCTTTACTCTAAAGATTTTTTAAGTAATTTTATTTGTTTTTCTACATCTTCTAGTTCTTGCTTTATTTGTTCAGTATAATCTTTGCTTTTATTTACTTGTTGTAATAATCTAGTGGCAAGCTCGTTTAATTCTTCCGCGCATTTTAGGTAGACCTTATCTGTTTCTTTCATAGCATTGAGGCAAATAAATTAGCAACTGATTGCAATTTTTTAATAGCTTCATTTGTAAAATCAATTAAATCAAGAACTTTTTGCAAGGTTTCTTTTTTAGCGCCATCATTTTCATGATACCAAAGAGTGTAAACCTCATGTCGTAGTTTATCTATTTCTAAATTGTTCATAATAATTTGCATACTTGACGACCATTGTGGGTAATCTTGCGTTTGCCGTCAATTTCGATAAGATTTTTATTTAAAAGATAGAGTTCGTGATCTTGACGGACAGCAGTTGAACTCAAGCCGAGTTTCGCTGATAAGCCTGTCAGGGTAACAGAACCACATTCATTTAGTATTTTAAGCACTTGTTTTTCAGTATTAGTTAATCCGAATGGTAATATTCCAATAGTATCGCATAGTTCTTTGAAGTTGTCAATTCCAAAATTATTGTTATCTTTTGATCCGCAATACAATGCAATTTCTTTAGCCCTTTTGACCGCACTACGCGCATTACTTCTAATCGTTCCTGAAACTTCGCTTAAACATTCTTCAGTAAAGATAATTTCGGGAGCGCACAGCTCAACGATTTTACCAAGTTCTGATTTGCTGTAAGGCTCGAAGTCAACATTGGTCAAACGATCTTTTAATGGGGGGAATATTTTATCGGTCTCAGTTGTCGCAAAAATAAAAGTTTGTTGCCTGAAATTAAACTCAAAACTCATACCATTCCATTCAAATGTCTTTCTGCTATTTGCTTCGGTATTAAAAATACTTAAAAAAGCCATCGTTAGGTCTTGAGGTAGTTCGTGGCATTCATCAAACAATATTGTTATTTCATTATCACATATCAATGGAATAAAGATTTGCTCGAAGAATTGCTCATTATTTTTAATTGTGGAGCAATTTAATTCAAGAAAGGCGCGCTTGTCCCCATCTTGATTGTGCAAATTTCTAGCAAAAGCTTTTGCGAACTCTGTTTTTCCGAGACCCTTAGCCCCCGCCATTAACAAGAAAGGGGCTTGAGAAGTTTTATGGAAAGCATCAAGATAGAAGCCGAGCTTCTTTTTAACTGCGTTTTGACCAATTAAGTCGGAGAAGTAGTTACTCATAATTAGAAGTGTGTTATTTTGTATTCAATTTTAGATTCAATATCACTACTATAATCTTCTTTCGTAGCATTGTCAAGCGCAACTTTCACACCTTGAGATATAGAAGCTTCTTTGTAGCAAGATTTGCATTGAGAGCGTTTACCGAACTGCCTTCTTTTATCGTTATTAAAAGAATCGAGAGGTAGCTCTTGTTCGCACTTTGAGCATTGCTTTGTTACTTGTGTCGCAATTTTAATTGACTCAAGCCAATCTTGACTGACTAGCACAATAGTTTTTTTGCCAATATAATCACCCAATTCTTCGTAAGTGATCGGAATTACATTTTTAGATTTATTCTGCATAATAACGCACTTTAATTTAAGATTTAGTATTTGTCAACAAAAAAAAAAAAGAGAGAGCTGATTAACGCTCTCTCTTTTTGGGAGAATAATTAATTAGGTTACATCTATGATATATTAAGAATACTTTGGATAAAATCTTCTTCGACGCAATTGCCGAGGTTTACAAACCTAGCTTGGGTCAGCTTTCTAGGTTCACAGCTTAATTCTCTAGAGCAAGTGCTAGAAGTTTTTCGTTTATTCAAAAATTGCGTTACAAAGTAAAGCATATTTCCGTAATGAATTGGTTTAGCTGAACCGCCATTGGAGCCGTTTAGCTTTTTATTTTTAGCTAAAGTTTTTAAATAGTTCCTGCAAATCCTTACAGACGAGAATTCGTCACTAGAGAAAGTTGTATCAATACCTCTTTCCCTTAAAGATTCAAGCGCTTCAAGTTCAGCGGTAACGCACTCTATAAATAACTCTGTCCTCTCTCTATTAAAAATATAAGCTTGAGTAAGGCAAATTTTATGACCTGCAAAAAGTTCGTAGGCTGAATCCGAACCAGTCATTTGAGCTACCCATCTACAAATATCTTCATAAGTTTGATCTGTATTTGGTTCTACTTGGCTCCAAGTTTCAAAAATATCTACCTCGTTAGCCAACGATCTGTCAAAGCCATTCCCTTCCTGTTTTTTGTGAAGGATTCCTTCTAGAATTTTTAAAGCTTCAATTCCGTTTGTATCACGATCAGCAATCAAACCTTTAATTCTAGCGGTTTGAATAATCGTCCTAGAGGAACCTTTGTCGATATAGTCCTGCATGGCTTGCTCTGCACCAAATATAACATTAAAAGCAAGGCTGAAGTCAGACAAATTATTTGGGCAAACATCTTTAGCAACTAAAACTAAAGCTTCCAACCTATTTTGACCATCAAGCAGAGCTCCTGTACCTTCTTCAAATAAAATAGGCGCAGATACCCTCCAATTGCCTTCTTTCATTGACTTGGCATATCTTTTTATATTTGAAATCATTTTTTTTCGATTTCGTCTACTTTTCGATGGATCAGTACTTTCAATATTATTGAAATGGTCTAAAATATGAGAAGCCACAGTCCCATTGATGGAAAAAATACCCTGCTGAATTCCATGACCAAAGCTTGTCATCCAAGGGTGAGAGCGTAATACTTCTCCTGTTTCAGATCTATAAAATAACGGAGCATCTTCTAATATTTGCGAAATACTTAAATCTACTTTATTTTTTTCAGCAAAGTATTTTTTGCACTTTAATTGTTGCTTCTCAGCTAATCCTGTAATTTGTGAATCCATAATATATTTGTGTTTATTTATTAATATAAAAATGATAGTATATCAAATCGTTAAACTAATGTCAACGCAAAACTTCGTTTATTTCTTTTCTATATATTTTCATTTCTTCGGATAGAGTAGCGGTAACATTTAAAAGGCTATAAAGAGACTGCTTATCTAATTTTCTTTCTTCAGGGATTTCTATGTCGCTATTATATAAGTCGATCAAATCATTTACCGCATCCATTTGCTTTACATAGGTACTTAATAGCCTGTTGAAGGATTTATTTAACCTATTTAGTAACCATTTTTTTTGCGATTGACTAGGATTTAGATTCTTGGAGACAAAGTTGCGATAGCGCGCAATTAAATCTGTATGCTTGTCTTCAAACTCAACCGCCATTTCAGTATGAAATTCGTAAGTTTGCCAAGCTAATTCAAGATTGTCCATATTATAGAAACTTGTAGAGAAGATTTAAATCCTTTACTCCGCAATATTTGGCAAAATAAGCGCAAAACTTGGCGATTTCACTAGCGCTCCATGATTCTTCTTTCATAATATGTCCAATTTCAGCGTATTCGCCATCGTTCCATAGATCAGTAAGTTTAATATATTCAGTATTCATTTTTTTATTTTTGGGTTTGTATTAATAGTTAAGATTGTAGTCTGCCACAAAGCATAAGAGATGTCAACTATTTTTTGTGTGTACTCATAAATATGGATGAAAGAATAGTTAACTACTTAATAGTTAAGCACTTGGAGGATGTCGATTTCTCGGCTCACCCTCATTTAAGGGTGCGAAGCGCATATATTTTAGCTAAAAAACAATATTTAGATATGTCGGCGGCTGAAAAAACAGAAATATTAAATAAACTAGGGGGAAATGATGAAGGAAATAATAAAAAAGAATTATAGATTATCTTGGGCGCTAAGTCTTGTGCTCGCCTCTGTTATGTCATTATTATTTGTCGCTTGCACTGACACAAATTTAGAAAATATCAAAGATATACCAACTTTGGATGCAGATGCGAACAAGGATATGATATATAAAAAAGATTTTGCGTATCATTTCACAACACAAAGAGCGTTTAACTCTGTGCCAATGAAAGTGCCAACCGATATTAAAATATTATTATGGGACAATAGTTATCAAAAGGTTGATTATTATTTTTTTAGAAAATTTAATAATTGGTTTCAGGATTTGTTATTTGATAATGGATTGATGTCTTTGGGTGACAATGGCGAAGCTTTGGATTGTGAAAACTATGCCATGCTATACAAATCAACCATGAGTATCGCAAACCTAAAAAGCAATCAAAAGAAAGAGATGGCGGTAGGAATTGTCGTAGTCAGACAAGTAAATGAATTCGCAAGAATACCTGCTACAGGAGGTCTACATGCAGTAAATCTAGTTATGACGACAAGAGGGTGGTATATATTTGAGCCACAAACAAATGAATTTATTTTGTTAGAGAACTATCCAAACCAAGAATACATTCAGTATATAATATTTTAACTTTTAGATTTCCAAAGTAATATTTGCTCGCACAAATCATAAAGTTCCTCAATCAATAAATCACCTTTTGCTTGGTTGGCTTCTTTAAGACAGAGACCTAAGTTGTCCAAATCATTTGTGCCTCCTCTTGACGCAGGAATTATATGATCTAAATTATAAGTCTCAGGCTTGTCTAAATCTATGGGTTTACCTGTTAAGTAACAAATTGGATTATTTCCAAATTTTTTAATCACATCCTGGCAAGTATAATTTTTTGATATACTATTAACTATAGTATTTGTCTTGTTGCCTTTTGATTTTGAGCGCCTTTTGAATGTTTTTACTTTTGCTCGGAATAATTTATAATTTGCGCGAGAGCATCGTGTTTTAAAACTAGAGACTTTTTTGCAAATTGGTTTTCTTTTTTTTATGTCACTTTTAACCCTATTTTTTTCATTACCATTTCCGCAATGATAAGAGATTGTGGATTTTGAACAACCAATAATAGATTGTATTTCTCGATAGCTTTTTCCTTCTAATCGAAGTTTTAAGATCTTATCTTTTCGAGCCGTATTATTTAGCTTGCGCACTTTCGTTTTCTAAAATTTTTTTACAATTTTCCACTACCCGACTATAAGTAGTATTGAAAGCGTTTTCTGTCATGCCTAGAATTTTTCTCGCTTCGCGTCTTGAAATGCCATCCATTATGAAACAAAAAACTTTTGATTGTTTAGGTGATAATTTAGATTTAAATAATTGGATGTTATTTGTTTTATCGTAAAGATTTTCTTTTGATATAATTTTTTCGACTGAAGAATCTGATTTTTCTTTGCATACATCGCTAATATATTCGACACAATCTTCCTTATTTCTTTTGACTTTTCTGAAGTAATTTTTCATCTGATTGTTGCAGATTTTAAACGCCCAACCATGAAAGCTTTTATTTGGATCGAATTGATTCATTTTTTGACAAAGTATTAGTATTGTATTTTGAACAATATCTTCAGCATTCTGCGCGCCATATATTTTTGACCTCGCATAATTTAGAAGTGGGCGGCGAATTAATTCTACTTTTTTATAGTAGTTATTAGGTCCGTCTATTATTTGGCGATTACTCATTCAATTTTGTCGATAGTCATATCGAGACTATTATTTGGATTTTTATCAATTATAATATGAACTGATTCGTTGTTTTGATTGAACAAGATTTGAAAAATAGCATCGGTAACTTCCGCTAAATCGGTTTCTGGGTGAAATGATCCGGGGTAATATTCCGATTCTTCATTATAAACTAAATCTAAAATTTTTTGTAATTTCTTGACTAGATCGTTTTTTGAATTATTTGGCTCGTACCCTTTCCTAAAGTTTATCATGGTATTATTACTCTTTCTATATCATGTTCGAGTTCAATATTATCCCAATAGTCGTGACCATATTCACTATATTTAATATCTTCAAATAGAATTAATTTCACGCAGGGATTGTCGTTGTATCCGTTAGAAGCATCAACCTCATACCCAACTGCATTCCCATCGGGAACTCTTCCGCTTCCATCTTTATATTCAAAGCATTCGTCGTAACCATGTTCAGAGTAAACAATTTGGGAAGACTTAATCTTCATCCTTGACTGAACCTACCGAGTCAAGCAGATTATCGTAATTATCTTCCGAATCAGATATTTGATCTAGCGCATCCATAAATAAATTATAAATTTCATCGTCTTTATTTTCAAGTTTTTGATTCATATCAAATTGCGATAACGCAGCGTGATATCCATCAGAATAATCATAAAGATGTTCTCCTTTAACCGCCGAAATCATTGCATGACTTTTTCCATCTTCAAAACCTTGTTGATAGTATCCATCCCTAGCATTATTTACTTCGTGCATTAAATCCAATATTTGGTCAGATTTGATTGAAGAACTCAACCTATATTGCGCCTCCATCATTTCAAAATCATTGAGCTTATTGCTCTGCGTGTTATACAAAAATCCACCAAGGATTGCGGCTAAAAGCCAAATTAAGCGTTCTTTATTGTTCATTATTTGAGTGTATAATATTTATTATGAAAAAAGGAGAGATAAAACAAAAAATTAGCCATGATTATATTTTATACTTATATGATAAGGCTAAAAAATTAAAAAGTAAAGAGAAAAAGGCGGCTTTATTAAAACAAATAAAAATACTTAGTCAGCATATCGGGGAATACATAGTTAAGCCTCTTGATTCAGAATAGTGCTTTCATCTTCCCATTTGTCTGCATAAGGATTATATTTCTCAACAGACAGCGTTTGCACCTGTAGGTCATGCTTTTCTAGCATGGCTAGATGAAAATTTAAAGCATCTTCAGCGTTCTCTGCATTATAATAATGGTAGCTATCCTGCATCGAGTGATATGCCCCCGCATTATATTTAATTCTATATTCGAATAGTTTTGGGTTGTCAGTATTCTCCTTCTTCATATTTGAACTCATGATAGATGTTATTAAACAAATAAAGATCGACTACATTATTATGTGTCCAATCTACTCCTACAGGTTCGCCTTCGGGGACGACTTCATCTGAGTCTGTATAAAAAAACTCGGCGTGATCACTAGCTAATACTACTTCTAACTGATTCATAATTATTCAAAAATTTTCATTTGATCGGGATGATCGACATGTTCTGATTCTACTACATCTTCCACTACTTTGTCAACACTTTTTTTTGTGCGCAGCCAATTTCTTTGCGCCATACGAACAACAAAACGCATGAAAGCAAATGAATAAACTTTATTTAACTCAATGGTAGTGTCCTTATTGGATAACGTAAAAGACTTGGTCTCTTCATTATACTCAAAGGTTGCATTCTTTAACTCTTTTTTGATTATCATTTGCCATACAATATAGCAGAAATAAATAGTCAAGTCAAGAAATATTTGAAAATTTTACAAGAAACAATAAAAAATGGATTAAGAAGATTTTCTTTGTTATAGTTCAAGCGCTGATTTGTACCTTCAATAAGAACTGTGGCTCCGCTTTCCTCTGCGATTATTTGTGGCGCGCAAGTATCCCATTCCATGGTCGGACCAAATCTTGGATAAATGTGGGCTTCTCCTTCTGCAACTAAACAAAATTTTAATGAACTGCCAATATTTAAAGTCTCAACCTCGTGATTCTTTTTTAAATTATTAATAAATTCCTCTGTTTCTTCGTTTAAGTGAGATTTACTTGCAACTACCTTGATTGGTTCGCCCTGTGGATTGTAAGAATATTTGGCATAAATTGGTTCGCCGTTTTTAAAAGCGCCACGATCTTTTATGGCGAAGTATTGATCTTGCTTCTTGGGACAAGCTACATAGCCGAATACAGGCTCCGAGCCTTTACATAGGGCAATATTGATGCAGAAGTCATCTCCACCCTTTACGAACTCTTTTGTGCCGTCTATGGGGTCTATGAGCCAATAATAATCCCATTCAGAGCGTTCTTTGTAGTTGATTTCTTTATCTTCTTCAGAAATGATGTTGGTTGTTTCTGTGTTTGCGAATAAAAATTCTCTTATTCTTTTATTAGAATGAAGATCAGCTTCTGTTAATGGGCTTTTGTCATCTTTTTGTAAAGTTTCAAAACCGCGCTCTTGTATTTGGCAAACTTCTTTAGAAAGTTCGGCGCCAAAAATTAATAGTTTATCGATAAATTCTTTAGTTATATTTGGATAATGCATCTTCTAGCGCTTCTGTTGCTGTTCTTATTTTTATATACTGCTCTATCTTAGTCGTATCCAATACACAATTTGATCTTGGGGCGACTGTCTCTTTGCCAAAAGACTCTAAATTATCAAAAAATTTAAAATCTTTATCTGATAAATTATATTTTTTAATTAATTGAACAACATCTTTTGTGGTGACGCTACCTTTATTTGTAACATTATAAATTCCATGCGGTACTTCTTGGTTAATCAACTCCATTACATATTTAGCAAAATCTGCACGATGAGATAAAGAATTTTCTGCATCTAACAAAGTGTCGTAAGATAATAGTTTTGTTAAGTAGTTTCTTGGAGATGCATATTCATCAAAAGGAATACGCAATCTGAACACATGACTATTTGGATTATTTTGCAGTACAACTTTCTCTGCAAGAGCTTTTGTTCCGCTATAAAAACTACCATTTTGGAAATCAAAATTAGGAGCATCTTGTTCAGTAAAGTCTTTTTCGTATCCACCATAAATGCAACCTGAGGATATTTGCGTAAAATCATATTTATTTTCGAGACACAATTGAGCTAACATTGCAGGAAGCAAAACATTGCCTTCTATACAATCAGCCTTTGCTAATTCACAAGCGTCAACATTTGGCTTGCCGATATATCCCGCACAATTAATTATATGCAAGTCGTCCCCCAAAATATAAAGATTGTATTTGAGCTCTGCAAGATTTGTATAATCTACCTCGCTTCTACTCCATGCGACATGGGGTAAATCGCGTGACTTTAATTCTTTAATTAAAGCTTCTGCTATATATCCGTTTTTTCCTAATATTATGTACATAAATTCCGCATTAAAAATAAATCTAAGCTAACTAAATTTAACCATTCTTCTCTATGTTTTTCTAAATTCTCATAAGTAATATCTAGATCCTTAATGTCCAAAAGTTTTTGCGATCCTTTTTGTATAATTCCTAAGCCACAATCTTCGGGGATTACACACATACTAAGATTAGGATTAGTTTGCCTGATGTTCACCCATGCTTTCCATACATCACCATGCCAATAGGGCTGTATTCTAGGCACAATTTGCGATGCTTTTGTGAGTGGATTCATATCGTGGCAAACAATGTAACCTTCATGATTTAAACAAGATATTGAATTATTGATATCTCTTTCTACATATTCAGCTTTATGCATGCCGTCAATAAAAATAACATCAAAAGTTTTTTTGTTTTGCTGGAAAAATTCATCAGACGTCATCTTAAATGTTGGCTTTATGTATTTCGATCCATCACTTGTACATGGATCAACGGATACTTTATTAACGCATTTAATGCTCTCAAAAACTTTATTGTCGCCAACACCTATCTCCAAATATGATTGCGCATCAATTTTTTCGATGAGCCTTTGAATAAGTTTTGCTCTGCCAATATTAATTGGGTTAGTTTTCATTTTAAATCTTTTAATAAGTCAGGGGTTCTGTTTTATTGTTTGTTTAAGTAATACCGTTTGAAATATGGTTTATTTTTAAAATATGTGTTATTAAGTATCGAGCTAGTAATATTTTTCAGTATATCTTCATCAGTTCTCGCTAAATGTATGTCCATTTGCCATCTCTTATCGTTAGATAGAGATATAAAATTATTATTAAAGTTAGCACCTAGCCACATTTCTGGAGCGAGGTAATGATGTTCACAGTGAGACAAGTCAATAATATAATCTATTTTTGCCCACCAATAATTTCCTGAGAAATGATGCACAGGCCATCTAGTCAAAAAACAACCTACTGCGTCATATTCTTTAAGCAGGTCTAAGCTAATTTTCCATTTACTAATTGTGTAAAAATCTAAATTTTTCCGCCATACTTGCTGTGGAGCACTGATTTCTCTAGAGACACCTTTTGAATGGAAGTAAAACATATAACGTTCATCGCTTATATGGTTGCGAAAATCATTTATTGCAAATTTTTCTTTTAAGTTCTCTTCTGATGTAAATATTAAAAATTTATCATCAGGATCATATTCTTTTAATTTATTATTTAATATGGGGTTATCATCATATTTACTTATGTAAATCAATAATTTATTACAGGCTTTATATAATCCACTAGAATGTAGTAAATCAAATTGTTCGCAAAAAACATCAATATAGTGATTCATGCAAGCTAGATGATATACTCCTAAAATTTTTTTCATAATGTATATTTACACTATTATTCCCCAAATTCATACCCGAAATACTCAATATCTTTTGCGTATATTTCCGCAACGATTTGCTTTGTTTCTTCATCGTAGTATTCGGTGTAGTGTTTATGCTCACTTTTGTTTTTGTGTGGAAGTTTTTGCTTTGGAATTCCAATTTTGTCGCAAACGATATCAAGGTCTTCTTGTAGGTTTTCAAGCCTCATTATATAGTCAACCATAATTTTTTCATTTTCGTCTGTTATCCAATCTAGTTGATTGCTTGTAATCCTTTTATGATATGTACATGGAGAAGGGTCTCCTTGGAAAATTAACTCTTGCTTTTGTTTTGTATATGACGAAGTGATCCTTACAAACTCTGTAAATGTAGGTGCATTAGTCACATCCCAATCCCACTTTAAATCCCATTTTCTTTTAACATGATAATGATAAAACGAAACTACTTTATCCCACGGGTTTCTTATAGAAGTAAATTTAAAATATGAATTAAACTCATTTGGATAATTTAGCTTGTATGTAAGTGCATCATCGTGACCACTGAAACTAAACTCGCCCGGCTCTGTATATAAGCTTTTAGTGATGGTGGTTCCTCCGCATTTATTAATGTGAATAAAAATAAATTGATGATTATGGTTTATCATCTTTTATTCTCCAAATTCATAACCAAAATACTCAATGTCTTTTGCGCAAGTTTCTGCAACAATTTGACGAGTTTCATCATCGTAATATTCGGTGTAGTGTTTGTGTTTGCTTTTGTTTTTGTGCGGAAGTTGTTGGCGCGGTATTCCGATTTTGTCGCAGAAGATATTGAAGTCTTGTTGAAGGTTTTCATATTTTCCGACAAAGTCCATAGAAATTTTTTCATTACCTTGAATTATATCTAGTTGACTCATGGTCAAGCCCACACCCTTTTCATTGTACGCTGTAGATTCAGGGTTCATCAACCATTCTTTAAATTCTACATCATCTGTGCAATTTGGGTTGGTTTTTCCTCTTGGAATACTATTTGATTTTCTATAAAAGTACCACGAAACAAGCCAATCGAACGGGTTTCTAACTATTGCAAACTTAAAGTAATCTTCAATAAACGGAAATTTTTCATAAATAATTTTTAACGGACAATGTCGATCATATGGTCCAAATAAATGAGTAACTTTATAATCGGACTTGTATGCGTTTAAGTGTTCTTCAATAGAAGTACTGGCAGTTTTTGTAGTTGCAACAAATACAAAATTATGGGAATCTGAAATTATCATCTTTTATTCTCCAAATTCGTAACCGAAATACTCGATGTCCTTTGCGCAAGTTTCTGCAACAATCTCGCGAGTTTCGTCATCATAATATTCGGTGTGGTGTTTGTGATTTGTTTTATTTACATGTGGAAGTTGTTTTCGTGGGATTCCTATTTTATCACAGACCGTATCGAAGTCTGCTTGCATATTCTCTACTTTTCCAATAAAATCACAGCCATTTACAAAATCGTACTGACTTAGATATTTATAAGAATTAATCGACTCACCAGATTTTAAATGATTGATAAAGCCCAATAATGTTGTATTGGCTTCAGTATAACCATGTTTAATGTTGTATTTCCATGCTGATACGATCCTATCCCATGGGTTTCTCACAAATGAGAATTTGAAATACTCATCAAACAAATCTTCCGATTGATATCCTAAAAAAAGTTTTTTAAAAATGGGAAGGGGTAGATGATTGGAGTCATATTTTTTACCTTCGATGTATACCGAATTACTTTTACCTGGAATATATATTTCTTCGAAACGATAAGGATTGAATGTGTTTAGAATTGAGGTTGATCCTGTTTTTGCGGTTCTTATAAAAATGAATTTATGTTTGTGTGACAATATCATCTTTTACCCTCCAAATTTGTAACCAAAATACTCGATGTCTCGCGCGTATTTTTCTGCAACGATTTGACGAGTTTCATCATCGTAGTATTCGGTGTAGTGTTTGTGTTTGGTTTTGTTTTCGTGTGGCAGCTGTTTTCGAAGTATGCCGATTTTGTCGCATACGATGTTGAAGTCTTGTTGGAGGTTTTCGAATCTTCCAATAAAGTTTACAGCACATGTTTCATTAAAAAACAAATCTTCACAAAGGGGCCGATTTATACAACACTCCTCTCTTAGCAGTTCCAATGAAATGCCCATTGGTCTATTGAGCCTTTTGTTTCTATACATGATTCTAGATATTGCACGATCCCATGGGTTTCTGATAAATGTAAAAACAAAATATTCTTTACATGTATCAGGACTATATTTTGCAACATAATCTTGATATCCCCAGTGTTTTTCTGGTGAACCTTCATATGGGTCACCAAGAAAATTTTTGTCGATTTTACCAAAAATCGCATATTCGATAGATTCACCACCGCATTTAGGGCAATGTATGAAAATTAATTTATTCTTATGACTTATCATGGTACATTTTTAATTCTTTTTTTGTCCATTCTTCGCTTGGAGGACTGGCATTATGTCTGTTTGAATATGATTTTAAAAACGCATCGCGTCGGTCAGTTGTTGTCGATGTCAAGTCACTGACAAATTTCGGATGCTGTACAAACATGCATGGATTAACAGAGAAACAGTCAAAATCTTGCACAGGGCTTGAGTAAAACCAGTCAACCGGGCCACTATACCTTTCAAGCTCAAGACATCTTTCAAAGACAGTGTTGTTGATGCAAAGTGATCCAGCGGACCAAAAAAATGACTTGAATAGAAAGTCGTTTATGTCTGAGGCTGGGCTAATCACACGACCACCTAAGTACAATATATCCCAATCAACAGATTTTAATGTATCAATACCTTTACTCAAACAATACAAGTCAAATTCTAATGTAGGCGCGATGTCATCTTCAAATATTAGTACATTGTCTGCTTTATTTTTTTTGGCATACTTGATAATGTTTAAATGAGATAATCTGCAACCTATTCTCCCATCCTCGGGTGTTTCTATGGCATCAAACCAAATAACACGATCACTTAAACCCAGTTTCTCAAATAACGATTCCATATGTACCCGGCGATCTTTTCGCCGCCGCAGATTTATGCAATAAATCTCAGAAAAAAAATTAAATATTTTGCACATATTATTATGTAAAAACACAATTAGTTATTTTAACATTCGATAACTTAACATTCGAAACAGTTTGATTCGTGCTGCAAACTGCTGGGGGGTCGATGCCTGCTGCGTTAAAAGTGCGATATTTTGCTCTACAAACGCTTCGTCATATTTCGTATGGTCTTTATTTGTCATCACATCACATACAGATTGCCATGACACACGCTTGATAAACCAATCCTGATGCATTCTTTCTGGTTGCACAATATGTTTCAGAGCGCATTGTGGATTGTATATGACTTTTTCGTTGTTTTTTTTAAAATTCCATAGTAATTCGTTTTCTTCCGCACCTAGCAAGCCGCTAGTGTTGCCTTTGCGACCTAAACTGAGATTAAAACCACCATACTTTTCTAGCGAGGATTTTGTGTAACATATGTTTGCGCCAGCTAACCAAGTTGCTCGACCAGTCCCGAATGTTAATTCCTCTGGACCGAAATCTAACATAGATAGATAACCGGCAAATTGCTCTGAATACCAATCTGGTTTTTTTATTAATCTCCAATCGGCAACAATTTTACCTCCAAATGATGCTAGATTTTCACTTTTATCAAAGCATGAGATTGATTGTTTAACGAAATCAATGGGTAGTTCTGTGTCGTCGTCTATGTAATGTATTAGGTTATGTACCGCTAGTGATATACATTCGTTGCGAGCTCCTGATAAACCATCTGTCTGTTTCAATACATATCGATAATCGTTTACTTCGCATATTTTTAAAACCTCGTTGTATGCGGGTGTGTTTTTGACGTCTTGAAGTAGTTCATTAGTCGTGTTATCTAGTACAATAACTTCATACATATCCCGGGATATGTTTTGATTGCTCACCGACTTTAGGCATATTTGCAGTAATTCATAATTATTGAATGTGCATATGGCTAGTGTTAATTTATTTTTTACCATCTTAATGTTTCCAGTATTTAAACTTTTTATTATTATATACAAAATCCTCTAACTGTTCAGATGACCAATCCCACCATCCTTCTATATCTTTATCTTGTATATCAGATTCACTCAACTTAGGGTCGAGACTGACTTCGCATATAAATTTTATTCTAATCCTTTTATCTTCCGGATGGTCTTCATGCGCACAGTATCCCGCGAGCTTGTCTACCGCACAGGAGATAACATTGTTTACACTCCAATCAATATGTTTTTCATTTTTGAATAGGTTGTGTTGCCTAAATTCAGGTTGTAGTGGTTGCGCGTCAATTTTATTGTTAAAGTGGGATCTGTCATGAGTTGATTCAATAAATATTTGTGCTGCTCGCCTGTTGATAACATAACATTCAAATCCGTTAAAATTGGGGATGTATTCGTATTGATTAGTTCGCTCGCCCAATTGATAAAAATCATGTTGCTTAGTAAATTGATAGTCTGTCTGTAAAAATTTTTTTAAATCATTTCTATTAATATCATCCTCAATTATCATTACCCATTCATCATTTGATTCAAGGATTTTTTTCCAGCATTTGTAGTGACTCAAGTATGCTCCGACTGCTCCGCGACTGGTTGAGAAATATATTTGAGCCCCCAGGCCTACGGGCTCTAGGCTGAGGCTGTAATCTGTTAGCGCATTATTGTTCGTTCTGGTATCAACAGCATTAACCCTTTGAACTCTAGAATCTAGACTGCGAATTTTTTCAAATCGGTCAATTCTGTCCGATAGATTTATTACATAGATTTTGTCTATCATTTTTATATTAGTTTAAATTGTTTTATAATCACTGTACTTAAAGTCTTCTCTGTAAATATGATTTATCATGTCGAGATTTTCTCTTTCGATATCCTTCGCTCTGAATCTGTTTTCAGCCTCACACTTGTTGTGTTTTTTCAGGTAAGATGATTCGTAAGGTAGGTAGTATCTTTTGCATAGTTGAGCAAAATCAGACTTTAATGATTCAAATCTCAACACATTATTTTCAGGCATGATCCGTTGACCGTTTTTCATGTAATACATGCTCTGAGGCGCCCAGTGTGTGAGAATTTTTCCAGCCGAAAGGGATTGTTCAACAGCTTGTAATATACGTTTTAAGTTACTGTTGAACACATGAGCATCCAATGTGTCGGTTTTATTGCCGAGCGTTTGTGTGTTAAACATATTCCATTTGCAGTAATATTCGCTCAAGACTCTGGTGTATGGGTTACGAATCACACAAAATAAATCATGATGTTGTTGAATATATTCTAGACAGTTGTCATCTGCTAAAGATAATGGGACGTGCCATATATCATATATATAATCTTCTATCGGAATATTATTGTATTCACATAATGTCAAGGCAATATCTCCATCATGATTTATTAAAGAATCTTTAATGTTTAGTAAATCGTCGTGATATAAAGAATCTATTCCCCATAATTTTAAAAATTCTATAAAATTATCGAGATAAAAATAACTAGACAGAGTGAGATCGTGATCAATTGACTGGTAATTAGTATTAAGGTAAGTTACCTTGACATTTTTTACCTTTATTTCGTATGGCAATATTATTTGCAATGTATCATTTAGCCATTTTTCGAATTTGTCATTCAAATGCCAAATTATATCATATATGCGTTTTACGTTGTCTGGTTTTGGAATGCGTCTAAAATACATACGATTAAACCAATCACATTCTTTGCCCCAGTTTGTACCAGGCATGAGTTTACCTACTCTCTCTATGGACGTCCCTGCATTTTTTGTGATATGTATGAATTGTAGAGATTTGGTGTCAATCCCCGGTTGCTTATTGTTGTTCATTACTCTCCAATTTCTCTGCCGATGTTTTCGTAATATGTATATATTATCATCATTTATTTAATATTTATATCCTTTTAATTCTATTACGCTCTTTTCTTTTTGCGCTACGAGATCAATTAATTCTTGGTTGTAGATGTCGTGCATGTTGAGTGAATTTGCGCTTTTGTTGCCATGTTGAAGGGTTGGAGCTTGAATACCGAGTTTATCACACAATAAAACAAATTCATTTCGTAAGTTCTCAAACTCAGCAATATGATCTACTATAATTTTTCCACTTTCATCGCAGAAATATGAATCTTGCGAGTTGTTGTTTAATATAATGTTTTTTAATACAGTTTGGTCGTTACCACTTGATGAAAAAAGATCAAATGCTTGTCGGCAGTCATTGATTTCTTGGTTGATCCAGTTTTGGTATAAGCCAGAATGTTGCCAGACATTGGATTTGGAGTTTAAATAAGCTCCCATTAATTTTGAATTTACATATCTTTCTGATTTTTGCTTGAAATATTTAAAGAAACTAAAATATCTTTGCCATGGATTGCGAACAATGGTGAATTTAAAATACTCATTCCAGTTCCAGCCGTTTTTTACGAATTGTTTTTTTGCGCGAATTGCACCGTCGTGTTGATAAAATTCTGCTTTTAAATTTGGTACTCCAAATTCATCAATTACTCCAAGCGGAATCAAACTTTCGCGAAACGATCTTGTTCCAGTTTTAGGGATATCAATTGTGATGAATTTATGTTTATGAGATATTAGCATTTTTTAACCTTCCATGAGCCCATACTACTTCTGACCTAGATAAATGTTTTGGTGCACCTCTTAAATAGCAACCTCCATTATAGTGAACTAATGGACAAATATGATCTCTATCTGTGTAAGCACTACAGCAGTAAATATATTGTTTTTCTTTATTAATTAATAATTTGAAGACTGTGGTTTCATGTTCGATTAGGCGCATGTCATTGCGGTGATGCCATTCTAATTTATCTGTATTTTCGCATTGAATTAAAACTCTCTCTATATCTCTAGCTCCAAATTCATCAAGATAGATAACCGATCTTTGCTCGCATAGGACTGAATTTTTATCAATTTTATTCAAAATATCTGAACGCAGTCCATAATTGATGACATCATAGTCGCAATATAAAGTAGGGCCATTTTCTTTCACATATTGACAGTATGCAAGAAGTCGCAAGTAACAGCAACGATTATACTTAAATGAACCGGCAGGATTTTCTTTATAAAAGTTCGAATTAGGATTATTGAAGCTTAATTTTTGGTATAAATCATTTTTTTGCGCACAAGTTTCATTTAATACTATGGGACTCCATCCTTGTTGAATCCAGGATTGTTTCCAGATAGAAATAAGCTCGCCACTTTCTTTTGAAAATTTTTCACCTACAATTGGATTAAAATATGATATTACATTCATGCTTAATTTGTAACTTGTTTGGGTTCAAAAATGTATTTTAGTCGAGATTTGTAATTCATTAAAATTTATAGTTAAATTTATCTATTCCCCGCAATATCTTTCCCATAATTTTCTGTCCCAATATGTATGTTTTAAAAATTTTTGTTTTGTCCCTTCTTCTAGATCTTGGATTGTGATTTTATTTTTTGCACTTGTACTATTATAAAAGGGTTGCTCTAGATCAATGGCTTCAATAGGATCATCAAAGCATTTTTCAAGTACATATTTTATTGCATAATCTGTATCATTAATATCTACGATAAAGAAATTATTAGAATCTAAGAAATTAGAGGCAATTTTAAACCAATATTTATTTAATTTAGTGGTTGATTTAACCCCAGAAAGAATCCGTATAAGCCAGGAATCCTCAAGTGAAGGCGAATTTATATAATCAATAAAAGAATTCTCTTTAATAGAATGGTGAGAAAGTTCATGAGACGAGGCATCACCAGTTAAATAGTAATACAAAGATTGCTGTCGAGAAAAAGAATCCCTGAATATGGTGAAATTAAAAGGTTCAGCTTCACATAAATCAATAATTTTGTAAGCCAAAAAACATCCTTCTCTTATGTCTGACATACCGATAGGCTCTACAACTATACTTAAAACTTCTAACTGTTCGTTTTTTAAATAAGTCAAAAAAGTACTTAAACTACAAGAGCTCGCTCTTTCCGCAACACGTTTCATATGTTGATCTGAAACCCAATAATCCGTCAAAAAATGACAAAAAACAGTCAAGGTTGAGTCTCGAGTTGTTACCGTCACTCTTCTGACTCTTAAATTAAATGCTTTTTTTTTAAGCCTAATGAAATATTTGGTCAAAATCTGAATTATATAACTTCCTGCATTTTTAGGTATGTGTAGTAGTACTGGTATCTTGCATTTCATTTTTAATTTAAATTTTTTGATGCAAAATAATTGCTTTTCTGTGTTTCGTTAGTATGTCTTGCTCTTTGATGCTTGCATCTACACCAAGTGAGGCATTTACTATAATATCAGTATCAACTACATCATTGTACTTATCCAGCAAGGAATCTGAAGATTTTATGTAGTAATTAATGCCAATGTCAAAATTAACAAAATAATCATGCAGTCCATCTTTAATTAGTTGCATTATGTGTGTCTTAGATGCACTCAGTAAATCGTGCAACTTGTCACAGTTTCTATAAATTGCAACTCCATTTAAGTGGTCTGCCCAAAAAGCTTCTTTGGGGAGTTCGCGGTGACCTTTGTAAGTACTGCCGCCAATTAAAAAATCATTATTTTGCGAATATTTAAAAAGCAAATCAAACCAAAAATATTTTACCGGTCTTGTATCTGTTTCAAGTAGCATATGATAATCATATTCTTTCTTAGAAAGGTAATTCATGGCGCCAAAAAATAAATTATTTGGTCCAGCAGATAAACCTAGAGTGGGCTCCCCAATCTCTTTGAATTTCTTTAATGAATGCCTGCTTCTAATGTAGATGTTATCTTTATCAGGAATATTTAATGAATGAACAAAAACTTTATTGATATTTTTATTTGATTCAAAGTCCAGTAAGCTGGAATACTCGGATTCATCTCCTTGGTCAAATATCAAAAACAAATCAAAGCAATAAACCCTTGATGGTTTCATGGAAAGAAAGCGGTTGATAGAATCTGTAAGCTCGCCAGACAGATATTCTTTTTTAGTGCAAGCGTATGTAACTGATAAATATTTAGTATAATCCATTGATAGATTTAATTACACTATAGTAAATCAAAACTAGCTTAGTTTTTACTTCTGTTTTGCAATTCTTTTATATATTCGGGCCAAAAAAATATCCATGCGTTAATATCATCGTTTTCTCTTGCAACATTCAGCTCGTTTTCGTATATTTTGAGCCAATTTTTTTCTTGTTTCTGGGGCTTTTTAGTGTGAGAGCAACCGCAGCATAAAATAATAATCAATAAAATAAAAATACCTCTCACTAAAAGAGGTACACTTATTTACCATTTGTATGCGTCTTTAGCGCAAATCCCGTAGAGAATTGCTAGCGCCCCGATTATGATTAATGTTTCCATGTTATTTGTTGGTAAGTCTATTATCGATGATATCGTAGGCGTATTGCTTGTGATGCCACTCAAATACTTTAACGCGATCACCGCTCATACTTAAATCCTTATAGTGAGCGAAGAAATTCTTTGCGATTTTGAGAAAACTATCTTCCACATCTTTGATGTTACTATATTTTCTAGTATAAAAATTTGGCACGGCTATAATTTTGTAATCTTTGTCGCCCTCATCTTCCATGTCGAGAACTCCTAAAACTTTTGCCTCAAGAACTGTTGCTCTTTTGATAGGTTCGGGGCTGATCACCATTATATCCAAAGGGTCACCATCTTCGCACAAAGTTCCTGGAATAAAACCATAACTTGCGGGATAAACCATAGCAGAATTGAGACATCTATCATACATGAATACCCCCAGATCTCCGTCATATTCATATTTGTTTTTTGAACCCTCTTCAATTTCAATGACTGCGTTAACGATTCGAGGGCTTTTAGCATGAGTGGGCAAGTTATATAGGTTCATTTAATGCCTGTAAGTTCTGAAGATGATCGGATCTTACTTCCGAGTCCATCAACAACTTGAGTGCCATTTTCTTTGCATATTTTAAATTCTGGAATCTCTGAATTGCTACGATCTCCACCATTGGCGAAAATGTCGGGCTTAATTAAATCAAGCGTCTTGCATACAGTTTTATCTTCATCAATAGATAATATTGCTTCATCAACACCTTTAATTTGTGAGACTATTTGAAGTCTATCATCTTCACACATAAAAGACTTTCCCTTTTTAAGAACTGCCTGCTTGTCATTATTCACGATAACCACTAAATAATCTCCAAGTTCACGCGCCAACCGAATATATTCTAAGTGACCAATATGTATTGGGTCAAAATAACCGCTGATTGCTACTTTTTTCATGTAATATTTTTTAAACTGTTTAAATAAAATAATATATGCGCCAAAGTTTGGTAGTCATTAATATTCAATGCCTTGTAAACCTCTGTATCTATTATATCTTGAGAGCCTAGAAAATCAAGGGGTAAAATCTCATCTTTTATTTCATCAAACAGGCAAACATCTATAAAGCCGTCTTCGCCTGGAGTTTTGGTGATATAAATCTTAATTAAATCTTGATTTGATTTTTTAAGCTTTTTAAGATCAGACCATAATTTATAAAATTTTAAATCTGATTCTATTACTACGCTGTTTTTTTTACCTTTAAAATAAGTTTGATAGAGGTAATTGAAGACTTTTTTGTAGTTATTGGACTCTATCAGTTCTCTTAAGGTCATAACGGGCCTCTATAGATAGGGTTTTGGCGTGAATTGACGGTCTGAGACTCCATTAACCCAATATATCTTATCTGATGATTAATTAGTTCTTGTTGCTTGTTGATGGCTTCGTGTTGAGTCTGTATAGTCTCTTTTGCGTATTGAAGCTGATTATATTGGTTGTATGCAGTGATGCCTAGTAGAGCTAGACCTATTAACATTGCAACTTCACCAAAAGAAAACTTCACATAAGTATATACACAATTTATTATCTATCTAAACAGATGATTTATTGATTTATAGCCTTTTTTTATTCTAGCAGCTGAATTATCCTGATTGAGGTTAACTTTTATATTGGATTTTATCTTGTCAGCAACAGTTTTTTGTATACAAGCAACCGACTGTCTGGTTTCATTAATTGTGATAGCTGTTTCTCTTTGAGGTTTGCCAGATACGTAATCATTAAACACGATCATTTCTTTCTCACTCAAAAAGTCGCTGTAATCTCTGATCCATTTTAAAATAAGCTCAACATTATTAGGCTTGTCTATTTCTTCTAGAAAACTATCTTCTTTGGCCGAAGTCATCACTTTAAAAACCCATTCAGATTCTGATTCATCAGATCCATCAGGCGCCATAAAGCTACAAGTAGTGAAAGTTTTTCGATAACGCTCATCCTTACCCGTAGCTCCTTTCATTGTCCAGAAAACGGCATTTTTTGTGCAGGCGTAAGCAAAACGCTTAAAACCGTCTTCGGTCAAGCAAGCTCTGTCATGCTTTATGTATCTTGATTTATAACTCGAAAGTCTTTTATTAACTTCTGAGGCAACTTCTTCTTCTGAAAGCGCATGAAAATTCTTTCGAAATCTTCTTATTATGTACCTAATATCAGGCTGAAAATCGGCAAGTAATTTATTGTACTTTGCTATATCTTGCTTGGTAATATTCATTTTTTAAATAAAATATTAACTTCATTCGGAAAAGATGCATTCCTGACATGAAACCAATCATTAATTGACAGTTTTTTGTTATTAAAACGAGAATGTGCGCCTATTCTTGATATTTCCACGCAAGAAACCTTAGAACCCGGAAAATCTTCATTTGTTTTCTTTTGCAAGATATTGAGAGCAAAAGATTTTGACCGGCAATAAATAATAGTTCTGAATTTAAGTTTTTCTCCGTTTGGCCTAGTTTCTGTATATTGGACTTTCCAATAATGACCGTAGTCATAGGATTCCGGTTCTTTTTTAATGATTCGCATGGATGGTAATATACCATACCGTAAACATTTGATCAAGCCTTAAATTTACTTTTTTGTTTTTTTTGACCAATTGATTTTTTCGTAATTAGATTTAAATTTTTTGGAGTGATTGTTTCTCGGCGCGTCACCTTTTCCATTACCAGAAGAACGTGAAACCCCGCAGCTCTTTCCACATTTATTAGATTTACTCATTTCCATTTACAATAGTTTGGGTTTTCAGCTCGTTTTCTGCGCATATATTCACGCTTTTGCTCGCGACGTTTTTCAAGATTTTCTTCGTCATACTTCTTTTGAGCCTTAGAAAGCGCTTCTTTCCCTTTTTCGCTTTTTTGATATTTTTTTTGTGATTTGTATTTCATATATAGTCCACTAATACTCAACGTAGTTGCGGAAATTTTTTTTCAAAACTGGTTTTAGTAATGCGTGGGATTCTTTGATGTCTCCTGGCTTATAAGTAGGCCACATAATATGAAGGTCTACATGTTTCTCAATCAGAGCTGACTGAACATGTTCATCTTGGTTGGCGGCCTTGACACCCTCTCGAGTTACTTTGGTGATGATACCTCCAATAGATTTAACCCATTGAGCCTCGTTTTCAAACCTAACATCAGTTATAAAAATAAAATTGTCCTTAGAGTCTTTGTGGTTATCTTCAATGGCTTGCTCTACTTTCTTTATCCAGCAGTTCGGGTCAAGCTTGCGCCTTAAATGCGTACCATAAGTCACTAAGAATGGCCTAATTAATTCTTTGTCCTCTGCTTCTTCTGTGAACGCAGAAATTCCAACATGTTTTTTTAAGAAATCATCAGACTCCTCTTTTAGTGCGTCCGCGAAGGCATACCTATGGCATTTAGCCTTAGATAATAATCTAGAGCTTTCTTGAAAAAAAGTATCTTTGCCAGATCTAGCAAAGCCTGTAACACCTATAATAATATTATTCATCAATTTCTATATCAGATTCAAAACTTCCATCATTTACTAATTCTTGAATTTTTTCTTGTAGCGCACCAATCATAGTGATTGTGTTTATGTCGAACTCATGCAAGTACCGCTCGACTAGATCATCTAAGTCAAAACGAAATGCATCTGTCTGCTCGTCGTAGTCCCTTGGGCCTGTTGGTTCTTCAAATTCGTCGTCCATCTAATTCTATTGTAATATATAGTCCACTATAATTCAACTTGCGTTTCGAAAATTTTTTCAATATCAAAAAAAGGGCGCCCCGAAAGGCGCCCTCAGTCAACCTATAACCAAAAGTTATTTGGATTTACAGTTACCACTATCGCAACTTAACTTGCCAATAAGAGCAACAACCAACACTAAAGTCACAAAGGAAGTAAAGTCGGCGCCTGTGCCAACAAAACCACCAAGCAAACCTTCAAGGTTACCGATAACATTAACAGGAGCGGACTCCCCGAATACAGCTTGAACAATAATAAGTAGTCCAAGTACGCTTAACAATGTAACAGCAATTCCTTTTACTGCACAAGTAATTTTTTCTAGTGTATCTTTCATAATTTTTATTAGGGGTTAATTAGAAATTGATTGAAACGGCTGTTGAAAAAACCCACTCTCTGTCGGTTAGGTCTGAATCAACAAAATCTGCCCCGACTGATAAATCAGCTGAATCGGAAATTGCTTTGGACGCTTTTGCTCCAAGAACATAATAATCAGAATCAAGTGAAGAAGTCAAGTCTGTCTCACCATATAAGCCATGAACGCAGAGCGCAACAACATCAAGATCAAACTTATGATTGACCCCTACTTCCCAAGTGAAAAGATCTTCGCCGTCAATAGAACGATAAAGATTAAGAGTAGGAGAAAGAAGCACGTTTGCAGACAATGAAATCGCAGCCTCAAAAAGAGCTTCTCCATCAATATCTTCAAAGTGATTAAGACCTCCATACGCGGTCACCAAATCATCAGCAAAAGATTTGCTAGCACCTAATGCAAGCTGATACGAGTCTGAACCAACATCTACCGATTGATTCGTGAAGGCACTGGCTGAAAGCCCGAAACCTCCGACTTCGGTATCAAATCCGATAGAGCTTTGGACAGCTTCCTCTGACTTTAAGGCACCTCGGTAAAAATAATCGGAGGCATAGCCCAAATTAGCGGAGAAATTCTGCGCAGAAGCGGCGTTAATAATAAACCCAAGAAGGGTTGTCACAATGATTTTAGTAGTATTCATAACTATGTTTGTGTTAATAAAAAATTTACTGAATTCTTACTTCTTTCCAAGATACAAGTTTAGCTTTTACTTGATCTCTGATGTGGCGTTGCTTAGAATTAAGCTGGCTTTTGCCACTTTTAACCTCGATAAGCGTGATTTCATCGTCTCCAAAAGATATATAGTCAATAGGTTTTCCTAAAAAGACACAAGTTTCAGGATCAAATTCAAATTGATCGAGAAAGGGAGCCAAAGTTTCGGCGATATGTCCAAGTCGTACTTCACTACTTTTCTTTTGGGATGTTACTTTCTTTTTTTGTTCAGAAATCTCAAATATTTGATTTTCTAAGTCGTTCTTATTTTTAATATAGTCTTTTTCTAGATCACTATATGCTTTTTGTAAATTATTATTTTGTATATTAAGTTCTGTTGATTTGTTTTTCAACAAGTTTATTTCGTTATGTAAATTATCTAGTTGTTGATTATGTATTATTTCTTTGTTTTTTTCTCTGTCGAGGAGTTTGTCTATTTCTGTTTGAGAAGTAGACTCTTGAGGTTTGGGGCTGTGAGAATATTGCGTATAAATCCATACAAATACGGCTAAAACAAAACAAATAGATAAAAAAATATCCAAAATTATTTCTTTGTAAGGGATACAATGCGATCATGCCTGAATGATCTAATCTGTTTCCGAGCAAAACAATACGCACGAAAACCTGCATTGTCTCTTTGCTCTGATTTGTTTCCAAAAGATTTGTACAAATCAATGTCTCCTATTAAATAGGTTTTAATTTTTTTATCAGCACATCGGTATACTAAATAGTATTTTTGGCCCGAAATAGCTTGTTTAATTTTATAGGAAAAAGAATTTAATTTATTCAAGATTTTATTCATCGTTAGGAGAAATGTCTATATTACGAGATTCACAATAGGCGACACTGTAGCCAGCCTTAAACGCAAAGCGATCCAGAAAAAAACAGGCCAAGCATACAGCAATACCCTTCCATAAATCAAGACCTGAATTATAAAATAATAAGAATGAGATCAATAAGTAAGGACAAAACTTATTGAGACAATAGTTGATAAAAAAATTATTAAGAGCCACTGCTACCAAATCCTCCTGTATTTCTTTGTGAATCAGACAAATCTGTTGATTCTGTTAATTCAATCTTAGGTAATTTAACAAAAACTATCTGACCGACTCTGTCCCCAATTTTATACGAAGTGTTTGTTTCATCAGTAGAAAAACGTAATTTAACTTCCCCTCTATAACCGCTATCGATAACACCTACAGAATTGCGAAGAAAATGCTTTGTTTTACTGATGCTTGATCTTGGGAAAACTAATCCAACGTAACCTTTGGGTATCTCAAAAGCAAGACCTGTACATATCTCTGTGTAAACTCCATCAGAAACGCTAGGGTAACTTAATGAAGTAGCTGTAAGGTCATACCCTGCGTCACTTGAATTAGCTTGAGTAGGCTCAACTGCGTGAGGTACTAATTTTTTGAACTTTACTTTCATTAATAAATTTTATATGGTTTAGAAGTGTAAACTATATCAATTTTACCCACTGAAGTGTGATCATATTGTTTGACCATATCTTGAAGTTGATAAGCTCGATACTCTGCCTCGTGCTTCACTTTATAATTAACTTCTTCGACTCTGCGACCATGTCTAGTTACAACATAGACTGAGTCTGCATCCTTAGTTACATTTTTTCTAATGATTTTCATAATTAATAAAAAGAGTATACTAGATATTGAATTGAAAGTCAAGTTTTTTTTCTTCAAAAATGATTTTAGATGTAATATATTTCATGACTAAAAGAAAAATTCTCATTATGGGTCTTCCTGGCTCAGGAAAGACAACATTAGCCGAAATCTTAGTTCGGAAACTTAACGCCGCATGGTTTAATGCAGATGCAGTTAGGCAGGATATATATTCAGAGTTAGGATTTTCACCAGAAGATAGATTAGCGCATGCCACAAGAATGGGGAAGCTTTGCGATTGGGCTAAGCTAGGTGGAGGATATGTTATCGCCGACTTCGTATGCCCGACACAAGAAACACGAAAAGCTTTTGGCGCCGACTTTGTAGTATGGGTAGATAGAATCATGGAGGGCAGATACGAGGATACTAATAAAATGTTTGAGCGCCCACTTAACTATGATGTTAGATTAACTGAAGGCACAGCAGATGAATGGGCAGAAAAAGTCGTAGAAAAATTAAACGAGACAGAAAAATGGGATAATCAAGCTCCAACCGCGCTTCTCATAGGTAGATATCAACCTTTTCATATTGGACATAAAACTTTAGTTGCAGAAGCAATCAAAAGAACTGGGCAGTGCTGTATAGCGCTAAGAGATGTGGGTGGAATCGATGAAAAAAATCCATATGACTTTGATAAAGTAAAAGCAGAGATTCATTCTGCATGCGTAGAATTTGGCAATAAAATTAAAGTTGTTGAACTACCGAATATCATGGATGTGTTTTATGGCAGAGGTGTTGGTTACAATATCGAACAACTTGAGTTAAGCAAAGAACTACAAGAAGTATCTGCTACAAAAATTAGAGCTGGCGAAATTGGCCAAGACGGAAAACCTTTAGGCAAACGCCCCGAATAATTGCCGTTAGCGAAAGCTAACTCTCCAAAAGTAAGGCCCCCTAGCAATAGGGGGCTTCTTTGTTTAAGAAAGTATATCTAAGATTGGCTCACCTTTATGAGCAATTTGAAATGGTCGCCCAGACGGAGAATAATGTATATCGTTGAGTGACAGGCCAAGCGCATACGCTATTGTTGCGTTCAAATCTTCAGGCTTAACTGGATTTTGTTCAACTTCCATACCTTTATCATCGCTTTGACCGTATATTGTACCGCCTTTTACAGCTCCTCCTGCAAAAAATGCTGAGAAAGCTTTTGGCCAATGATCTCTGCCGTCTCTTGGGTTAATCTTTGGAGTTCTTCCGAACTCTGAGGTCAAAACAACAAGTGTTTCATCAAGTAAGCCCCGCATTTCTAGATCAAACAGTAATGCGCCTAAGGCTTTGTCAATATCCGCGCAATTAGCAGCCACGCGATCAAAGTTGTTGTCATGTGTATCCCACCCTCCACGAGTTACTTCAACATAGCGAACTTTATTCTCGATTAATCTTCTTGCTAGTAAACATCCTTGTCCGAAATTACTAGCGCCATAAAGTTCAGTCATAGCTTCTGGTTCAGCAGAAATATCAAATGCTTTTAAATCTTCACTCTGCATTAATTTTACTGCATCTTTATATAGATCAGTATAAGCACGAATTTGTTTTTGATTATATTGTTCACTAAATACTGCGTTTAATTGTTCTGCAGCTTTTATTCTATCATTAAATTGTGTGCTGTCTAGATAATCAGCCATCGAGCTGTTGGCTAATCCTGCCTTGGGGTTTCTTAAGGGTAAAGCTCCGTAGCGAGATTCTAAGAAGCCAGCTCCGCCTCCTCCGCCGCCGATCTTGACATTCGCAGGAATAGTTCTGTTGATCGAGCCAGAAAGTTTTGCAACCCAACTGCCAAAAGTCGGGTGTACAATAGTGCCGCGCTTCTGGTAGCTTGTGTGCATAAGATAACTAGCCTGTTCATGTGCGCCTTGATTACTGGTAACTGAGCGAACAATAGCTGCATTGTGCATATGCCTAGCAACTGTAGGCAAATTTTCGGAAAGAAATACATTATCAACGCTTGTTTGTATAGCTTCAACCGGACCTTGAACATCGGGGCTTTGAGGTTTCGGGTCAAGAGTGTCTAGATGCGACATTGCTCCAGCCATATTTAAATAAATAACATGCCGTGCTTTTGCGGGGCGAGCACCTGGAGTAAGGGCATATGCATTATCATGGATGTAAGATCCAACTAGCGGCATCAAGCCTACCCCCAAGTAAGATTTGGCGGCTCTAGCAATAAATTCTCTTCTGTTTAATTCGTTAGGTTTCATAGTAAAATGGTGGACGTGGGGAGAGTCGAACTCCCGTCTTTAAACCTTCAAGAATATACATCTACAAGTTTAGTTAATTTTTTTTAAAGTTATGATATTAACATCCAACTTCTTGTTTCAATTATTGACAGTTTATGATACAGGAAAACTTTTATCTGTTTTGCAGATTGATGACCCCGTAATCTTTTTATCTGCGTCAAAAGTTACGAGGTGACAGACGTTATGCTGCCATTGCGACCTTGGCAGTCTTGCGAAAACCAAAGGTCTTAACACGTGCTTTATTGCCATGTAAACTTTTGCACCTTTTTTAGGAGCCAGATGCAACTCCTACTTGCAGTATACTAATCCAATTTAAATCGAATCCAGTACACGCCCATAAAATATTAAAGAACTATAAAGTATATACCAAAATTTTGTATTTTATTACAGTATATTATTGGCCATCGATTATTTCACCTTGACCATCTTGCGATACAATCTTTACTTGTCTGGCAGCTTCGTATAATGCGTTATAATTATTTGTAACTTTTTGATATCTTCCCCGAGTGATCTTGCGAAGTGCTTCTTCAGAGATTCTGCTTGGTCCATCTTCACTAAATAATTTAAGTATAGCAATGTCTTTATCGCTAACATCAACTTCCCATTTAATTTGGTAACCAAAATCAGGGATATGGGCGGAAAGTTCATTTGCTAACGCCCTAGGTTGTTCGGGGCTCTTGGATTCAGTCCAAGTGAAAACAGGCACAACCCCATGCCACGTCTCGTGAAATGCTCCGACGTTTATCTGTTGCTCAACCACGGAGTTATCTATTTTTGAAGGGTTTAAAACATCAAATAAATTATTGTAAGCCAACGGAAAGCCAAAGTCATGCTCCTCATAGCAATAAACATGTAAGTATTTAAATAAATTAAACGCACTCCAGACTCCATGATCTGCATTCTTTAATACAAGTCTTTTTTGCGCTCCAGCATCTAGCTCTTTAAAATTTTCGTAGAACCGATCTGCGAAGTCACAATAGGAATCATGATCTTGTTTGTCTGGTTGTGAATTTAAATGTAAATGTATCGGCGCCGAAATATTTTCTTGTGTGCCTATTTCATCTAGAAACCAAGAGTAGAAATTGATTTCTTTGATTGATTTTTCTACAACTCCATCATCATCATCAATGAGTTTGCAGAATTTATCGGGCTGCAGAGAAAGGGAGACTCCTTTGGTTATGGAAGTTCTCCCAATCTCTTTGATAGCTTCAAAAATTTCGTTTTTCTGAGGCAAATCATGCACCGACAAATCAAAAGAAGGATCAGATAGAATCCCGAAGATCGAGGTGTTTAACCTGTAATGATCAATGTTACTGTCACGGCAGAAGTCTATAATCTTAACGGTCAAATTAAGATTATGAAGTATTTCATCTTTCAGCTTTCTTCTGGCCTCTTGATCTCCTTTTTCGGAGGCGAGTTCAGAGTAAGCTTTACGGGTAATCCCAACAAAAGAATTTGATTGATCCTCTTGTTGTAAGATTTTAGAAACGCAGACTAATCCGTACTTAGTATTCATTAAATAAGATCTTCTTCAGGTTCTTCTTGGACAGCTACTTTAGCGGCACCTTCTTCTTGATCTTTCTGTTTGTAAATGCGAAAGTCAGGAGCCTTGGGATTGTCATCCTTGTACTTATTTTTGAACATGATCACTTTTGCGCCGTTGATCTGTCCTGTAAGGTACTTTTCGTTGCTACCTTGCTTTGCATTAACCCATAATGCGCCGATTTCTCGGTCATTCCACTCTTTATTTTCTTTATTATCTGACATAATTGTATTGTTTATATTAATATAAAATCTAGAATTTTCTAATTTCTCCGGTGTTTTTACATAGTATGTAACCAAAGATAATTGACATTATTATTATTGTTCCGAAGTCCATGTTATCTATATTCCTTTCTTAGTAATCTCCATCTATCTGAGTCAATTGGTTTGCTGCCATTATCTATAGCATACAACATTTCTATGACTTCGTCAAGATTATTATAAATAAATTTATGGGGCAACATTCCTAGCATCCAAAGAGGTGTTTTTGATTTGCCGCCTTCCATACTAATAAAAATAGGTTTTTTCATGCGTACAGCCGTGACGATTTCTTCGGCACTTCCCCAACTTGCAACATCAGGAACTAAATGAGCTACAATAAAATCACTGCGATCCACAAGATTTAAATCATATGCACGAACAGTTTTCATTTTTTCAGTTACGCGATCATATTGTTTTGTTTTCATCCATGTTTCCATTTCTTGGCGTGAAGCTTCGTCTTCTTCAACGTCTTTCATGAATGGTTTCTCGTAAGGATTAAAGCAAGTGATATTAAGGGGCTCAAGTTTTTCAGTCACCTCTTGGCGCCAATCGCGACCACTAAGATATTGCATATGCCCAACTAAATATGTTCGGGTCTTATATAATAAGTTCATGCTATATAAAATAGCAGAAAAACAAAAAACTGTCAAGAAGAAAAAATTACTTACCTTTACCTATTAATTCGGAGTTTGGTCTAATTCTAAAATCACCATTAATTGCATCAACGAAGGGATTACCATTTAGATTTCCATTGTTAAACCCTGAATAATAATTGTTGTTAGCCATATCAAATGTTGAGGCATTTGAGCCAGGAGCATTGTTATATAAATTTTCGATGACAAAAATGTTATTTTCGCCAATGTTAGTAGCATGACCAGAAACAATGGATGCACTGCTGTCTAAATTACTATAAAAATAAATTGAATTATTTGATATAAACCTGCTATTTACTGAGCTAGCTTCAGTTTGAATATTGGATTGGCCCAAATTTGTTGGATAAGCTTTATTTTGTGCATTTCCGGAGTAAATTTGAACCGAAATAGCATTCCCTTTTACGACAAAACGATTAGAGATTATAGTTTTCTTGTCATTTCTAAAATGTAAACCAGTCTTATAGTTGCCTGTTATATTCGATGTTTGAAGTATTTTGTTTCTTTCAAAAACCATATTTTTATATGAAGTAGTAGATGCTATGTCGGAAGTTTTAGAGTCAATTTGAAATGTTACACCATTACCATTAGAACCTGTCGTCGTATTAAAATCAATTAAAACCATATCTCTTGCGCCGATATCTTCAGCGGTACTTAATTCTTGGAATAATCTAACTGAGCCAGTTACTGAACCATTAAGAGGTTTATCAAATGTAAATGTGTGGGTAGTTCCATCGTACGTATGATCTGTGATGGTGTAAACATCATTGGCCTGAGCCGTAGTAGATGAACCGTCAAAAACCACTGTCATGCCTTTGTAGTATCCATCTACATTTTGAGTATTAGTAGATGGAGTTCCAGCAAAAGTATTGCTTTGGTCATCTCCACTTGTAGTATTAATGTACATCTGGTAGCCAGTAGGATAAAACGAAAGACGTGTCGCTGGAGTGGTGGCTCTCCATATGGCTTTGCCGGAATTTAATGCTTGAATTATTACTGGCTTATCTATAAGCACTGATGATGAAAAAGTATGATCCATATCAGCTACAAAAATGTAGCCGCCATAATCAACCGCCGCAATAGCTTCAAAAAGATCGGTGCATGCATCAACTAAAGATGAACCATCACCTGTACCTGTCGCTGCAGGATCAAAAAATGCATATGTTTTGTTTTCTTTCGTAGCACGAGCGATCCATTTTTCTTCGGAAGAATTACCAGTAGTTCCGCCAATAAGTGGGGAGCTTGCTTGTAGTCTCATGTCTTCTGAACCAAGAGCTGCATTCACAAACTTAGGATCTTCATGCGAGCAATTTTCTTGGTGATTATATAATCTAAAATCATAATTAGCATTATCAGTAAAAGAGCCATATTTAGAAGAAATTGAACAGTTTTTAAACAAACCAAGGTTTGAGTACGTTCCGCTATAAAAATTAGTTTGAGGGCTAAAAAATTGCCTTGAATTATAAGCCCCTGTACCATACTTAATGTCACTTCTAAATATACAATTTTCAAAAATCGATGAGCTATGTGGTCTGCCTAAAAAAACACTTTTAACAGCCGCGTGACCAGTTCGCAGCATTGATCGTTCTGGCTCAAAAAATGTACAATTTTTAGCTGTAATTTTGCAATTTATATTAAATATGCAGGAGTTGTCACTATGTTGGGTCCTCCAGGTCACAGCTATATATTCAAGTCCGATCAACTCTATCTCTGCTGGATCACCAGCGGTTCCTGCTTGATAGAAAATGGCGCCGGACATTATCTCACCAGTGCTTGACTGAGTGATTTTACACTGATGCAGGGAGAGTTTATTTCTTATAGGATTAAAAAAAAGACCTCGATTTATATAACTTGTTGTGTTGTTTATATGAAAATCTATATTTTTATAGAAAAATTCTGTGTCATCAAAGGATTGACTGCCCAGATAAAATTGGCAAAAAGTATTAACGTTGTTTTCAGTGGTAAATCGAACGTTACTATTTATTCCGATAATTTCGATTTTAGAATGAACTTGAGCTGGTGTACCATTTGCATTGTTATCCCAGCCTTGATACATCGGATGGTCGCCCTCTTTTACCAATACGGTAGCTGTATTGACCCCCGAAAAAGAATCAATGGCATCAAATAAACTATCATATGGGGTTGCCCAGCTTCCATCTCCTCCTGCGGCTGCGTTAGCATCAAACCATTTTCCATCAGGATATTGAGATTCTAGTTTTGATTGTTCGGACGATGCTTGCGCCCCTCCAATTAAAGGAGAATTTGCGCGGAGGCGATAGTCTCCTGAATCATCCACAAATTTAGGATCTATCTTGATAACAGTACCAGTAAATGATCCACCGTTTTCATCTAATGTATAAAGGCTTTCATCCTTGACATAAACAACGAAATCTTTCGCTAAATTTTGTGCATAAGTTGCAATGGTAGTATAAGTTGTAGTATTACCACCAAGGCTATCAAAATAAAAAATAGAATTTTCAACATCAATATGAGCATTATTAATTAATGGACCTGTAGCAGTAGCTGATTTAAAACGAAGGGTAGAATTTTTGATATAAGAACGAACTCCAGTGGAATGTGAATGAGCATCCCAAGAAATATAATAGGTGTCAATATTAGGAAAATCAACAGTGCATAGATTGAGTCCTATAAAATTTCTTGAACCAATGGTCAAGCCACTGACGTTAGTCGGTGCTCCAAGCCCAATCTTTTCTCCACTCCCGAAGTAGCATTCATCAAATTCAATTTTACTCAAATTATCATATATGCCGCCTATGATATTGTTGTTAGGTAAGGCGCCTGAAAAATAAAGATCGCATTTTTTGACTCTGCCAAAAACAGAGTCAAAATCGTTATGAGCCATGTTCGACCCAATGTTTCCACCTTGAAAATGAATCCTAATTCTCTTGATCGAAGGATCAGGCTCTAATTCAAAATGAGCAACATACATGCGTGTAGTCGCTAAAAATAAAGGATATTCTTCATCTGCAAGAAGAATCAATTTACCCAATGAATATCCAGATTCTCCACGCCTGAGATGGTGAAAAAGTGAGCCCCAAGCGCTAGTTGTCGCGTATCTATCGTTCGTGGCTTCAAGATAAGACTCAGGACTGATGGTACTATTTGTAAGGTTTCCACCTACCGAATGATATGGATATTCTTTTGTTCCTGCTTCTGTCCAGTCAGTTGTGTTGTTTAACGGAGAGGTTGCTGAAGATGTATCTTTTATGCATACATATGTTCGTATTGCATTGTTATTTTGATCGCCGTAGGTGTTAGTGAAGCTAACAACCGTAGAAGCATCTTCGATCCATACTCTATCACCTACTACATAAGAGGTTCCAGGTGCCCATTCGGATCTAGAGCTTGATTCAACTTTTTTTAAATATACTGTTGCCATTAGAAATATCCTTTCTTAATATTCTACTTATCTACTTTCACCTATTAATTTAGAGCTTGGCCTCAATCTAAAGTCGCCATTTTCAGGATCAACTAGTTCTGGATCTATAGTTACTGTATCCTCCACCGATTCTGTGGGTATATTTCTGTCACCCTTAACGGTACCTCTAAAGAATAAGTTAGTCGAATTATTTATTGCCATAGGGTCTCCTTTGATAGCATAAAGACAGCAGCTATGTATAACATAATTAGCAGAAGCCGTGGTAACTCTCGAATTTGAGGTAAAACCTAGATTACCGCCACTGCCGCCGCCATTACCATAATTCATTCTGTCGTTACCGTGAACAATGCAATTTTTTACTTCTACTGGACCAATTGGTGGCCCGTGAGACCATGCTCCGTATCCCCCAGTTCCAACCAGGAACAAAGATGTATTGTTTAATGGGGTGATATCTTTTGCCCTAAATGTACAAGAAATAAGGTCAGTTTTATCAACAGCTACAAAACCACAAGAGTTACCTCCAGTAGTTATAGTGCTTGAGCTCCAGCCGACATCGAAAGAGCAACCCTTAATCAAGGAACCTTCTCTTGCTGAACGGCAAGAATCGCTGGCGCCTCCAATGGCAGAACTTTTGGTGCCTGTTAAGAGTCCTTCTATCACACAATTCTGAAAGGTAATCAAGGAACTATCATCCGAGCCAGAAAAATCTATCAAAGCTTTTGTGTCACGTAATCTTTTGAAATTAAATCCAGTCACATGAGTGTCTAGACCTGCGGAGTCTGTAATCAAAATATGATGAGTATCAGCTCCATCTATCGTGCATTTATCAAGGGGTCTATATTTTCTACCAGCAGGAAACGTTAAATTGGCAGAAAGCGAAACAGTTTTATTAACAATGATAATTGTATCTAAATGGATTGATGCATCATGAGCTGCAGAAATAGTAGCAAATGCATTTTCTAAAGTTTTTCCATCGTTTGAGTCATTGCCATCATCAAAATCGACATAAAAAGCATCTGTTGGCAAGAGGGATGAAGTTTCTATCCCTCTAATAAGTGGGGAGTTTGAGCGGAGGCGAAAATCATTATTATCTGGAGCAACAAAAAGAGGATCGATGTTTAGAATGTTGTTGAATTCGGCCAGTCTGTCTTGAAATATAGGCTCATCATCAAAACCCACAAGCGCATTGTTTTCTACTTTGGGTAGGCTGGTGAGTGAACTTGGACCTAATTTAGCAGCGCCTCCATCTGTGCCGTTAAAAACTATATTATTTTTAAAAAGCGTACCGCTTTGGTCGTAACCACTAAAAACCCTCGCTAAGGGAAAATATGTGCCATTAGGCGCATTTCTTCCATTGAATGTAGTTATTCCGTGATGAATGTAGAATGTACAGTTTTCAATACTCCAGTCTCCATGCTGTGAATTTTTTTGTAAGTTATCTTCTCCCGAGAATAAACCTGCACTCCCAGTATCAATAGCAATGCTAATATTGCAACCTTTCCAGTGAAATGAAGAAGAGAACTCTCCAACGTATCGGCCTCCTCCTGCCCAAGATGTGTTAAGTGGGATGATCCAATTTAAGAAATCGCAATTTATGAAAGTGCATGATCCTTGCCCAGCCGCACCACTATGGCTAGTAATTTGACATCTAAAATCATAAGATGATGAGGCAATATTATTGAATTGTATACCAGTAAATGTTGTGTCTAAATCCATGTAGACTCCAGCCCCAGGAGTACCACCAAAAGGCTTATATACAAAAACACTGTTATAATGGTTTTGTCCATCGAAAATAACCTGCCCGCTTGTTTCTGCAACATAATTATAACCCGCAAGAGTATAGTCCTCCCAGTTGGTGGAGTTAACGTTTGATGACGATTTTCCCAAAGCATCAGTCCAGTTATATGTACCATTCAGTATTACAATGGTTGATCCATATGGAACATCTGCAGCCACAATTTCCTTAAAATCATTAAAAGGACCAGGATCTCCATCAGCGGCCATTGCTGAGGCATCTTTCTGAGAGCCATCGCCATTGTACGGATTTCCTGGTTGCAAGTAATAATTGTTGTTTGTTGATTCAGATTGCACCCCTCCAATTAAAGGAGAATTTGGGCGGAGGCGAAGGTCGCCATTATCAGCATCAATAAACAACGGGTTAGTGCTTATATTATTGATTCCGCCCGTTTCATTAATTGAGCCCATATTGTAAAACGCACAATTAGTAGCAGACTGTGCATAATTTATTGGGTTATTAAGTGAGTTATTTGAGCTGAGAATAGTGTTTTCTAAACTACGCCAGTGGGCACTTAATCTGTTCGAAATACCTGTTGCAGCAGACAGATCCATATAGACTGTGCAATTTTTCATATCTCCACTACTGCACCTACTAAAAGGACGGATGTAATCTAAAGCTGGAGCAATATATTTAAATTCAGAGCCTTCCACAGAAAAACGATAATTATTAGATTCATCACCACTTTTTGTTATCACAGAGGTTGCCAGAGATGACGCAGTATCATGTTGTTTAATATTTATAGCTTTGGGTATATTTGTGGCAGCAGGATCGTTTGCAGGAAAAAACGCAATGTGTAAATCTTGTATATAAAACCCCTCAATTATTGAGCCAGCCGCATTTGCAGGATCACTTACAATGACGGTATTTGCTCCACCTGGTACATTACGCTTTAAAGTTGCGCCTAAATGATTCTGAGACTTATAGACGACTCCATCAGCCTTCAGTTCAGCATCACCTGTAAACTCGTAGACTCCATCTGTAAATAAAATAGTACCTCCGCTTCCCGCGCTTATTTCCGCTGTAGATAACTCAGAATAAAAGTAAGGATCTTCTAGGGTTCCCGACCCTGTTCCTGTTCCTGGCTGTATATATACTGCCGCCATTAGAAATACCCGCCATCAATCAATAATGGTTGAGCGTATGCACCTATCGATGCAGCTTGAAAGCCTTGTCTGACTGGCAATCCATTGACGCCTTTGCTGTCACTATCTCCATTAACTAAAGAGTATTGCTCTCCATCGGTATGTGTAAATTCAATATCTTCAGGAGTATCAGAACTATCAATCTTAATGGCTAATCCCAGAGCAATATTGTTTGCGGGGTTTGGAGTTTCATCTCCGCCAACCAAGTGAGCTACTCTATTTCCGTATGCATCCCGTGTCATGTAAACAAAGGAATCTTCATCAGAATAAATTCTTGTATCGACTGGGTTTAAAGTATGAGCCCCGACGTCAGTTGCACCTTTAACATTAAAGTCATTAAAACGATACCAACCAGAAGCTAGCCCGCCTTCTCCCGTGGTTCCTACCACAAATCGATTTTCGTCAGTTAATAATTTAAATTGAATGTCCTGAGATGTACCGCTTAAAACGGCAGAAGTTCCAAGGCCTAATTTATCAGCGGTTAAAATCGTAACAGGATTACCTTCGCTGTCTGAAACTTTAGGTACTTTATCAAAAGATACAACTTCTGGATTATTTGGGTCTGGTTTTATTGACGCAGATCCTACTTTGATACCAGCAGGAATAGATACATCTCCTTGTGTGTCTATAGATATACTTACATCTCCAAGTTTTAAGGAATTATCGCTTAAATATAAATGCCGAATCTTTTTCTCTGCAGAACCTAAATCGTAAGCGGCATTTGTGTCAGGTATGAGGCTGCTGTTGAAATCAATTTGGTCGGCACCAATATCGAGAGCGCCCGAGTGCTGAGTAACAGAACTCTCTGTAATGTTAACATCAGGAACGTTTGCCCATGTAACATTCGAACTCAAGTCATTCGTTTCTTGCGTCAGAAAACCTTGTGAAGATAAGTCGCTGACTTGGCTTGATGTTATCGATAAAGCAGACTCGTGTTGAGTGACAGAACTCTCTGTAATGTTAACATCAGGAACGTTTGCCCATGTAACAGCGGCGCTCAAATCATTTAATTCTGTAAAGCTACCTGTTGAAACAGCATTTCCTTGTACGGTAAGTTCTTGGAATGATCCAGTCTTGAATACTCCAGATCCCCAAGCAACACCTGGTTTTCCGATTCCTCCTTCTCCGTCTGATCTTGGTATTAAGTTTTTAGTTGCCATATTTTTTCCTCTTTATAAAGTATACACAAATTTTTATATTTTTTACGAAAGTAATGTTTCATGAACATCTGAAATGGTACTGCCTGTAGAATCTGTGACATCGTACAAATAGTTTGTTTTCACACTGCTAATCGTGACTGAATTACCATTTAAGGTTACAGTGTCTCCTAAGGAATACAAGGGTGTCCAGCTTCCTGAAATTTTGTTACCATTTATATCGGTATTTAATGCGGTACCGGAAATGTTATTACTATCTGCTACCCCATCGTTTGAAGTATCAATATTATACGTTCCATCACTGTTATCTGTAATTATAGTAACAGACATTCCATACCAAGTTGTACTATCTCCTGCAGAAAATTCTGGCGGTATGGGTAAAGATGAATTAGGTGCAATTTGCAAAGTATTATTTGCGGGCATTGAAGGCTCCGCATGGTTGGAATCTGAATCTTCCATATAATAAGTTACACTCCCTATACTATGAGTATGATATGAAGATAGACCTGTATCTGCTAAATAAACAGGATAATAATATCCTTCTCCATTGGTTCCGTCGTCACCATAAACATAATACGCTGTTCCTTTTGAGGGAGAAGCTGGCGCACTTTGTTGGTTATCATTGCTTGCGGTCACTTCTGCAGGACTTTCGGAAAGAGTTGTATTCGAAGATCTTGGGGTAACATCACCATCAGTAGTGATTTCAAAATATTGAGCGTCGTCAGTAGTGGAACTCACAGGCACATCAAGAGGAGTATAGTCACCTTCAGCATTACCTTCCCATAATCTTACTGCAGGATCACTTGAATCGTAAACCGCCGTGCGCAAAATCAAGTCTCCATTTGAAGTCTCAAACCATTGTTTGGAAGTAGCTAGTGTCGCAGAAGGTGGAAGAGGAGGATCTATGAGACCTACAGAAACTGCTTTTTTAACCAATTTAGATTCTTCTGAGAAAAGAACAGAACCTGGTGTCATGGTTATAACTCCGGGGCCAACTTCCGTTACTGTACCGTCAGGCAAGACAAGTATACACTTTTCGGTAACATCAATTTCAATATCTTGATTTGTATTATTAATTGAGCCGCCATCAGGATTCTCTAAATGATCTTTAATGTTAACATCAACACCCTGACTAGTCGTAAACGGATCTTCTCCTGTATAACCAGACCAAGGCAAAGGTGTGGTTTTCCCTGAAAGCTCTTCAAATATTACCCAACCTTTTGGTATAGTAATGTCGCCCGGTAAAAAGTATTTAATTTCGCCATTTGGGCCAACCAGAATACCTGGTCTTGTTGTGTTTATTGTGATGTCTGTGCCAGTAGTGTTAGCTGAGCCAGAACTTGGCTGGTCGAGATAGTCTTCTATGTTAACTTCAACGCTAACTTTAGATAATTTATCTTCTTTATCGCTAATTAAAATGTCGTCTACTCCTAAAGTAATAACTGCTGGTGGATTGTAAGTAACAACTGTGCCATCTGGCTTTATAACAATAGATTTTGTGTTGATCTTAATATCTAGCGGTGAACCCGTAGTATTTTTGTAACCAGAATTTGGATCATCTAGATAGTCTTTTACATTAATATCTTGACTATTTACTGTAATCGGGTCAGCTGTATATGCTGGAGTTAAATCTGGCAGAGGATATCCAGTATTGCCTGTGTCCTTAAAGAATGTGCACGAATCATTTAGCGTGATAATTCCCGGAGCAACTAATGTGACTGAACCGTCATCGCAGACGATAATACCTGATTGCAGGCTATGGATTTCTATTGGACCACCTGTGCCATTATGTGAGCCTTTATCTGGGTTTTGTATATAATCAGTTATATTAACATTTCCACCTGTAGTAGAAAATGGGTCACCTGTGTATGCCGGCGAAGGCTCTGGCAAAGGAGAATCCGTTGATCCAATGTCTTCAAAAAGAACCCAACCGTCTGGCACTACAGCAGCACCCGCACCCAAGAAAACTTTTATTTCTCCGTTTGGCCCAACAATAATACCTGAATTTTGAACTGAAACAACAACTTCAGAGCCAGTATCATTTAACGAACCGCTACTTGGATTAGAAAGATAATCCTTAATATTTACATCTACATTATTAGAAGTACTAAATGGATCGGTCCCATTATAATTAGCAGAAGAAAGTGAAGAAGGTGTTAATCCTTGCGTAAGAAATGGGTCTCCTGTATATGCTGGAACTGGGGCAGGTAAAGGACTGCCTGTTGCCCCCTGATCTTGAAAAAGCACATAGCCTGGAGGTATAATAGCCGCACCCGGGCCAAAAAAGAATTTCTTTTCTCCATTTGGACCAATCATAAGGCCGCGCACAGCGACAGAAACTACTATGTCAGACTCAGTATCATTATAGGTTCCAGAATCTGGATTATCTAAGTAGTCTTTTACATTTAAAGTGACATTATTCGGGGTAGTATATGGATCAATGCCTTTATATCCTGCATCAATCAATGCATCAAGGCCAACAAAATCGGGATCTCTAAAATTAAGAACTCCATCTCCATCGTCGTCACCAGCGGGATCAACATAATCTCCTAAATATTTAACAGATAATCCTGCTGGCATATAAACTGGATAAGTTACTCCTGCTGGGGCTGGGCCTAATTCAGCTTCTCCATAAGCAACAACACCACCTGTTGGAGAGTTAGCTTTAGCTAGGGCTTCTGTAGCATACAAGGGATAGTATTTAGCAACACTAAATGCATCAACATCTTTTGGTAAGTATAATGCTTGAAATTTTTCTTTTCCTCTGCTCGTGGTTAAAATAATTTCACGAGTTAATCTACTATAATAAATTGTATTAGGCTCTACTACTAATGGTAACTTGCTAACTTTCTTGATATTTTTCATCTCTTTATACTGTTACACTTAATTTAAGGCCTCTTATATTTGTATATATGATTATTAGGTAAATTTGCGGTTAGTCCCCATTTATGGGCAAGGTAACCTTCTGTTTCCGCAGCTTTAAAGTCTCCTCTTGAGAGAATTAATTCAGCAATATAACCCTTCATGTTGCTTGACTCTAATTCATTGCCGCCGATATTTAATGAAGAAAAAGAATTTGTGCCAATATCTCCTTGAGCCTTTATGTCTCCATCAATACTAATATAAGAATTATTTGAGTTAAATTTTATAATAAGTAAAATATCTTGACCTTCTGGAGCAGTGTCAGCACTTGAACCGAGTGCAATGTTTGCACCCCCACCGCTGCCACCAAGTATTTGTAGTGAATCATTAGGAGAAATTCTTCTTACACCCATTCTTTGTCCAGCCGCTGTGTCCTCTGTTCCTGCGATAATAAAATCCTGAGCGTTATCTTGATCGCATCTAAAAATAGCTGACAAATATAATGGTTCAGAGTTTTGATCAAATGAAAAAGAATCGTTTTCAAGAATCTGATCAACTGAATCCCATGATAAAACATTTAATCCATTTAGAGTTTGTATTCCTGTTTTAGGTCCATTCTTGCCCGCAGTTATGACATTTAAATGAAATCCGTTGCCTGATTTATCATTAATTTGAGAAATCACATTGGATGATTCGGTGATGCTAGCGATATCTGACGCATCATACCAACAAGCTAAATCCAAGAACCTATTTGGTGTCCAAACTTTTGCGCTACTATTAAAAATAATTTCTCCAGCATCATTTTCTATTAAAAAATTTCCATTAGCATCTGTGTAGAGAAGAGAACCGCCTATATTAATTTTATTATATTTAAATATTCTATCCATGATGTTTATGCTTTTTTAAAGATTGCAAGATCAATAGAATGCCCGCTCTCTGAAATTACATCGCTAAAATCAATATGAAATCCAGTGGTTGTGATATCATGAATGTAATAATCATAAATATATGCAACTGAACCAGTAGATGTCATGTTTCCGTGCACTTGAGGAGGAATAATATAATTAACATTATTTCCTAAGTCCAAGAATTTAATACCGCTCGACGATATATTCTGAGGAATTTCTAGAGAAAACAAAAAAGGTAAACTCGAGTTAATTAAAGAGACGTCATCACTCAACGCTACAAAATTTGCAGTACTAAGACCACTTACGGCAACAACATCATCAGAAACTATCGTAATATCGTCACTGAGCGCAACGGTATTAGCGAGAGATTCACCGCTGACTATCAGTAAATCGTCCTCGAGGATATCTATATCATCTCCTAAGGCAACAAAATTCGCCAAAGATTCGCCGCTTACAAAAAGTAAGTTTTCATTTAAACCACTAATTCCAGATTCTGCAAAACCACTGACCCCACTTAAACCATCCCGCAGGCCGCTCATACCCGATTCTGCGAAACCGCTGACCTCCCCTAATCCTCCTTGCAAACGATCAATGCCAGACTTGGCGAAACCGCTTACTTCATCGATACCCTGAATGACATTTCTGCCGCTGACAACTAGATCGCCAGACATTTCAAAATTACCGCCAGCAATAATGCTTCCGCCATCTATGATTACGCCATCTTCTGCACCTCCTTCTCCGATAATAATTTCGTCTTTATAATGGCCGGTATTTCCTGTGATGAAATCAGAGTACAGATGATGATAGAACCCACTATAACCACTGATCGATCCAGTTATTGTATAATCTAATATCTCGTTAACATAGGTCTTGCCACTTATGTGAAGATCTCCAGAAACATGCAAATCATTAGAAACAAATCCGTCTTGAACTGAAAGATTATCAAAATGTCCACTTGCCCCACTTAACTGATTGGTTTCGTAGTTATATACCAAGTATTCTGAGCCTGCTAGTTTGTCGCCGCTAACAAATTGTACATTAGTGTCTGCGCCGCCAGGTTCTCCTCGGGAATCACCGAGTTTAGCAATCTTTACCCAGTCAATATTATTATTTTCACCAGTTTTTTCGTAAAGAAAATTAGTATTTAAATCTAAGAAATGCGCCCCCCTAATACCGGCAGCTTTTAAGCTTTTTCCTGCACCAGTTGGAGGGGCAAAATCAAAAATCAGGGGCTTCCTGATTCCTAAGTTGGCGTTTACAAAATCTTCAAAAGCACCCATATCAATCCTCGCTAACTATATATTTTGCAGGGTTATTGACGTCTGTATTAGCAGCTCTGGAGAGTGCGTCTAGATTAAATATGTGATCACCATTGCTATCTGTTAAGCCGGAAGAATCACAAACGGTAAATTCATTGTTAAAATCAAAAGTAAAATCTAATTGTGTTCCATTTGCTATAGATTTGTATGTATAAATTGTACCACCATTTGGTCCCGCCCCACCTTCACTGGTATTTTCTAAATCGACATTATTTGGATTAGTAACTGATGTACCAATAGGAGCAAGCCCAGCAGATAAGGATTGAGGGCTAGCAAATATATCTCTTGAGTTAAATCCTTCAATATTATATGTTGACGGACTGACTGTAGTTGTTTCAATGCCCGCTAAATTAAATGCAGAAACCTGCCAATTAAATCTACCTTTGGTATGCGAATCATTAACATTTATCCGAAAAGAATTAGTTCCATTGGTGCTTTGACTTGTATGCGTCAATGAAGACGCATTTGTTTGATTAGAGTCAACAGCGAGAGTCGGGAAAGCGTTATATTTTTGGTCAGAATTTAAAGAAAAGTTGTAGTTTTGTCCGCTATTAGAACTAACTAATTTCGATGCTAATCCACTGATTGTTAAACTCATTGGTGTGTTGGCAATAAATACAACCTCAGTATCAGATTCTACTATTCCATTTGTAGATTTTGTAGCAGTGGCCCTAAAGTTGGCGCTCGATATGTTATACCCTCCTGAATTGTAATCACAAACTTTATTAGCTTCGAACGTAGAAGTATTATTAATAGTCAACTGCCCATTTGGGCTGTCATAAACTACAGAATCGTAATTTGAAATACTGTGAGCAACTGTTGCCGATTCGCCAGACTTAATTGCTTGCTGATTAGTTGGGTAAGTAATACTACTGAACGAAATAGATGGCCCAACATTGTCTACTGAAGCAGTATTGTCGGATGTGTATTCAGCACTTAATACCCCAAAGCTGTTTCTTGCCTGAATAACAACTGATTGGCTGCCGTTTCTTGAGTTACTGCTTGTTACTTTTACTGGAACCGTATATTTGTAAACATTTCCAGCTACCAAAACAAAACTATAACTAGAAAAAGAAGTTTGACTGCCGTCTGAAATGCCAGAATTTAATACTTTTATTTGTATCGTGTTCGCAGCAACATCTTTAACATCAATCTCGACTTCAACATTAACAGTATCTCCGCCTTTTAAATCAGTAGTGCCAATTAAATTTGGAGAATTTGTTGACACGGCTGGAGTGATAATTTCTGAAGACTCAACGCTCATACCGTTTGCTACTTTTACAGAAACATATTCGGTATCATTTGCACCATTAGAACTACGCACCGCATAGATTTCAATGTTGTCTGAGTCAGTAAATGTTCCCTGCACATAAGATACAGTTTTAGTCGCCTCGAAAGTGTCGGGGTTGTTGACATCTACTAAACATCCATCAGTTAATACTGGAGTATAACTAACAGTATCGGCAAACTGATCAAAGTCAGAAATATTGTTGGTGAATGTAGTAGACTCTCCTTGCCTCAATCCATCGGATCTTCCATTATAAGATACGGGATCAGCGGCTGTAATAACAGGATATGTTTGATCCAAAGAAATGAAATTAGAAGATGTATTAACTATTCCAGTTGAACCAAAATTATTCAATGCTCTAACACTAACACCTTGATCAATTCCATCTCGATTAGAAACACTTACAGGTATCGTATATAAACGTGAGCCGTCTCCCAAAACCGCAGGAGTATATGATACGAAATTTGTGCCATTTGATATGCCTTCATCCATAACCTGAATACCACTGACAGAGGTATCGTGGCTATCAAAAAGTCCGCTAGGGTATGTCACTTGTATATCAATAACATCATCTTGTTTTAATGCATCATTACCTAGTTCTGTGCCAGCTTTTGGCGTCGCTGAAAAAATATCGTTTATTTGTACGGATGTAGCACTGGGGCCAGTACCTAATTCTCTTAAGCTAATATAGCCCGTTATATTATTAACTGCACCAGTGATTTCTGTCTTGCCTCGCAAATCTAAATTATCTATAAAGCCTTCAAATCGACGAGTTTGTGTGCCTAATTCGCGTATATTTTGAAAAGGTATCTGTTGGCCATTGATGTATCCTGTTCCCATGTACTCGTTTGCTGGACCATCCCAACGAAGATAAGCCTTGCAACGACGAGCGGAATCAACAGTTACACCTGATAAAAATATATCTTGAGTAGGAGTCTCGTAAAAAGTTTTTATTGTTGGACCAAGTTTATTCTCTAAATCAGAAAAATATATATATGTTCCACCGAATTGAGAATTAAAAGAATCAAATAATTGATTATTTAAATTACCTTGCTCGTCAACAACTAGATCGAGTTGCGACTTTAATGCTTCTCCGGTAGCAGACAGACTTCCAGAAAGACTAGCCCCGGTGGATGCAATGTCTTGATAGACAAGATTAAAGCTTTGGTTGATTAATGTACCGCTGGCGAGCAAATCTCCACTAACTATCTCAATGGCATCATATAAATACTGACCGGTAACAAGAAGGTTGCCCGATAAATTATTAATGTCATTTTCTAAAGCGATACCTGTGGCACTTAATGCACCACTAAGAGAATCAATATAAGAGTTTAAATAAGATCCGCTGGATCCTAGATCAGCATTAACATCATCGATGTAATTATGAAGAAATTGACCACTATTTATGAGGTCTTGCTTGGTGACTAAATCGGGTGGCAGTTCAGATAGAATATCTTGACTTATACTTTCAAGAGATACAGAAAAATTGTTTGCATCTGTAGCTACAACAAACCTCAGGTCACCTCTTGGGTCAATAAGAGGTAGATCGGTTATTTTTCTATTTTGCGCCATACCTTAAGATGGAGTATAAGATTTACTTGACAATGTGGTTACATTATTTGTCTGAATAACTATGTTGTCTGATAACGATTGAGCTATAATTGCGGTATTGTCTGCAAAGCTACTGTCTATATTTGGCACTATTGAGGTTCCACTAACTATATTATTCAGTTTACCGGCAGAAGCACCGAAACCTAGACCTAAGCATAATCCCTCGCCTAATCCAAAACTCTTTCTCGAAAGATTTATTAATGTTTGATTGGTTAACATCGGTGCACCCGTAAAATAAGTGGTTAAGGTAGTGCTTGTTGTGTTGACTGGGTCTTTGTATAAAGTAGAATCTGTTGTGAATGTTGCGTAACTTGTGCCCGTACGTTTGGGAGCAGCTGGCCAATAAGCTTTATTTGTTGCTGACATACTATTTATATTATTGTTGTAAATATTTGGAGTAGTATCGGGCCCCGACATCACTGCCGCATATTCCCAGGTTTTACTATCTTGAGCCCAAATAAAATATTTATTACCATCACCAAATTTATCTAGCACTTGAGATGTCGTAGATAAAACCGCCGCTGGATTTGAGTGATATAGTGTTGCGCTACTACTAGCCAAAGTAGCAAACTCATAAGAGCCAAAATCCCCGAACAATCGAGTGCTAGAATTAGCGGTTATTGGAGAAAACCTAAAGCCATTCGATGTAAAGTGTGAAAAATTTGCAGTATTCCAGTGGAAAATTCTGAACCCTCTAGAACCATTAACTATCTCCACAAATCTAAATCTAATGTATTGATTACCATGAACTTCTGCGCTAAAGCCACATGCTCCATCCAGCTCTGATAATGCATAAGATGATGTGGTTCCTGCATTCGCTCCTGCGCCTGTAGTGAAAGTCATAGTTTTTTGCCATGAAAATGTACCATCAGGACCAAGCGTTCTGTATGCAGTTAATGCACTATTATTGTTCAAATTCCACATCGATGTATCGCCGCCGTAAAGGGTAAGAGCTGTAAAATGATTAGAAGTGGAAGTTGCAGCATTTGCTAAATCATAAGTTACTCCGCTAATATCGCCTCCGGAAGAGGTGTCAACACGCATAAAATTAAAACTACCATTTCCGTCGCTTGCTCCCTCATTTTGACCATAAATTTTAAAATATACATTCGATAGTGAAGTATATCTGTGACCTGGACCTGTAAACCAAAAAAAGATATGGAAATTACCAGGACCATATCCCGGTGTTTGAGTTCCTCTTGATGTCATTGCAGAAAGATCGACTTTATATTTTCTTGGTTTTTTAATAATTGGACTACAAAAACTAAAAACACATGAAGGGTTTGAGATATGAGCGCCGGCATGTATCATCATAGCCCCCCCGCCATTTTTTTGATCAACAAGGCTATAATCGGCAACATAGTCAGTTGGTAAGTTTGGGTCTCGTACAAGCACCGTTATTTTACTGGCGCCCTGAAGGAAAGTATTGATGTAATTACGAATACCTTGCCAGCTAATAAAAGGTTGTGCGACAACATTGGAATCTGGGCTAGATCTAAAAGCAAAATTACCGTTATGTCTATTATAAAAATTAGCTTCAGCCCTATTGTTACAAGGCACATCTAAAACTGGATTATTTAATTGTGCTGTAGTCAGTTTGTGCCAATCAGTGGTATTCGTGCGATCCGTTGATGCACCGCCAGGATTTTTTGCAATATAGTAATCACTGCCATGTTTTACTATCCTATTAAAATCCCAAGGCCGATTTCCATCTCTTACTTCCCAGTAAATTGTATTTGTAATAGATGTGTTAGCAGGAACATATCTAGTTGCTAGATACCATACTCCACCACTAGTTACTAAACTTAATCTTTTGTAAGCCGTTGCGCTGTTGTGTGCTTGAGCAACCATCCATGGAGCAAACTCTCCATCATCAGACCTTCTTTTTACGGGTGTTGGACTATATTCAAAAAACTCTTTAGCCTTGATTGTGTCTCGTCTAACATATCCATTATCAACATATACATTAGTGCTACTTTTCCAACTATTGTCATCAAAACTAGTAATGTTTTTACCAAGGCCAGTATCATTTGTTGGATTATAACCCATAAAAATAAAATTAGTATCAACATTAGGATCTAATAATCCATGATAACTCATTGTGTTTTTTATCGTAAAAGCAGTATCGTTAGATGGAGCACTGCTTAGTGCACTGCTTAATGTTACGACCTTTGTGGTTCCATTGTAAGAAGATATAGTGCGTACTTGCCCATTGATTTCTAAAGGTCTATCTTTGTAGATATCATTCTCAGCAGATACAAGATTGGTAACAAATGAAGTGGTGGTGGCGCTGTTATCAAAAACTTTTCCTTCAGTACCAAGTCCTCCATCGTTATCAGTAGGATCTCTTCCGTGTAAACTATGACCACGAACATCAACAGGTGTCGATGACCCTTTGATATCTATATCATCATGCTTTCCTAAAAGCAGGGTGTATTCTGTAGCCTCCGAGCCACTATCGTCAACAGAAATAGTATAACTATAGGATCTGCAACCATTTCCATCAGGTGTGCCATATGTAGGGTTCAATTTTAAGCCGCCAAATGGATCGATTAATTGTTTGAAATTACTCAATGTAAGGGGCGGATCATTAGCTAAAACGCATCGACCTTCTACAGCATCAAATTCTACCTGCACTCCTCCTCCTTCGTCAGGATCAACTTCAATAGTTTCAGTAGGGTCAAGTAGCGTTGCCTCGTCAGTATCACTCGCGTCAAGCTGTTCTTTAGTTTTTTCGGCGTTATGGAGTTGTATTAAGTCTTCTACGGTAATCTTTCTTACATTGTTTCCACCCGAATCAGAAACCGCAAGATAATCAGAGATGTCAAATTTTGTGGTTGTGTCGAAATTGGTTAAAGAATTAAAATCTCCGCCTGAAATATCGCCCCAAGTATGAGTGTGGCTTGAGTTAGCTTTGGCGGCCAATTGTGTGCTTAGATCCGTAATATCAGATATCGCATGAGTGTGGCTTGAGTTAGCTTTGTCAGCCAATTGTGTGCTTAGATCCGTAATATCAGATATCGTATGAGTATGGCTTGAGTTAGCTTTGTCAGCCAATTGTGTGCTTAGATCCGTAATATCAGATATCGCATGAGTGTGGGTTGAGGGAGCAAAAGTAGTAGGCTTGTTACCGACTTGACTCCAATCTACAGAAGATAAACCTGCATCATCTGCGGCAGGAGCCCATTCGCTCCCATCCCATTTTAAAACTTGACCATTACTAGGAGCTGTTGCGCTAACATCTGAATGAGAAGATAAACTATGGCTTGAGTTAGCTTTGTCAGCCAATTGTGCGCTTAGACCCGTAATATCAGATATCGCATGAGTGTGGCTTGAGTTAGCTTTTCCAGCAAGAGCCGTGGTAATATCTCCAAGGACATCTACATTTACCCATTTAGAACCATCCCATTGCAAAATATCATCAGCAGTTATGCTTGTGAGAGTAACATCTTCTATATCCCCTAGCGAATCAATACTTACTCCTGCCAAAAGATCTGTTAAGGTTGTACCACCAACGGTCAATTCTCCTCCAATATCAACACCTTTTGCAAAAACCCCTTTTTCTTTAACGGCAAGCTCTCCACCAAGAGTTGTTTTATTTCCGTCCTCAACCGTCAAAGTGCTCTTGAGGGTAGTCGCACCAGCAACACTTAATGTTTTACTTAAAGTTGCTCCATCTTTGACTGTAAGTGTACCGCCAAGAGTCGTGCTTGATCCGTCTTCAACTGTTAATGTGTTATTAATTGTTGTAGCACCGTCGATTCTAGTAATATCCGAGACCGTCAAGGATCCTCCTAATAATGTTCCTACTCCTTCATCGACGGTTAGTGTATCGTTGATTTTGGTCGGGCCATTCAAGGTAGTTGTTGAGCCCTCTTGTACTGTCAATCCGCCTTCAATAGTAGCAGACTCTGAAACATTTAAAGATTGTGATATTTCAATATCTCCATCTTCGTTAATAGCTAGTTTAGTTTCACCAGCTTGCTGGAAGGCAACTTCACGAGTATCACTAGGATCTGTCCCTCCAAATGATATTTCTTCTGTGGTGCCAGCAATAATCGAGGTCCCTCCACCAATGTCAAATCCCGTAAGAACTGAAAGCCCGCTGATTGTTAACGAGTCAGAAAAAGCCCCAGTCGCCCCACTTATATATTCTGGATAAGTCTTGAATACGTCGTCTGCGAGACCAGTAAAAGATATCTTGTAGTTTTCAGCCCTGCTATTGCTTGGGTCTCCACTGGCTATTATATAATAAGTTTCTCCGTCTTGTGTACCACTAAATGTTTGAAATTCTGAAATTTTTCTATCGGCCATAATACATATTATACACTATATTATGGGTGATTTGACGATTAAATTATGATATATTAAATCTAACTTCTTCGTTTACTATGGTAAAATTAAATAGAGCCTCGCTAATTATCTGATTATTATAGTAATAATCTACGATTTTATCTTCTATATTTTGCTGTATTAGCCTTTTTAAGGGGCGCGCTCCCATTTTTTCAGAAGAAGCTTTCTTGCACATAAATTCAAGAACTTCGTCAGAGTAATTAATTTTTATTTTTTTTGATTTTAATTTAACCTGCAATTCTTTTATTTGTTTTTTGAATATTTTTTGTAGATCTTTTTCTTCTAGATGATTAAATACAACTATTTCGTCAAGTCGATTGATAAGCTCTGGGCTTAGTATCTTTTTGGCTGCATCATGAATTTTAGAAGTGTTTGATTCTTGTGAGGGCCCAAAACCAAGGGTTGATTTGGTAGTTAATTCTGAACCTATATTACTTGTAAGTATAATAATTGTGTCTTTGAAGTAAGCTTTATTTCCATTGTTGTCTTCTATTTCACCTTCCTCTAGAGCTTGTAATAAAAGCTGCTGAACTTCTGCGTGAGACTTTTCTATTTCATCAAAAAGTAAAACGCAATGAGGTTTTTTCTTTAGATTCTCAATCAATAAACCTCCTTCTTCATAGCCAACATATCCAGGAGATGCCCCAATTAGCTTTGATGATGAGACTTTATCGGAATATTCCGACATATCAAACCTGAAGATATTTTTTGATGAGCCAAAATAATGTTTTGCTAGCATTTTAGCGCTCCATGTTTTGCCTACGCCTGTTGCACCAAGAAACAAGAAAGATCCTATTGGTTTCATGTGATCTTTAAGGCCAATTTTAGATCTTAAAATTGAACGACTCATGCATGAGACTGCCTCGGGTTGATTAATTATATCTTTCGATAAATGTTTTTCGATTGATTTAGTTTTATCGTTTTTCTCTTGTATTAAGTTGTCTTTTGGTATTTTTGCTTTTTGGGAAATAACTTCAAGTACGTCATTTGCACTTATACCCTCAACTTCTTCCTCTTTCCACTGGTTGAGTAATGTATCATATTTATCAAGAAGCTCTTTATCGATGTCTTCATTAAATTTACTAGAATCTATAGCTCCGTAAATCTCATCCTCTAGGTCAGATATTTCCCTGGGTGGAGTAAGGTTGCGTATCTTAACTTTAGCACCAACTTCATCGAGCACATCAATAGCCTTGTCTGGAAACCTCTTGCTAGGAAGATATAAATCACACAACCTAACAATTTGATTTAAAATTTTAACGGGATACTTTACGTCGTGAAAAGACTCATAAGATTTTTTGATTCCTTTCAGTATGAGCAAGCACTCTTCTCGAGTAGGTTCTTGAACTTGTATAGTTTCGAACCTTCTGGTTAGCGCAACATCTTTTTCGATATTTTTTTTAAATTCAGGGAAAGTTGTTGCTCCGATAAGGGTAACTTCCCCTCTTGCTAAAGCTGGCTTGAGTATGTTTGCCGCATCCATTGCTCCTTCTGCTCCACCAGCCCCCACCAAAGTGTGAGTTTCATCTATGAATAAAATTAGATTCGGGTTGTCTTTACATTCAGAAAGCAATGATTTGATTCTTTGTTCAAATTGACCTCTGTATTTAGTGCCAGCTATCATGGATGCTAGATCAACAGCGTAAACTTCTTTGTTGAGCAAAAAAGGAGGAACTTTCCCGGAAACAATTCTATGCGCCAAGCCTTCAACGATGGCAGTTTTGCCAACACCAGGGTCACCAATGAGCAGAGGATTGTTTTTTATTTTCCTAGATAAAATTTCGCAAACCCTGTCAACTTCATAATCTTTTCCTATTATTTCTCCAATTTTACCAGAAGCGCATAATTGATTTAGATTTACAGCAAAACTTTCAAGTGTGCTTTCTTTGGGTTGTTGAGTACTTGATGGTCGAGAGCGCGGAATCCTTGGCTCATCAATAGGGTTACGCATAGCAAAAATTGAACTATCATTTTTAATTAAAAGAATGAAAGTTTTTACCAAGTTCTCTACGTCAACCTCATAAGCTTTAAAAAAACTATAAAGAGCTCCATCAAAAGCATTTAAGAATATAAAAAAGAAATGTTCGATACCCACATGATCATCATCTATCTCTTTTGAAAACTCATGAGCTTTAGAAAGAATAATGGCAAATTCTTCAGAAAATTTAGAAAACTCTATTTCATTGTCATTCTTTTTAAGACCGCAAAAAGAAGTCACAAAAGCTTTAATCTCTGAAGTAGTGAATCCAAAACTAGAAAGAAAGTCATCGATTAATGCATAGTTACTATTTAATATAACAAGCAAAAGATGCGCGCCTTCTACCTCTGGATCATTTAATGAATTAGCGAACAGCTTGGCTTGAGATATTATTTGTTGAGCTTTAGGAGTAAAATTGGGTGAAGTGTCCATTCCCATATGATTACACCTTAAGATCTTTTAAGTTCATATATATCATTTCATCAACTATCTTCATATTATTTACAAAAATAGCATCTCCGTCTCTAGTTTTTTCTCCGTGCAGTGTTATTATACTACCTTCTTTTGGAACCTTATGCTTTTCGATATAGTTGGTACATTTCTTTTCGCGCGCAGTGTCGCAAAGTATGGCGTCAACTGTGCCGAATTCATCTTCTAGCTCTAGTTTAATATACATGTTTCCGTTTCTTGATTTATCTTTCTTTGAAAAAGCTACAGAAAAAATATACTTAGAAGATTCTCGAGGCTCTAAAGATTTAAAATAAACAGAATTTTTAGGTTTGTTTGTATCGTGATCAAAGACTTCAGATAGCTCTGCTGAATAACTAAATCCTAATAATTGTTTTTCAAAATACCAATTTGCGAACTTTTGACTTTTACTATTTTTATAATAGATTTTTTTATAAGGATCATATTTCTTTTTCAATGTATTGTATCTTGATTCTTTAATTAGTGGCCTGTTGTCATCCCCAATTTCAGTAAAGTTTGACTCTGTAACTCTTTTGAATATAGCAAAAAGATCCACGCCATCAGCCTCAGATATTGCTATGAAATTACGCTTCTCCCTGTCGGTAAGGATATTAAACAATTGAGCTTCAAGCACAAGCTTTGATCTGTCATCCGTTGGATCGTCAGTGAGGGCGCCTGCTTGTATTAATGCTGATAGTACACCGATATTAAGTCCCGCAGACTTTGCCGCCAAAAATAAATCAAATTTAGTTTTACTTTCTTCATCTCTAAATTTACGCAGGGCATTTAAAGACTTTTCACTGATCCCTTTGATACTACTTAATCCATACCTGATGTTGTCTCCCTCAATAGAGAAGTCCATTTTGGATCGTAATATACTTGGAGGCAATAATTTGATTCCAAAGAAGGGTAACTCTTGACTGATTCTTGAAACCTCTGCCTGTGGCGTAGGTTCAAATTTAGTCATCTTTAGTAAAGAAAGAAAAAATTCTTTGGGATGATTGAATTTTAAATAAGTAGTCCAAGCGCTAAGCGTACTATAAGCAATTGAATGGCTTTTATTGAAAGAATAATTTGCACTATCTTCTGCGACTCTCCAAAGTATATCTCCTGCCTCAAGCGGTAGTTTGTTCTCTATGATTTTAGCTTCGATCTTGGCTTTCCATGCAGGCATTTGGTCAACTTTTTTCTTTCCAACGATTCTTCTAAGCTGTTCAGCTTCATCGAGTGTGAAGCCAATGTTTACAGCCATTTTCATTAGCTGTTCTTGGTACAGCGGAATACCGCCTGTATAGGAAAGCACATCGTCATATATCTCATGCTGACTTTGAAAGTCGCCAGTACGAACATAGTCTGAATATTGGTCAGCAAAATCTAAAGCTCCAGGCCTTGCAATAGCAACAACGGCACTCAACTGCTCTAAATTAGTTGGTTTTATTTTCTTGCAAACACTAAAGTTAGTGTGGGCTTCTATTTGAAATAAGCCATGGGCGTATTCTAGTTCCTGAAATGGCAGGTATGTCTTCTTGTCGTCTAGTGGAATTTTAAGTGGATCAATATCGAGAGATTCGCAAGCATCGTACACCACGCTCAAGGTCCTTAAGCCAAGAATATCAAACTTAACCATCAACTCTGCAACCCAATTCATATCATAAGCAGTAACCAATGCCCCTTCGTTAGTGGCTTGCAATGGAGATAAGGTTGATATCTCGTCGTGTGAAATAGCTATTCCTGATGGATGCACTCCACTGTTTTTATTTAAATTTTCTAATTTTTTAGAAATTCTAATTACCTCAGCATTTTCTTCAGCCCACTCTTTTAATTTTTCTGTTGTCTCGATAGCCTCGTGAATAGAGGAAACCTTGCCAAAGTTTTTAGGTATTAGCGCAGTAATTGCATTAATGTCTGACTCGTTAAAGCCACCCACTATTTTGCCACATTCTCTGATACAGAGTTTACTGCTCAAGGTATTCAGTGTTAGAATCTTTGCTGTTCGTCCGGGATATTTGTTCTCAATATAATCAATGACCTTGTATCTATGTTCATAAGCGATATCATTATCAACGTCCGCAAGAAGACTTCCATCTAAATATGTAATTCCATCTTTTTCTATTTTTTTCGCCCTGCTTTTACTGACAAACCTTTCAAAGAATAAATCATATTTAATTGGATCAATCTTCGTTACATCAATCAAGTAGAGAACTAAGCATCCGGCGGCACTGCCCCTTCCTGGCCCTGTAGGTATATCAGTTTCGTGGCAATAGTTTAAAATATCCCAGTTTAATAATATATAATCTATAAATCCTAGTTCTTTTAATATTGAGAGTTCTTCTTTGGCTCTGTCATAATAGGCCTGAGCGTTTTTAAACTTATCTATACCTTTTTCTTTGACACCTGCCAAGCATAACTTACGAAGGAAATCATAATTTGATATATTTGGGTCGGCATTGATCGACTCATACTGCTTTTGACTGATTTCAATCTTAGGTAAACGAACACCTGGGGGTATGCAATCAGTGTACTCTGTGAATTGTTCTGCGAAGGAAATCATAAATCTGCTATACAATCATTCTTGCAAGTAAGCAATGCTTCCCCGCTTGTTTCTATGTCTTTAATTTTTTCCAAAATATTATTATATTCCTGTTTGTTAAATTCCCAATAAGAGTTAGGTTTAGAGTTTATTTTTTCATACAAATAAGTAGACTCTTCCATAAGATTATGGATCTCTTTTGAGTATAATTCAAGATAGCAATTTATGTTTTCTTTCATATTTTTATATTCCATAGCATTTTCTTAAAGACTTCATAGTTTTTTTGTATATCATAGAGAGCGTCGTGCAATTTAGCAGGATCAAAATCAACTTCATAAGTTTTGCAGCATGCCCCTAAATTTAACCTCATTCCCCTTTCGTAAATAGAGTTTAGTTTAAACTGCCAAGATAAAAACTGATCATCTTCATTGAGATCTATTTCTTTATGTATGGCTTTAGCCAAACAAAGAGTATCAATCGATGAGTTTAGGTAAGAGTAGTCTGTTTTTCTCCCTAAGAGCCGCCTGAAAATATTGTGAATGTAAATGTCAAAGCCAAATATATTGTGCCCAAGCTTAATGTAATCATCATCGTATAGATACTTTTCGAAATGATCTAGTACTTCTTCTGCCGGTTTGGCCAAACGCTTGTACTTAGATTCATTAAATCCTGTAACCTTTCTAGCCCCTTCGGACATCCGCAAATCTTCCCAATGAATGTGATAATCATTTGATTCAATCAGTTTGTCTCCATGGTAGATTAAGAAGGCTAGTTGCCAAGGTTTATTATGCTCCGAAACCAAATTGAGGTTACAGGTTTCGAAATCAAAAACCATATACTTTTGTTGTTTTTTAAATCTTAGTAAGTCTTCCATTTTATACTTTCTCCATGTAGCTTTCCCAGCAAAACTGATCGCTGCCCAAGTGGTCGAAGTTAGGCTTTTCTAATGAAAGCTCTTTTCCTGCAAAGGAATTTCTGCCACATATTAATTTATATGTTAAATAAGCAGAGAAGTCTTTTTTATCTTTATAGTAAATTGATTGAACCTCCTGAGTCATCAAATCATTTGTTTCGCAGTACTTTGAGACAGAATCCTGAATCATTGAATCAAACGGTAAGCCGTTATTCTCTACGAAAAAAGTTGGCTTGGTGAAGGTGAAATGTACAAAGCAAGATTGAAAAGTAGTTAAATTTTTAAAAAGAAAAGAGTCGTAAAAGGGAACGGCCAACGCAAGATTTTCTTCTACCCAGTGCTTTTTCAGAATATTAAGATCTAGCCAGCCATTGTGTTTTGTTTTAGCGAGAGTATATATATGGTTGAGGTTTTTGCAGCCTTCAGAATTTTTGGGGAATATGATAATTTTATGGCTGCACGTGACATCTTTAGCATCTTCTATCTTGGAAGCGTCTTCACAAAAATCTAATCGAATACCAAATATTAACTGCTTGGATAATTCAGAGCAAATTTTACGAGCCTGCAAGAATCCCATAAAAGAATCCTCAACCAAAACCACTTTATCTAGATTATTTTGTGAGGCAATATCAAAGACTGAATCGGACGATTCGTTTTGACCTTCTTCTTTTGGGGCGTCTAGAGTTAGTATTGATTTTCCTATTGAAAAATGACTTTTAAATAATGGAAGCAACATGCATATAATTTAGCATATGTGCAGCCTAAAGTCAAGCTATTTCTTTGTTCTTTCAATGAAATGTTCAGCTAATCCACCTTCGTTTATATACTCTTCCAATTCATCCAAGAGTTTGTTTCTGATATCTCTTATATCGGGCGGAAGATCTTCTTCTTTATTCTTAGAATAGGTAATCGTAGCAGCGATCAAAAGAAGAATAGCTAGAGGATCAAAAACAAAAATCAAGATAACTATAATAATTCTAATGGCTTGCTCTGTGTTAACGTCTAAACCTATCCATTCATCAAGCGCCCCGACAATGTATTTAATTGGTCCAATTTCTGTTTCTAGTGCTCTCAATGCTGCACCGTATTCAAATTTTTCATTCTCTAATTCACCAATCTCATTATAAGCTTCCTCTATATCATTTTGATACTGAGATATTTTTGGATTGTCTATTGTAGTGGGCTTGTCTTGGAACTGTATTGAGTCAATCTGAGATCTAACATCTGAGATTTTTTGAATAGTTTCTTTTTTTACTGTTTCAATTTTTTCTAGAGCAAAATTTCTATCTTTGTTGATCTGTTCTCTCTTGGGTTTTTGTGAATTATTGACTGTATCAAAGTTGTTGGCGCCAAAAAAGCCTGTGCTTTTTTTAGAGGACTCAAGCTCCTGATCTAATGTTTTTATATCTGAATCAAATTTTAATAATAAATCATTCTGGATTTTTAATAAAGAGGTTTCTTCTTCTTTTATTGCTTTGATTCTATCGTCCAATCTTTTTATGATTTGGTCCGAGCTTTCACTTGTAGACTGTGTTTGTTTTTCAAACTGAGAAAGTAGATCTTTTCTTTGGGTGATAAACGTTTGTTTTCTTTCTATTTTACTTTCAATCTGTGCTATCACTGCCTGCTCTTTCTCAATTGAGGCGCCATGCTCTACATGAGACTTAGAAAGGAAGCCAAAGATGCCCATGCTGGTTATAGCGCTTAATACTACGACAGCTAAAAGTAAGTAATACTTAAGGAAACCAAAAGCTTCATGCCAATTCTTATGAAGCCAGACAGCTGCAACAAGTTTTCCTATTTCAAGTACCGCTCCCATTATAACGATAGCTTCCATCGACCCCGGAAACATTGTAGCTAAACCAACTATACTAAAATACGCAGCAACCAACGATATTGATATGCCCGATAAGAATATTATCCCCACCAAAAACATTTTAAATTCCTCCTCTTTTGTTATTATCAAAGAAACAATCAAGGGCGCTCACATTTGTTAGTTCAAATCTGACTATACCAAAATGCTTACCCGTATTTTTTTGAGAAGAGATCTCGTAACCGTAATTACATAAAAACCTTGAGAGCTCTCCAATGTATTTGTATTGCAAGTAAACAATTATCTTTATTGGCGCGCCAAAAACAGTAACGTCTTTAGAGAATAAAGAATTTTCTGCATATTCATAGCAAATGTTCTCAATTGTATCTGTCATTCATAACAGAGTACACAAAATTTTAAAGAAAATCGTCGATTTCTACAGATGGGCGGTTCCAGTAGGGGCAACCTTCGTAATGCATTTCTTCTATAAATTCACCCTCTGAATCATTCGCCTGGAGTGTATCTTTTTGATCTTCAAAGACAGATTTAATAATTTTGCCGTCTTTATTTTTAATCACAAAATAGGTCATAGGTTTTCTATATGGACATATGTATGCGACAATAGGGTTGCCTTCTTTATCTAATAAAGGGCTACCTTTAGATATTTTATATCCATCTTTGCCGCACATTAGGGGGCCGCCAAATGTTCCATCAGAAGGATAGCCTTGCGCTCCTGCGAAGTTACTGCGGGCATCTTCTTCATCAAAGTTATCAATAAATTCTTGTATCTCTGTTAAGTAGTATTCTAGGCCCTCTAACTCTTCATCTGTAATTTCATCCATTCTAACATTACCAGAAGCATGCAGGTCAAATTTCAAAAATAAAAATTCTACTTGTCTTTTTTTGTAATGAGGGAATAATTTTTTGACCGCCAAAGTGTATAATAAATCTTGTAGATTATCTGATAATTCTTTACCTTTAAATACTGCCTTGCTGCTTTTAAAGTCTCTGATTACAGCTAGCTCTTGATCTTTATAGAAGAATAGTTTATCTATGAAGCCTCTTAATCTATAAAGTTTGTCTGCCTCATCTACTGTAATATTGAACTCTTGCTCAGATATAGCTTCGTCAGGCTCACCTCTTGCGCCTCCAAAGAAATCAAAATGCAGACCCGCCAAGGTCATGTCGTTAATTAACTGTAAGTTCTCTTTATCGTTTACGTTTAGTTTTCTAGCGTGATATCCAACTAATCTTCGTATTGGTTCACAAGCAAAAATGTCATCTTTTAATATTAATTCGTCATATATTGGGCGGTGGCGAGGATTGCCTAAAAGTTCAAAGATTAAGTGACAAATCCACCCGCGACTTGCGCCATCGTTGCTCTTATCTGGGACTTTTAAGATATAACTAGCCCAATAACTCCATGAGCAACTTTGAGCTTTTTTAATTCTACTGGCGGATAATGGAGTTAGTTCAGGCATCAAAATACTTTTTTTTGTACAAAGAAGATGGTATCTCTTTTTGGTCAATTAAATCCAAAACTTCTTTTTGGTAATTCGGTTGATCATCTTTGTATGCTCCGGTTTCTAGATATTGCAACCATTCTGGAAATTGTTCTTGTTTCATTTCGCCAAAATCTTTTTCAGTAGGCGGGTGTATTATAATATCATCCTGAGGGAAATAATTCAATAATTTTAAATAAGACTTGAATGAACCTATTCTTCCTCGGTTATGTTTTTGATTGGAATCATTGTTTAATGATAGTACAATTTTAGAACAGCCCGCAGAAACTAAAAAGCATAATAATTTAGACGATAAAGATGTCCCAAAAGTAACTAACACATTTTTAATTCCTTGTTCGTGCAATTGCAGTAAGTCGCCTATACTTTCGACTAATATAACTAAATCTTTATCAGACATAGCTTGTTGAATAATATTGCATGAATCATGTGGCACATAATAAGGATAAATCCAGTTGGATTTTTTACCTATATGTTTCCATTTAGGGCGATTGGGGTTGGATGTAGTCATGTCTCTACCACTAAACCCATAAATTTGACCATCTTCGTTATATATTGGGAAGACGAAACGCTGATACATAGCCCCTTCTGTTGCTAGTCCACCTTTAAAAAACACGAGGGTCTCACTAGAAATACCCCTATTGTTATAAAACTTATAGTGAGGTAGTAATTTGTCTAGCATTGATTCTGGGTATGTTTTTTCCATAGTAAGTTTAGGGCGCTCGATAACTTCTGTTCTGCTGATGGAAAAATCGTAGCCTCCTGTGATTTTTTTAATTTGCTCTTTGTCGTTGGTCTGAAGTGTCGCCTGTATAAGAGATTCAAGAGGTAACGCTTGAGAGTTTTTGACATAATCTAACCAAACGCCAGAATCTTTATAGACTTGTACTGCGGTAGGATTGCTTCCGCCTCGGTATAAGGCGCTGGTTCTCCAATGATTTCCACAATCAGTAAGTTTATAACCAAGATTTGTCAGAATATCTTTTATCTTATCTGATGTCATATATCAATATCTGAGGCTCCTTGACCATTAATAAGCCCAACATCAACTTGAGAGTCTACCATGTCTTGTAGGTCTCCAATCTCAGTAATATTAAAGTTTTCGAAACTTAAATTAATGAAGTTTCTTTTTAAGTCTCCATTTGGCATTCTTACTGGTTGTATAGCTCTATGAACATTGTCGCCTAAATGCCTGTATTTAAAACAAGTTAATCTATGCGTCCCGAACATATTGTCTTCTTCTGCTAATTCATCTGTAGTCTTTTGCCTTAATGAGAGTAAATGCGAGCTGAATTGAGTAATTCTATCTGATAGCGATACGATACTCTCATCTTCAACAATATTGTCTGAGGTTCTATTATTTGTTATTCCAGCCCGATTACTCTGAACGCTGGTCATCATAGAGATCATAGGTTTGTCGTTAAATACTATCTCTCTTTGAATTAGTCTTTTGAATTTGTCAACTGTTTCTCCGACCACTTGATACTCTGCTTTGTTACCCATTTTTTCTGAGCTAGTTTTGATGTAGTCATAACACAGAATCATTTCATTGCCTCGTTGAACTTGACCAAAATAAAAATGTTTGACTAACTGCATGATTCCATCTGAATCCATACCACCAACGTTTTGATAATAAAACTGATAATTTTTTACTATATTCCACACCCTTCGAACTTTATCGACAACTTCTTGCCCTGCATTTCTCCAGCGACCCGTCTCAAGAAGAGAAAGAGGTACGCCTGAGAGAGATGAACATTGCCTCATGATTAATTCTTCCTTACTCATTTCTCCGTTATCTAGATGAAGAACAGGTATGCCTTCAGACGCCGAAACTTTATTGCAAAAATCCATAACAAATTGAGTTTTACCAACACCAGTTCTTGCCACTATAGTAGTTATATTTCCTGGGCGCAAAAGAGAACCGTAGAGCTCATGTAATCTTGGATGCGGTCCGACGGGGCCAAAGTTATCTTGAGGGTTGTTGCCTCGAAGCTCAATGATTTCTTCCATATCCGAATAGATATTTTGAGGAAAGTTTTCTCCGTTTTCATAAAGATCAATATTTGCTGAATAAATTTTATCGCATGACTCAATGATTTCATTTAAACTTTTTGAAGGATCAATGTTTTTCATTGCATTCTGCATTTCTTGACCTGTTTTAGATAAAGATCTACGAGCTGAGAGTTTGCAAAGCTCTTTAGCGCACTCGATTACAGATTCTTTCGATGACTTTTTTAGCTTTAAAGCTCTTAAATAGTCAGCTACATTGATATTGTCTTCAAAAGAAATGCCCGAAAGTTTAATTCGTTCAGAAAGTATAATCTCATCTATGTGATTTCCCGCTTCGTAATCAGACTTTATAAAGCTGTAGATAATTTGATGAGGTTCAAAGAAAAAATCTTTAGAGCCAACAAACATTGCTATCTCTACATATTTATCTGGGTAATTTAATAAACCAGCAAGAAGCTGTTTCTCTACTTCAGGAGAATATATCATTGAGCTATGTTATCAGAAAGAAGCGAATCAGTCAAGACCTTTATTGTCGGGGTCATCATTTTCTGCCCCATACATACTTTCAGCCTCTTCTAACGTAATTAAATATTTTTCCAAAGCTTTGCGCAATCCCATCTCAATAATTTGATTTTGACTGCGAGTATAAACCATAGGCTTGCCCTCTTGGTCTACATAAGCCAAGATGAATCCTTTGCTGTGATCTGCGTCACCCGTAAACTCAAAGAGTTTTTCAAGCATAGATTCCGGTATGGAAAAAACATTTAAATTTTCTGGATCAATATTATTGCTCACTATTTTATATTACACATATGTTAGAGTATAACGCCAAAAGATTTAAATAAATCAACTGACAATTCATCATTAGGATAAATTTCGACTAATTTTATTTTGTTCAATTCGCAAAATTTTTGTTTATCATTGTCCCTTCTTATTTGACTAAGAAATGTGGACTTTGATTTTCCATGAAAGAAGGGGGTGTACTTTAGATGTTGACCTCCCTGAACCTCAACGGCGATATTTTTATTAGAATTATAGAAATCAAAGCGCATTCTTGTACCTGGAATTGGGAACTCTTCGAACACGATATCTACGTCCCAGTAGCTTTTTAAAAACTGTTTTGTGGAGAATTGTAATTTGCTGAGACTTTGCCCATCCCACTTTATTAGGTAGTTTTTAGGTTTTTTTACTCTTTTTGAAGATCCGGTTAGTGTTTTAAATACCATTAATTATGTTCTTTATAAATAAGCTCCTTAAAATGATTAATCAAAAATGAAGTTAAATCTGGATTGTTTTCAAGTAATGAATTTAGCTTAGGTTCACCTTGAACTTTCTCTGGAAAATCTAGTTTGTTGGCTTTTACGAGCTCTAAAAAGTCTGGCTCTGCAGATATCCACGCGCCTTTTTTATTAACATAACCCCAAAGGTACAGCATGTCAATTACTTCTTTTTCAACCCAGATAGATGTCCCTTTAGTTCTTCCGTATTTAATTGGATACTCTAATGTATAGTTAGTCTTTTCATTCGGAGACTTTTTAACAGTAATTTTAGCTATATGGCCAAGAATTTTATTCTTCTGCTGATCAATTGGTTGAGTTGGGTTCTCTAAGATCAAATCTTTTTTAAATCTAGGCTCAAATTCTAGAATATAATTAGCGAAATGAAGAAGAGCGTTGCCTCCTGTTGCTGTTGTTTGTCTGATCGGAGCTTTACTATAAGGGTCAAGCTTAATATCAGCCCGAACTTGAGATATAAAAATAGCCATATGGCCACGCTTAGCTAAAGCAATACTCATCTTTTGCATAAACTTGGCGCCAAGAAGTGCACCTCCAGCTACTTTGTGGGAATCTTCAAAACCTTTGCTTAAATCATCCTTCATGATTAATCCATCTAGCGAGTCTAGTACGAAGCAATATTTTGTTCTTTCGGGATTTTTAGCAACAAGAACTCTCATTAAATCAAGCACGGTTTCGTAAATGTTGCAGTCAAATATAAAGCATTTTCCTTTGTCCCATTCATCTTCTTCGTATGTAAAATCAATACCGCATCTTTCCCGCATCTCTTTTGATAAACGACCTTCTGCTTTAATATAAACTCCCTTCGCATTATCCATTTTTAAAAAGTTTTTCATAACTTCAAGAGCTTCAGAACTTTTTCCGCCTTCATTCATGCCTGTAAATCTATGAAGTCCGGGGCCTAGTCCACCATCCAGATCAAAGTCAACTTTTAAGCTTCCGCAAGAAACTTTATAATCAATCTCATCTTCAAAATTATAATGATGATCTTCGTTTTGCTTAAGAAAGCTTTTAAGTGAATCTTTAGATTCTATTTCTGCTGTTTTACTCATGATAAAAATTCTCTAAGGTTTTTGGGTTTAACTTGTTTTGTATAATCATCTCCTGCTTTTTCTCCTAATTCAAGTTTTTTTTGTTGAGGTATATTGTATTTGTATCTTTTATACTTTTTTTTAAGCTCGTTTGCAAAGTAACCAGAGCGAAGAACAATAATACTATCAAATTTTTCAGAGAAAGTCAAGCCTTTCCAAAAATTTTCTTCAGGGTATTTCTCTAAAAGAATATTTAAAGACTTAATTTCTCTACCCCAAAAATTACGTTTTTGTTTGTCTGGTACGACAACTAGATTTTCAATTATTTTTTTCTTTTGATTGTGGAGCACGAAATAAGTATATCACAATGCAAATAAATTGTCAAGAATTACCTTCTTTTACTTGGTATCGCATAAAACCCAATGACCATAAAGCAAAGATCCATAAATGACGATAGCATTAATCCGCCTGTCATTTGAACCACATCCCATTCTTTAGCCCCAAAGAGGTAACTAAAAAAACCCCATCTGGCGTTTTCTCCTTTCGGTACGATAATGTCATAAGTGATCTCGGGATTGTGCGCATAATACACCATGAGGTAGCACATTGTAAATGTAATACTCATAAACAGTACTCGCCGAGTTACCTTTACAAAAGAGTCACTAGCCTGCTCGGATTGATTAGAGATTAAGGCCTGAAGCATCTCATTGTCCCGAGCTGCCAATAAAATTTGATTATGGCGACGCTGTTCAAGCCAAGCGTTAATAAGATTACAGGCCAGTTTGATTCCTGCACCTATAATCGTATTGAGAATCGGGCCCATTAATCGGGTATTTTATCGTAATCAGCTTTACTACAAAACTTAGTGAGTTTCATTCCGTCATCATCAACCGCTCTTAGAGCATAACGAATTGAAATTTTACCTGTTTTTGTTGTGCGCTCCATTGATTGTTTTGTAACTTTAGATTCATCAATCTGAACCTTTTCCTTCTTTTTTACATTGTAAAATTCAATCATGATAAGTTCGGGGTTTAATATCCATCAGAATCTTTGCAGTTCTGCATTTGATTATAAATCCACTCATATGTTTTTTCAAGTCCATCTTCAAGGGTGATGGATGGCGCCCAACCTAATACTTCTTTAATCATAGTATTATCGCTGTTACGACCACGAACTCCCTGAGGAGCATCCAAATTGTAGTTTCTTTTTAATTTAATACCGCCGATATTTTCTACAATATCAACAAGCTGATTGATAGAAACCATGCGATCACTACCAAGATTAAGTGGGCGAGAATCACCTTTTTCCCACATTAAATCCATGCCGGTCAAACAGTCATCAATAAACATAAATGAACGAGTTTGTTCGCCGTCTCCCCAAATTTCAATTTCGTGCTTGCCGCTCATTTTAGCCTCGATAACTTTACGGCAAATTGCAGCAGGTGCTTTTTCACGACCACCACGCCATGTTCCAAAGGGGCCATAGACATTGTGGTAACGGCAGGTGCGCGAATCAATATCAAAATCTTTTCCGTAGTAATAAGTAATTAATTCGCTAAACAATTTTTCCCACCCATATCCATCATCTGGATTCGCTGGAAATACATCAGATTCTTTAAGCGCCTGAGATGATTCGTCTTTGATTTCAGACTGAATTGCAGCTGGGTAAACACAGGCAGTAGAACTGTAAAGAACTTCTTTAACGCCATTGTCTCTTGCTGCCATCATCATATGAGTCTGGATCAAAACATTCTCCATGCAGAGGGCTTGGTTGTTTTCGACAAAACCCATACCACCCATATTACAAGCAAGATTATAGATGCGATCAACACCGACGCTTAAATTGTAGCAATGATCTTTTTCTTGTAGATTACAGTTAGCGTGGTTTTCGGCGTTATCAAAAGTCTGATACCACATATCTGCAGGCTTAATGTCGGCGGCAATAACTTCATGCCCTTGCGCCAATAAATCTTTAACTAAATAACCGGCGATGAAGCCGCCTGCTCCTCCAACTAATACTTTCATTTTTTTGTTAATAGATATTGATATTTAAAGGTTTCAAAATTAGCAATTTCTTCAAAATGATCTTCAAGAAATGTATCTACCGCCGGAATAATACCAAAATCCAGTAATCTTACTTGTGCGTCATCATCTTGATATGCGTTTCCACATAAAAACCCTCCAGCTTTCAATTTGAGCCACCAGTTTTCAAGGTCTTGCTGGGCAAAAGAATAAGAGTGGTTAGCGTCTAAATATATCCAATCTAATGAGTTGTCTTCAATATCATCAAGTGCATCGATGGAATATTTGCTGATTATATTCACACGAGAATCAGCCGAGAATCTATCGGCCACATCTTGCTTGATGCTATCCATATCTTCTTGCGGAATAGCATGCCATCTGGCTGGAACGTCCATGATACTGATCCATGGATCAACTAAATGAAGTTCTGAGGGCTCCATTTTTAGTATAAATTCAGAAAAATCTCCTTTAAAAACACCGATTTCAGCACATTTATCTTCTGGTTTGATCTTTTCAAGTAAAGATAGTCGTGAATCATCTAGTTCAAACTCGTAAGGAAGTGGGAATTCAGTGGTCATAAATTTTAAAATTGATAATTATATTTTTTAATATCTTCTTGGTATATATTATACACTTGGTTCTTTGTTTCTTCTATGTATAATTGTCTGTAATTTGAGTTATTTGTTGAGTTGGTTTTGCGAAGGGGCTTGGGGGAAAGTTTTAAATGAGATAAGATCGCAGCATAATCTTGTTGAATATTTTCAAAGCGACCAATGAAATCAATTGGCTGATCAATAAAATAATAAAACGGTTGAAAGTGAATGCCAGATTCAAAAGAACCTTCCTCCCTCTTCATTAACTTCATAAAATCAGGTATGTGATGCACAAATTCACCAAACTCCATTTCGTTAGCGGCATCAGATATTATGCTGTTTCTTTTATACCAACGATGCCCTGGTTTCAGTTTGCGAAAATATTTATACGCCGAAACTACCCGATCATATGGATTGCGAATAAAAGTAAATGAAAAATAATCAGAATGTTTGGAGTGATATGACATTGGGGCATGCCCCGAAAACCCCATAGATTTTAATTCTAACTGTTGGTTTATTGAACTGCCCGCACATTTTGGAATATGCACGAAAATGCAAGGCAGAGAGTGGGAAATCACTTCTTTTGAAATACAAACTGATCTTTGATTAGCTCCGAATAAGAGATTTCAGACTCTTTTTCTTCTCGAAACTCATCAACAGCTTGGACAATTCCGAATTGTAGTTGCTCAACTTGGTATTTGCCGTCGATATAATCATCGCCACATAAATAACCCCCGCTTTTAAGTTTTGGCCACCAGCCGTTCAGGTCTTCTTTTACGAACTCATAGCTATGATTTCCGTCTATATATATCCAATCAACCGAACCGTCTTGAATGTCAGACATTGCATCAGCAGAAAATTTACGAAGCAATTCAACTTTCTTGTTGAAGAAAAACCGGCGGCGGACTTTGTTGTAGATATCATCAAGCTTTTTCTGGTCAGTATTATGAAGCCTGCCTTCAACATCATTGATTGATTGCCAAGGATCGATTAAATAAAGTCTAGAAATTGGTAACTGAGCTATCTGGCGAGATAAATCACCTTGCCAGACGCCAACTTCAACGCAAACATCGCCATCTTTTATAAATTGTAAAGTCTCTTTGTTACCTAAGCTCATAATTAATCCTTATATATCATTGTTTTATTGCAGCGAGGAAGGTCTGGTATTTTAAAATTATCCTCATTCATATGGTACACTAAATTAGACGTCAATTTTCCTTGGTCAAGCGACTCAGCAATATTAATGTAGTTTTGTTGAACTGAATATAAATCTTTGATTGGTTTGAAATTCATAATCGTATATAACTCTAATAAAGGATAATGTTCTGGAAGTCTATTATTTAAATATAAAAATTCAATTATTTCTTTTTTTATCCACTGCGGCTGGAATATCTGATGATGGTTTCTTTTTTTGACTAATTCATATGCTCCAAAATTATGTTTTGTTTTTAGAAAGCTTTTATGAGCGTCTGCGTTTTTAGTAAACATAAATCCACCGATATCTTCTGAATCAAATTTGTATAAATATTCGATCATCTGTTTGTTCTTGAAGTCTAAGATGTATTTGTCATCTTGCGCCCACCATACAAATTCATTTTTATCAACAACCGAAAGAAGAGTTCTTATGGTGGGTTTTACCGCACTATCTGTCTTGAGAAGCTTGATTTTATCGGCGCCATATTGCTCAATTAAGTGTTCGGGCTGGACATTGTTCCAGGGAATATAAAAAACGAAAGGATTATCTGGCCAGCATTTAAAATATGTATACAAAACATACTCCATAATCGGCATGTTCCGATCAAAAGTGAAACAGAGAGCTTTCATTAAAACTCAGGCAGATAATAATCAGGAAACCAATTATTCTTGCACCCATTAACTCGATACATTTCGAGGTCAGGATTAATTATCTTTGCCCAACTAGAAAAGGCAGAGTGAGATTTTATAACGCACTGACACTTTGATAAAAGCAGCATTTCCAAGATAGAATTTTTGGTAATAGAAAGTTTGTCGGGATTAGAAGCTAACGTCTTATGGAAATGTGGAGATAAGTCGGTTGACAAAACTGTAAAACCTAAGTCTTTAAGGAAACTTATAATGCTTTGCTTGCTATCTGCGTCATCTGATATTACAAAAACTGAATCAAAGCAACGATTACCCAAAAAAGATTTTAATTTTAGTAAAAAAGCATTTAAGTTAATGATTTTGCAGTCTTTATTGTTGGCTAATTTATCCGTGCCTCGAAAATGAATGCCTAAACATTTTTCGGGCATAAAGTCTGTGTCAAGTTTATCTGTAATGCTTGAGCAGAACTCAAAATACTCATTGAAATAAAAGTTTGCTTCTTTAAAATCAGTATACTGGTGCCTTTCTATACTTAGTAGATCTACTTTTGCATCTGAATTTGTTGTTTGTTTTTTTGGCTTGATGATATATGGAATAATTCTGTCTTGATCCGAAGGATTGCCGTGGTTTACATTCCTGATATCCCAATCGGGGTATATGTTATTTTTATATAAATAAGGCAATCTTGCGTTAATCCAATTTAAAGATGAGCCGAACAACCCCTCGTTGCTTTCGTTGAAGATTTTCATTTATTTATATTAAACTTCAGTACAGGTTTATCTTCCCATGGATTTATTTGCACTGGTAGAATGCCACATCTTTCTAAATATTTACCAATAGCTAAGTCTTCAAAAATATCCTGCTCTCTGATTTGAGAAGCATCGTAAATATTTGCGAAAAAATTAATTGATTTAGAGCTAAGAAAATAAGTCGAACCACCATCTGCATAAGGTGTAAAAGCGCCGTCATAAGGCTTTTCGTACCAAGGCGAGTTTTTTGCTACTCTTCCTATGTGCCAATTTGGGTTGCCTCTTTTTTTAAAAACTTTCAAGCCACAGTAATCAAAGCCAGTTAAGGATTCAATAAGAGCTTTTTCTCGAGCTTGATTCCAGCGCATAAAATCAACATCATCATCTATCTTCCAAAAATAATCGTATTGATCTGCGTAATTGTTGGCGGCCAAATATTTATATATAGCAAACATTTTTTCTGGCAGATCTTCGTATAAGTCGCGGCACTTTAATTGAATTACATTTTCTTCTAGTTGTTTTTCTTCTTCGCCACCGACAAAAATTAAATAATCACCAAGATTCCATTTATCAACGCGAGCTTTTATATCTTCAATCCTGTGGATATATTTATGGCAGCATACAAAAACTTTAAATATTTTCATCATCAAAAATCATAGTTAAAAAAATCAATATCATCTGAAAATAAATCGCCAATAATATCCCTGGTTTCTTTGTCGTAGTAATGCCGGTAATCGAGATGATTCGAAGTATTTAAAGTGCTAACAGGTTGATAACTAAAATTGTTTCGCTCGCAAAACTCACTTAGCTCATTTGTTATATTTTCAATTTTTAAGATATTCGATTTGGGCGTGTTGAGTTCTGGGCTAATATTATTGCCAATGCAAGATTTTAAAGTAGCGAGAGGCATGCCTTGCTCTGGGTCGTAAAGTTCTGATAGGAAAAAATCTTTTGTAAAATTGTTTATTTCAATCCCCTTGAATTTGGCCCTCCAAAAAATAAAAGAAATAATTCGAGACCACGGGTTTCTGGTAGATGAAAATATTGTGCATTTTTTTACAAGGTCAAAGCTATATTCTTCTATATAGCTTGATATACCTGAGTGGTATAGTTTACCAAAGATTTTATCATTTTTGTAATGAAACTCATATTCTTCTCTCGTAAAAAAACTTTTTTCAATAGAAGTTCCTCCGCATTTTTGGTTATGGATAAAGATTATATTTCTGTCAAAAGATATCATACTAACCAATGATTAAATTGTTTCATTTTATCTATCTTTCCTTGTATAGAGTCTATACTATTATAGTGAACGATAGATGGATTTAATCTTTTATGCCATTTATACCAGCGATAGCCATTAGGAAAATTATCTCGATCAAGCTTATGAACTTTTAAATCAGAATATTTATCTGATTGTAATTTAGCGTGAATGTAATTTTGATCACTTTGCTCACCGTCTAATACGAGTTTCTCGCTCGTATCAAAAAGATCTATCGTTAAATCAGAAGGTTTCACCATATAAAAACCTGTACAAAGTCTACCGAAATCATTCTGCCCGACAATATCAAAATCATTAAGTAGCTTATACATATACTTTATCGGATCTTTCAAGTAAAAGATATCTAAATCTGTGCAAAAAACAGTATAACCTTGTTTTAATAATTGATGGGTAAAGTCCAATTTTTTATATACAGTATCGAGGAAACCTTGGCTTTGCCAGTCGCCAGATTTTGCGTCAACATTTATGACCTCAACCTTAGAAATAATTGAATCAAAAGATGATATATTAGCGCAAAAATTATCATGAATAGGCTTGTATTTATCGTCGCCCGAACTAATTACAGAAATTAATTTTAAATTATTCATAGGTAATATAGTCTTTGTAGACTGGATAGCCTTCATTGAAGTTTTTTGATTTTTTTTTGCCTTGAATATCAAGGCCTAATTCAATCCTATCCTTGACGATATCAATGTTTTGTAATAATTCGTCAACCCATTCTTCTCCGTTATGAGCAAAGCTTTGTAGTTTAACGATTAAATCTTCAGGCTTCATAAACCAAGATGCATGCCAGCCAGATAATTCTTGCCGCCTAATTGGTTTAGGGAATTTAGGGTGGTCCCAACGCCAGCCACATTGCATACCCTTCCATCGGTTCATTCTTTTTTTAATCTCGCGCCAATAAGAGAATATGATACTATAATGATCCCATGCACCAAGATAACAATCCCACGATACATTAAACCAATGAGGGCAAACTAAAAGTGGGGTATCTTGGGGCAACTCTTCTTTGTAATTTAAGATTAATTTAGGGTCTATAATTTCATCCAAATCACAGAACGATACAATATCTCCATCATCTAAATTAAGAGAAGACACGCCTTTAGTTAAGACCTCATACCTTTGAGCGTATTCTCTTTTCCAGTTGTCTTTGCCCCGAGTATTACTTTTTATGTGAACTATCTTATTAGAAAATTTAGAAAATCTTTCCTTGTTTTCTTCAAAGTAAAATAGCTTCTTGTTACCGCTAAAAGTCCATGAGTTTTCATATATAACAAACTTATCTACATGATCGTTTAATTCATGTAGCCTGAAATTAAGTATATCAAGCTCATTATTAAACATGAAGGCATCTATTATCTTGGGCTTCATGACCATTTTTTTTCAAAGTAACCTTTACCTATTGAGCGCGTCTCATCTCTATTCACAGTCTCATGATCCAAGTGATAACCAATGCAATTTTGATTAAATATAATATCATGCCCATCTAGCTGAGCTCTTCTGGCAAAGTCAAAATCTTCGCCGCCCCAACCCTTAAATCCTTCGTCAAGTCCATCAAGTTTTTTGAAGACATTAGCGGGGCAAGACCAGTTTCCTCCATACATATATCGCGGCGGTATTTTTTTGCCATGATTTAATTTAGGTTTTTTGATGCCTGAAATATAATCTTTTCTTCTATCTTCTGTAGCTATTAAATCTATCGACCAAAAATCATATTTTATCTTATGTTTGGTTATGATATGCACATAATCAATAGGTATTGATGGATAAATTCCAGCAACTAAATTATTGCCGCATAATAAATGCTCTTCAATTCTTTTGGGATGAGATATGATATCCGCATTGCCAAAAATAAATCTATCTCCAGATGCTAATTCTGCACCCCTATTCCATATATACGCAAGTCTATAACCTTCGTTTGGGCGGCTAAAATATTTAATACCTTCCTTGTTTAAATATTCTACTGTACCATCTGTTGATCCGTCATCAGCTATAACAATTTCAAAATTCTTTTCTGTTTGGTGTTTTAAGCTTTCAATGCTTAACTCAAGCGAGGATAAGTTATTATAAGAAGATAATATTATGGAGGCTTTAGGCATAACTAATGCTTCCTCCTGTTTTGTTTTTATTCCATTTTTTTAAATTATATTGCTCGCCCCATTTTCTGCCAGCATCTTGAAATACACCGTTAAAATTAATTCGATTAACATTTTTTAAGTGATTAGGATCTTTAGCTCTCGTTTGTTTATGGTAATTAATTAGTAACTGCTCCGGATCAATAGATTCTTCTGAAGCTACAAAAGGTTCATATACATTTTCAACAAAGAACTCTTTACGCCACATAGTTGGGTTAAACGAAAATTCAAAAAAGTGATGAAAATGAAAGCCAATATATTCATAATCGCTATCTATTAATTCTCGCATGTTAAATGGAATAAGTAAATCCCAGTCATCCTCCAGCCACATTACATATCCATCAAGATCAACTAGATCATCGTATGCAGCAGTTATAACATGCTTTGCTGCTGAGTAAAAGCATGCCTTACTTGACATATGTATATCGTGACCATGGTAGCTATAATTAAACGTTTTAAGATTATTTAATGATGCTTCTCTTTTATTAAATGGAGAATCTAAATTAACAATCCACTTGTGATCAATCTCCTGTTTTTCAAGCATATTAAAAAATGGCCGCAAGGTCTGATTGTGTAAATCAGGTCTATCAATTGCCGTGGTTAATATAATTAAATCGTACATAGAAAAATGTTTTAGTCTCTTTGTGTAGACTCTATTACTTCTAGCCACTTTTTGTTTATAGCATCTATCGAAAAATTTAGTATACTAAAATTGAAAGCGTTTTCTATAATTTCTTCAACTGCTTTGGGGTTACTGTTTGCCCAATTAATTTTATCAACAAGATCAGATAGATCTTTTTTAATCGGTATGTAGTGCTCCATGGGAACCAAATCTTTTTCATAGTATGCTTTGTGAAAGCGTTCTTGTAAAAAAGTTAAACGACGTGATTGAAGGAAATATTTAACTCTTGGACTCCAACCAGAGGCTTGTAGGTCAATAAAATAAGAGTAACCAGCAACAGCATCTTCCAGGGATATGAAATTAGTATCATTTTTATTGGGTTTCGAGAATTGAGCATCAATTAAGTCTGGATACTTTTTACTAAGATTAACTAATGGACCACGAAGCTTTGGGTAATTTGTTCCACGCCAAAACATTTTTGAAGAAGCTGGTTTTGATTCTCCAGCGGTGCGAATTTTACTAAAGTATTGATCATATTTCATGCCGCACCAATCCCAGAAGGTAAAATCGGGACAGCAAGTAAATTCGGGATGACGTTTTAAGTTATTAGGGCATTGAGGCTCAGACTTATCTATGTAAGATTGAAACAGTATAGGTTCTTTTGATTGGTTTATTATTTCAACCTTAGGTGGTACATCGATAAAATATATTTTAAGCGGTTTGAAGTCTGGCAAAGAAAGGCTATTGTCCGCTCTTTCTATTTGTTTTATAAAACTTGTAGCTTTAAGATTTGCAGCGCCAAACTTCCATGGAGAGTGGTCATAGTAATGATTAATTAATTTACCATTACGTTTTTCTATTACTACTCGGCCAAACCTGAACCTGTCTTCCTCGAAGTTTAGGTCAAATAAATTAGGTTCACCTATTATTCTGTATGGAGTAAAAGAACTCATTGGAAGTAAGTGTCAGGGTTAGCTTCCAGGAATGGCGATATGTCCGACTTGTGGCTTGCGCAAGTAAAATGAGCAAACATAGGCAAGAAGTCTACCAGGTTCGGGTTAGCGTGAATGCTTGGGGGTAAGATTTTAAAATTTAAATTTGACTCAAGTAGCTTGTATGTCATTAAACCTTGATCTGCAACAGATTTAATTGATGTGTCCGGAGGGATGACATATTTCATGAATTTGCTTAAGAACTTTTTGTCGTACCCGCAGAGTCCACCATTAAACAAAAAGGGGTATTTTTTTAATTTTGAAATCATGCTTTGGTCTCTTCGTTCTTTGGCAATCTTTAAAATAACCCCGGTATACGCCCTGATTAAATGTTTATCGCATTGTGATATGATAAGATTGTTTTTGATGTTTTTAAATATATTTGGGCATTTTTTGTGAATTAAAATGTCTAGGTCCAGAACTAAGGCTTTATCGTATTGGGATTCATAGAAGTCATGCATTACCGAAAATTTATACCAACACCTATCTAAAACTTTTTTGAATCTAAAAGTGTCCCAGTAATCTCTGTGAGTAAGCGGCTCGTATTTAATATTTAAATGTTCAAGTTTTTTTTGATTTTTTTCTAGCAGCTTCTGGTCGGGTAGATGCTTGAACACAACTTGCGCACCAATAGATTCTGCGTAAGTCAATACAGAAGGTATGGTGTGTAAGAAATAGTTTGGGAAATGATCATATATTCCCATGAGATATATAACCTTCATGGTGTTTTTTGCGTTAATTATCCACTCTTTTCTTTTATTTGAGAATACTTGTTTTCATAGAAATCACTAATGCTTTCATCTATATCTGAGGGTCTAGCTAATGGATTTCTATACATAGAAACTTCTCGAATTAACATTTCAGAAATATGGAGCGATAAAAGAAAAGGTGAGTTTTCTTTATAAAGCCTTTGAAATTTTGGGTTTCCATTATTGATTAATATTGTAAAGTCAGAGATATCATCCACCTTGGACATTAACTTTTTTTGCTCTTCTCCGAAATCAATAATTTTATATCTTAATCTTTTGGATTGTTTGAGCTTTTGGTTTTTAAATTTATTCCAAAGAGGCGGAATGTTATTTTCAGGCTTGGGCTCCTCTTCCTCTTCTTCTTCTGGTTCAGGTTCTTCTGGTTCTGGCTCAAAAGTCCATTCTTTGTCGATAGTGAATTCAGCAAATTTTTCTAATTCTTTTCGTTCTTCTTCTTCCTGAATTTCTTCTTCTGTTAAGTCTTCGTCGTCTTCTTCTTCCTCTTCGTCATCCCAAAGATCAGAAAAATCTTCATCTTCAAAATATTCCGCCAGCATGCTTGAAACTTCGTTAGCTAAAGAATCAAGAATATTCATTTTTTCTTCTTGATTCAACTTGATATATTCAACGACCCATTCAATTATCACTTTATAAACACGATTGTAAAAAGGTATCGTTACTGGATGATCATTGCGTAAACCATGATGAGATAAATCTTTTGCGGGCATTCCAGTGTTGTCCATGATTTCGGATAACTCATCGCAAGAAATAAACCCAATTAACTGATTGAATACATTGTGAATTTTATCTCTATTCTCTATCTCTTCTCCATTTTTATGCTCCAGCCAACTGAGTGTAGATTCAATCATATCTTGATCTGATAAATGAAAAGGGCAAATCTTAACTTTTGAAATAATATCGATATTTTTGAGTGGATGATTTTTAATCAAAGCTCGGTTGTAAATTAATGAAAGCCTAAACTCAATGTTTCCTGTTTTTGTTTCGCCATAATAGTCATAATCAAAAGAGCGACGGATAATGGGAATGTTTGAGCCAGGAAGTTTATATGAAAAATCCAAACTTTTGCCATTAAGATAAATGTTGAACTTTTTTCCTTCTTTTTCTAGTTGAGGTAACAAGAAACCAAAAAATGCGCAAAGCTCTCCACTGATTGCCCCCGATGGCCAGCCATCTTTTTGAATGTTTTCTTTAAGGGTGACTATTGTGATTTTAGTGCCAGATCGAGTTTCTATAGAGCAGTCTTCTGGCGAAATCTCTGTTAAGGAAGGGGAGTATTCATTTAAAAACTCAGTCCCAGAAGGTTTATATTCAACCAAGAAACACTTTCCGTGTTTGTTTTTTGTTTCAATAGTCCAATGTATATCTGTTTCATGCGAAAGTTTATCGTTGGCTAATTTGCCGCCGATCCCCATTTGGCCAAGCTTGACTCCTTTTCCGCCAGTTAAATCATAAGAGTTACCGAAAACAAAATATTTTTCAAATCCAGTCATGCCGTTTTCATCTTCAAAATGATCAAACCCTTGGCCGTCATCGATGATAGTGGCGCTTGATTGATCAAAATCTATTTTGCAAAAAGTCGCAAAGTTTTGAATTGAATTTTTAACAAGCTCAGTAAATGCCTGAGGTATGTTTACTGTGGATTGAAGTAAGCGGCTTAGGTTTGCGCCTGTTTTTATTTGTATATTTTTCATGGTAGTTATTGTTACACGATATAGTCCCAGTCGAAAGAATTTAAAACCTCCAAATTTTCTTTTTGAGAAATATCTTGCTTGTTAGGAAGATCTATAAAACCATCATAATCTATGATATTATGATATTTAAAATGCAAATTAAATTCTGATAGGTTGAATTTTTTATTAGACCAATGTTCTATTGATTTTTTACATAAATCATTTAATTTGAAGTGCAAAAACCCTAAATCATCAAAGTTCATTTTAATGATTTTACATTTATTTTTTTTAATGAATTTAGGGTGGTGTAAACTAATATTATTAATAAATTTATTGCAAGATGTTTTATATATGTATTTATTTAAAACATCAATCAGAGGTTCTAAGCATTGTGTTTTCTTAAGATTTGGCGTATTTAAATTTAGAAAGCAGGATTCGAGAGCTATCCATTTCATAATGCAAAAGTCATAAGCATTAAACTCTTCAAGGACATCTTTTAATGATTTAAAGTTTTTTGAATATAGATATTCGTCTAGATCTATAGTTGAGGCCCAGTCAAATTGATCGCAAAAAGTGTTTTTAAAATGAAATAACCCACTCATTTGATTGTAAATCCAGGGATCGTGTATTTTGGTATTACAATGCGAAGATAGTTTTGGGTTATGCCTGAGAAAAGTTACTTCGGATTGATATTTCTCTTTGATTTTTAAATAAAAAGCACAAACGTCTTCTTCTTTTATGTATTCTAAATCTGGTAGATTGATTTGTCTTTTGGTATCTTCATCTGATTTTATAAGATTGTAATCGCTTGATTCATATAAAAATATTTTATCAACGCCAAACTTTAAGTGGTGTTGTATCCATTCTTCTATATGGTATATCGATTTTCTAAAAAAAAATGTGGAAGCTATTGCAGTTTTCATTTTGAATACAAAAGCTCAGTTCTATTTTGTTTTACAAATTTAGCCTTATCCTTCATAAATAACTCTATATCTTTTTTGTTTTGCTTAAAGTCTTTTGTTTTTACTGGATTGATGGCGATACAGAAATATTTAATTGTATACTTGAAAAAATCGATAGACTCTAAAACTTCAAGAGCAATATCAGGATCAAGTATGGATAAAAAATCGATAGATGTTGGAGAATTAGATAAAGATTTGTAAACTTTATGCCCCAAATATTTCTCGCCCACAAATGTATTTGAGTCTTTTTTGCTTTTATAAGGGCTAATTTCTACACATATTAAATCTTTTGCAAAGTTTGTTTCGCGCAAAAACCAGCGATCACTTAACCATTTACTTGTTGAATTGACTACTTCACCGCTATCAAGCTTTACTAAATTGATGATATGCTTATTAGAGCCTTCAAGGTGTGATATTAAATTTTCCATTTTCGAGCCTTAATGAATGAGTCTTTTTTGTATTCCGCTTCTTTTTTTGTGTTTGGATGCCAGACATATGTTTCGTCTTCTATTGGACCGCGTTTAACTAGCGGCTTACTTAGTGCTAATAAGGAGAGCTCTTGATAATTATAGTCTTGATCGGCGGCATTATCGATAGTTAATTCATCGCCAATCTTATGAGGTTGAGATGCCGGCTGATTATGCAATAGAAATTGATTAAAATTTTTCTGATCTGAACCTTTAATCTCGCGAGTATTCAAAAATTTATCCAAATAATTGATTGTATTCTGGTTGCTTCTAAAAAATACCCAACCCATGCAGCAGGTAAAACCGAAAGCTTCACGAACTTCTGGCGGAAATGCTCCGCTATGACGAACGGTTGAAACGATAATATCCTGATTGTTGGATTCTATCAATTCAGGTATTGGGTTTTTTAGCCAAAGAGCATCGGTATCTGAATGAATAATATCAATACCATCCTCTAAATACTTTTTGAATATAAAAGTTCGACGCATTGTATGTTTACATCCAGAGATCCAGTCATCATTAAATTCATCTAGTACTCTTGAATTACAGTCATGAGATTTTAAATATTCATCGGACTCAAGATCTAGACATAATACCTCATAGTTATCTATAGCTAGAGCTTCAAGATGTTTTACCCAGTTAAGGGCTATTTCTCGATAAGGATAATTGCAAAATGATATAATTTTGAGGTTCATATTACCAATTTGGCTTGTCTAGGAATTCAACGTTAGTATAACCAAGGGGCTTGAATGAACCATCATATATAGATGTATTCTTCCAGTAAGTATTTCTATAGAATTTTACATTGTTCCCGCATAAAGCGCCTACGATTGCAGCATGAAGTCTATTTGTGTGAATTGTTTTGTATTGACTTACGTGCTCAAACATTCTTTGGTTGCTGTAATTAACCCCATCCCTTTCAAAAATATTCCAATAGCTTGGTTTTACCTGTAGCTCAATTGAAAGATCTATATTTCGTCCTGGGCAATTTTTAGCCCAAATTTTTCTACCTTCTCCGTCTGTTCTCATCATGTAACCTACATCAATATGTGAAGCATTTTTATATTGGTCAATATCGGTTATGCTAAAAGCTAAATCATGAGCATAATGAATATTAGATTTATGTGAAAAAAATGATAACGCTTCTGATGACTTTAACTCTCTAGCTATAAGAGTTACATTACCTCCTAGTGAACTTAATGTTTTTTTTAGTTCGTCTTGATTATTGCCTATAAGGGCATAAGAATGAGGCAAGACGACAATTTCGTTATCTTTATGATTCTTTTTTAAGAAATTAATCCCCGTAGACCACATTCCATTCATGCTTCCACCGCCGCCAAAAAATAAAAGTTTGTTTTTATATCTCTTGTCTTTAGATAATTTATATTTTAAACCTAATTTATCGAATAACTGTAAAGTAGCAAAAGCAATAACACTGTCTCCTCCGTTGCCTTGATTTGGAACGTATGTAATTTCTCTATCTTTATATTTATATAAAAAGTCAACTATATTTATATATTTCATTTTTTGTAGTTAAATAATTCAAAATCTTTTTTGTAATAATTATGAACTTTACTTTTTAGCTCATCTGTCCATATAGCGTCTTCTTTAAATGTTTTTGAGTTGTATGCGTGGGGTAGTTTTAAGGTATCGAGATGTATGCTTCTGCAGACTTGATTAAAGTCTTCGTTTAGATTCTCGAAGCTCCCGATAAAATCGCAGGTAAATTTAGGGTTTATCTTGTCAGTAAAATAATGCCCGCCATTTAATTGGGGAAAAAATTCAAACTGAGGTAAAGTATGATAAGCGTCATACTCGCTCCAAAGATCTTTATTAAACATTCTGTATTCATCGTCAATCGTTAATTGAACATATTCTTCAAAAGATACCGACCTCTTTTTTTGATGAAATGGTATATCTGGATGAACTCGATATTGTAATTCTCCCCACTTCCATGCAGATACGAAACGGTCATACGGGTTTCTAACAAAAGAAAAAACATAATAATCAAGATGATCGTTCAAGAACCTTGAGAAACCACGCTTCCTTAAAACTTTTTGAGGTATCTCTATATCAACTTCACGCAAAAACCTTTCGATTGATGTGCCCGCCGCTTTCGGGATATGCAGGAATATGCATTTATGTTTATGGCTTATCATTCAATAACACTTCTCCTGAAAATTAATGTGAAAATTTGGTATACCTTTATACAAACAAAACTCATTGAATCTACTAAAGTTTTTAAATAGAAAATTTGTATACTGTAACAGATAAAAGTCAACTAATGCTTCTTTAGCTATGTTTATGCGTCCGTATTTTTCTTCCATTTTAATTTGTAAATCTGTGGACTGCTCGCCTTTTTCATGACCTGTACCGCATCCTGGAGGAGCAAAGTATCTTTCGGTTACGATTGTGTTGCCATATTCTTTTTCAAACAAATCAACAAACTGCTTTGAATCTGTAGCGACAAAAAATTTATAATTATCGCAAGCTTTTAAAAAGGCTCGGGGTGAGTCAAATAATGTATGATTAATCTTTTCTTTATAGATATCAAAAATAGTTTGTATTGCATTTCTTTCTCCCTGAAAACGATTTGAGTTTCCAGTTCTTGGCGGCAATACCTCTCCATTGGAAGTACGCGCATGCACACCTACTACATAATTGCCGGCGAAGTATTTCTCGCGAATCTCATCTATTTCTTTAGCTATCGTACCGTGAACATTTATGCGGTCAAATGAATCATAAAATTTTTTAGATTCTTTTCTGTCTTTTAGTGGGTTTTTTATTACTAATATAGATTCAGAATGTTGCTGGGCGTCTTTTTTAAGTTGGTCTATGTATTCTTCATTAACTATAACGTCAATATCTGTGTCAATATGGTGAAAATATTCACTAAATAGATTTTTATCGCCCTTGCTAGCCCAATGCCCACGCATATCAATAAGTATACTTTTTTTATTCTGCTCACAATACATTAAGGCGTTCGTAAGATGCCACAGGGTATCTCCCCAGCCAGTGTCGCGAGAAAAATAATAATAATCATTCATAACGCAATCTTCTCGTCCCCATATTTATCAAACATTTCTTGATAATTAGGTATCTTATCGTATGCTTTTTTGCCAAATACCCTTCTGCCTGTACTTAAAAAGTTCTCAACATTATTGTAATCAAGTTCTATATCAAGGTACGCAATCATATTATCAAATTGAGCAAGCCTTTGTTCGTAAGTTTCTAGACCGTAAAGGTCTTCGTATTTAGAAATATACGCATCAGGCGGAAGTAGTTCATGATAATGTGGTAAATATTTTTTATACCATTTAATTCTTCTTTGTATTGGCGCCTCTTCTAATTCTTGGTATTCGAATGAGTCAACTTTTTCTTTGTGCTCTTTTTGTTCGCCCAGCTGCCAAACTTGAACTTGATTTGCTAGCTGCCACGAAACTGCAGGATAAAATGCACTTTCTCTATATTGATATATAATTTTTATACCGTGCGCCGCACAATAATATATAAAATTTTCATTACCAGCTTCTGAAACAGTACACCAGACATGCTTGACTCCATCAAATGTTTTAAACAAATCATCTAAAAAATTCCAAAGCTTATCTTTATCTTCCGATATATTATTAAACTTATTAAAATACGGTATATGATCTGACTTTGGTAAGTATTCTGGGTTCATTCCGTGTTCTTCTATGATTTCAGTATACCTTGAATTATGCTCAAGGTCTCCAGTCAAGGAAGATAGCGGCTCATGAACAATACGATCATTTTTATTAAGAGCAGAAATCAAACTTGTTGTTCCCGCTCTTTCTTGGCCGAAAACTACAAACTTAGAATCCATAATTAAAATAAACTAAATCTTCTGCAAAGTGTTTTTCTATATAGTCTTTGCTGTATGTTGAATAATAATCTTTGTAGCTTTTTTTCTTTTTGTATTCTGCACTACTGTTCTTCCGCCAGTCGTCAAATCCTTTGCGGCTTTCAAAGCCAAGTTTCATCTGTAACTGAAATAAGCACTCTTGCATATCTTCTACCTTGAAGAACTTATCAATCTCTACTCTGCCCCTAACTGTTACTCTGTTTAAATTAGTTTCATAATATCCCGCATGAAACTCTTTGATGGCTTTTTGCTCATACGCATAATCAATAAAACCGTCGAAGTCATTATTGATATAAAATTCATGAAACTTTTGTACATAAGGCATTTTAGGCGAATCAATATTATTCTCTACGAAATAATCATACTTCCAGCCGCCAAGATAAGAAAACATAGAAACCACACGGTCAAAAGGATTACGTACTATAGTAAATTTAAAATAGTTTTTGTAATCAGGCACCTCATGAAGTATTCCCCCTATAGCCCTTTCGCATGTAGTTTTATATTTATCGTCGTAGTCTTGCTGGTTTTGATTTTCTTCGTACCCAGGCTCTATATTTGACAAAAGGTAATGCTTGATAAATGTACCGCCAGACTTTGGAATATGTACATAAATGAACTTATGCTCATAACTATACATCGATTTTCTCCATAACTTCGGGGTTATCTAAATTGTCCAATAAGAACTGCTTTCCGTCTTCACCGCAAAGATGGCACAAGTAAAAATCTTTATTGTCTTCGCCTTTTTGAAAGCAAGCTTGATAATTTGCATTCCACGCCCATTGAAGAGGCTTGTGGTGATCGGTCACAGTTGTTTTAGCATATGCATAACCGTACATATCTTGATCGATAAAATCTTTTCGTTCTCCTAGTATTTCTAAAACTGGGTTATCAATCAAGTTATGTTCTTTTAGGAAATCTACGATAGAATATTGGTCTGGTAATACCTCAACCATCTCGGATACAATCTTGCGGCTCATAATGTAGCAGCCAAGATTTAAATTATACTTAGGTATATTCCGTTGAGTTTTCTCATTAAACCAATAAACATCTTCATCTTCAGGAATAGCTTTTAAATATTCTTTTAAGAATACTTCATTCTTCTTGACTACCGCTTCATTGAACCCGTACTGCATCATGAACTCATCATCTTTATGATACTCAAAAATATCAGGGGCAGTTTTACTAACCACCATATCGAGATCAAGCAATGCGAATTTATCGTAGTCCGTCTTTAAAAACTCATGTAAAAACAAAACTTTAACAAAAGTGCTTTTCTGGTAATGGCTGAATGTATATTGATGTATATCTTGATAGCCAGGAAAATCTGACATTGATATAATCTTTAAATCGCAGCCAATTTTCTCTGCATACTTTTCAATAGATCCAAGGCAATGAGGGACCCAAGCCATATCTTTATAGCCAGGATTCGCAAAGTCAGTATCCTTTGGCAAATCATTAATTACATAAATAACGTTACTCATAAAGCTGTAACCTCCAAATCTTCGTCAAGCAAGCCCCAGTTATCTGAGTTGGGGTTGTCTAGCAACTTGTTTCTAACATCTAAAGAATTAGTTTTCCTGGCGCCTTCTTGTTGCGCATGCGGCTGGGTAGTATCATTCGACGCACCATCATCACGACCATGAAATTGATGATAGAAATCTGCGTCAATCGCCAAGCAGAGATTGTAGATATCTTCTTTTGCGGCGATTCTATTCATAAACTCAGTGTCCATACTATTCATATACACAAGCTGTTCATTGAAACCTTTGTGCTCTAAGTAACATTCACGCTCTACCATCATGACTCCGACAGCGCCACCATAAAAAGGAAAAATTTGCTTATTGGGCATCAATCGACTGTAATGATTGTGCTCATGACAAATCTCAACCTTATAAGAAAGTTGTTGGTCATATATAAAATCACGAAAAACAGAATGATGAGATTGTGATTCATCTAGATTTCGGCGGCTGCAAAAAGATGCACGGGGCCACGGCCAACCATAATCTTTAACTTCAAACTCATGATAAAACCAATCCATAAAACGCTGGCCTATCAATGTATCTTGATCGATACGAGCAAAATGCTTACCTTCCATCTGGCGAAACCCTACATTCATGGCATGAACCTCAGAGAATGGTGAGTCGCCTTGGTGCTTGTCTGCTATATCAGGCGGAACAGTGACAATTTTAAGCAAGCCTTGAGTTTCTGGAGCCAGTCTGCTAGTGATGGCGTCTTTCATTGGAGTATTTCTTGAACACCAGTCAACAAGCACCACTTCGGATTGATCTTCGACGTTATTTTTTTTGATAATTTCGCAAGCATGATTTACTGTGTTGACGCATCTGCCCACAGAATCGCCGTTATAATTATCATTACGAGAGCAAACTATGTATGATATTCTTTTCATGCTTCTGGCACCAATCTTTTGGAGTTAAAACAAAATACTCTATTAGGGTTTGGGACTGTAACCTGTTTGCCGCCAATTTGCTTAAGCATATTCATATATGTAGAGTTTGGGGTAGAGATATGTTTGTCTAAATGTTTCAGGCAATGAAAATTAATACTTGCTCTGTATTCTTCTTCTATATTACTATTGTATGTATTCGGTACAATATAAAAAACTTTATTCATCCAGTTGAAAATATTATGCAGGCGAAGAAGTAAATCCTCAGAATCTGTAACCACATAAAAATTAGCTTGTCTTGCATTGATTTGAACTTTATTCATTTGACCAACGTATACATTTAGATCGGTCACTTTATCTGATTCTAGTATAACGCCCCAAGTGTGTTCTGTGATCTTTTTATTTATTCTTATAATTTCTTCAATAGCCGGCTCTGGCATGGAGCTCAAGCTATGGATTTGGTTATTAAAATCGTATGCTTCGTATTCCATTGTTAATTTGTTTGTTTTTATTTGATCTGTATAATAGCGCAAAGAGTCTTCATATCTTATTTCCCTTTCAAGATATTCTAGAACTCGGAGGCTATTAAGTTCGTACACATTTTTTATATTTTTACAGGTTTTTTTGATTAAATTGATCATCATTAAGTAGGCGGAGGAGGAGGAGCTTCTGGCTCAGCTTCTTTTACAATAATTCGAGAAAGCTTCTTTAGAACTAAAGTAGCAGTCTTCTTTATAATTAGCCGAGCCATTGATTTCCTTAATACCGATGATTACATTTTTTACCATAAACTCCTTAATTTATAAATAAATTTAAACAAAATATTAAAAAATCTACAAATTATAAGGCTATAGTCCATAAATTATGTATTACACTTTATTAAGGACGAACCTAGATATAATATCTTCTCTTTTTTTAACTGTGGAGAAAAACCAAACCCAAGGGTAACTTACCCTTATTTTTTCAATTTTAGATTGAGTGTGTTTTATTGACTCTTCGATTGACTTAATATCTTGATATGAGAAGTCGTAGATGTCTATTTTTAGATCTTTTGCAATACTAATAATCTTGTCAACTTGATTATTTTTTTTTGCATTTGTTGCGTCTTGGTATAGATCCAGACCCTCTTCTGAGCTTGATAGTTTATCTGGGTGAGTCTTAACTGCGATTTTTCTGTAGACAGATTTAAGCTTTGGCGTTACATTCTTTCGTTCGTCTTCTTTGTCTTCAGGTAAATCTTCTAGTGGATTTTTACAGGAATTTATGTCGCAATACTTATTAACAGCAGCGCAAAAAAGAGGAACAGCTTGATTAAATAAGACTTCAACCTCAGAAAGTTCTTTGTTTACCTCTGAGCATTCAGCTTTTAATTTTCTTATTAAAGTATTTTTATAATTATCCAAAACAATTCATTATAATAATGAACCATCGAGATTTATATCAAAAATCGTCTTCTAGGGAACCGCTCTGCTGGTATTCTCTTACTCTTCTTTCAAAGAAATTACCCATAGCCTGAACATCAACAACTTCTCCTAACCAAGGAAATGGGTTTTTGTCACTAGGGAATCTGTAATCTAAGCCTATAGCTTCGAGTCTTCTATTACCAATATAATACATATAGTCAACAAACATTTCTGAGTTTAGGCCTAAAATACCCGTCGGCAGTACATCTTTAGCGTAGGCTATTTCTAGTTCAACAGCCTTTTTCATGTGCTCTATAAACTCGTTTTGAATTTCTTCAGTCCAAATTTCTGGATTTTGCTCGATCAATGTATTGATTAGGTATGTTCCAAAAGCAATATGGGAACTTTCGTCCCTTAATGTATATTTAATTTGATCGGAGATTCCTTGAAGTTTATTCTGTCTTCCTAAAGCAAGCAACATTGCAAAGCCGCTAAAAAAGAATGTGCCTTCGCAAACAATCCAGTAGGTTAAGAAATTTCTTAGTATTTCTTGCTTACCTTGTGTAGTTGTTGAATCAAAATCTTGACGACTAAGATCATCAGTAATACTCATCAGAAAGTCGTCTTTAGCTTTAATGCTTGGGATAGTTTCGTAAGCAGTAAAGACTTCATCAATATCCAAGTCTAAACTATCACACACATAAACTATCGTAAGATTGTGAAGGCTTTCTTCAAATGCTTGGCGCAAAATGTACTGACGGCATTCAGCGTCAGTAATATATCTAAAAGCAGAAAGAAGGAGGTTATTGCCAACCAAAGACTCGCTTCCAGCAAAAAAGCCCAAACACCGCTTAACAAGGAGTTTTTCATCTTCTGTGATTTCATTATTTTTCCATTGATTAATATCGTTTTGCATAGAAATCTCTGTAGGCATCCAATTGTTTGCGCAACTTTTGAGGAATAAATCCCATGCATACTTGTGCTTATGAGGTAAGATTCGATTTACACCGGCGATATTTTGAGATAGAAGTTGACCATTTTTATCTGACATAGTGATATAATACTACGAAATCAAACTTATGTCAAGATCACTTTTTATTTTTTTTATATCTAGAATAAAAATATATACTAGCCCCATTAAATAAACAGAATACAAATATTCCGCCAATTATCCAACTTATCGCATTAAGTGGAGCTTCTGTGTTTATTTCAATACTTGATTGAGGCGTTGAGAGTTGTGCTGTTGGGTTTGGCTTTGCCGCTGCAGATAGACCATGGTAAGAAGATTGACGTACATTCTTTTGTGTGGCGCAATTACCAACAAATAAGCATAAAACAAGGGTAATTAAAGTTCTAGTTTTCATATTAATCTTAAATTTTGAAAAAAACATATTATTTTGTTTAGGTTTACTGTATTGATTCTATCTATAACGAAGTCTCCTCTCTCGCTATGCATTAATATTCCCTCTATTGTTTCATGATCTGAGGCTAAATAAGAAACAAAATCATGTGCGCCATGTTTCTTAAGCCATTTCCAATAAAAAGAACGAGTACCTTTTTGACAAAGAAGAACTATATCCTCGAAGACAAATGTTTTGCCGTAAAGCGTAATATCTCTAAACGAAGAAATTTCGCTTGGCGGTTCGCAGAGAGGCGCTTCTATAATGAGGTTCACGCCTATAGATTACACAAAAAAATTATTTATATTTGTGGTCTATTATTAACTGCATTAATTCTAGGTCTATTTTGTCACTGAAAGAATCTAGTTCATTTATATTAAACCAACCAAATTGGGTATGTTCAAAGTTTAATTTAGGTACAAGTAATGTATCTGCATTAAAAGAGTAAATGTCTAGTACGCCGTGAGCGTTTTTCTTTGTAGAGATAAACTCAAGATCATTAGGATCTATGCTAATCTGAGTTTCTTCAAATAATTCTCTAGACGCACATTCCTTACTTGATTCTCCTTCATCCATCGCTCCTGCAAATATAGACCAGTAGCCGGGGAATGATACTTTTTTGCCTGTAATATTGCAGAACTCACATCTTTTTGCTAACAAGATGGACGAGCCATAGAGTATAGCTACTCCCGCCGAATATTTACTGACAACTTTCGCAGGTTTCCCCATTTTTCATTGCCTCTATGCTGCAGGCTGACTGCTCTGAGGTTTCTGAAGCTTCTGACCCTGTGGATTTCTCAATTTTACTGGCCGCTCTATTTCTTAGGTAATAAGTAGTTTTTAGTCCAGCTTTCCAGCAAGATATATAAATATCATTTAAATATTTCAGAGATGTCGTTTTATTGTATAGGTTGAAGCTTATTGCTTGGTCAACCCATTTTTGCCTAGCCGCATTACAATCAACAAGTTTTAACATATCTCTGTCAAAAGCGGTGCAATACTTTTCTTTTAAATCTTCTGGTATAGCTCCGTTTAATAAAGAAAGATCTCCGTCTGCACCTTTAACCATTGCTGCAATTTCTGAAGACCATAATCCTCTTTCTTTCATGTCATTTACGAAATGTTGATTTGTTATGTAAAAGTTTCCACTTTTATTTTCGTAAACAAATAGCACTGAAAAGTTTGGCTCAATACTTTGCTCTACTCCGTTAATGTAACCAATGGTTGCGGTAGGAGCAATAGCCATAACATTGGAGTTTCTCATCCCAAACTCTTTGATGTGCTCCCGAACTTTACTCCAAGATTCCAATGACTCACCTTTACCCGTAGGGGATTGTTTTGTTTTGTCTCGGTATGAAATTAGATTATTGTAAGAATCGATAGGTAATATATTTTGACTCCATAAAGAACCTTCATAGGTTTCGTATTTTCCTTTTTCTTTAGCCAGTATAGAACTTGCGTAAATAGCATGATGAGAGTAAAACTCAAACAAATTGTTGCTAAATTTAACCGCTTCTTCGCTATCTATATTTATATTTAATTTGTGACAAACATCATGTGTGCCCATCATGCCTAAGCCAATAGGTCTGTTGCGCAGATTTGAATTAGCAGCCTCTTTAGTTGGGTAAAAATTTATATCTATTACATTGTCGAGTATTCTTATAGCTGTATGAATAGTAGATTTTAATTTGTCATAATCAATAACCCATCCTGAATCTTCGTGGGCTTGCTTTTGAATTAAATGATTAAATAAATTAATTGAACCTAAATTACATACCGCTGTTTCTCCGATTTCTGTTTTTTCTCCTTCTTCGTACTTAGAAGCTTTGGTATGAAGTGTAATTTCAGTACAAAGGTTAGAGCTATGAACAGTACCTTCATGTTGATTTGTGTACCTTATGTTGCAAGGATCTTTGAATGTGTTCCAAGGGTGAGAGGTTTCGAATAATACTTTCAGCATCTTTTTCCATAATTCTTTAGCAGGTATTATCCTATAGTTCTTGATTAAGCCTTCTTCCGCCGCATCACACATTTTATTATAGTGGTCGTCAAAATCTTTACCAAAAAGATCATGAAGATTTTTTCCATCTTCATTTTCAGTATCTTTTGGATCAAAAAAGTACCAGACATCTTCGTTCTTAACGCGACGCATAAACTCGTCAGGAATCCAAGCGGCTGTATTCATATCATGACAGCGTAATCTATCGTCTCCCGTATTTCTGCGTAAGTTTAGGAAATCTTCAAAATCTAAATGCCAAGGCTCTAAGTAAGCGCATCCTGCACCCGGCCTCTTTCCGCCCTGATTGACTGCTACCAGCAAATCGTTGTATATTTTAAGCCAAGGCACCAAGCCGCTAGAAATGCCGTTAGTTCCCTGAATATGAGAACCTGTAGAGCGAAAAGGGGTAACATCAAGGCCAAGACCACCGGCGTACTTTGATTTTCGAGCTTCTTGCCAAGCACCGTCAAAAATACCGTCAATACTATCATCAAAAGTATTAAGGTAGCAAGAACTAAGCTGTGAGTGAGTAGTTCCACTGTTAAAAAGGGTAGGGGTAGAGGGGGTGTATAAGAACTGACTAAAGAGATTGTAGAACTCTATGGCTTTTTCTTCTTTGTTTTCTTCGTTAATAGATAATCCCATTGCAACACGCATCCAAAAAGCTTGAGGGGTTTCCATAATTTTTTCATCAAGCCTAATAAAATACCTGTCAAATAATATTTGTATACCTAAATATTTAAAATCTTTATCTCTCCTGATTTTTATTGCTTCTGATAATTTATTTAAATCAAAATCTAACAGTCTTTTATCTATTCTATTTTGTTTAACTAGCTTTTTGATATTTTGTATAAAGCTTTTCCTGTATTGTAGTCTGAATGCGTCAGAGTCAACGCCTTCCTTGAATACCTCTTTGTAGAGACAATTCAATAACAGTCTAGCTGCAGCGAAAGAATAGTTCGGTTCTTTTTCTATCTTTTCTCGGGCAGATAAAATAAGAGCTTGATCTATCTCTTTTGTGGTGATTTTATCGAATAGTTGAAGTTGGGCGTCGAGAACTATTTCACTCGCTGAAACGTCCTCTATTTCTTCGCATGCTCTTTGGGCGCTTGCGTTGATTTTATCTACTTCGAAGTTTTCTAGGCGACCATTTCTTTTCTTAACTTTTATGTCCATGAAGCTATTTTACACAGGGGTATTTGGGATTTCAAAAAAAATAAATATTTGACTGATTTTCCTATGATAGCATAGAAAATTGTGTATTGCAAGAACAATCCTTGCCGAGTTATTAACAATCTATTTTTTGACCGCAGATTCTGATCTGGCCCAATCTAAGTCGCTTCTTACATTGAGGTTTACATCCCAAGCCGCTCTTAATAATTTAGGGTCTAGTCCATTTTTTTCAAAAGTTTTAATTAAAGCATTGATATCCTTAGGGAAACAGGTTCCGCCAAAACCCTTGTCTCCATCATGCCCAGGAACTTGAAAGTGCGATTGACCTATTCTTTTGTCGCTGATAACTCCGTTGATGATTGAATGCCAGTCAAGGCCAAGCTTTTCAATTAAGCAATGGACTTCATTAAAAAAACTAACCTTGGTTGCAAAAAAACAATTCGCTATGTATTTAACGGATTCGGATTCATCGCTTTTCATTAATACTGTTTGGATATTCGGGAATGCTTTCTTGAAGAGTTTGATTGCTTTTTCGCCGATTGATTTTTTGTTAGTATAACCAATAATGTGCCTATCGGCATTAATAAAATCTTCTTTAGCAAACTTAGCGGTTAAAAACTCGGGGGAATGTATTATCTTTAAGTTTTTATGTTTTCGCTGTAAGGATTTAGTTGTACCTATTGGGACGGTGGATTTAATAATAAAAACAGCGTTTGAACCTAAAGATTCTATCTCACTAAAGCAGGATTCTATTATAGATAAATTACAATCTGCACCCATGACATCCTTCATTGGCGTAGGCACAGAGACAAAAACAAAATCTTGAGATAGCACTTCTTGTAGTGAGTTTTTTGAGGCATCTGGATTCTTGTCAAAAACTTTTACATCGTACTTACCGAAACCGTTGGCGACTGCAGAGCCAACAAAACCATTACCAATTATTCCAATTTTCATTGTGGTCGATTTGCTTCTATCCAATCTTCAAATCTTTGAGCAGGGTTCCATCCGAGTAAAGTTTTAGCTTTTGTGTTGTCAGCTAAAGTTTCACGAGCTTCTCCTGGCCTCGCATCAATAAATTTATGCTCGCCACCGACTAGCTTAACAATGTCAAGCACGGAATGATTGCGGCCAGTACCCAAATTAAAAAGCTCTCCTATAATTTCTTTGTTTTCGGATTCGCCTGCCAGGTGCATAGCTTCAGTTATATCTTTTACGTAAGTGTAGTCTCTGGTTTGAAGGCCGTCTCCAACTACGGTCATCGATTCACCAGCTTCTTTCTGCCTGAAGAACAGACCAACAACAGGGGCATAGTCGCCGGCTAAAGGTTGGCGCTCACCATAAACATTAAAAAATCTAAAAAGCACAGTTTCAAGCCCAAAAAGCTTTGTGTACATTTTGCATAATTCCTCGCAATTAGCTTTACTCACTGAATATGGATTTAGGCAATCATTAGGCATATCTTCTCTTAATGGGATAGGGTTCGCTAAACCATAGCAAGAGGAGGTTCCTGCAAACATTACTCGCTTGCAATTGTTTAATCTTGCAGATTGTAATACATTGACTGTTCCGAGGGAATTATTCTTTACGGCATCAGATGGATCTTGGACGCAAATCTGTATTCTTGATCTTGCAGCTAAATGAAAAACTAAGTCTACTCCTTTGAATAAAGGTTCGAGTTTATCGAAATCACAAATGTCAACTTTATGATTCTCAGTATCGTCTCTCCAGTTAAAATTTGAATTAGCAGTAGAAGACTCATCGTCAACTACTACGACTTCGTGCCCTGCTTTGAGTAGGCGTTCAACAAGATGACTGCCTATGAAGCCAGCCCCACCAGTAACTAGAGATTTTATTTTACGCATACAGAATTATACACGCAAAAAAAAATTAAATATCTAGAGACTTTTTTAACATATCCATAAATGCCTGACGGGCAATATTTAATTGATCTAGGTTGAACTGAGTATTTTTTGATTTCATATCTAAATCTGATATGTGACTAAGTATAGTTTTTTGCTCGTCATTAAAATCCGAAAGCTTATATTCTTTGTCGTCAATTGTAATTGTCGTGTCTTCTTCTGGTTGCTCTGTCATAATTAGAAATTGTTTGTATACCAATTGTATGTTTTTTGAATTCCTTTTTCAAGTGAAACTTTATTTTTGAATCCAAATCCTGATAGCCTTGTGCTGTCCATTTTCTTGCGAAAGGTACCGTCAGGCTTTGTTTTATCGAAAACAATCTTGCCATTATAATCGACAACGTCTTGTATGATATACATAAGTTCAGAAATAGAAACCTCGTCTTCAGATCCACAGTTAAGGTGAGATATTCCTTGCTCATATATATCTTGCGCCTCGATATTCTCTAGGCAATATGTTACTGCACTGGCTAGATCATCAACATACAGAAACTCCCTTAAAGGCTTCCCGCTGCCCCAAGCTTCTATTTCTTTTTGCCCTGAGAGTTTTGCGGCATGAACTTTATTTATAAAAGCTGGAAGAACATGAGATGTTTTAAGGTCAAAATTATCTCGGGGGCCATAAAGATTACAAGGCATTAAAGAGTAAAAATTACTGCCATATTGAGAATGAAAAGCTTCGCACATTTTAAGCGCCGCTATTTTAGCGATAGCATAAGGCTCGTTTGTTTTTTCTAGTACGCCGCTAAGTAGTGATTCTTCCTTGATGGGTATTCTTGCATCTCTTGGGTAAATGCATGAAGATCCAAGGTTAATTAATTTTGAAATCCCGTGAGACTGTGAGGATTTAATAATGTTCGAGGCTATTTGTAAGTTTTCATATATAAAATCACCCCTATAAGTATTATTCGCTAATATACCTCCAACTTTAGCGGCACATAAAATAACATAATCAATTTTTTCATTCTCGAAAAATTCATCAACATCTCTTTGGTTAATTAAATCTAATTGGCTTCTAGTTCTAGTTACTATATTGTTGTAGCCTTTTAATTTTAGATTATCTAATACTGCAGAACCGACCATTCCTCTGTGGCCGGCTACAAAAACTTTACCTTCTTTCACTTTGAGAGGAGTTCGTAATCGTTATTGTACATTTTTTTAACCAAACCGTAGAAGTCAGTTTTACGAGTCCAGCCCATCTCCTGCTCTGCCAGAGAACAATCTCCGCAAAGCTCATGAACTTCAGCAGGCCTATAAAATTTTGGATTAACCTTAAAGATTAGCTTACCGTCTTCGGTATAATATTCTTCGTTTTCTTCGGAGCCTTTTGATAAAAATTTAATGTCAGCACATTTTAAGCTTTCATTCAAAAATTCACGAACGGTATACATCTTGCCGCTAGCTAGAACATAGTTTTTTGGTTTGTCTCTGTTGAGCATCATCCAAACCCCTTCCATAAAATCTTCTGCGTCAGTCCAATCTCGTTGAGCATCAATATTGCCGAGCTGCAGAGTGGGAATTTCTTTACCGCTTTCAATTGCATGCTTAATTTTTGCGACACCGTTACTGATTTTTCTTGTAACAAAATCAAGACCTCTTCTTGTGCCCTCGTGATTAAATAGCCAGCCTTGGATAGCAAACAAACCATAAGATTCTCTGTAGACCCTAACAATGTGACGCGCCGCGCACTTTGCTGCGCCATAAGGAGATTGTGGGCGCAATGGATGCTCTTCATTTTGGGGGCTATAAATAACATCACCAAATTCTTCAGAGGATCCTGCATTATAAAAACGACAAGCTGGCGCAAATCTTCTGATTGATTCCAATATATGAAGAACTGCATCTGCGTCAGTATCCCATGTTTGAATTGGGTAATCCCAGCTGCCCGCAACAAAAGATTGAGCCGCAAAATTAATAAAGTAATCCGGCTGAATATCAATGATAGCATCTCTCATGCTGTGGGCATCATTGAGGTCCATATTTATTAACTCAAAGCGTGGCTCATTTTCCAAATGCAAAATGTTCTCGTGGTTCTTGACGCTGAGACGACGAACCGCTCCATAAATTTTATAATTTGTATTCTTTAATAAGTAGTCAGCCATATGGCTGCCATCTTGACCAGTTACGCCTGTTATTATTATTTTTTTCACAACGATAAAGTTTCTTCTATTTTTTCAGCTATAAAGGTTGTATCCATGCCTAGAGCTAAGAATGGATAGTCTTTGTAGTCTTTAAGTTTATTTTTAATATCAGATGGTATATGAAAACCTAGACTTTTTCCAGTAATTAATTTTAATTTTTCAAGGCAGTTTTTAAAGTTAGGATTATTGAAATCACCAACTGAACCTAAACTAGCAGATAAATCATATGGGCCAACAAGGTAATAATCAAAGTCTATACTTGATATATGATCTATGTTTTCAACACCCTTGACTGTTTCTATTTGAGGTATTATTATTGGGCGCCTTAATTCTAGAGGCTTCATTCCCCATAAATTTTCTCGCACGAGACCTTGACCTCTTTTGCCTCCAGTTTCTGTTACGATTGATTTTCTTATTACGCCTCGATTGTCTTGATTAAACTTTTCTGTCTGATTTTTAAATGGATAAATGCAGTAATCATAAAATTCTTTAGCTTGTTCAAAAGTCTCAACCGTGGACAAGATAACTCCCGAAGTACCAGCATCTAGACACATCCTTATACATTGCCTGTCTAAGTGGGAGAACCGCGCAAATACTTTCTTGTTTAATAGTGTGCCTACTTGTATGCATGAGTATAAAGTTTCATTATTAAAATGCCCGTGCTCAAGGTCTAAGACTACTCCATCAAAAGAAGATGAACAGAATATTTCAGTTATTACAGGGGAGGGAATTTGTTGCCAGAATAATTTCATATCTATATTACGTTTACTAATTTCCAATCTTCTTCTGTATCTATATCTAAATTGTAAGGAAACCCTATTTCTATAATGTAAGGATTATAGCCTATTCTGTTATTATATTCAAGTACTTTAGGCAAGAAAGCATATAGATAAGAATTTTCCATATAATATACTGGAAGGTCTTGGGTCTGCTCAAGTTTCATAGGATTATGATTGATTGGGCAATAACCATAAGATTCTTTCCGCCAAAATCTATTTTGCACAACATCAGCTGAAAAGACTGAGTCATAGCCTTCGTTATTAATTTTATCTAACGCAAATTTTATATGATCAGGATTTAAGAAAGGAGAGGTAACGTGTATTTGGCATATAGGCTCGTTAATTGAAAATTGATCTACGAAATTTTTTAATAAATCTACCACCGAAACTTTATCGCCTGCTAAATGTCTTCTTCTATGGAAACATGTAACCCATTCTTTATGCTCACATTGTTTAAAAATTGAATCTGAATCCGTATCTACAAATACATTAAAGTCTTTTAACTTATCAATTGTATTCTCCCAGAGAGGTTTACCTTGAAAGCTCCTAAAGTTTTTACGGGGAACTCGCTGCGAGTTTTTTTTAATTGGAATGTATACTGTCAATTTATATATTTTTCCCTCAAAAATTTGAGACTTCACAGGTTATAATGGTATTCTTTAATGTTTGTAAAAATGTAAATTGAATTTGCGTTATTAAATTTTTTAGAATAAGTGTTAGATAGGTCTTTTTCTGGATCTATCGACCAAATATTTTGAGCATCTCTCTTCATTATTATAGCCTTATCTACTAGGTTGTTTTCTTGTAATAATTTATCGAAAAATAAATAATAACCAACTGGAGCTGTAACCAAATATTTTTTTGCATTTTTAATTACGTTTTTAAGGAAAATTAAGCCACTATCCGGCGAGCAGTCAAGACTGATTCCTGTTGGTAATTGAGCTTCGTAAAAATCTTTATTAGCTGGATTGCCCATGTGCTCTACGGTTGAAAGGCATAAAATATTTTCATCTTTATAATCAAGAAGTGCAGCATCTTTTCTTATTGAGGAAGGATAAGGGTCATGGGCATCTAAAACCTTATGATTTCCGTATCCATAATATGGCATTACCGCCCCAACTTCGAGACAATCCTTTTCTGGGACCTTTTTGAAAAAATCTATTCCCAAGGCGACTTCAATAGTCCTTTCGTTAGAGGCAGCTTGATTGTAGCTATTTGGTTGTCTATAATGTTCTATACTTTCTTTACCTATAATAAATTTCATGATATATTTTCTTTAATTTGAGTTAAAATTCTTTGCCCTACAATATGGGCGGAGCAATTATCTTTAGCCCACTTGTTAGCATTTTTAGATATAGATTTTAATTGATCCTTGTTTGATAGGTAATATTCTATTTTATCTAAGAAATTATTTGGATCAATGGAAACATAATGATAACCATCGATAAGCTCATCAATATGTGAGCTTGTTATGTGGGGGCAAAATAACACACTACTAGAGGATAAGGTTTGAGGATATTTAGCTAAAAATAAATCAGAATTTTCCAGCCGCCATTTTTCTTTATGTGGTGAATATAGGGAGAAACCATCAGTGATCGTAATCCAGCATGAGTTTAGAAGTCTTGAGAAATTAGTAACAGGATCTCCTCCGCCGAAGAATAGCTCTAGGGGGTCTTGTTTTTTATCAAGTATTTTGTATTGATGATTAGCGCCATCTGTAGCGAATAAATTAAAGTCACTTGTTTTAATTTTTTGTCTTACGAAATGTCTAAATGGATAGTTGAAGTCAGCGCAACCTTGATTGTTGATGTCCCATTTTTTTTCTTGATTTTGTATTGAAAATTTTTCGTCATAAATGTAGGGGAAATTAAAATGTTTTTTAAATATAGTATTACAAACTTTTACCATCCAGTCATAAGATTGAGGATAAAAGGAGAAGTAACCTACTACACCCATGTCTGAGAGTTCTGTCTCTCTGCGTTTCCATGAATTTATATCGCAATCCCTGATAATTTCCCAATAATCACATAAAAGTATGAACTTCGGTATTTTTTTATTAGGTTTTTGAAGTATAAAATCATTAGAAATATATTGGGGTTTTTTATTTCCAGGTCCACCACACCAAAGCTCTACTTCAGGAACAAAATCTAGTTTATCATAGATATCTTCATCCGAAACGTCCCATCCTAGGAAATCATCATAACCTTCGCCATAATAACGAACGTCAGCAAAAAGAGATAATGCTTTCTTCCATGTTTCGTAAGCGTGAACATAATAGTCAGTTAGGTTCTTAGTTGATTTTATTAAAATTTTCAAGTTAAACTTCTTTTTCTATGGTTGATTTTCTGAAACAATCTAATTTACTGACTGCACTGCAATTAACTATATCTATATCTGTATTCTTGCATTTTGAAGCCAAACTTTCCCAGCCAGGTTTTTGGAATACATTTACATTTGGTATGTTGTATCTGTCGCCAGGTTGCTGGTAGTCATCAAACCAATAGTTAGGATTTTTATTTATAGTTTCTGAAATAATTAATCTGTTTTCTCCATTATCTTTGTATATTTCCGCGCCATCAACAATTTCTTTGTAATTACAATCTGCTCCAAGTAGTATAATTTTCTTGTAACCAAGGCAGATTGCTACTTGACAAGCATTAGCACCTGAATTCCCTTTATCGTGAAAATAGTCGAAGTCACTAATTGATCTGCATAATGGGTTATGAGGATTAAAGTCTCCGCTTAATTTAATTCTTTGAAATCTTGGTGATTTATTAAAATCATTAATGTAAAAAAATTTTTTTATATTATTTGATGCGTCGTCAATTAAGGATTGGTACTGTTTTCTATGATTCTCGCAAACCACATAATCAAAGCAGCCATGATATGTTGGCCACCAATTCATTTTACTGTACATCCTGTAAGCCGCATTAAGGCTAAATGTATCTAAATGTTTAAAGGAATTAAAATCAACATCCCTTAGTGAAGGCCCGTTTGCCATAACTACTATAGTTTCGTTATTATTACTATTCATGATTATTAAATATTTTTATTAGTATCAACTAATTTTTTAAAGGTATTTAAAGTTCCTTTTATTAATTTCATGTGACTTGGTGTTTTTAAAACTATGCTACCCGCTTGATGATAGGAATCATCATTGTGCCATACTAAATTGTTTTTGTCAAAGTTAAAAATGAAACCATTATCCCTAATACGAATACTCATGTCAACATCTTCGTTGTATTTAAACCCTTTGTCTGTAGCATTAATAGGTATTGAAGCATCCCATTTACATTGATTGTAAACAGATGATTTAATTATCCAGAGCCCACCTGTTTGATAAAAATTTCCACCTATAGGATCATCATAATTAATCATTCTATGAGGGCTGAAAGTAGACTTATCCCAGAATCTGTCACCATTTGGTAATAATATTTTATGACCAAGCACATCCCAATAATTATCTTCGCTGAAATTTATTAAATTAAGCAACCAATCTTCCGGGAAAACAAAGTCATCATCCACAAACACAAAAATATCAGTATTAATATCCTCTGCCGCAATAAACCTAAGTGCTGACAACATCCCGCTCTTAGCTTCCTGGCAAGCATCTATCAAATTAACCCCAGAAATACCTACAAAACTATCCGTGCATCCACATATATTTATATCAATATTAAAGCTTTCATATTTTTTAATACCTAGTATAGAAGATATTAGAACTCTTGTCTTTTCAACTTTTTTTCCGTTGGTGGCGATACAAAAAGATATATTATTAAAATTTTTACTTGACATTTTTGAATTTTATGTTATAATATTATTCCTTAAACTTTAGTTTAAGGATATATCTTACGTATATCTTATATATTCTCACGTAAATCTAATAATAATGTTGACATAACTATAGATATTATGTTAACATGGAGGAAATTCAATAATGAAAAATATCGAAGACATGTCAGACTTAGAGCTTATTGATAGCTTAAGGCAAGAAAAGCAGTCAGGGGAATGCCTGATAGAGTTAGTTTCGCGTCACAGTGGAATATACATGACCATGGTGCATAACTACACCCAAGAGAGCGCCCCGCCACCATTAAACTACAAGAATGATTTAATAGAAGATAAAAACTATTACATATATCAAGCTGCCCTAAGATACGACGAATCAAAGAACACTAAATTCTCTACATATCTGGGCAACGAAACAAGATGGATGTGCTTAAATCTTTACAATAAAAACAAAAACCATTGCCATAAGGAAATGGAATTAGATCAACCAAAAATGAGAGAAATACCAGAAGACGAAAACCGTAACGAGAAGTCTGCAAGTCAAGAATTTTTAAATAAAGTACTGGGACTAGCAAAAGAAGACCCTGATACCAGAATATCAAAAATATTTAAAATGAGATATATAGATCCAGAGACCAACAAAGTCACCCCATGGAAGACTATTGGTGAAAAACTAAACTTAAGCATCCAAGGATGCATTAACATACATAATAAAGCTATCCTAAAAATCAAAAAAGAATTAAACAAAGACATATGATTAATAAATTCATCGGAATAGGTAACCTGACGCGCGATCCTGAACTCAAAGAGTTTGGCGACTACAATAAATGCAGCTTTCCAATAGCAATCAATTCATCAAAAGATGAAGTAATATTCATGGATATCGAGTGCTGGAATAAGGTCGCAGATAATTGCTCGAAATACTTATCGAAAGGTTCTTGCGTTTACGTAGAAGGCAAAATAAAAGTAAATAAATGGGAGGATAAGAACGGAAACAAGAGACAAAAATTCTACATCTCTGCAGACTTAGTAAGGTTTTTGCCTAATGGAAAAAGAGAAGAAGAAAAAAAGATTGAAAATCCAAAGCCATCTGATAGTATAAAGAATATTATCGAAGAAGAAGAAATGCCCTTTTAATATGGAATATATAAATTTTAGCGGACCAATAAATTCATTAAGTTTTGGAAATGTCACAGTCAATATGTTGCGAGAGTTACATAAATTAGACCAAAAAATTTGCTTTTTTCCAATAGGTAACAGCTTGGACTTTGATGCTTTTGACAAGCTATCGGAAGATTGTAAAAAATGGATACAAGATAGTTATTCAAGTAGACTCAAAAATCTCAAAAAAGAAAATCCATCATTTAAAATGTGGCATCTAACAGGGTCAGAGTCTTCTATTGGATCTAGAAATTTTCTATATACTTTTTACGAATGTGATGAACCTACGGAATCAGAAATTAATTTAGTTAATTTGAATGAAAAAACCGTATTTAGCAGCCTGCACTCCCAAGAAAAATTTAAAGACTATGGTTGCGATAATACTAGCTACATTCCGATAGGATTTGATGAAGATTTTTACGAAACAGGGAAGACCTACCTCGAAGAAAAAATAAATTTTGGTTTAGTTGGTAAATTTGAAAAAAGAAAACATACAGCTAAGATCCTAAGGCTTTGGGCTGATAAATATGGCGATAACAACGACTACCAATTAACTTGCTGTATAAGCAACCCCTTCTTCAAGGACGAGCAAATGAAATCCTTGATAGCTTCAGCGCTTAATGGAAAATCTTATAAAAATATCAACTTCTTGCCTCACTTAAAAACTAACACAGAGATGAACGAAGTTTATAATGCAATAGACATCAATCTAAGTGGCTTAAGCGGGGCAGAGGGTTGGAACCTACCTGCGTTTAATTCAACATGCTTAGGGAAGTGGAGCGTAGTTCTGAATGCTACCTCTCACAAAGATTGGGCGACAAAAGAAAATAGTATATTAATTGAACCTAACGGTAAAGAAGAAATATACGATAATATATTCTTCAAGAAAGACCAAGACTTTAATCAAGGCAATCTAAGCACTTTTTCAGATGAAGATTTTTATAAAGCTACAGAGCGAGCTATTGAATGCTGTAAAAATAAAAACGAATCTGGAGTTTTACTAAAAGAAAAATTTAGTTACTCTAATACTATTAAACAAATACTAAAATTAATTAAATCATGAACATTAGAAGAGAAGGAGACTCAGTATTATTATGCTGCGGAAAAGGGCGTTGTCCTGCTATAAAAAAAGAAGAAAGTCAAGGAGATATGTATTCATTAACCGATGACTTTGGCGGAAAAGTACTCTTATCTAAAGAGCAGATATCCGTAATACAGGAAGCCTTAGAAGAGCTTGATAATTCTTAAGTTATTATCTTGTATTGGTCTAATGTGGATCCTTAAATATGGGTCCATATTAGCCAAACCAAGAAATTATATATGTAATAAATACTCAATATTAAAAGAGTTATTTAATTGCAGTCTTTGTCTTGGTTTTTGGTGTGGATTTTTTATTGGTTTACTTTTTTATTCTATCGAAAAGAACTTAAACTATTTGCTTTTTCCCTTTGCTTCTTCTGCTCTTTGTTGGTTTTTTGATTCTTTGCTTGATTTGATACAGCTTGCAGCTAATTTTTTAGATAAAAAGTAATTGACTTTTGGATGTTTTGTTGGTATAATCTCGGATAATGCCAATTTATTTATTTCAAAACCCTAAAACAGAAGAAGTTATTGAGCTTTTCTTCGGGATGAACGATGATAAAGTTTATACTGATGAAAAAGGCTTAGAGTGGAAAAGGATATACTCACTACCACAGTTAAGTACAGAGTCTTCAATTGACCCATGGAGTAATGCAGACTTTGTAAATAAAACAAAAAACACGAAAGGTACACTCGGAGATCTCTTGGACAGAAGTTCAGAACTTTCAGCGAAAAGGGCAGATCAGAACGGAGGAATAGATCCTTTAAAGGAAAATTATTACAAGAATTACTCTAAACAAAGAAAAGGCGCAAAACATCCAGATCAAATAAAAAAAACTTACGAAAGTAAAAACGTTAAAATAGATTTCGATTAATATGAGTATACAAATATATAAACCAAATAAAAGTAATACAGGATTCGGTTTTTCTTTCTCTCAGGGAAGCGATAAAAAAAGCAGCGAACCAGTTCTTTTTGTAAATGCCATCGCGCAATATTCATGGAATAATGGATCAGGAACCTTTCAAGGTAATTCGAATAATCCTGAGAAAACTGTAACCGTTAAATTCAACGAGTTTGAGTGTGGCTCAATAATAAATTGTTTACAGAGAAGATACGAATGGAGCACATTCCATCAAAGCGGCGAAAACAAAACAACCATAAAGTTCACACCATGGGATAAGAATGTAACAATTAAAAATTACAACGCATCAAGTAAAGAGCTTGAAGAAAAAAAACAAAAGGTACCTGCCTTTGGAATGACTATATCTAAATCAGGCGGCAATTCATTCAAGCTTTCACTAGAACCAGGCGAGTGCGAATGCTTAATCACTTTCCTAAAACTGCTTGTAGAGAATATTTACGAACATAGGCTATCTAAATTGAACCACAATAAATTTCAGAACTCAAATATAGAGCCATTATATGAATAAGAAAAAAATACTATTCCATAGTAATTTCTGTAAGGCTTTTACTGGTTTTGGTAAAAACTCAAAAAATATACTTAAATATTTACATGGCACTGGTAAGTATGAAATAATTGAAGCCGCAAACGGTTTTTCTAAATCGCATATTCCCTTAACAAAAATGCCATGGAAATGCTTTGGCACCCTTCCTGACGATAAAGCTAAGATAGCTGAATTAAATCAAGACCCAAACTTAGCTAGGTCAGCAGCATATGGCGCAGAAATGATAGATGAAATAATCAAAGAAGTCAAGCCTGATGTATATATAGGGGCTGAAGACATATGGGCTTTTAACAAATACTGGGAAAGAAAATGGTGGAATAAAATTAACTGCATGGTATGGACTACATTAGATTCAGAACCAATACTTCCTCTAGCTGTGGAAGCGGCTGATCACATCAAGCACTATTTCGGGTGGGCCTCTTTTGCTGAAAGAGAAATGAAAAAACTCGGGCATAATCATTTTCAAACTTTACACGGAGCAGTAGAAACGGAAACTTTTTTTAAAGCGACAGAAGAGTCTAAAGCAAAACTAAGAGAACGCCATAAAATTGATTCGAATTGTTTTTTAATAGGGTTTGTATTCAGGAATCAGTTAAGAAAAAGTGTCCCGAACCTTTTGGATGGATTTAAGATTTTCAAGCAACAAAATCCAAATGTAAACGCAAAGCTCTTGCTTCACACAAACTGGGCTGAAGGTTGGGATATACCTAGGTTAATTGAAGAAAAAGGTATAGATAATTTTGATATATTAACAACCTACTATTGCGATAAATGTAAAAATTACGAAGTAAAACCTTATTCAGGACAGGAGCTTGATTGCAAATACTGCAAAAGTAAAAAAAGCCAGAGCACAACAAGCGTGAGAGCTGGAGTCTCAGAAGACCAGTTAAATCAAATATATAATTTAATGGATGTTTACTGCCACCCATTCACCTCGGGAGGTCAAGAAATACCTATTCAAGAAGCTAAGTTATGCGAACTAATAACATTGGTTACAAATTATAGCTGCGGAGAAGATCAGTGCTCCACTGAAAGTGGAGGATTTCCCCTTGAATGGGCCGAGTACCGAGAGCCAGGCACCCAATTCATCAAGGCTAGCACTTATCCATCAAGCATCGCCAAACAACTCACAAAAGTTTACAACATGAAACCTGCAAAGCGAGCTGCGCTAGGTAAAAAGTCAAGAAACTTTGTGATTAATAATTACTCTACAGAAACTGTAGGTAAAAAGTTAGAAAAAATTATAGATGAAATGCCTGAATGTGATTGGGATTTTGATTTTTCAGAAAAACCAAGAAACCCTGACTACATTCCACCAAGAATAGATAGTGACTCAGAATGGCTTGTTGATATTTACAAAAACATTCTCATGATGGATGTTGACCCAAAATCAGACAAGGGCCACCAACACTGGATGGATAGAATCAAGGAAGGTGCAGAAAGAGAAGAAATACTTTCTTACTTTAAAAAAGTAGCTAATAAGGAAAATTCCAAGATAAGAGAAAGTGTTTATTTTGAAGACATTCTTGGCGAAGAAGGTAGAGAAAAAAGAATTGCAGTTGTAATGCCTGGCAGCGCAGGAGACGTTCTTTGGGTAAATGCGCTACTTGATAATTTAAATGATTTATACCCAGATCATAATATCTACTTTGTAACAAATGAAAAGTTTTATGCTTTAATAGAAGACCATCCAGCTGTATTTAAAATGATCCCTCACTCGAAAGAAATGGAATCATTGTTGATGCTTGAAGGAAGTCAGGGGCATAAAGGTTATTTTGACGTGGCTTATCTACCATATATTGGTACGCAAAAAATCCTAAATTATACTCATAACGGTAGAGATAAAATACAATTTGATATTTATGACGATTAAATCAAATTTAGTATCAACACCTATATCTGTAGGCGAACTTTTTGATAAAATCTCTGTTCTCTCCGTCAAAATGAAGAAAATTAAAGATGAGTCTAAGGTTAAAGATATTCTTCATGAGTTAAATCTATTAAAGCCCCTTTGCGAACCTTTCTACAAAAAAACGCCTGAACTATCAACCCTAATGGATGGTTTAAGAGCTGTGAATTCAGAGCTATGGGATATACTTGAAATGCAAAGGAATAAAGAAAAAGAAGGTCAACTAGATCAACAATTTATAGATTTATCTATATCTGTATACAGAAAGAATGATGAAAGATTTTTTATCAAACAGAAAATAAATAATTTAACAAGATCAGAAATAAAAGAGCAGAAATATTATAGCACAACATGAGCCACATTATAGAAGAATACGCTAAGTCATTGGGGGTTAAAATTGGTAAACCTAGAATAACAAACCATTTTTATCCAATAACTTCCAGTAATTATATAACTTTCCACACAAATAATAAAAAATCTCCTGCCAGGCACTACGACTACTGGAAAGTAGTTTTTGATTTAATCAAACCCAAACTATCTGAAAAAAAAATAGATATTATACAGGTTGGGGGTCCCGATGACCCTCCTTATAATGACTGCGATATACATACCCTTGGCGCATCATTCAAGCAAATGTCATATATTGTAAAGGGTGCAAAATTACATTTCGGCATAGATAGCTTACCTGTACATCTAGCCAGTGTTCATGACATTCCAATTGTAGGCTTATACTCTAACCTGTTTGCGGAATGTTCAAAACCTGTTTGGAATAAAAAATCAAAAACCATTCAACTTGCTCCAGATTTTAGTGAAATCAAGCCTTCGTTCAGAGACAATGAAGACCCTAAGAGAGTTAATGAAATAAAACCAGAAGAAGTGGCTAGCTCTATTCTTGACTTATTGAATATAGATCATGATTTATCTGGATATAAAACTTTAAACATAGGCAAGCATTACTTTAATAAAATCATAGAAGTAGTCCCCGACTTTATACCTGACTCTTCCTTTCAGTTTAGTAATTTAATTAATTTAAGATGTGATTATGGATTGCTTGATGACTCCCTTCAGTATTGGCTCACGCGCAAAGTAAACTTAATGATCAATAAAGCTATAGATATTAACCTTATTTATAACGCAAGACAAAACATTAAAGGAATGACTATATTCTTAGGGGATGAAACAATAGACGAAAGATATCTAAAAGCACTAAGTAGATTAAATATAAATTATAATCTTTTATGTAAAAATAAAGATATTATATCAGAATTAAGACTTAAATTTTTTGAACACACAGTGGAAGAGTATTCTCCTAAAAATAAAAAAGACCTTGACTTTGTCTCTGAAGTATGTAATAATACGTTCTATCATAGTAATAAAACCTTAATATCAAACAATAAGCACTACTATAGTAAAGCAGCATGGAAGTCCAATATAGAAAAAACGGAAGACCATCAAGTTGCCATAGATAGCGATGAGTTCTGGGAAGAAGTAGAACACTTAAATATATACAATCATGCCAAAGACAAAGCAAAACGAAATAGATAACTCAACTGGCCCCAATCTTTTCTCAAGGGATGAGAACGGATTACTTAAAAATGTTGAATACGAATTCAATGAAGATGGATCAATAAACTGGAGGGCGATGGTCGGGGAAGAACATTTATTCCCAAACCGAAGCTGGTTTCAAATGAGGGGTAAAGATACCCCAAGATCCATAGAGGGGTTAGCAGATCATCAATTGCTAATAAAACTTAGTGGCATCAAAGAGCTTGCAAAACTTAGAGGGTTTTCTAACGTTTCATACAATGTTATAAAATGCGAAGAAGATCATGTAGCAGTAACATGTGAAGTAAAATTCCTACCTAATTACGAAACCTTTAATGAGCCTGTAATTTTTCAGGATATGGCCAATGCTACATTAAATAATACAAGTAGTTTTGCCACTAAATTCTTAGAGACAATTGCATGCAACAGGGCTTTCGTAAGATGCGTGAGAAACTTCCTGCAAGTACATATCGTTGGTGATGATGAAATTGATAAGTCAGATGGCAGCCAATCTCCTTCTAAACCAACAAAAAAAGGTAATCCTCTTAGCCCCACAAGCCTTCTTGAATCAAAAGCTAGAGACTCTTTAGGTTGTGATTCTTTTGACGAATTCAAGAAGAAGCACATACAAGAATGGTGGAAATCTCAAATAGAAGGTATCTATAAAAACGATAAAATTAAATCAGCTGAGTGCTGGGATGACCTTCCTGCCAAAGAGACGAGAATTATGCTTGGCTTAATAAACTAGCTATTCGTTATAGTCACTTTGGTCTGTAAAAATTACAGGAAACTCTGGCGCTTTAATCGATAAATCTTTTTCAATATTATCAAATTTATCTACATTATATTCTAAAGCTTGAACACTAAACAGTCCGTTAGATTCTTCAGCTATATTTATTATTTTATACTGTTTCTTATTTGCAAAGTTTACTGAATCCTGCATCATAAAAGTTGTACCCTGAGAGTCTTTTAATGCCTTTAAGTAATCATCTGCTACAGAAGTTTTTTGTAAAATATAATTGTTTTTTAAGTGTCCGGATTCGTGCATCCATCTGCCATGCTTTTTTAGGTCTTCAGATCCACTAACAAAAATAAAGTTACCCAAGGTATTACCGTCAGCATCTCTAGTTGGATTGTCTGCAGAAACGCTCCATGGTTTTCTTGGTATATCTGTAGATATATTTTCGTCTTCTTCCTCCTTATCTGTTAACAAGGGGTCTGTAAATAAAGGGAAGCCTTCAGCCCAACCATTTTCATACTCTATATAATTATCGCCACATGAATCTGACCCAACCCATAGTAAAGCCTCTGGATCTGGTTTCTCTCTATTAAACCCTCCAAGCCAAGCCTTTTTATCTTTTGGTAAAACTATAGACATCAAATCTTGAGCTACATCATCTTGGATTACAGCTAATTGGCCGCTTCGGGTTTTAGCATCTCTTAAGGCTTCGAGCCAAGTAAAGTCTCCCTCTACAAATTCATATATATTATTATATAATTTAAGGGTTCTGTCATCTTCTCCTATATCATAAACCAGATATTCACCTACTTGAGTTGCCCTCATATCGTCAATCTTTTGATCAGTAACATCGGTATCTGAGTCAAGAGATTTAATTGTTTCGTTGCCTGATGGTGCATAAAGGGTTACGGTTTTCCAAGTTTCTTTATCGTAAGCATCTATGTATGTATGTATTGGGTAATCTATAAGAACTTCTGCATTTCTTCCCCTTGGGTCTACTTGTATATCAACCGCTTTTCCCGCAAATCTACCGACTGTTCTTTTATTGTCAAGTACATCGATAACATCGCCGGGTTTTAAATAAGAACCAATCATGCTTGTTTTAAATGAAAGTATTTCTGTTTCGAGATTAGCTCCTTTTACTACAAATTCTGCTGCGCGCTTGGCTTGAGCTTGTGATGTTATGCCAAATCCATCAATGGTTTGCTCAATCATATTGTTATTTTGCACAGCCTCTCTATCTTCAGCTCTTTCTATTTTAGGGCGATACATATTATATCTATCAACATATTTGATGTTGCAAGAATTAGTTCTTGATGTCTTAGGCGTACTTGAGTAATTAAATCCTTCTTCAGATATATTATTGTTAGAAAATAACATAACCGAATCTTTCTTTTCATCTTGGAAAAAGTTTATTGCACCTCCCGACCAATACGCAAAAGCTCTAAATATTGCAGCAAACTCATTTATTAGTTTAAATGCATTCTCTTGGTTCATGATATATGCATTCAAGGTATACCTTGGCTCAACTAATGGGTAGTCTATTTCTACAGCGCAATCGAAATCATCATGCTCAGGATTAACATCTAAGGTTATGGTGCGATTCACTTTATCTACAGAATCTATCCTTATTGAATCATAAGTTGAGTCGCCATAATATATGGCTAATTTTTTTCCAGGATAATTATACTCTAAATTAAAATCTTGATTCGATGAAATTCCTTGTATAGAAAACTTAGGCTTACCGTTTTGCTCGCCATTTTGTATCAACTTTCTTTTTTGATATTTTGGTGAGTAACCGCTAGGAACAAGTTGGTCACAATATTTGGCTATCTTATATAGTGTCCATCTATCTATATTTTCTTCTTTTATTCCAAATTTGCCTACACCGAATCTTTTATTAGATATTAAATCATAAAGGCACCATGCCGGATTATCTGTCCACTTGAGATCTGGACTGAAATCCCCACTCCAGTTTCCATCATACTTGCGAGTTTCAGGGTTATAATTAGCAGGCACTTGCACCTTTTTTAGGCGCATATTATATGTTCGTTTTGGCATATTAGGCGAATCTTTTGCATTGATTCTTGTTCCTATGATTACTGAATTTGGATAATTTAATTGAACGGGTGTAACTTCTGTGATTGACGCAAGCGACATTTTTTCTTTATATCTAGCTGCTTGTTCACCTTCTTTTACGAAATTTCTTTCTCTGTTAAGTTTATAAACTTTTATGGTTCTATCTTTTTGGTCGGGATTGGGTGGCAAATATATTTTTACATCCTTCCTGTAAGGAGAAGTAGCAATTCCGTACATATAAACATCAGTAGAATACAGTACCTCGCCTTCGTTTCCATATTTTATTCTAAATCTTGCTTTGTTGGGCCAAAGTTCTCCTGAGTTTTCTACTTTTGTACCTACCTTAAACCTATGACTGCCTAATACAAAAGATAGTATCAATCCAAGTACACCAACCAGAACCCCAGATGCGACACCTCCTGCGATAAAAGCTGCAGCCTTAACAGGTTCTGTCGATCCCACAGCGCCTGCGAGCATACAAGCCCCTACATTAGGGAACGGTGTTGCGCATGTACCAGTAGCAGCAGTAGCAATTGTACCCTGGGATGCCGCAGCACCACCAAGGGTTACTCCTTCTTGTACTCCTTTAAAAATTTGATACACACTCAATGCTGCAAGCAAAAATGTCCAGAGTTTTCCGAGTTGATACTCAACCTCAACTTCATCTCCCTGATAGACATACGCTAATTCATTAACTTGTAAAGTTATATATGCTTCTTCCACTAAAGGGTTAATTATTGTATGTGATAAATAATTTTCCTCATTGAATCTCCTAAGCTTTATGTCATCGAAATCAGACTCATCAACATTTTTAAATAATTCAACCTGCTCACCCGCTTCATCTGTAATATCGTCTGGAGCATTAATAGTTATCTGATTCCATAAATCTTCTGCTAGGTCTGCAGTACCACCAGGTGTTATATCGATTTGAGATTCTACGACATTTTGCGGAAAATCAAAAGTTATAATAGTTTCATTAACCGCTCCCCCTTCGGGTATTTCACCACCTTCAGGAACATCAACGAATGTTGTTTCAGTTACCTTAACTTGTCCATCTTCTACTCCTGGAATCTTGTCAGGATTTAGCAAAATAATCATTGGGTCATTTGCATAATTTGAAAACTCATCTTCGTAATATGACAAACCGCTTGCGAATTCTGCTAGACTTTTTCCTTCTCCCGCGTCATTTCCTGTGATAATATATAAATCTGAGTTTGAATTTGGTCCGCCCCTAGTATTTTCTTTTAATAATAAATAGCCTTGCTTTCCGTCGTAATTTTTTTGTTTACTATGAGTCCCCAGAAATTTATCAGAGTTAACTCCCATTTTGTAGTAACCCATCGTATAGTCAAACTTTTTACACCTTACCTTATCTCCTTCCTGGTACTGTACGGTGTCAGTTACATATTCTCCGCTAAATTGTTTATATTCATTTAGGCCTTGATCTGCTTTGTAAAAAGTTGCACTCTCTGGTTCACCTACATAAATAATAGAGTTGTTCTCCATGTTTTCAGCATCGTATGTATAATCGCCGCTTTCAATAAAAGCTTCATTATAGCTGGTCTGCACACGATAAATTTCTCCATCGTGTTCTACATAGTCTCCCTCTTCGTAGGTGGAGGATGCACTAAATTGGGTAGAAGGTACTGAATTTTTAAGAGTTTTTGAGTCTATAGTTCTTGGTCCATATAAATCTCCGTTTATATCCTTCGTGTATGATGTAAATAAATATTGAGGTTCTAGTAGGGATTGATCTTCCGTACCTATATGACCCTCATTATTGACCCCTAAATCTATATCAAATTCATTTATATTATATGAATCTATTCCTCCTTCTAATTCTGATTCAAAAGATATTTCTTTAACTGGCGTTCCATCAAGAAAAACACCTTGCAAATAATCATTTTTTGCATTTCTTAAATCCTCAGGATTGCCTTCATTAGCTTTATACTCTCTATCAAATACAGCTAGTTCTCCATTTTTATTTGAAAAACCATCTACAGGGCCTTCGGATACTAGGTCGATTGATTTGTAAACGGATGTAGATTCTAGCTTGAACCATCCTACCCCGTTAGCTTTTGAGGCACCCCTCCATCTTTCTCCAACTTGTATTGGGTATGCATTTCTTGGGTTATCTGTACTTTGATCCCCATGAAGGTATTCAAGAGGATCTTCACTAAACATTATTGGGTAAAATATTTTAGCTTGATTATCATTTTCTTTAACAGGAATACTTTGCAGGCAAACATAAGAGCTCTTAATGGCATTTGCTTCTGTTACTGCATACCTCATTCCCTCTATATCACTTAATGGATTTGGGTACCAATTACCGTTTGACCCAAAGTTTCCAAGAAATTGTTTGTTAACACCTTTTGCATAATTAAAAGTATAATAGTAATACCCGCCTATGGCATCTCCTTTCTTTTCAGGCATAGTAACAAATCTTGCTTGCTGATTTCGTAGAGATTCAAACCCCCCATACAGACCATCAGTGGCTCCAAATTCTCCATCAGATATTTTTTTTGCTATTTCCTGAAATGCAGGATCCACAAAAGCGTACTTACTGCTTCCATCAAAAACATTCAGGGCAAAACAGGAATACAATGGGCCCAGATCAACTCGATAATGTTTATGGTAATTAGGTATTAAGCTATATAAGCCCTTGCTAAAGTTAAATATTTTCCCCGTTTCTGAATTGTAATCATAGTTAACCGTGCATGCAGAGACAACATTTGTTCCAATGTTGAGCTTTCCATAACCCAAAGGCACATTTTGACCTTGGGTAAACCTATTCTCTTTCCCATTATACATGTATGATTTAGTCTGAACCTTTAAGGTCTCATCATCTCTTTCCATGGCTTCAGCCATTTTCTTCGATATATACATGCTGGCCGCAGTAGTTATTGCAGTCATAATCAAACTAACAGCAAATCCACCGCTACCCTGAGCTATTGGAAAAACGTGTAAATCTTTTTCTGTGGACAATAGAAACTCTTTGTTTTCTGTGAAATCCTGTTCGCCAGATTTTTTAATTCCATAAACAACACCTTCTTGCTGTTTTTTATTTAAATATTTTTCTATCTCTGGATTGTTTGCGAAAAGAGCTGCGATAGCTTCGCCCGGGGAACTCACATTGAGATCCCATTTTTTTCCAAACCTTTTACCTAAGGCTCCATGTAAAATAACTTGTTTCATCCTTTTGCCGTTATATATTTACACTAAAGAAGGGTGTCTGTATGCGCGTTTTATTTTTGACTGCCATCTATTATCCAGTAATTGCTTTCTTGATATCGTATTACCGCACTGGTGAATAAAGTAATCATTACCCAAATAAATACCTACATGCTTTCTTCCGTTATTTTTTATTTGAAACACTAATATATCATGCTCTTTTATTTCTTTTATTTCTATATTCTTTGTGTTATTATTTAATATATTAATTAATAAATCATTAGCTTCGTCGTCTGAGTCCGTCAACCAATAGTTTTTGTTCCATTTAGTGATATTTAAATTTAAATTCGTCAGGAAATAATCTTTCAACAGGCAAGTGCATTCATAAAAACCTTTAACATAGGGTCTTCCAATTAATTCGGCAGGATCATAAGATTCAGGGTAATACAAAAAGAATTTATTGGTTTGCAGACTATATATCAAATAAGGTATACCACTCTCTTCCGAGCACAAAATGTCCTGCGCCGAAGGTGATTCATCAGAGAAAGGGTGAGAATGATATATTCCCAATATCTTTCTATTGATAGAATAGTTTATAAATTTTTGGGGTGATATAGAAAAGGATTTAGAAGGATCAGGGTTGACATTGACTTCTTTTGTAATTTCTACAGAATTATCGGGGCAAAGTAAAACAAAACCGCAAATCTCTTCAGCTTTATTATCCTTAGAGTAAGAAATTATCTCTTCATTAAAACTATTTAAACTCATAAGGGTCAATACCGGGAAACCCTCCGTAAGGTAATCCATTGCCACTTTCAGTCCAAAGCATGTCTTGCTCTAAATCTTGCGCGTTCATTCTAGATCCACCACCCGCTCCAGTTGCATTTTCTCCGAACCTTAATCTACATCCGCATAAAGTTTTGTCGCAATCATCAAGCACCCATTTCTCCCTATCGAGAGCCGGATTTGATCTCACGTTGTCAGAAAGACATACATATATATTTACTGGATAAATATCTTTATCGTCATCATATGCCTCAACTCTAACTACGTCACCCTTATTATATCTTCCTGTTCTTGCCCAAATCTCATACTGATCATCTTCTGGTCTTTTTTTAGCAAATTCAATATTGTCATAATCTTGACCGAAATAAGTTTCCTGACCAACCATTTGTCCGTGGTATCCACTGGACACGAATCTCTTATTCTTTCCATCGGATATAGGTTTACCCCTGTACCCGCAACCTATATTACTCCTATACTGCCATGAGCAATAATTAGAATACATAGTCCGAGACGGTATACTTGCATTTTGCAGCTCCAATAGCGATACTAATTCAAACTCAACAATCTGATCATTCTCGGCGATTTTTTCATTAACAAAAAATACATCTTCTGTAAATGAAACATCAGGATTAGAGTCTCCATGAGGATTAATATTATTAGGAAAATTTTCTTGATCTAAATATTTTGCAAATGTTTTAATTCTTGAAACCTTATAATTTATAAAGTCTTTAAATATTCCTAAGCGCAAAGATATATTACCTTGATGATTTGAAAAAGTCATCTTCGGTCTAGGTAGTTTTCCGTCACCGTGAATGTCAAAACCTTCTACCTTAATTGGCATAAAATCATATTTTTCGCCATTGAATATGATTCTATTTTTATATCCATTTTCTCCAGCATGAAATAGATACTGACCCCGATCTCGTAAGTTAATTTTATATAAACAGATAACAGTAGAAGGTTCTATCTGTAAGATTTCTTTATTAAATGCTTTGGTATCTCTCATGTTATTCTCTGATTATATCGTTTTCAAAATCTCCTACATCGCATAAAAAAATTTCTGAAGATGCTCCATCTAATCTGTAAAAAACTGCCTGATTAGACATAAGTGGAATGTTTTTTATGGGCGTATTATAGCCAATTATTCCATCGTAATTTTTGCCATTATAGGTTAGTGTTATCTTAGGCTGATTGTATTGAGATCTAAATTCTATTTTTTTATTATAGAAAGCATCTAATTGCTGATACTCTTTCTCAAAATCACTAGTAGTTATTGCATTAAAGGTATATGTTCTACCATCACCTCCTCCTGACAGTTTTTTGGAAAAAGCTAGTATTTTCCCGTCAGAACCTTCAAGCTCACTAGATAGTACAAAATCAGAATTATTTGTAGCCACATAATCATTTATTTGATCTACTACTACAGAAGTGTCCACTTCTGATCCAGCAGCCTCTGATCTTGATACTGTAATATTGGTTGCGGAAGCAGATACATCATTAGATGGCTCTCCATATTTTAATTCAAAATTAATATTATTTCCATCTGTGCCAAGATATTGATTCGCAATTATTTTTATGTTTCCGCCAGATTCATTTGCTTGCTCAAGGCTAGCTGATACAGTGGTGTTAAGGATTGACTCTATTAAATCATTGAATAATCCAAGTGATCCGGTTATACCATAATCTCCATATTTATTATACCACGAATTGTCTTCGAGCTCAATCGCGTAATCAACAGTAGCTTGTAAAAAATCTATATACTGTTCTCTCATTTTTTTTGATGAATCCATGGTAAAGAAACTACTAGTTTTCTTTTGCAAGAAAAATTCGTTATTAATTTCCTCTAGCCTCAATCCTTCTAAGGATTCTTTTTTAAAGTCTTGATCAAAATTATCTTTATTATCACCCCAGGTAATTTCTTGTCTATCTTTTTCAAGAAACTCTCCTGTTAATATAATAGTCGGCTTGCAAGCATCTCCGTCTTCGCAGTTTAATATTGGAAATCCTGGTTTTATTTTTACATACGAACCAAATTTATCACCCGTTCTATTCAAAATAGTTCCTTCCTTTCCGTTCATTAATTCATCGTAAAGTGGATGAAAAAAGGTATGTATTTGTTTTTTTTTGTCTGGCTCTAGGGTGAACGGCAACTGCTCTACTATTCCAGAGTGATAAACTTTAACTCCAGTATAATCAGGAAATTTAAAAAGAGAAAACCTTTCGGGGTCAGTCATTTTGAACCCTGTTATAGTAATTGGCATTGTGCAAGAATTAGATATAGTAAAACTTCCTGATTCAACAGTAGTCTCTCTACATATTTTTTTGCAATCAAAATCAAAAGTAGGATCGCAGCTTGGCTCTAATTCTATTGTTAATCCTGACTCAGTGTTTGCGGTTTTTCCTGGATCTTCCTCACTAGACAAAGGTCCACAAAGAATATCCTCAGGATGAAACTCGCTGAGTTTGATATCATATTGATCTGGATTTATAAAAGTCATATTAACAGCTATCAATTCTTACTTCATATGGGCCAAAGCTAGCGCCAGTTCTTCCCGCATATTCTATAGAAGATATATAGTTTGGTTCTGCTAACTCTACATCAGTTCCGTCATCACTTATTATTTTATAGGATAAAAATATTAATTGTCCATAATTACCATTATTACTTGTTTTTACATTTTGTATAAATAATTTATTAGGCCCATCTTCTCCCCATTTAATTAAGTTTTGGTCAAAATATTTGACGGGCAATAAACTTGGCGGGCAATTTAACCCAGTTTGACCCTGCAATATTCTAAATGTTCTTTCTGCACCCGCTATATCCGAAGGACTCACTCCCAATATAACATTGCCTAAGTATTGATCTCTATCAAGAGTGAAAGTTGGAGGACTGTTGCCAGGTTCTTTGCTCTCCCAAGTATTTGTATCTTCGTTGTATTCTTGATGGATTAATGTATCGTTTAAATATAAATCAAAATTGTCGTCTTTAGCTGCATTAGAATTGCACATTGCAATTGCAAAAACCCTACCCTTGCATCTATCTAATTTAATTTTTGGAATCTCAATAGGTTTTTCTGTCTTGGATACATTTATTTCAAAATCAAAATTAGCATAACAATCAAGCGTTTTTCTTTTTAGATCCTCTGCATAAAAAAACAATTGAGCCCTTTCTTGTAAGTTTATTTCTTTATTTGATTTTATTGCAAAAAATAAATCAATAGATTCATCTCTCTGTAGTACGGGTAAATGAGAATAATCTCCATGAAAAGAATTTTCTTCAGAAACATTAACTATATTGTAATCATGTATTTCTATTCCAGAATTAGACTCAAATGATCTATATTTGAATCCTTTTTTTGCTATTCCATTATTTAATACTCCTTTTGTTTTTACATCACCAACCCTAATCGGATCGGTAACTAATATAAAATCTTCACCCCCAATAATACTTTCTGATTCATCAGATATAAAAAACAATTCTTTATCCGGTTTCCATCCGCCGTTAATCTCTTCTAGTTCTCCTTTTCTATAGACTTCGTATTTATTATTAAAACTATGCCAAAGGATGTTGGATCTGGATTCATTCAGAAACTTTTGGTTATTTGGGTCTTGTGCATATTGCCCCCCGTGCCCAACAATTGGATTCTCATTGTCTATATATTTTGGTATATATTCTAAATTTTGAATATCATTATTTTTAGGTATACCGAACTGCATAGACTTGGTTGTCCATTCGGCTTGCCCGGCTTCTTTTGAAAAGCTTACTATTGTATTTTTTAGCTGTATAGGATTTGGCCCACAGTTGCTAACTGTCACAGAGAACATATTTATTTTTCCGTCTTGCTTGTTTAGTCTAACTAAATCAGTCAGACCGCTCACTACTCCAAAAAAATTGATTGCTCTATGCGCTTCTAGGCCTCCTGGAGTTTCGCTACTTATATTGTAGTAAAGTTGAGTATCATCAAAACCTTTTTCTGTTTTGTAATCACTTGCATATTTTACAATATTACTATTGACAGAATTAGTTTTACCCAGTCCTACTGGTATGCAAAGAGTTTCAATAGATTCGTTATACCAAACTGGATTAGAAGAGCCGTCTTCATAAGGCAAATCATCTGGGTCAAAATTATCTGGATTAAAATCTCCAGTAAAATCAGGATTATAAATGTTTGACCATTTCTGCTCTCCATCTTCATCGTTAGTTACTCTCCAGGATTCAGATCCTCCATAATCACTAATTCTTTTATTAATAGAATAACCAAGATTTCCAAATATAGAAAGAGTGCTATCTAGTGGTCTTCTTTTTGCTAAAGAATTACCTAATTTAAGATTATTAATTATAGATAATGATTTGTCGTATTCATCACTATCAAAGCTAAAATCACTAACTATGAATAGCATTCTTTTGTCAACTATTCCAGCTTTAGGACTGTTATAGAATTGAGCCAAGCAATCAACTAAGGTATCTGTTATGTTTTTTCCCGAGGATGATTCTGGAGCATATGTATTTAGGGATTCAAATATTTTTATTTTATCAAAAGATTTAGAATGATTAGGTAGATCGGCAACACGACCTCCAGTTATGGGTCTTTGATAATTTGAGGCATCTCCCATAAAAGAAAAACCTACATTGATAATATAGTCTTCAATTTTAAAAATAAAACTTTCCAGCTTTTCAATATCATATCCTTGATCTAGTAGAGTTTCATTTGTTGTTTTTTCTCTAGCTGGATCATGCTCATAATTTTGCTCAAGCAAGCTAGGTATGACTCCATCAATAGGATCGCCCGCAGAATACCAAGGGGGTATTGAATCTGTGTCAGAAATTTCAGGCGTATTATATTTACCGAAACCGTATGTTGAGGGAAACTTTAAATCACTCGAAACTGGATCAGCATAACCAGAGATTAATTTAAGAAGAGAGTCTCTGATCAGTTGATATTTTGAGTATGAATTACCTTCCACGCTTAAATATTGTGTTAATGTAGATGTATTGACATCAATTGCAAAAACTATTTCTATCAGCTTTGGTTTTATGTTCAGAAAATAACCTTTTTCTCTTTCGTACTCTAAGCCTGATTGATGGTATGCGTATGCTACGGAAGAATAAGTAGATGTCTCATGCTGAGTAATAGGATTGTATATATGCGCCCCAAAACACGGCCCTTTGGGGTTTGCAAGATCTTCTTGTATAGCTGTTGAAGATTCTATAAATGTAGCTGTGATAGTATGATTGTTCTTGTACACAATCTCGTGATCCCAGCTTGGACAATAAAATGTAGAATTTCTTGGTCTAGCTTGAGTAGTCAGCGGATCTGTATCAGTACCATAAGGCCTCGGCATTACGAACCTAAATTTTTTATATCCTAAATGAGATTCAAGAAATTGTAATATTTCTGAAGCTTCAGTATCACTTCTTTTGTCAAACACCACAGTAAATGTGGACATATTTTGATTTATGCTTTTTTTGTATTTCTTATTATAATACTGAACAAATTCACTTTTGTAATGAGATGGCTGATTGTTTAAATTAAATGTCAAGCTGGGCCTGTGCTCAAAATTCCTAACTTGCAGCCAAGGATATTTTGGAATCAAGTCTGGGTCTTCTATATAAAGACTACTTCTTCCCTCCACAGCCGGAATTAATACTTGCGTATCATCTTCTGGACCTAGAGTAAAACTAGATAAGGGCGTAACAAAAAGAGCATAGCTAGAAGGAGTAATGTCCGCCTCCATCTGCAGCATTCTATAATTTTTTAAATATATTATACGCTTCCTTTCTTCTCCCGTTACTGGATTAATTATTTTATGAGGAACTACCCCGTCTTTAATAGATGGAGGTAAAATTGGTTGAGCGCTCAAACAGTCTTCAGGGCACATACCAAGCTTATATATAACAACAGGCGCGTCTCTTTCTTCGCTTAATCTACTGATTTTTTCCAGAGTTTCGTCATCCTCAAGAGGATCATCTTCGTCATTTGTTATTGGGTCATAAGGTCCAACATTATGAGTATCTCCATTAGGCTGTAATCTTGAATCCAAGAATATCTCTTTGATTGGTTCATCCAGAGGCCATTCTAGCCCCGGACATATTTCTTTTGTGTATGTAATTTTTTCGATGTATCCTTGACCTATACCAAACACAAAAGCTTTGGGGCTTAATATTTTAAATACCTTGCAGACGCCAACCGAGAATACAGAATTTTCAGGCCATTCAGGTCTAATGTAAAGACAGTTACCTACTTGCAAGTTTTGCTCTTCCCGAAAATATAGAACCCCGGCCTTAGGGTAGCCATTCTCATCGTACTCGTATGTCTCTATTTCGGCTAAAGAAGTTAGGGCTACTGTTTTTTCATCATCATCATCTTGAGATTCTTCGCTTTTTTCCTGCGCTTCCTCTCCAATAAACTCTTCTACCGGAAATGAATCTAGTCTCGCTATTTTTCCTTTTTCGAAAAATGTTTCTTCATTCACGAATACAGGAAATATTGCGTCTAGTCTCTGGTTATAACCAGAATTACTATCAACGCTTTTTAGGCTGCTTTCTGTATTGCATATGAATTTAGCCGATATCGCATTGTTATTTCTATATGTTATTGAGTGACTAAAATCAACACAAGTATACTTTAAATCTTTTCTGTAAGGAAAAGTATATGTGAAATTAAAATCTTGCACATCGCTCGACAATAATCTTTCACCTTTATAATCTAATCCAAATATAGACTCATAAGGAAAATGCTTTTCTTGTAAAAAATGAATAATTGCCCTAGCTTCCTGGTCAGTTCTATTATTAAAAGTTAGATCTATTTCTAAAGGCAAAGAGTTGATCGCTAAATTATTTACATAGTCTGATCCTTCTCCAAGAACCATAGATTCATTCATAGCCGCAAAAGTTGACCTTGAGCCATAAGAAGGTCGCCATATAAAATCCTGAGTCCAATATCTTAAATAATTAGGCTCATTGGTGGTAGTGGAAATATGATCCTCAGTGCAATAAAAAAATTGATTCAAGTTGTATACTTCAACATCACGAAACTCAAATCCACCAGTATCATATCCATAAAGAAAAATAAATGCAGAGCCAAAAACGGCATCTTGAGGAATGTCATTTGGATGTATGTCGATTTGTGCTTTATACCACTCTCTATGATGGAGTTCAGAAGATGCCATTGCTCTCTGTATCTTTCTGTGGTTAACCACATCGATAGCGTCCATTTTTTTATCATAAAATTTAAGACCCACACCAATGCCTACAGAATTCGATTTATCAATACCATAATCTTCTATCTGAAAATATGTTAAGTTTGGATCCGATAACGTTGACTCTTCGCTGGCCTTCCTGATCATAACTTTAGCGGAATACCCTATTCTTGGATCAAGTCTAAACTTTACGCCATATTCTATTTCGGCGGTCTCTCGAACAGTAATCCTTTCAAAGAATTGACTAAACTCAGTTACGTCAAGTTCAACTTTTTTTGATTGATCTGTTATAATTTTATTGTTGCAGTCATCAACCAACGTCAGTAGTAGATCAACTTTTTTATCTTCTACTTTTTCTATATAGTAGGGAGTCGAAAGATCGCGCATTCTTACGATATCGTGCTTTTTGTACGATTTTTCGGGCGCCCAATCTGAAGTAGGTATGTCCATTATCTGTAAGATTGCCTTACGCTTGCTCTGCCACGAAGGAAACCACCCTCAGAAACAACTAATGCATCTTGATCGACTACTCCGTACTGCTCTAGCTCTTGCGGAACAGCGTCAGGAAGCACCAAGTTACCAGCAAGTTTAAATTCTTTAAGTTTTCCGAAGTTATTATCCGTAAATTCTTCTTCAAACCCTATATCCGAAAGACTGATTGTTACATCGGCCCTTTGGCCTGTGATTTTCAAGAAGGGGTCAAGTCTTTCACCCTCTAAGTCTATCGTTATATCTATTTCGTTTTTAGCAACTCTAGTGGGTAGTTCACCATCTTCATCAACTAAACCACTAATAGGTAAAGGTATTTCCGGAATCTGATTTGCGTATATGCTATAATTAAAGCTAAGGGGATGCTGTATACCTACGCTATTAGCTCCATATATTTTTGTGTTCATAGCATGGGGTACAGTATACTGCACTTCTCTTATACAATTGTAATCCTCAAAAACTCTTTCTGACCATCCTTCGACGTGCTCCATTTTGCCGTAGATATCTAAATCTAAATTTGTCTCTATTACCTGGAAAGGTTCAGCAGAAAAAGACATTTCAGACAAGTATGCATCATGAAACTTATAATCACCTATTGATCCTGTAATTTTTGATTCATTGACTTGAGGATATATGTTTGGATCCATTAGTCCAGTTAAGTCTGCAAAACTATGAATATTACCAGTATTCATATAATAAGTTATGTTCAACCTGCCTCGAATTTCTCCTTGGGCAGCATAAGTCCTAAGGGCGTCTATCTCCCCATAGGGCACATCTTTATTTACATCTAATTTTGTATCACCGGTAGCTTTTACTTTTATGTGATAATCTCCTGCATAAGCGTCTTGCTCTACGTATAATGCCTGTCCGTTTGGGTAAGCAATTTTTTGTCCGCTTTTAATTAATTCAACAGATTCAGGGATCTTCATTCCTGGCCCACCTGGAGGTCCAAGCAAAAAATCAACAATATCACCCTCACTTAAAACTACATCTTCGGATACGTCAGCAAAAGATATATTGTAATCATCTATAAATTTTTTAGCCTCCAAAGGCTGGCTAGCAGATATACTTGCTCTGTTTGCGAAAACCATAACTGGATCTTGCCCTTCTGCAGCTAACAACAAAGGTACATCCTCATATCTAAAAAAAGGCTTACTCATTTAATCAGCTTTTTCCTTTAAGTATCTACTATAGTTCATTTCGTTCTCGTGAGGTTTTTCTCCTCTCTTATTATAATAAGATTTATATGTTAAATTTACAGTTAACCTTCCTTCCGTTGAGGCCGACATAGTCTCTGATATTAGCCTTGCTTTTTTTACAGTATAATACTGTATTGGCTCCCCGAAGCAATCATTAATCATAATTTTTATGTCTTGAACCGTAGGAGTTCTCATGTATTTTCTAAGACTCTGATACTTGTATTCATCGATATCTAAAGTAAAAGATGTTTCTGTGGTTACTGGCCAGATAACATCTACTTGCGCGGCATAAGCAGAACCAACAATATATATAGGATCAATTGGTATGTCAATAGAATGACTAAAGGAAGTGACTCGATCCGTGCTTGCTCCCGTACATTCTACGATAATTGACCCTTGGTTTGGTAGCTTTATTTCTGGATATTCATAGGTTCCAGAAGCGTTATACATTCCATTATTGTAAGAATCACTTGTGGCTACTTGGTAGCCATCTTCATTAAGTATAGGGAAATCATTTTCTTGATTAATAAAATCGGGAGACCCCCCTATATCTCCAAAAACTTTTATACTCGTTGTTGTGGTGGGTAGTTGGCCTATGCTGCACGAAACACTATGATTTGTTATGTACCCACTATAAAAACCAAAATAACTACCACCGTGATGTATGCTTCCAGTAAAAGGCTCGTCACCTAAAAATTGTAAAAAAAAGTCTTCGCTTACTAAAATAGAATTTATACTGAAATCTCCTTCAAGAGGTGCGTCCAGCACTGCCATATTATGGGGGCTTCTTTCATTTTCTCTAATACATGTCTTTTCTTGCAAAAACCTAAACCCATTCGCATCTAATATAAAGCTATTATCATCGTAAGATATGTGGTCAATGCCGTAATGATAATCTTTATTGACATGTCCCCAACCCAATACATTTATGGGTCTTTCTTGTATAGCGTAGGAACCTTCTACACTTTGAACTCCAGATATCTGTGTTCCGTTAACAAAGAACTGTTGCTCATAACCTAAAACTGTCCCATTCATCAGCTAAGTTCTCCACCTATCCTCTTCTCCTCTCGTATGACCTCAAGAACTTTTGATTTTATTTTTACAGCTAGCTGTTGCTCTTGCTCGTATGATCCCTCTGATGTGTCTGCGCTTACCCTTTCATTGCCCGTTCTATCTACCGTAACATTCACATTAATGTTGTTAGTGACCTCATTGTTTGTGGTCTGATTATTTTGTTGAGAATTTTGAGATTGAGCAGCTTGAAGCAATGGCTGCATGTTATTGACTGGGCTAGCAGCAGCCTTGCTGGCCCTAGGTGAAGTGACTGATGGTGCGCTTGCAGTAGAAGGAGTTGTACCTACTATACCTCCCTGGTAATAACCTTGTTCGCCCCGCTTAAATCCTTCTGGGTTTTGTATGGCGAAGCGCATCATTCTAGGATTTTCCCTTAAAAGCTTTTCGGTAGAGCTTTTTCTTATAACGAAATCACCTTCGTTTAATCCAACTGGTCCTACATTATCTATCCCACCCTTGCCTTTTACTACTGGAATTTGGCCAGTTGTATTCATTTTATTGAGGTTATCGTATCCAATTCTTTGAGCAATAGAAGAAGGTATTACTGCCTCTCCTGCAGTTAGCATTGCTGGTATCTTACCTCCATTAGCTTTAAATATTTCTGCTTTTGCATCCATTTGATTGTTTGATGCAAATTGCCTCATAGCTTGAGTTCTTACCTTTGTTGTATTGTAAAGATTTAGAACTTTTGCCTGCTCCGCTGGACCCATATCTTGAATGTCAGACAATCGATTTAGATTGAACGTTGCATAATCTCCAGCATTGTCTTGAGACATATAAAAAAGATTACCTTGTGGGCCTTGATAAAAACCTTTATTCCCAGATTTTTCAAACACAGACATTGATTTCTTGAAATCAGAATAATTTAAGTCTTGACCTCTGAATTTAGCTTCGGCTTTTGCCTGTGTATACTGATTGCCGTACTTCCCGAAAATCTCACCAGTTTTATTAGATACTCCTTGCACTAATTTCTGCACAGGTTCTTTAAGGATATTCGTAACCTCAGACATCATGAAGCTAGTGGCAGCACCAAGGATTGTTCCTAAGGTCTGAAGTCTTTTATTAAATTTTTCGTTTTTCTTTTGCGCATTATATGCGGCTTTGTCCAGTAGAAATTCTTTATAGTCTTCCATGACTGGGTCTGTAGCTAAAGCTTTACCACTAAGCCTGGGGTCACCGCTCTTAAGACTCACATCAGATCCAAGATTAAGTCTCTCTAATCTTTTCATGTCAAAAGTCGGCGGCTTATCTTGTTTTTTATTGATTGATTCTCCAATTCTTCGACTGACCTCTGACATTACTACAGTTCTTGCAACACCTTCCATTCCGGCCTGTAGTCTGCTTTTTTTAGGTTGTGCACCTTCCCCGCTTGTACCGTTATTGAAATATTGTAATTCGCCGCCCCGGACTAGTTCTTTGACTCTATCCTTTGGTATAACATATTCTCCAGCTGTTAGCATTGCTGGCACTCTGTCTATTCCAGCTGGTCCTTTTACAAAACCTCCCTCTGCAAATTTTTGTATTATTCCACCTGATTGGTTTAATCCCGCTTTTGGGTTTTCAATCACTGGTTGTGGTTGAGTATTTTTACTTGTTGCTAGTTTATTATTAAATGTGTCTAGATTTTGTTTTGTCTTACTGATAACTGAAGAAAAAGAGCTAAGCTCCTGGTTGGTTGAGCTTATTGCTAAGGTTATATTTTCATAATTTTGTTGCTCGTTTTTTAGTTTAATAGAGTACTCATCATGTTGTTTTGCATTATTAGCCATGCTATCTTTTGCTGCATCAGCATTAATAGCTACATCTTTATATACTTTGGCTAAATTTTCAGTAACTCCTAAAAAATTTTGAATTTCAAGAGTTGATTGCTCTTTGATCTTCATGAACTCGGGGATATTAAGCTCGCCCCAGTTTCCAGGATCTTTTGGATCTCCTTCTCCTTTAAAGTAACTAACCTCTCCCATCTCAGGAACCATCGAGCGAGTAGCCAAATTTGGACGGGCCTTAGGGTCCGTTCCTATTTTAAAATTCTTTTGAAGTTCTTCTATGTTACTTATATTATGTTGTTTGTCTGATTGTATTGTTTGATCAATACCTTCCCTGAAGGTAAACTCGATACCTTCTGCTATACTTTGCCTTTGTTTGTCTACTCTTTTTGCTCCTGCTTTTTTGTCGGGTTGTATATTAAGCTTATTGAAAGCTTCCCTTCTTTCAGGCGTCATATTTAAATCAGAAATTTTAGATTCAAAGTGGCGAATATTTTTTAAGCTTTCAGTTTGAGCTTGTTCTAATTTTCTTAATTTCGGATTCCTATGATGTGAAATACCCGATGGCAGAGTATGGATGGCATCTGGATTATATCCAGAATCAGCTAATACTTGATTGGCGGCTCTCCCTCGACCTCTTGCTGTTTGCTGTTGCATCAGAGTCTCATTTTCAATTAATTTTGAAGTAGTTCCATTTGGATTTAAATCAGTCAAATCTTGACTATCTTTAGTTTGTTCTCTTGATTCATTTTTTCTATTAGAGACATCTAAACTTACAACTCCAGCGAGTGCATCGACCTGCGTTTTTAAATTTGCTATGCTTTTATCGAATTCAGCCATTCCTAAAAGTTTTGAATCCATAGTTGGAGCATTAAGACGTATTCCTTTTTGCAATTCTTGTTGTAAGTCTTTGGTGTGGGTTCCCTGGGATTTAAATACTCCTTCTAGTGAGCCTATAGCACTGATCAAATGGCTGTTTGATCCTGCTATTTTTTCGGCATCAGAACTTCCGTCTTCTCCTGTAAAAGCATATGTTAGATCTTTTATGATCTTATCGATATTATCTTCCATTACTCTATCAAGAAGTTGTTCTGCTAGTCCTAAACTAAAATCACTCCATGCTTCTTTTGCGCTTTTTGCACCCGATCCAATATCTTTGAATAATTGCTTAAGCCCTGTTCTTGCTCCGTCGATACCTATGTCAACCAAGTCAGATCCAAGATCGGCGGCAGAAACATTTAATTCGGCCATCTTGATTCTTAATTGATCAAAAGCTCTGGTACCATTACCTAATGATTTATTTGTTTCTTTTAGTGATTGAGCGAAAGCTAACGCATCTTCAGGACTGCCTGTTATTTGAGCTCGCATTGCGGCGCCCCTGGTTCCGGCTATAGCGTCAGCTCTTTGCGTTGCTACATCAACTTCTGTATTTAGCCTTAATTGTTTTTCGCTCATACCCGCTTTTCTTATTGAATTTTCTAAGGTTTGCAGCTTGTTGGCGGATTCTTGTAATTCATTTGCTTGGCGAAGGAGTCGGCCTTGTTCTCCCATTTCGGAAAGTATAATTGCTTTTTCCGAGGCTATCAGTGCAGACCTTTGAGCAGAAGTTATTTCTTCAGTAAGCTCAATCTGGACTTGCTTATTTAATTCTTCTTGAATGCTTAACCTTTTTAATTTTGCAATATTTAATCTTGCGGCAGAAATAGCATTAGCTCGTTCAATCGCAACTTCAGTGTCTGCTTGTTGATCAAACTCTTGTTGGCTCATGCTTGCTTTTCGGGCTGCAAGTCTTAGCTCATCAAGCTGGTTGCTCTTTTCTTGTAGCTGGGAGGCTCTAAATAATTGTTCAGAAATTTCTTGGTTCTTTATTAGCTGTAGGCTTTTTTCGGAAGCTATCAGAGAGGAAGATTGGGTGCTAGTTAGTTCTTCTTTAATTTGTGTCGCCGCAATTTCTTCTAGTGTCTCTGTGATTGATGTTAACTTTAATTTTTCAAGATTTAGTCGAGCTGTTGTTCTAGCATTTGACATTTCTGTTTCCAGCTGCTCGTTAACAAGTTTATATCTTTTAGAATCTATCTTTAGAAAATCTTCTCTTGCAACCGTTTCTCGTTTTGTTAAATAAGAGTTGCTTAGTTCTGATTCAAATTTCGCCTGCTGAATGCGTATGATATTTTTATAATCTTCACTTTGGGTTTGTGTTGATCGTAAAATTGCTTCTTGAGATTGCAACTGCCTAAGTGATAGCACAGAAGATTCAGCTTCTGTTCTATTTTTCTCAATTTGAAGTTGATAAGCTTTGTCATCCAGGGCTCTAGAATCCATTAGTGCTTTTACTTGTCCGCGACGAGCATCATTCAATACTGAGAGAGTAGCTGTTTCTCCTTGGTTTGATTTAATTGATAGTTCAGGTATATTTATACCGCTTAATTTATCTTTCAATGCTCTTGCACCGTCTACAGTTTTTGCTCGGATTAATTTTAATGTTTCGTCTTCTTTTAAAATACTAAGAGCATTTTTTCTTTGAGTTTCTGCTATTTGATTTGCTCTTTTTAAATCATTAATAGAATCAGTCAATAGATTTTTTTGCTTTTGGGTAAGCTGCATTATCTCTTTCTGGTTCAATGCGGCCATAAACGCGGCAGCAACTGTTCCTTCTGTGATCGAGCCATACTCCCTCATGAACTCATTAATTATTTTTCCATTATCATCCAGGTGAGCAATCCTCGAAGATACTGAAGCAAATGAATTTCTTAATGATTGCGCGTCAGCAGGTGATATTGCTTCTCCGATTGCATTTTCTATACCAGATAAATCTAAAGATGTAAGATTCTGCCCAACACTCTTTTTAAGGTTTTCAACAGCATCTGCCATTGTAACGCCAGCGCCTTTTCTAAATTGCTGGGCGAGCTGGTCGGTCTTAATAAACTCTTCTGACACTGACTGCATAGCGCCAAGAGATGCATTGTTGGCTTTTAAAATATCTGTTGAAAATTTCTCAGATATCTCTTCTATTTTCCTAGAGGATTCTTTTCTGATTAAAGTAGACTTGGAAATTGCCTGATGTTCATCAAGTAAAGAGATTTGAGATTCAGCTATTTTTCTTTGTGTGGCGCTGATGCTATTTTCGAGATCCTGCCTATGAAGCCTTTGCTTTCTTTCATCCTTAATGCTACGAATAATCTTTAAATATTCTTCCTTGACTTGTGCAGTGCTTTGAGCTAATGTTTGGGCAACACCATCCTTTTCGAGCAAGTCTTTTTGTTTTTTAAGTTGATTAATAAAAGCATCAAGTGCATTCTTGGCAGCTGCTGCTTCTATTTTTTCAAAGCCAACCATATTATCTTCAGCATCATCAATTGTATCAAGAATATCTCCTATATGTGCAGCTATTAATGAACCGCCAAAGTCTTCCGTTCCTTTTAGTTTTTCCGATAAGAAATCCGTGATACCGTCAGCTGAGCTTTTGCTTATTTTATTCAGGTCAAGTTTTCCTATGACCCCTATATTTTCTTCCAGTATCCGTAGTCTTTCTTTTGGGTCTAAATCTTCAGATCCAGCCATCACTCCACCAAGAGCCATGCCTGCTTGAGCTCCCCTGAAAGAGGAAGCTTGCTTAAGAAATTCAGCGTCTTGTCCGGTTATAGAGCTAAAATCAAAACTACTTGTAAATTTATCAAATCTTTTTTCTATCAAATCCCCAAATGCTTTTGTGCCCTCTTCAATCGCAATTCTTTGTTTTTGTACCAAGATTAATTTTTTAAGGGTCTCTGTCTGTTCGTCTACGGTAATTCCGCTTTGAGTGAATTGATTGCTGAGCTTAGATGCAATAACTGTTCCTGTTACATTTTCCTGAAATAATTGAGACATAGACTTCTGAACTTTTGACTGAATGTCGAGCTCTTTCATTTTTAATTGAAACAATTCAGTCTCTTGTTTTTGGGTACGCATAGAACCCAGTAACTCGAGTTCTTCAATTTTTGTTGAAACCTCTGTTTTATTTTGCAACGCACCAAGAGCAGATTCAAGAGCTTCTGTCGATTTCGATAATTTCTCTAAATTTCTAGCCGCTTTTTCTGAAGCGCTTTCAAATAAAGACATAATGCCTTTTCCATCATTGAACAATTTAAAAATTTCATTGGCAGCCGTTCCAAGACTTATAAGGCTACCAATCATTGGGGTAAATCTCAACAACATCTTGCCAGCTGAAGCTATTCCCCCAGAGAAAGCCTTAACGCCTTGCAGTATTCCTTTTGACCCAGCCTGACCAAAGCCATCTTTTGCGGCAGCCTTTAAACCCTGTGTAAACCTTCCTGTACCAGCTTTAGCTTTTCTTCTTCCTGATTCTGAGAATAAATCGCGCAGGTTTATTGTTTTGCCAGGATCAATCCCCATGCCTTCGGTCAATTGGCTGCCTATTTCTTTTGTAGTTAAAAAGACTGAAGCCATACTGGAAGCGGCTTGACCTGCCTCAGAAAACATTTTAGCTGCCTGACTTCCGTTTTCAGCAAATTCTTGCAAAAATCCATTTGCCGTACTTAATAAGGACTGAAAAACAAAAAGCTGCATTAGTCCGCCTTCTTGTTTTGCTTGACCTTTATTTCCGGCAAAATTTGGCACTAATCCTTTTGAGGCTCCATGAGATTTTGGGTCAATACCCATGCTTTTTGCGCGCCTAATTCCTTGCTGTAATCCGGCTGGTTCATCGCGTGTATTTGTAACAGCTAGACCCATGGGATTCTTTGGGCTTTTCAATTGACTGCTTTTTTCTATCCTTATTCTTGATTGAGGTATGCCTGCAGCTCTCTCGCGATTAACTGCATCCTGAAGAGGGTTAGCAAAATTAGGAATCAAGCCTTTCGCTTTGTTTTTGGACTTCCTGCCAAGATACTCTTGAACCTGTTTTTTAGATGCAGGAATTAGATCGGAAAACGGAACTTCGGGGTCAAACATGTGATCCTGAGTATGATGCTTTATATACGCTATTCTTTCGGCTTGATTTGCTCGAACAACTCTAACAGCTTTGTTGTTAGTTTGACTGTGATATATTGCACCATTTCGAATCTTTTGAGGGTCTGCAAAGTTGGGTACAAGGCCATCACCAAATACCTGCATCACTTCCTCTTCTCTTGGGCTGATTTGAAATGTTTTGTTTTTATTGAAACCAATTTCTTTTGGAGGAACAATTGCAGGCATTCTTTTGCCTAAAAATTTATGCTCAAATCTTCCATATTCTACCTTGCCCATTTTTCCGTAAGCTTCTTGGTCATTATATGTACCTGAAACATTCAAGAAAATTCCACCGTTTTCTTGGGCCCATTTCTGTATCGCTCCGGAGGAAATTGCTTGCTTAAACTCTTGTACTTTCGGATAAACATTATTCTCGATGTCGGCGCCTTTACTCAAAATTTTAAGTAATTTTTGCTTGCTAAATATATTCTTCTGGGGAACTTCTTTCTCAAAGACTTTGCCATCTGGATTGGTGGCTTTTCTCCTGATCGTACCTAGCCCGGAAAATTCTCTAGCTATCGTTTTACTTGTTGAAAAAGAAACGGCTCCTGATGCCCTCTTGGCGGAATTAGGGTTATGTCTTTGCCCTGACAATTCGCCGCTAACATGAGATTTAACAAAATTTTGAATAATACCGACAATATCTTCTGGTGTTTCAGCACCACTAAAACTCGGAAGATTACTCAGTATGTCAGGCGTGTCCAAAGTTGGGCGACCCTGACCTCTATAAAGAGTAGTGTCGGCGAAATTAGGAACGAAACCCTTAGCTTTGGTTGGTGACCTACCAAGATATTCCTGAACTTGTTTCTTTGTCGCGGGTGTTAGATCAGAAAACGGAACTTCGGGATCAAACATATGATCCTGAGTGTGATGTTTAATGTATGCAATACGCTCTGCTTGATCTGCTCTCTTTACTCTAACAGCTTTATTATTAGTCTTACTGTGATAAATAGCGCCGTTTCTTATTTTTGCTGCATAGTTTGGAATGAGCCCTTCCGCAAAGCCTTCTGACATATCAACAGCTTCTCCTTCTTTGGGCTGATAAAACTGACCATGCTTCATTAGAGCCATACTCACCTCATTAAAATTGAACTTTTTACCACCGACATTAAAGTTCCCGCCGGGATAAGTCTTACCACTATCTTTTATTGCAGAAATGTATCTTTCAGACGCAAACTCTAAATCTTGCGGGGTCAATTTTTGTCGCCCTCCACTCTTTTTATAAAGTTGACTAATTCCGTGCTTTACGCTCTTCTCATTATAATATTTATCGTCTGATAAGGTAACAGCATAGTTAGGAACAAATCCATCTGATTTTAAATTAGTTTTATATCCGGTACCATTAATTATATCCTTAATTTTATCGATTGTAAATGGTATAGTTCCAGCAGATTGATGTGGGAATATTTTGCCACCCTGCCCAAAGAATAATTGTTTAACACCTTCGGACTTCATCTTGTTTAAAATCTTAAACATCGATTTTTTTTGTCCAAATTGATCGTCTTTTGTTTGCTGAATTGCGGTCTCTCGATCCACGCCTTGCTCCATCAAAGAATTAACAGTAGGTATAAGCTTATTCTTTTCAGTTATTTGGTTAAATGTTTCAATTAATTGATGCGATTTCTTCGGTACATTAAAACCAATAAAATTAGGCACATACCCTTTATTCATTTCTACAGGTGAATAATCAGCAATCAATCCGCTATTAAATTCTTTATAAACAGTAGAATTAAATTCTTTTATTAAATTAGATAAATCTTTAATATAAAGATCTTTAGTAGGTATAGAAAATGACTTTAGAAAATTATCTGACTGTACTGCAGCGTCGTAAAACATTTGGTTACCTGATCTTGATTGACTTTTTTCAATAGCCGTTCTTTTTATTTCTTCAAGCCTTTCGCTTTTACCTTGAAGGGCTTTATCGATATTCTGAATGCTTCTTTGTGGTACGCCCTTAGTCTTTAAGAATTTTTTAAAATAAGAAAATGTATCGTCACTAGCTTTGATTGCATAACTCTTTTTTTTAGTTACCATGTCCTGCTTTACATCCCATTTTATTGGACTTTTGGGGCTAGAATCTCTTAGTTCTTTTTTCTTTTCGTTTTCACTTTTTTCTCTTGGCCTTATAAAATCTAGTTTTTCAATGTCGGCTTTTGGTAGTCTAAGCATTGTGTTTAATGCTTTCGCGTAATCGGGCGCGGGACCGAAATTAAATTTTTTAGTTATGTTATTGTCTCTAGCATAGTCTTGTATTTTCTTAGCATTAACAGAAATATGTTTGTATTCCGGCCCCATCTTATCAACGATGGTTTTTCCGAATCCAGATTCTGGACTATATCTAACTAATTCGCCACCACCTAATTGCAAGGGATAGCCTGCTTCTAAAGGCTTAAAAGTTCCATGCTTAAGATCTTGCCTAAAATGCTCTAAAGATTCTTCTCTTGCTTTTTTCTCGTTTATATCTCTTTCTAAAATCTGAGGGTTAGGTTGCTTGGCCCACTCTAGAATATCTGATTCATATTGATTAACCCAGTATCCGTCTCTTTTGCCTACTCTTCCTTGACTCATAACAGGGGTTGGCTTGCCCTGACTTTCCATATATTCTCTGAATGGATTTAAACCCCTATCTAGCAGGAACAATTTTCCTGATTTAGCTGTTCTTGCTACATAAGATTTACCGTTACTTTTTTCGTCGCCTATATCAAATCTAAGAGGAGACATGAAAGATGCAAAATTAGGAACAAGGCCGTCGCTGTTGGTTTGAGATGTTACTGCTAAAAACTGCCGATCTATATTACCTAGTTCTTTGCCTAATCTAGTTCTTCTGTCTACTTTTAGATTCTCTAGGTTAACATCGTCAACGTAATAATCAAATTTGACATTTCTTTGGTATTCTTTTTTTCTTTGCGCAGGAGTTATTTTGCCTTCGTATTTTTTTGTTAAAGATTTTTCTATCGCTTTTTTTGTGCCGCTTGACGTCCGACTACTTGTTAATAAATCATCTAATTTTATACTAGATGAGTCTTTTGGCTTGGCGTCGGATCCGTTGGCAACAATATCTGTAAAAGTTTCTCCCGGTAAATTAATGTCGCCTTCTCCTTGAATTAGACTATATAATTCCCCTCCTTCTTCCAGCTCACGAATAACCTTATCTCTCATTAAATGTAGTTTGTGCCCACTTCCTGATTCTGCATCACCATATATGACGTCTTCACCTAAATCGATCTGCTCTCGAATCTCAGGATCCATCAATACAGGTCTATCTTGTGCCCTTGAGAAATCTAACGCATCTTTACCCTTTTTAAAAGGTTGACCTGCTAGTATAGAAATGGCTTTTTCGAATAAGTCTCCCTTTAATCTTGTTTTTGAAACGGCTGCTTTTTTAGATTCAGTTAAACTTCTTACTTTGTCTAGGGCATCTTTTGCTAAATCAACCTCCTGTTGATAACCAATATTTTTTATTGTAGTTAAAGTCTTATCAAAAGTCGCCTGCTGGCCGAAGTCTGTTTTTCGATAAAAATCACCAACAGATCGTATCCCTAGTTGATTAACATCTTCTTTTGCTTGAGCCTTGTTTATATTAACAAATAAGTCTTTATTAGCAAGTAGTTTATCTATACTTTTTCTTGTCTTAGCTAGAGGAAGTGTATTGTAAAATGAAGTCGCTTTCTCGAAGTCTTCCTCATTGATACCTGCGATTTTTTGCTTTTCTTTCTTATTTGGGTCAGAGCTTAACTCTAGGTTATTCTTTAGTTTTTGTACTACGTTTTTTGCTTGTGTTTTAAAGTATTCTAAGAATTCTTGCTTATCTTTGAACCTTTCGCCTAAATTATTTCTTACGCTTGTATATTTTTCTACAAAACCTTGATCAATGTGATGTTTTGCCACAAAGTTAGGAATAAACCCTTGACTTAATCCCCATTCGTCAGCAAAATCTTGACTAAATTCAAACCCCTCTTCTTTGGCGCTTTTCTTTTGCTTGGGGTCATATAAATCTAATTTCTTTGACAAGGTTTCGGCTTTTTTAAGTTTTCTTTCTTGTAGTTTTTTGCCGCCGCTTATTTTATTTTGTTGCATCCAGTTTGGCAACTCTCGATCAGAAGCCATACGAAGACTTTTAGATATAAGATTTGCTGGATCAAAGCTGCCGCTCTTAACTTCATAAGTTGGATAATTTTGACCATATGAGATAATGTCTACAGGGTAATCGGGGGTGCCCCTGTTTGTTTCAGGATCATGAGTAAGTCGGTAACTTTCTTTTTTGTCCACCTTGTCAACGCTTTGCTCCCTATTAAGAAGACCCATAACCTTTTTTTCTGCAAACTCTGCGTTTGTTATTTTTTTAGGTTTTTTACTTCTTGATTTAGCGGCGCCAATATTTCTTACATCAAAAGGCCTCTCGATGGATCGTATACCCGCCTCAGATAAACCCTCGAAACTTTCAAACAAAGATTCTTTGCCCGTACTTTCTTTCTTCTGCTTACTGGAAGAAGTAATGATTTGGTTTAGTCCAGCTTCTATATTAATTGGCGTCTTTGTTTGAAAATGATCTTGAATTTCTTGGTATTTTTTATTAACTGCTTTTCCTATGTCAACATCGGTGCCAAATATTTTTAATTTAGCTTTATCCATCACCAGGGTAGCCCCTCTTTTCATAGCAAAGTTGGGCACAAAGCCGTGGCTAGCATAGGGATCAAAGCCATGCCTTTCTTTGAAAGATTTTTGATATACAGTACCCGCCTTACTTCTTTCTGGCGGCATGATTGCTGGCTGCTTCATACCTGGAAACTGCTTTACAGTTTCGGCTTTATTGTATATAACCTTACCAAGCCCGGCAACCTGCATTGAATCGATGGCTCCGGGAGAATATCCTCCTTGTATCGCTCCACGTCTTTCCTGCTTTTTGGCTGCTTCTGGTACAACGCCCGATGATGCTCCTATCATAGTAGGGCTGACACCTTTCTGAACAAGTGGTCCAGCTAAACTTCTCGCAAGCATTTGCTGCTCTTTCATCGCCTGGGTTTGAGCCTCTATTATTCCAAGCATAAATTTTTCCTGAGCCAGTCGATCACCCTCTAGGTTGTTCAAGGATTGCTGAATATGTACGTTTTTGGATAAAGCTTGAAGAATTGCCTCTTCCATGTTTCTTATTTTGTCTTTTTGGCTCACCACACCAAGAACATCCTTCATTGATGTTTGAGCAAACTTGGCAATGTTCATAAACATTTTTATAAAAATTGCTCCAAATGCTATGGCGCCTGGACCTGTAATTATATTTCCTATTCCACGAACTAATCCTTTGGCAAAAGTACTACCTTCCTCTTCTCCTCCGCCAAGGATACCTCTTATTTCATCTAATCGTTCGCTCAAAAACTCTAATGCGCTTCCGATTCCTGGGCCAAGAGACATTTCTCCAAGCACCGCAGCCAATTCTTGAATTTTAGTGCCAGTTTGAGAAGCAAGAGCCGAGATGGTTTTATTTAAAAGTTCATTTTTTTTGGCGGCCTCTCCAGAGGCTTTTGATGAAATTTCGGTAGCTTTCGCTTGCAGGCTTTGATCTTTAGCTAAATCTGCCAAAGCAGCACGAAAAACGTTTGCCTGAAATATACCTGCGGAAAACTGAACCACATTTGATTGTTGAGCTTGCGTCAGACCATCAAAGCTTTTGGCCATATTTAATAAGATTTTATCGGCGGGAAGAATTGCGCCACTTAAATCTCTAACAACTATACCAAGATCTTCTATTTGCCTGATAGATTCCGGCCTCTGAATTCTTGTGAAGATAGTTTTTAAACTATTACCAATTACAGCCCCACCTCTGGCTGTAGTTTGCTGTAGGGCGGCTACTATACCAATCAAACTGTCAAGCTCAACCCCAGCGTCTATAGCTACAGCGCCAGATCTTTGCAGGGCATTAATTAAGTCTTCAGAGCTGACAGCAAAGGCAACATCTACGGCAGCAAGTTTATCAATAATATCAGTGGTAGTCAATCCTGCTTTACCAAATGCATTTACTGCTGCAGTTAATCCAGATACCGCATCAGCGGCATCTAAGCTGGTTAATCTTGTTAGTATTAAGGCGTCATTAGTTCTTCTCAAAACTTCTTCAGTTTCAAGGCCTTGTCTTGAAAATTCCAAAGCTGCTTCGGCAGCAACATTAAAAGATTGAGCAGTTGCTTGCGCTACATCAAAAAGACCTTCACCAAATTCAGCTAAACCTTCGTTTGACATACCCATGACAGCATTAATGTCGGCCATTGTTTTTTCAAACCTGACTGCCTCTACTACTAAACTCCTAAAGGCATCACTAATGCCATTGATTATGGATACAGATAGTCCAAAGGCAATAACCCGAGCATTTGAAGCCTCAAGTGATTTAGTGAACTCATTAGCAGATTGAGTAATCCTACCAAGAGGTTGCGTAAAGCTTTTCTGATTTACATTAAAAGAAACCTGCTTACCGCTAATTCCGTTAACAACTTTATTGATTTCGTTTGTTGCACGATCAAGGCTACGTTTAACATTTGACGTGTTAACGCTTAAATTTACGTCTGCCCTAATACCTGCCATAATTCCTTATACCTATGATATATTACACGTAAAAAATTTAAACCAACTCAGGCCTTAATCTAAAAGTATCACAATAACCTAATTTATAGTTCTCATGAGTGCCGCTTATAAATAATCCGTTATTCCTGCTCATGCCAAAAGAAAAACTACAATCAACCGTAGCAACTCCTCCTACAGAAAAATTAGTAGTATAACCATCTAGTTTTGCATTATTAATACTATAGTGCATATGTTTTTCTACAGGTTGCCTTTTTAGACAGCTCGCTTTGCATGTATTTGTCATTTCGATTTCAATTTCGTATTCACCATCATCACAAAAAATATCTTGAAAATTACCCTCTGTAAATGCGCTTGCAAGCAAAGAAAGGGATATTGTTCCGATTTGCGGGTACTTCATTTTTCTTCCAAATACATGCATTGATGAAAATCCGCCCAAATTTTCTCTTTCAAATGGTACAGAAATATCAAAAGATTGTATATTAGCCTCTCCCTCCATACATATACCTCCTCCGTCAATAGAGAGTACTGGACCTCCTACATCTATGTTTTTAATTCTTACAAAGATTCCGCCAGGCCTGATGGCACTTACAGGCGCATGATATAAATAAGGATTAAACACAAATCCAGACGTGGATTCAACCCCTCCTTTGCTTAAATCCATAGATGGATTTTTTGCTCCTCCTAATTCTTCTGTTTGTAAGTTTTCTTCGAATAATATCTTACCTTCGTCCTGAAATAAAACAAAGTCGTCATCACTATCATCTATTTGTAACAGCAAGGCCCCCAAAGTATCAGATATTTGTTTCCAAACAAAGCCTCCCTTACCTGATCCTACGCATCCATAAGATATATCTGATGCAGTTAACGAAACTGATGATTTGGCAAAATCTCCAACACTTGCAGATATTGAATAATTTGTTACAAAACAATTACCCACCGAAATAACATCTAAGCCTGAAAATCCACCCTCTTTTTTTCCGTATCCAGTTAAGTCAAACTGTTCTTCTCCTATCATAAAAAACATTGACTTATCTTCCTGTAGATCATTATATATCGTCCCACTAGTCGTGAAATCTACAGGTATTTCGTCTTGATTCTTATCGTAAATAACTGAAGGTGGTGCGATATTTAATCCTAATATTTTCTCTTCGTATCCATCTGTTAATAGATATTCTATATCTACGTTGATCGTGGCGTTTGAAACTATTTTTCTGTCTACAAAATCTTCGGAACCTATTTGTTGAACGTTTTGCCTCTGAACATCTATGGAGAATCCGGCAGATTGGATTCTATTAAAAAACTTAGTATCTTTACTTTTAGGTTTATGCGCCGGAGAGTCGGTCAAGAAAAGACCGACAGAATTATAACGCATTGCAGTTCTATCTCTAAAAGCCATATATATAAATACACCGCAGCCATTCGACTGCGGTGTATTTTTTTAAATAAGTTTTTTTACTTAAGATTATGGTCTGTAACCAAATAGAAATCCGGATGCTGCATCTAAGGTTTGGCCGCCAATTCCGGTCCAGGCTGGAGGAAGCCCTTTTCCTTGGTGAGATCCCATTCTCGCTTCTTTTCCTGATATGTATAAACCATTGAGCTGATCATCGGAACTTCCTACTTGAGTAGAGAACACCAGGTCTACAGTTTTATTGTCACCAATAGAGCTTGAGAAATTCTCGGACTCAAGTCTTGCTCCCTTTAGGGTATATCGCATGGCGACATTATTAGGATCTTCTTTGACCTTACAGTCGTTACACTCTGAGTCATAAATAGTTACTCCTACATCAAACTCTTCGCAGTCACATAATAAATCAACCATATTACCTTCTTTCAGATCTGAAAGCAGGGCGCTTACACTAAATGTAGCGGTAAGAGGTAAATCGATTGCCTTTGAGAAGCCAAAAGTTGATCCAAGTCTTTGCAATGGAGTCCTCGAGAGAGGAAGGCTGATATTGACAGATTGAACATGAGCACTACCAACAATCGGACGCTGAGAGTTACCGCTTACCGATTGAGAAAGCAAGCTCTTGTTAGCTAAATCAACAACAACATCTCCAGGGCGAAGTGCCGCAACATCACCGCATCCAGTAAAGAATTTATCGGCAGGTGGTAACGAATATAACCCAGTACATCCGTCGGCTCCACGCCCTACTCCTTTTTGAATCGAACCGTCGGCAGCAGTTTGCCATGCGGAACTAATTTTTGATCCATCCTTCATGTCCATTGCTGGAAGATCATTACCGGTTGTTCCATGATCGGCCCGGATGTTCATTCCTTCAACAGTTACATTAACGGTTGGAATAGCTCCTACTGCAATGTCAACACTGTAGTCAGTTACGTAACCATTACCCAAGGAGATAACACTTTTTGTTTCTTCTTTGGAGTTACCCATATGATCAACTTCGCTATTCAAAGATACATCACCAGCTACAGCATCCCTAGATTCTGGAGTAGTGAGAATAAAGAAGTTGTTACCAGCCTGATAAAGCTCAGGGGTTAATGATCCACTAAGCGTGTTAGTCTGACCGTCAGTTACAAACTCGAGCATTCTTTCGTTATATCCGTCTAATAGATAATAAGAAAAGTCAAGATTAACGGTGGGAGATTCGATAATGACCGCATCTAATCTTGAGGCATGACCAAATTGATTTACGTCTTGACGATTGATAGTAAATCCGTAATTAGCAGATTGAACTCTTTTGAGTTGCTTGATGATTGTACCATGAGCAACGGCTTCGTATGCATCGCCACCGCCAACAATAATATCAGGAGTACCAATAGGAAAAACAGTGCTTCCTCCAGCAGTTACAGTTCCTTGTGCTCCTACCAAATTAGTTAAATTGGTAACACCATCGAAACTTGCGCTCGCAATAGTGAAGTTACCAGCGGCACCAAATCCGTTGGAAACAATTTTAACATCAACTGTTTTATTTGCAACCTCTAAATTTCCGTTGAAAGACGCCTTTACTTCATCTACACCACCAGCTAAATTAGCCTGTGCAGCTGCAGCAAAATTACCTCCGGCTTGGGCTGCAGTAACTAATGCACTAGCATCGACATCAGCAGTGATTGCGGCTACAACATCTAGATTAGTAGTAGGACCTGCAACATCAGCGGATACAGCAATATCATTACCAGCAACGGTGATAGCAATTGGATTGCCAGCGCCAGCATCAGTATGTGTGATTGTTATAGCATCACCCGCTGCACCTGCAGTTACTGCCGTATAAGTGATACCTGCTTGAACTACAGTAGATTGTGCTTCATTTACACCACCACCTAAAGTTATAGTCTGACCAGCATCTAGGATTAGTGTTTCATCTCCAGCTGTCAATGGGCCGTTTTCACCTATATCATTCAAAACCGATCTAATTGTATCAGTGGTTCCGTTTGCTGCTGCAGTAGTCGCATCACCAGCGGATCCCGCACGTATAGATGTTATGCTAATATTTTCTTGTGCATCGCTCTTAACTACTTTTCCATCGAATTGAGCTTTTGCTCCCGCAGCATTACCAGGATTCCATACTGGCCAAGCATCTCCTTCTTGCCATCCAACTGCTTGACCTGCGTTATTTTTTGCTGGAGATGTAACTGAGCCTCCAATGGTTTGGCGACCACTAAGAGGAGGAGTCATAAGACCAAATGGCCCATCTCCGACATTTGCGATTGTCTCGATTCCGGAAGCTCCGGTAAAGTGATATCCAGTAGCGTCGGGGCTAATGAATAATGCTTCTGATTGATAAATTACTCGATTTCTATGTACAGCCATTTTTTAAGTCTCCTATTTGTGAAAATAATTGTTTGTATAAAATTACATTATGTTTTTTTTATTGGGAAATATTTTTTTTATAATCTTGGGTATCTTGCTTGATTAACTTCAAAGTCTACAAATCCTAAATATAAATCTGGATTAGTTGTTCTTGTTAATTTGTCACTGATTTTTGAAGCTTTTGCGTCATCTATAAACATAATTGCTCCAGGATGATCGCAATTTTGAACAGCTTCCCTATAATTGTAATAACCGGTTTTTAAGTCTCCATATTCATTGAATGGATGTTGGTCATATCCTAAATTTTTAATCCCCACATTGTACGCATCAGTACACAAGGACATTACTCCGTCTAATTGATAAAGGTCTTGAGCGAAAAATACTACCCTATAGTATAAATGGGTAAGATCTTCTCCACCAAAAGCAAAAGGAGTATTTACAGATCTTTCCATGGATACAAATGCTGCGGGAGCGACTTGTTCGTATGCAGGCAAACCAATTCCCTCTCCATAGTTCGGGGTGCTCCTACTATTTACATTATATTTATTTTCTAAAACTAGATTCTCTTCAGTGTCATCAGCAAGATATATATTTACATCTTTTACTGCAAAGTCTGCGTTGATCTGTAGTGTGTTGTAGTTCTCAGGAAAATATTGCCCGCTTAATAATACTCTTCCGTTATCAAAATCGATTATCAATCCACTTTGACCTCGTTCACAAAAATTATAAATTCCATCTCCGGTGTCTATATATACCCCGCTCGGTATTTCTGCATCTTTTACATCACTATCATAAACCCACTGCTTGTACTCACTGTTATAAGAAACAAATCCTTCCGGGTCTTCGGGGTAAACGGGCAACCTCTCGTCTGGAGTATAATAAAGATCTCCTTGTCTATTTGAGAATGCTTCACCCCTAACCAACAGATAATGATCTAGCCATAATGCAAAACTAGTATTAGCTTCATGTTGAAATTGAGGCTTCATTTATATGGTAATTTTTTTTTCTATTTTTATGAATAGATTTTGCCATCTTTTTATAAACCTAGATATATATGGTACATTCGTGAATGCACCCTGCCTGATTTTATTCTTGATTTGTAAGCCCATGGATGATCTACTTGAAACGGATTCTTTATTAAAATATACACCCAATCCAGACAAACCAAGCTCTATTCTTTGCGCCCAACTAATTCCAGTCGCCCAAGGCAGTGGTGTCACCGCGAAAATATCATCTTTACTAGGCATCGTTATTCTTACGTTTATAGAGCCTAACCTACTAACCTTGGATACTTGTATGGATGTTTGATTTAGTAGTTGAATGATTGGATCAATCGGTTGATCCTGCTCGCTAAAACCTATGAACGAAAACAAATTACCGTAACCCCCAAGAGTACCACTAGTGTTTGATGCGCCTGGTCCCGCAAGTATTTCCTTAGTTACTGGCAAGTTCAGAAACTCCCTGATCATACTCCGCTTCATTGATTCAAATTTCCTAACAAGCAATTCGCCATTATCGAGCCTTAAGCTATTTTTAATTTGGGTGGGATTGTTTTTTTGCGCTAAACTCGTGATGATTTCCTGGTGAAGCTTTTTCCCATTAATGGTATATATGATACTCATTAGTCTGTTGGGCGCAGATAATACGTAAAGAATCGCGGCCTGAATAATCCATGTTTTTTAACATCAGTAACCTTAAACATTAAGCGTCCATCTATTTCTACTCTTTTTGCGTCTTTGAAATAACTATAACCTTCTGCGTCGAGTTTAATTCTAACCTCTCCGATATCGTGGCTTACTTTAATCTGACTATCGACTTGAGAATCAAAAGTAACCTCGTTTTGCTTGTCCATATATAAGACTCTTGCTTGTAATGACTTAAACTGGGTTTTATTTATTATTTTTTTAACACCTCTCACATTGTTATACAGAAAGTTGAAATTCGGATCTGTGCTTACGATTATTTTTTTACTATCCTTATAGGCAAAAATTGTCCTCGCAAAAGTCTCATGCATGTTATCCATGACGGACTCTAATGCCATTTTCTCGGTATTATTTAAATAAGAAGTCATACTATATGAGTACACCGACCAAGGAATATATTGAAAAAATACTAACCGCTAATAATATATATTAAATGCTAAAAATGATTGATCCTGAAGATATTGTAAGTGATGTATATAAAAGAAACACAAAGGTTTTATTTAAATCTTTTTTGATTTTGATTGAAGATCTTCATAGGGATCATGTCATTAATTTTAAAAAGTTGAGCGATGCTCTACCTAAAGAATATCAAAGCCTCATTAATCAGGCTGACTATTTCGATCAATATAAACTACAGTACCTCAGAAAGAAAATACTAGACATGGGTAATGACAGCATAAGAGACGCAGAAAGTAGTTTTGAAAATTTTACTATAAGTTTTAAATTTTAAGTTTATAATAAAAAAAGGTATAAGGTATATTACATGAACAAAAAAATTATTTACAAGTTTACAGTTACAACTAAAAGCGAAGTAGAGAAAAAATCTACTGTTGAAGAAAAAGACCCAGAGTCCGGAGAGACTAAAAAGGTCGAAAAAGTTGAAACAGTATCAGAAGAAATTCCTCACGAAGTCATCATCTACGAACCATCAAGAAGACAAATAGAAGATGCAGACATGGAGTTTAGTGTCGAAATGAGCAAATGCATCAAGCGCGGCATCCTAACTAAAGCGATGATGGCAAAAAAATACAGCGATAGTGGAGGATTATTAACAGAAGAGGACTCTAATTCTTTAATGAGATTATACAGAGAACTTTCCGAGACGCAAGAGTCTCTAACTAGACTCAATAACAGGAAAAATAAGTCAGACGAAGACGTCAAAAAACAAGCAGATCTTACTGAGAATTTTGCTGAACTTAGAAGATCGATAGTTGACCTTGAGACAGCATATCAAAATGTTTTTAATCATACAGCTGATACAAAAGCTCAGAATAAAACGATCCTTTGGTATATGCTTAATTTATGTTACGTTAAATCTGGCGAAGGATCTATTGTTCCGCTGTTTGAAGGAGAAAACGACGAACAAAAGCAAGATTCTTATTATATCATGGATGAGAAAGGTGATCCTGTTTTTGATTTAGCAAAAGAAAAACTCATGACATTTGTCAGTTTTTGGTATTTCAGCCAAAACCCATCCCAAGAAGATTTTGAGAATCTAGAAAAAGATCTCGAAGAAGGGAATTTATAATGGGTGGATTCAAAAAAATACAGAAAACTACTCAAAGAAATATCTGACGGATACTCAGGTTTTTATATAGGAGAAAAAAAACGTTTCATTAAGCATCAATCAACCGACGATTTGGTTGATTTTGATGATGTTTACGAAATGTATTTAAATCGGGCCATATCTAAAGGCTTACCCACTGAAGAAGAAATATTTGAAAACTTAAAAGAAGAAGGCGAATGGTCAGATAAAGACGAATCCGAAATAGAGTCTCAATCTTTTTACGTTGAAAATTTAATAAAAAACAAAAAGAACATTGTGCTTAAAAGTGCAATGGATCAAATCAATAAACAAATAGAAGAAGCAAAGAAAAATCTTGAAGAATTAAAAACAAAGAAGCAAAGCTTAATACAGAATAGTGCGGATCGTTATGCTTTAAACCGAGCAAATGATTTTTATATATTCAACAGTTTTTATCAAGATGAAGACCTAAAGACCAGGTTATATACTCAAGAAGAATTTGAGTACGCCAGCACAAAAGAAGTTTCTGATTTAGTTTCTATTTACAATAAGTTTCATGCTAATTTTGGGGAAGAGAATATCCAGCATCTAGCCATCCAAGATTTCTACAAAGTCTACTACCACTTTTCCGAAAACTCGATAGACTTTTTCGGGAAACCGATACTCGAACTAACAAACTTTCAATTAAACTTAATATTGTATACTAGGATTTTTAAAAATATTTTTGAAACAAATGAAAACATTCCAGATAGAATAAAAAAAGATCCATCTGCCTTGTTGGATTTTGCAAATTCTTCAGAATCCCGTGAAAAAATGAAAAAACAGTTTGAGAATAAAAATTCCGCAGGATCAACCGTGGTCGGCGCAACAAAAGAAGATTTATCAGAACTAGGAATGGAGCCTGTAGGTCAAAGTTTGACAGACATTGCCAAGAAAAAGGGAACTTTATCAATGAAAGACTTGATGGATATGAGCGGACAATGATTTTTTGTGTATAATATGATATGCCTAACATCAAGATTCGAAACCTTATTCCCGCAACTGGCGGAGACATCTCAAGCGGTAATTTTCTTCCTAGCGCTTTAAATACAGGAGAAGGACACGATAGGGTTACTCGCAAAGTAACCTACGAGCAAGTTGTTTCAGGAGGAGCAGTATTTGCTGATTTTAGCGAAGGATTACAAGTCAGCGGAAATCCTGTGATTACGGGGTTCAGAAGTCCTACTCCAGACGGAGGATTAGTAGCATCCGGCGATAATGACATTGTTTATCTTGGCGCAGTAGAGGTAGATGACACAAGAGAAGTTCATATACAGAGAGAGTCAGAAGATGCAATCATAATTGATTCAAATAATGATGTAAAAATTGAAAAAAATCTAATAAGTGACGATGGAGAAATTAGAGCCAAAATTGGCAGATTTACTGATGATGTTTTTGTAAACAACCAGAAAGTTTTAGTTTCAACTCCTGCTCCGGGTGGAGGTATTGGTTTTGGCGGTGGTACTGGTGACGATGATCCCGTAGCATTTACTCAAAACGGAGAAACCAGAATAAAATTAGAATCAGATGGAACTATTTCTTTTAATAATGTATCTAATTTCAAAGCAGGAGCATCTTTTGATCCTTACATCACTCTAGCTGTTCAAACAGACGCACCCTCATCCCTAGCAAATAAATTATACAATAAAGGTGGTAATTTATGGTGGGAAGGATGGCAAATTGCTCCGGCTGTTGATATGACAAACGGATTTTCTCCTGAAGAGGATAATACTGGAAATGTGGGCACATCTACAAATGCCTGGGCTAATGGAAATTTTCATAATTTAGAAGTACAATCAACTGCAAAAATAGAGGCAGTAGAGGCCTCTAACATGATTGTTACTCAAAAAGTTGAGTATTCAGCTGGAGCAATATCATACCTAGGAGAATCTCAATTAACACCAGCAGACCAAGGCAGGCCATTTGGTGTTTACAAGTTTATAAATGATGATGAAATTTATATTATAGATAATGCTGGATCAATAAGCACTACGCTTGATGGTTTTTCATTTACTAGAAAAAAAACCTCAGGAATTAATTCCAAGATTGTAGCTCTTGGTATTTTTAAATTACCAAATAGTAGAAAAAGGCTTTTTGCCAAAATGGATGCTGCTGCTATACCAGGAACTATAGAATTTAGCTCTTCGGTGTTGTTGCATCCAGAGGGTACTGGTCCAGGAATGTATTCTGATGATAATGGGGACACTTGGGTGAAAAGTAATTTTATACCAAGTTGGAGTTATCTTGGCGGGGATCCCTATGCCGGCTTTAACACTAGTTCATCCTCGACAGGGTTGGGTGGTTTAGCTATAAGTGATACTGGCAACAAGTATACGAATTATACTAGTTCTAATACCGGTAATCCTTTTCGTAATGTTAGTCACATCGGAGGTATAACTAGTAGTAGCTGGAGCAATATGAGAATAACGATAAAAGCTTTAGCTGATTCTGAAAACGGTACTACTGATAAAGAAGCTTCCAGACGCTTTAAGGCGATAATTTTGGGTCAAGGAGACATAACATCTACAGATGTAGAAGGCAATGATGCATTCATTAATTTTCATACATTTGGTGGAGCTAATGCAGCAAATATTACAGGAGAGGAATTAGATATGATTCCTTTTCATCTTCCCAATTGGGCAACAGAAGAAGGTGCAGAGTTAATGTATATTTCTAAACCAACTGGGAGTTATGCCCACTCATATGATATGAGCACCTACTATAATTATGATTTAGACTTCATGGCTATATCCATGACCCCGAGGGTTGCCCACTATGATCACAGGTATGGCCCAGTAAGTCCTTGGTTGGGATTCAGAGGCTCTTTAATTATGAGAGGCTACAGGGCGTTAGATAATCGTTTGAACTCTGGCCAATCAATCACAGCTCAATTCATTGAAGACAATAACATTCAGTTTTCATTGGTGGGAACTTTTTATGGGCCCAGTACTTACCAATTGGCCAATGACACACAGTGGAAAAGCTTGCATTATGATTATTATCCCACAGCTGATTATGCAGAAGGAAAAATTCCAAATGGATATAGCGAATCTATAGTTTACAGAATTGCAAATACATTGAGTAGGCACCCTGATGAATATATTTATAGCACTAGTGACTTATTTTCAAATAATAAGTATATAATGAGATCAGGTTTTACTTGTCCTGTAGAGATGTTTTTGCCTGATGGAAGTTATCCTGATTTTAATCATTTTAAAGGGCCTAAATTCTTACTTGGTGATTTTGCAGGTGATGAATATTATGCGAGCATCTGGTATACACTCTTGTTTCCTTGGGTGAGATGGACATCAAGCAAAAGGCGATATTCTGGTGTCTCTGATGAATTTGCAAGCAATCCTTTTGATTTTGTTAGTGGGAGATCCGCTAACACCCTCACCCATGCAACTAAATATAGCGATTCTCAAGCTCTACTGACAGACAGTAAAGGTTACCACTACTTGTTTAACGTAGAAAGTTACGGAGATAAAATACTTGAGTTATATAATGATCATAAAAATACAGATTATCTTTCTACGATCATTACTGTCAAAGAAGCTCAAGATATGAAAAGAGATATGATTGCAGATACTACAACTGAATACAGAAATAAAGTAATAGTGAACTCAACAGAAGTAGATGCATCATTAAGTCAACACCCCCAAGAAGATTATCGTGCAAGAACTTTAAGTTTTGTTACAGGCTCAAACGGTTACCATATTAATGTTATGCCTCAAGGCAAAGCGACTGCTAAAAATTTAGCCGTAACAGAATACGAATCAGCATCTAAAATTTGGTCTACAACCATAGCTAACGGTTTAGCTGTTTCAGCATTCGTTGACTTATATGAATTCCAAGTAAACAATAACGTAATTGCTAGATTTGTTAGCGATTTAGGTAGCCGTCAATGGTCTAGTTCTAGTATACTAATTAATTCGTCTGGTGAATATACTGCAGTGTCAGGTATCGGTAGCTTAACTGATTCTAATACATCTGTGAGATACAGAACCCCTCACATGCATGTAAATCATATAACTGGATCTTATTCCCATAAGGGTTCTTTTTCTCATCCTTTCTCGCATAATAATGAACGCAAGGTTATTGAACTATATAATTGGTACAGTTCAACTCATGGAAATAGTTATCTTCATGTAGAAAACACTGACGGAAAGACTCTTAACAGATACCGGACAAGGGATATATTGTTTGACATTGCTACGAGTAAATTAAATGGTGGACCTGCAAACAATGCGAAAGTTTCCAGTAGTTCAATAAAAAGAACCAACAATGCAGGTGAAAATGTTGGAGATTTCTCATTAAGTATATTTGAACCAGTTTATGACAACTCCTATTTTCATAATTTCAGAACCTATCCTCACTCTTCGGGAGGTCTGGCTGTAGTACAGGCTAAAAATTCATCAGGTGAATCTAGGTGGTTAGCAAGTTACGTTCCTTATACTAGAGATGTGAACAATGATCGATATAGATATCTTAATGACCGAAAACGATCTGACTATCATTACCCGTTTTTTTGTATACAATCGTTTGAAAAAGGTGAAGATATTATTTCACAGTCAAGCGGCAATACTCTTTCAGTAAAACAATTAGTCTCTGCAATAGGACGGAACTATCCAGGCGCCCCAGGCCAACGAAGACATGCATGTGAAGTCTATATTAGCTCTGATAACTCTACTATATCTACAGATTCTATAGAAGCTGACAGCCTTCAAATGAATACAGTTCGATTTTATCAAGACGCTTTTTCAGATGCATCTAAAACTGCTTTAAATTATTCTGGAGTGGGTAGTGCTTACAACAATGATTCTAGCACGAGATATGTAGGTACAAATGACGAAATATCATATACCTTAATTGATTCTATGGAATATCTGGCTAGATTTTATGATGAATACAAAACCCCTGGATATATTATGCCAGTCGGAACTTTTTATGCAAATACACATACAATTTATTTTACTGCTTTTGATGAAGGATCATTTTTAAATTTTCAAAATGCAACTTTCGAAATTTATGCATTAAATTTAAATGGAGTGACTGGTGGGTATGGTGCGCAAGGAGGACAAGGATACCCAGGACAATTAAGTGATATGACAAAAATTCTTACATTAGATGCTTCATACATTCAAAATCTTTCAGGTTTTTCTACTGAAGCTAATGCTACAGGAGTAAGAATTAGGATATCTCCAGATATGTTCGGTAATGATATCGATACTATGATGCAAGACTTGAGCATTGATCCATACAATACTGAAGAACTAAACGGAAAAACAATGAATTGCTATCACTTAATTTTAGTAGCAAGAGATTCTTCTTCTCAAGATTATCTATTTAAGAGATTATTTGCAAGAAATCACGGATACTCAGACTGGACAACTAGTCGTGTGTTAGGATATCAATTAACTAACTGGCCCAGAGGGAATACTAAGGATATGCATTTTTTCCTGAATGGCGGCTTAAGATTAGAAGACCACGATGCCGCTACTTTCACTACATATATAAACAGAAGGCATGGTATATTTCAAATAGATGGTCCAGGTTACCCTGTTTTGTCTCCTTGTCAGTATTTGCGTCCAACTATAGGTGATTTCAGGTTAACTCATATAGATCTTATACCTGACGATCTTTATGATGATGAAGATGTCTTAAATAAATGCTATAGAAATGATTATGGATTTGGAGGTTCATATTTAAACTTAAAAACCGCCATAGAAAGAGTCGGTGGAACTTGGGATAGTAATGGACCAAAGGATATAAATGGCGACGCTATGCCAACCGCTTGTTTTACAGATAATACTAAAGAAAACACTACGGAATATCAAGGAATGTTGCAGCAATCGCAGGCATGTTTTTTACTGGGAGATGGTTTTTTCGCTATAGGAAAGAGGAAATTAACAGTCAACCAGCAGCGAATATATCAATATCTAGATGCCACTAGATACTATATAATCGAATCCTGCGAACACACTATAGATTCGCAAAAAGTTTCTGGATTTAAAAATGTTAGATATATTGAGCCTCTTGAAGATGTAGTTGATGACACCTGGTACTTCGCTTATTTTTCTTTTAAGCGTCTCAATGAAAACGTATATGCAATAGACAGGGCAAAAAAGAAAATTTTTGTCATAACTTTTGCTGATTTACAGCAGATTATATCTAATAGAAATTTAAAGAAAGACGATTTTGTTCAATTAGATGGAGCTACTACAGGCTTAATACTTCAATCTGATGTTACATACCATAAAGATACTGAAAAGTACATGGTATTTGGTGAATCGGGTTTAATTTCTACAAGTTTAAATGGAATTGATAGCTGGGAAGTAAAGATTGAACCTCAATACAGTTTTGCTTCTGACAGGAATACAGGTTTATATAAAGATAGTGACGCAGCCCTTCATTTAGTCCGTTTTGGAAAAAAGATACTATCTGTTTCGGATGATGGTGTTTATATAAACGACACATTAAGCGCTCAAGATAAGCAGTTTAAAATTGACCATCCATTGGCTGAGTTGTCGAAAAATTATTATTTAAGGCATGCTTCCATCGAGTCTCCACAGGCTGATTTAATATACCGAGGATCTGTTTCTTTCAGTGGACAAACCCATCAAGTCAATCTAGATGATTATTTCTTAATGACAAGTGGAACTTTTGAAGCATTATGTACTAATATACAAACTTTTTCCTCTAATGAATCATCATTTAATAATGTTAAAAGCAAGGTTGTTGGTAATATTCTGTACATTGAACTTGAGAATGAATCAAATAGCCCTACGACTGTTTCCTGGATGGTTGTTGGAGAAAGAAAAGATAAATTTATGATGGAATCAAAATGCACTGATGAAAACGGTAGATTAATTGCTGAGATTAAAAAATTATCACACTATAATGCAGATGTTTCTGCTTTTAATGCCGACTTCAATGATTTAGATCCAGAAAAAGATATCTCTATGCTAGATAATTTGGATGATGACGTTATAGAGATTGACTAGAAGAATCAATAGGATCCACTCAAAGGAGCATCTTCACCTGCGATTTGTCGAGGCTGAGCTCCGTACATATTATACGCATAAACAAGCTCTTCTACTCTTTGCTTTGCTGCCTCAGCTAATGATTTAAAATCCTTACTCATCGTTATTCTATTTGACGCGGAGTTTGCAACACTTCCAGGACTTCTCTTAATTACTGTATCGCCTTCTCTCAATTCGATCCATTCTGCAGCGTTTGTCGCAACAGATCCGCTGGTGGTGCTATCATAAACATTTCTTAATAATCTTTGCGCCTGCTTAGTGTTATAATCCCTGAGATAAAGCTGTTGCAAGATATCGCCTTCTTCTAAACCTAACCTAGGATAAGGTTCACCATCAGAGCCAGTAAAACAAAACCTCTGGTTTAGCAATACATTAAGTTCGCCTAGTCGGCCACTTAGTCCACCCGAAATAGTTGTTAATTCTGCAGATTTTTCAGAAATACCGGTGATATAATCAAACTCATATTCGAGCAGCCCACTAGCTAGATCTCCAATTTGATTCATTTAGCGACCTAAAATCTTTTTTTCTAAATCCGAGCCAGGATCAACGAGGTGGCGAGTTACTTGCACAACCCTTCCTGCCCCCTGCGCCTGCTGCTTAAAAGCTTTAATAAGCTTGTTCTTGAGCGTCATTTTAGTTCCTGAGGGAAATACTCCCGCGTTAACCGCTATTTCTTGCATCTGAGTCAACTGCATTTGATTTAAGCTTGATTCAAATTCAGCTAAACTAGAAGACTTGAATGGGCTTTTTGCTGGTCGCCCAATAATTTCCTCCAGACTTCTAGCTTCTGCAGCTTCTTCAGCTAAATGATCTTTTCCGTCGCTAAATTCTTTGATTTCTTTTTTAGCTTGTTTTTGTGCTTTTCTTTTTCTAGCCATAACTTTTCCTTTTACCTTATATGTTAACTAAATTATAATAATACCTACAAACAAAAAATCCACCGCTACGGGTGGATTTTTTGAAATGATCTGTAAGGCACCCGTATTAGATCGAAACTCTAATTCCGGTTAATACACGGTTATCAAGAACCATGCGCCCTTCTTCCATTGATCCATAGTAGCCAATTTTTTGCTGGCGTACACTGTATTGATCATCTGCTTGAAGGTTCATTTCAGAACCGGTTTCAGCATCAAGAGCAACAGCACGGAATAATGATTCTCGACTACGGTCAAGACCGATAACCAAGTCATCGTCGCTGTTGCTGCTAAGAGCATTCCATGTGTTAACGAATTTTTGCTTTTCGCTACCAACTTTTCCAAGCTCATTGATTTCCATGATAGAGATTCCGTAGAACTCAGGAATTCCGCCGTTGTTGTAGATAGCATTACGCATTTCATCTGTGGCAGGAATATCGTTTTTAGTACCTTTTGTGTTGATTGGGTTATAAGCCATGCTACGCAAACCTTGAACCATTTCAGGAGACATGATAAGATCAGTAATTCCTTTGATGCGTCCACCTTCTGGAGCAGAACCTGTCCATGCAGTGTTGATTCTCTTTGCAAGAGTCAAAAGCTTGTTGAAATCATCAAGAATAAGCGATGAACCAGTTGCAGAAATTGTATGACCTTGTCCGTTAGTTTCTGCATCAGCCAGTGATCCAAGAATCAAATTAGCAGAAGTTTCTTCTTGGCGAAGCAAGATTTCTTGGGCAACGCGAGTAAAAGTTTTTCCAATAACGTCCATGCGAGATTTGGCAGCATAACGCTTGTCGAAATCAACAGCACTATCAAGACGATAAGTGTTGAATTTCATCTCGGAAACGGTTGGCGTTACCGTATTGGTGGGAAGACCACCAGGTACGGTTGTGCTGTAAACCTTTACATAATCTGGAGCAGTTACATCATAGTAAAGATCCAAAGGGATGCTTGGGCTATCCATTTCGTTAAACTGAAACGTTGTGAAAAGGTTACTAAGAGTGGGTGCTTGATTTACTACTTCAGCTAATACAGGTCCGATGAATTCGGCCAAGGCTTGCTGAGCTTCGTAAGCAACATCTCTGTTGCGAGAGGCCATAGCTTTTACAAGTTCTACTTGCTCGTCTGTTCTTTTTAATGTTATATTCATTGTATTTTAGTCCTCTGTTTAAAATTAAAGGTCAATCTTGATGATATAGTAGTTACCGGCTCCGCTGGTGCCATCTCCTGCAAAATAGTCTTTTTGTTTTGCATCATAAACACCGTCGCGGTCTCCTCTACCAATACAAAGACCTACTTTTGTAGATGCGCCGCCCGCTGCATCCTTGGTGAATTTACCATTGGCAGCAGCATAAACTGGCGCACCAATAGTAGGAGCCGTTCCAGTAATTCCGGTTTTAGCAACAGTGATAATTCCTTTAGTTAAAATAGGCACAACTTCACCGGGAAGAACACCTTGATGTTCAAGGGCTTTTTGGCGATAGTAAAGCATTTTTTCACCGTTTTCATCCCATGCAAGTGTTTGATTCAAGGTAACACCAAGTATATCGTCGGTTGCTCCGGCAACTTCAAATTTTCCAAAAGCTTCGGGATTAACATTGCGACCAACATGAGGATAATCAGTTGAACCCATGTATGTGTTAAGATCAGAATCACCTTCGCCTGCAGTAGCACCAGATCCACTATAACCCGCACCAAGATCAAGGATCGCAGCGGTTGGTTTTACTAGCACACCGGCGTCATGCTTGCCTGATTTAGCGTGAGTATTTTCCGTAGGGTCAGTTAAGTCCAGCTCTGATGTTTTAAGAGCGAACAAGTTTACCACGAAGTGTTCGTTATATTGTCTGAATGGTAGTAGTCTATTAGCCATTTTTTTTTCCTCTATTAGTATTTGATTTCTACGCTATCTCTTGAGAAAGCTTGTTTAAATTTATCTCTCAGTGAGATTTCTTCTTCGATTGATTCAGCATTGTTGTTTGCAACAACTTCCTCTTCTGCTTGAGCATTTTCAATGACTTCTTCAGCTTCTTCGGATGATACTTCGGATGCTTCTGAATTGCTTGCTAAGCTAGAGAGTCTTTTTTGAACTTCTTCTTCGATTCTATCTTTGAGAATTTTTTCTTGTTCTTCCTTGAAGGCTTTTGTCTTATGCTTCCATACAATATTTAGTTTTTCTTTGTATTCAGCGTAAGCTTCTTCTGAAGTAGAAAGATTTTTAAGTTCGGAAGCTAGTACTACGCGATCTTCGTCTTCTAGTTCGAAAGTGTCGTCAAGTTCACTCATTCTTTCATTAAAGCGTTCAGCTTCTTCACGAGCGGAAACTTCAGTTTTTAAACTGGAAATTTCTTCGTTAACTGAAGCCAGCTCTTTTTTGAGTGATTCAAGTTCTTGAGAAGATGCTTCTGCAGCCTTTTGCAGCTCTTCTTTTTCTTTTAAAAGATTTTCTTTATCTGTTTGCCATTGATCATTTTTTTGAATAATAGCGTCATGAAAAACCTTTGTGATATTAGCGATAGCCTCTTCGGAAAGCTTCTTAGATGAAGCTTGAGCCTCAAGAGTCTCGGTTACTTGTTGTAGAATTTCTTTTTCCATAATATTATTAGATTTTTTACTCTTGTTAAAAATTACATCGCCTTCAGGTAAATGGGAACTTTTTTCTTTTAAAATATTATTTTTTATTTTTAATCGATCAAAAGCTTTATTGTTTGAGTCATTTTCTTCGGCCTTGTAATCAGGTTTTTTATCGAACAAGACAACACCTTTTACTTCGGCGGCAGGATTTGCTGTAAATCCAATACCTACCGGATAAATGTCACCCATGATCAATCTGTAAACTTCTTCTCCATTATCTGTTCTTCCGTTTCCTCCGTAAGCCTTTAAGAATTGCGCATACTCTTCTTTTTCGGATTCTGGAATCAGTCTTCCTTTGTGAAGATCTTTGCTGCCAACCACAATACTATAATCATTGAATCCAATTTCCCAACTTGCGGATACGGTCTGATAAAACTCACTAGCTTCATCGGTAGATTTCTCCACCAACTCAGCAAAATCAGGATTAACTGTTTTATATACTACTGCCGATAAGGCTATATTAAAAGGGCCGTCACTAGCGATAGCCTCTTCAGGCGTAATAATCGAACTATCCTCAAAGGAAGATAATGAAGCGCCAACAACATGACCTACAATTTTTTGTTTTTGGTGTTCTATGTTGGTTGGTTTATGTATAAAATAGTCCTTGATTGCAACGGCGGTTGCGCTATCGATTCCGTCTCCGTTTTTATTGAATCGGTTAGCTACTGCAGCGTTGAAAGCTATTCCCACTAAGTCAATATTCTTTTCGAAATCTATACCTTCTGGAGCAATTTGCTTCAGCGATTCAAGCGAGGCAGAGCTTATATGCTCTTCTTCCTTGGTATTCGATAAGGATATATTTTGATAAAAAGTACTAGTATATTTAAAAGGCAAACTCATAACAATGGTATTACACCAAAATTAATAATTATTTATTTTTTTGATTTTTTACTATGATATAAAATAGCAGCAGGATATGATACTATACTGTGTTGCTCGCATAAATCTAATATCTCAGACTTAACGTCTAATTTTTCTATATTATTAAAGTCTTTTATGCAAGAAGACGCGGAGGACTCCCATTCATTCATGTCTTTTGACATAACTATACTTTCCGATAAGTTCGCTAGCATTTCTTTTTGTTGTTTCGATAATCTTTTTTTATTGTATGTCTTTTTTAGCTCGGTCTCCATGAATTTATTTAAATCCTCAACCGCATATATCACAGATTGAATATCAGCCCTGCTATGAGTATCTTCTGAGGCAATAAGATTGTTTGTTTTAGTTTTAGTGCCTGCTGGTCTGCCTGTATCGTTAACAACCTTGGGTGTGGGGGTTGGCTGGGTTAAAGCGTTCTTTTGCATCTCTTGTTCTTCTTCTGATAGTATTGGCTGGGATACACTCAATGGGGTATAGTATCCTTTTTCTCTTTCTGACACAAATTTACTTTGAGCTGGTGATAAATCTTTAGGATTAGGATAAACTCCTTGCTTGAGAGCTGTCATGCCTTGTTCTGGCGTAATAATACCCATCTCTATAAGTCTTGATGTTACTCTATGCATTTGCACTTCGTCTTTTATATCTATTTCTACAAATTTAGCCTGAGGAAAGTTTTTAAGACCCATCGATTTGCAGACCTCTTTAATTTGGGGCTGAAGCACATCATTAAGAAAAGAATTTCTAGCTTCTTTCAATCTTTCTAGAAAAATTTGAGCTTTAACTTGTGTGCTAGAGTAATTTTCTTTACCAACGATAATGTTTTGAAGCCCTTCTTTAATATCCTCATTCACAACTTCATATTTCACAGGCCCTAATACTTTATTAAGATCAGGTATTACAAATTCTGCTTTTGTTGTATAGTCAGCTATTAGCGCCCGACCTATGCTTTCATTTTGAAACAAATCCTGCATAGCTTTTAGATTGTTTGGGTTTACTCCCCCTTTATCGGGAGTGTTGCCCATCGTAACCAATAAGATTACGTTTTCAATAGTTCTTGTTATAGCTTGATCTACCTTTTTGAGCTCCATTTTCCAGTTGATGTCATCAAGAACTGGAAAACCAAAAGGTGTAGCGAATGGCTCATAATCCTGCTTCTTATAAAAAGAAAAGAGCAACTTCTTGGGATCTAGACTAACAAGCACACCTTCTTGATTGAAAGACTTTTTGTTTATGCCGTCTTTTGCGTCTTGGGGTAAATTATTAAATACTTCCTTATCGTACTCCGTTTGAGGGTGACGAAGTCTTTGAATATCATATTCACTTAGTATTTTTTTATAAACACCATCTTGTACATTAAAAGATAACACTCTATCTGCTACAAAATCATAAGGATTAAGGAATATATATTTTATAGGTATTTTTCTATTAGGTAAAATTTTATTTTCTGCAGCATAAACTTTATTAAGTTTCAATAAATCTTCTGCGGTAAACTTAGCGTCTACTTTATACATAAAAACATTACCTGAACGGTAGTACTCTCTAAAATACTGGTCTTTGAGCTTCCAGATCTCTATTTTCTCCATCCATTTTTCTATAAACGCTTTTGATTTTTCCGAGCCACCTTCTAGATATATATCGGAATTAGAGAACTCAGACATTACATCAATAGCATTTCTAAAGATTGGTATATTCGCGTAAGCTTTTTGACAAAGCAGGATAGAGGACCTTGGGCTGATATAGTTTTTTTCGTTACTATATGAAAGGGGGCATTCGTGTATGTTTTTATACTTGGATGGCTTTTTGTTTGTAGCTGTAAAGTTTCTTCTTCCCCTCGTACTTTCTCCAGATTGAATTTGGTTGACATTTCTTTGGTATGATGCTTCCGTATAATACGCATCACCAGCGCTTGCAGGCTTAATATCTTCGATGTTTTTTTGGATGGATTCTCCTTCTAATGAACCATGAGACGTATTAAACTTTGACCAATAATCTGATTTTTTAGTATATTTTCTAGGCATACATTTATAGTACACCAAAGAAATTGAAAGTCTACTTTAAAAGTTAAAAGTTAACTTTGTGATTTATATCATTATAGGGACAAAAGTGGTGTCCATTGGCTCATTCTTTACATTCATAAAGTCATAATAAGTCTTAATCATCCAATTGCCAAGCACTAGGGCAGAGTAAGAGTCTTTTCTGGTTTTACTTGGCCCACTCTGTCTTTTTAAATTGTTTGGCAGACCAAATGTTTGAGAGCCTTGAGGTGAAGAGGAAACTTGTATCAGTGCACACTGGTTTTTAGTATAATTTACCATATCGTACTGGTGATCAAGAAAATCAATAATCTTTCCGCTGCCAGCGTTCTTTAGCACTTCTTTTTGATTCGGCATAAATGTAAGCTCATCTACAGGCACTGATTTCTTAATTTCTTTGTGGTAATTTTCATCTAATGGCCTGCATCCAAACCATATTTTTTTATGATCTAGATTTGCTTGAAGCAGCTCGTTTGCGCGCCTTATCCAGTCGGAGGTTGGTTTTCTCAGGAAGCATATCCTTTTTTCTTTTAAGTTATATTGATTTTTTGCATCCAGTAGTCCATCTTGATAATTTTCTAGGTTATCAAAGTCGGCAACTATCTCCTGTAGGTTAATATTGCTTTTATTAAATTGCTCGCTGGCGTTTGCCGCCTGCATAAATTGCACACCTCCACCGTAGTCACCAATCACAGCAACGATATTAAAATGAGTTAACAAGTAGTGAAAATAATTAATATGATCTTGCATCTTTAAACCAGGTACGGCATAACTATGAATTAATGTACCAGTTTGTGTATTATCATTTAATTTAAATAATTGTATGGCAAAATCATCTGAACTTTCTGATTCAGCCCAACTCGGATCAAAAGCAAGTAAATATTTCGAATCTTTTTCGCCGGCGATTTCCAAATGAGGGGAATCCCCATCAGGGATTGTACATGAAGCCATGGTTGAGGTTTTAAAGTAACCACTACTGTCGTCAGTAAATATAGCATTAAACTCTCTATCAAACTGAGACTGACTCATTGTTTGCTTTGATTGATTTATCAAATTTTGATCGTACAGAGCTTGCGGTGCAACATCGTAGCTAAAGTGCATTATTACTCTTTTTGATGTATCTTTTTTTGCGTCCGGAACACCATTTAGAATTAAATCTTCAAAAGTTTCATAAACCTTGTAGAGATATTCAAACTTATAACTAGCAGAAGAAAGAGCAATTAATTTATTGTTTGGCCATTGGTGCCTATCTTCTTCCTTCATTTTTCCTTGAGCTATTAGCTGATCTTCTAGTTTCCTGACTTTTTCTCTTTCTGTAGGATTTTGAACAACACTCAAGAACGGCAATATAACCTCATTGTACACATGCTCAGGCATCAGCAAAAACTCATCAATAATAATTCTATGAAACCTAAAACCACGTAACTTAGATCCATCACCTAATGGTAAAGCAATAATTTTAGATTCTCCAATTTCTAGTGTCCATTGGTCGTTCTTCTTTGATTTTTTTGTGATACATTGAGCCAGAAACTGCGCTTCTGGCTTATTAGCTATATCCTCGATTTTTTCAAATATCATTTTAGATTGACGGAATGTAGCCGCCAAAATACCAATCTGGACACCTTGGTTAAATATGGCATCAAGGAAGGCGTATATAGCCGTACTAAATGATTTAGACATACCCCGACTCCAGATACCTAAAAAGTAATCTGTTTCTAGCATCGATTTAATTGCCAGATGCTGAAAAGGGAATAAGTCTACGCCCGCAATTAGATTCGTTGTAAATGTTATGTTTTCTCTTAAAAAGTTATGAAGGTGATACTTGGCATCTTGCTCGTCAAGATGCCCTTTGACCTGCATTAATTCTTTATTAATGTCTGGCCCATTACTTCTGATACAAAACTTTCCTTCTTCCCAGGTCATCGCTTATCTAAAAAGTACTGCAAGTCGGTTCTCCATAATTTTTTGCCGTGAACTAAAAGTTTAGGTATTAATCTTTCTGATACTTTTCTCGCTTGACTCACGTAAGACTCGTAAGCTGGTTTGAAAACATCTTTTTTAATAAACCATAATTTTTTATTAATTTTTTCTGCTTTATCTCTCTGGCCTTCAGCTTTCAGCTGCGCAGCCTTCGAGTGAAGAAGACTGTAATTAGAATAAAATTCATAATCTAATTGATTAAATAATTTTTTACCATTTTGCCCAGTAAAAATAAATTGACAGCGGCGCGGAAAATCATGAGATAATTGCCGCATATTATGCCAAATAAAAGGCAAATTACTTTGAGTTGGATTTACTATATTATTTTTTATAATTGATTCTATTGAACCCTCGACTACGATAAAAAGAAAAGCATCAAACTCCTCGGCTCGTTTGAGCTCTCGCACAAAGCGATCAAAACCAGTGGTCATAGTGCTACGGAAATCACCTTCATCTTTGCGATCAACGTAAGTATAGTTGTAATGAGGCGAGCCAACAGCATAATCTCCAAAATCTAATTTTAAACTAGCTGATTTATTGAATGATAAAGGTTTCCTCTCTCTTGTATCTATTAAGATCTTTACATCATCTAGCTCTTTTTCACGTTTAAAAAAACCAGAGGGTATGGCTTTGTCGTACAAAGGCTCTATGTTAATTTCACTGCAAGCTTTTGAGTAAGAACCAAAAAATCTCTTAAACAAGTCAATTGATGGTAACTTATTTAGGGTCAACTCTAGGTGAGAGGGCGCATAGGGTAGCTTCTTGCCCTCTATACGTGCTTTTAATTGATTTAGCATAGTCTCCCTTACTTTATCTTCAGGAGCGTTTTCTGACCAAGCAATAAAGTTTTCTAAGCTAGAGAAATCTCGAGCAAAATAATCCACCGTATCTTTGAACTCTAATAGTTCGCCTGTATATTTATCTTTACGCTGGTATACTTGCACGTAATACTCAGGCACAGAAAGATCATGCATTCTAGATACATGAAGATGGAGGCCACGCTTATTTTTATAAGACTTGTGGCATATCTTGCATTCTTCGGGCATACTAAAGCAAAATAAATAAATTAGCAACCCAATAAAATAAAAGGTTACTATGAGGTAGCGACAGCTTCTTGCTCTTCTGTTTCCTCAGTTTTCTCTGGCTGCTTAGCAGCTTCTTCGGCCTTTTTGATTTCGTCAAGAATTTTTAATCTCTCGTCTTCTTTCATATTCGAGTATTGCTCGTTAGCAAGATGAATAGAGTAAAACTTGGCGGCTTGGACAAGCCCGTTAATATTGAAAGAATTGAGAGTAGCCGTTGCGACACCTTCAATGATCTTATTTTTATCTTCTTCGCTGATAATTTTCATACTTTAAATTCTACCTTTCCTTCGTCAAGTGACTTATTTTCTGGTTCCTTGATTTTTTTAACTGTTGTCGAGGTAGTCTCTTTGCCCCCAACATTTTCTTCTTTTAAGTTTTTTTTATTAATGATTTCTTTTAAGGCTTTTATTATAACTTGGTCTTTTTCATTAACCGGCTTGAAATCTTTTTCGTTCTCAAATATTTCCTCTATTTGAGAGTATTCATAATCTCCTACTAATAATTCAATTTTTTTCATACTGAGTCGTGTTTTGATATTCCTAATATTCTGGCTTTCCAGCTTTCCATATTATCAAGGCGAGTTACCTCATCTTCAACTAATTTTTTTTGCATCTCTGCTAATTCTATCATTCTTCGACGTTCTGACTCGGCTTGAAAGTTCTTTACGAGTGATATAATGGTTGCATTATCCTGTCTTTTATTTTTTAATCTTTCTGCTCTATCACCATTTAATTTTTTAATTAATGACTCCATTCTTTTTTCACACTTATCATATTCATCAGTTTTAGACTTTAATACTTCTGCTAAACGAACTGTCATATCTTGTTGATCTTCTACTTCATTAAACATTGTATTAAGTTTTTCTATATGTGAAGATATGTTCTTTAAATTAATATAATCAACACACACATTGATATATAAGTTTATTTCATCACTTGTTAAATCTGGCTTGTCCCATGTAGCTCTTACAAATTCTGCCTCAAACAATTCTCTGTCTTTCATGCTGTTGTAGTTGCTGATGACTTGAATAAACCTAGGGGCCGATAAACTACGCATCAGAGATTCTACGCAGCTTATCTCATCATGAGATAATTTATCCTCCTGCATATCTTTAATTATGAAAGTATTTATTTTCTTGAGCGCCGTGCTAAAGATTTTTGGCGGATTATATGTTTTATTTAACGCCGTTTCTGTTTCGTGGACATATGCAGGCTCATATTCACGCAGAAATTCAACTATTGTCATATGTTCTTTGCAAAAACGCTTGACATTAACATCAGGGAATAATATCTCTGCAATTTGATAAGCGCTTAAATTATTTTGGGCCTGAGCCTTTATGAAGTCGATTTGCTCGTCAGTTAATTGTATATCTGGAACTTTATCTCTTTTAGTTGTTTTGTATTCTAATTGCTCTTCTGCCAGAAATTCTCTTACAGCCCTACCCTCTTTGCTTCTTCCGTCTATAGTTGGATCTTCAAAAACTTGCCTTGTTAAGTCAAGTAAATTAGGATTAGATTTAAAATTATCTCTAATAAATTGTTTTTGTTCTTCACTTAGTTTCATCGTCACCTAAAAATGCAATTCCTTTGTTTTTTAATATTTTAACAGCTTTTTCTTTTAAAGTCTTTTTTAAGTTCTTTATTTGCTTGTATCCTGCTTTTCTGCCAACCTCTGTACTTTTGAATCCCATTTTTGTTGCTACCTCTTCGTCAGTTAAATTCTGTATAAATAATAAATCAAAAGCCATAAATTGTCGGTCATTCAATTGTTTCTTTAATTCTCTTATTAATTTTTCTGAAGCAACTTGTATGTCTAAACCAAGAAAACCTTCTGAGCCGCCATCAATCTCATGAATGTGGCTGTCTAGAGATAATGTAATCTTAACGTTATATGCATATTTCTTAGATTTTTCCCACTTAGCGTAAAGAGGGCAAGTTTTGTCTTGCTCGCCAGATTCTGTAAAACTACACAAATGATATTCTGAGTCCGAATTAAACGGACAGTTTAGGCAAGGCCGCGCATAATTACTATAATGATTACGCAAGATATTCTTCATTTGATTTGCTATAATCTTATTAAGCCATGGCTTAATCGGGCGGCTTTGATCCCACTGGTCCCATTTTTTGTATATATGCGCCCTTATAATTTGACACACATCATCAAAATCCACCCATGCGACAGAAGTAAGAAACCAGTTTTTTCTTCTTTTGCCAAGCTCTTGGTCAATAGCGTCTGAAAAATCGCTGTAAACGTATCCTTCTTTACTTTGACTTTTTTCGAGGCTTGCTTTGGACTCTTCTTGGTTTGGCTGTTTTTTCTTCCTCGGAGACATTAATTAGATCTTCAAATTTAAAAACTGGATTTCCTGCGCTATTGATTTCGTAATCAAATGAAGAGATATTCGGCACATAATCAATATCTGTCTCATCGTCTTTAACTTCCTGAAGGTTTTTCTTGGCCTGAACTTGCTCGCGTATGCTTGGCATTTTTGCTTGCACGTTCTGAGCTTGCTCTTGACTTTTACCAGATCCCCCGATTGGATGACCACAAGAAGAGCAAAATTTTGGCTTGGCTCCAGAATAAACCACTTTACTTCCGCATTCTGTACAAAATATAGTTTGCATAATTATTACCTATAGTAATAAGCAAACAGTTAAAAATCAATATTTATATTAAGTAACCAGCTATTACTCTGGCTTGACGCTTCATGAACTCTTGTGTTTTTTTGCCAAATTCATTTTTTCTTTCTTCTGGGCAAAAACCTATACAATTATTGGAGGCCCTGTCTCTAACGTAGTCAACCCCAAGTATTCCGATGACCCGATGGTTTAGCGTCATGATTGGAACATTGTAAATACTTTTTACTCCTTTGTTTTCCATCATCGAAGAGAATACATGATCAGGAACTTTTGAGCAATCTGTGTACGCAAATTTTTGATCTTTTGTTAATTCGTTGATGTAAGTGTGGAAATTAGATACAATATGATTCTGCGAATCCAAGCATTCACGACTTATTCCGGGCTGAGTAATTTCATGAGTGCAGCTAAACTTTTGCTGACTTCGACCTGAAATATAATAACCTCCATTATGAAATTGTAGAATGTAAGCTCTATCTGCACACATTTCTTCCATAAGAAATTGAAGCGCAGCATAGATGTTCTCGTTGTTCTGCGTTTCGTTTAATATTGGATCTCTAGTCGCTTTATTCTTTCTTGATATTAAAACACTAGCAATCGTGGCAGCAGCGCCAATTAATGCAGATATTATAAGATACAATCCATCCATAAATATGAATACACTATGATTTTGGTGTTTTTAATTTTTTAACAATATATTTTAAAATTTCACTTCTGAAAATATCATGCTCATTAAATCTAAAGCAATGTATTCCTTTTTCAGCACTTTCTTCATCTCTAAATAAATTTATCATATCTTTGAAACCGCTTTTTCCATTGATATCGCTTTGCATAATATCACCGCAGATAAATAGTTTTGTGCCGTCACCGATACGGGTGATTAATGTAACCAGTTCTTTGAAGGTAAAGTTTTGCGATTCATCTGCAACAACAATTTTGTTTATCCAGCTTGCTCCTCGAAGAAAGTTTATGGGCATTGCTTGCACTCGACCAGATTTAACTAAATCATCTTTGATTGGCGTTGTCTTTGGGAGCATCTCGTCAAGCTTATCTTCGAGTGGAGCCATGTAAGGATTAAACTTTTCTTCTAGTGTGCCTGGAAGAGCTCCAAGGCCTTTGTCTGCGCTTTCAATTGCCGTTCTTACATAAAGTAAATCGAGATCTTCATTTTTCTGAAGATGACGAAGTGCAGAGAATACAGCCATATATGTTTTGGTTGATCCTGCTGGTCCCGAAACGAAGATTATTTTGGTTTCTTCGTCCATCGCTATTTTATGAAAGGCTTGCTGTTTGTCGCTTAATTTTTTTCCTTTTACCGTGATTTTTGACTTGAAGGTATTTTTAACAATCTCTTCTACTGTATCAGCATTAATTTTTTTTCTTCCCATAATTTATTTAGGATTAATATATAAATATAAATACACAAACTTTGGTGTAATATATATATTATATGGGAAATTTATCAAAATACGACGTTTTAAATCTTTTGGCAAATAAAATGCCTTTTTATAGCGCCACGCAATGGCTTAAGACGCCGAATGAAGCCTTGGGTAATGAAGCACCTTCTGACTTATTAAAGAAGGGCGACATTGAAGTCGTATACAAGCAATTAAAAAAAGAGTTAAGGGGTAAGAAGTAATGGCTAAAACCTTGATAACAGCTCAAGCTCAAAACGCAGATAACATAGGGAACTTGGATTTCAACGGGTTTGCAACGGAAGATAACATAAATCAAGTTTTAGCTCAGCACAGGATCGTTCAAGATGACAGGAATAATGGAGTTGGGAATTCGTTTACAGCTTTTGGTGAGATAATAAAAGGAGATGGAGTTAATGGAAAAATTTATGATATATATCCTGGATCATTTGATGCAGCCGGCACCAGAGAAAGAACAGACACTAATGCTATAACTGGAGAATCTATTGTATTTAACGGCGTATCGGAAGCAAATATTTCAGAAATCTTCAAATATTTAAACGCAGGAGGTTCAAATGTAAAACATACTCGATTTACCTATTCAATAATTGGTTTTTCCGTATGGAAAACGATTTACACAGGTGATGGATTAGTTTTTCCTTCTGAGTACCCTGGAACTGAGTATGATAGACGATTCAATGATGGTGGAGTTAGTTCATATTGTGTAGATATATATTGGGGTAAGTATGTTAAATTTTCCAAGGTAGCATATTCAAGCACATATGATTTTTTAGACACAAAACAAGTGCAGGCCCTTTATTCTGATGTCGGAATATTTCCAATCGATGAACTTTCTGGCGAAATTAATCTTGCCGCCATGATAGGCTGGCCTTATGTTATCTCTGCACCTATAAATTCAGTTTATTCAGAAAGGGAAAGTGGCTCATCTAGTTATTTTTACAGGTCGGATGCCGAAAGATCTGTCGAAGCTTATACTGCTCCAATGATAAATCTTGATACAAGAAAAATCACTGGCTTACCAATCGGAACAAGAGATGGCAGCCTGCATGGCCATAAATTGACAGATCATAATTGGACAATAGAAACAGATGATTTTGAATACACATCGACTTCAAACCCAGATACCAACACGGATACCAACACGGATACCAACACGGATACATCCGCCAGCCAAACGGGCGGCATAAAAATTAGCGAGCTTGATAAGATCACCAGTTTTGATCCCACAGATTTAATGATAATCTCTAGAGATGAGGATAATAACGGAACATACGATAAAAGCTTTGCCATTGACCCAACACTTTTAAGGGATTACGCTAGATCAAATATCGGAACCACTAAACCTGAAAATCCTAAAAACGGAGAATTTTGGTTTGATGAAAACACAGCTAATTTATACATTTATACAGAAGCCTTGAATGGCTGGATACAAGTAGGTACATAAAATGTCTCTTTCCGAGTACAAAGGCAAACAATCTTTCGAATTGAATGGCAAAATGTTTGCAACTCAAGATAATGTAGAGGAGTCACCTATTTATAAGAAAATTGTAGTTGATAAAGCTGCTGGCTTCGTTCCTTCCTCTCAAACTTTTAGCGCCCTAAACACTGAAGCTCAAACCTTATTTAAAAAAATAGATCTTTCTCCTGTGGTGGGGAAAAGAGAGGCGTTTGTTTTATTTACAGTAACTTTGAATGAAAATTTTTCGGGAGTCTACGCGATATCTGCAAGACCATTTGGCTTAGAGGAACCTTCGCCCCGAACGACTCGAAAATCATCAGGAGAAGAATTGGTTGGAGGTGCATCGACTATATATATCTCTAATAATGGGGCTGGCGGAACCTTATGTTCGTCAACGAATAAAGATGGGGCGATTGAGCTACTGATACCAACTATAGGTGTTGATCTATCAATGATCGGTTACATCCCCATGATTGAAGAATGATATGGCTCTTTCTGATCATACTGGAAAGGGTGAATTTGAAATTGATTTCAAAACTTTCAAAAAAATAGGCGATTCTAATTTTTATGAAATTGTATCAAATAAAGATATTATTGGTGGTTTTTTCCCCTCAAGCGAGTATTTCGAATTATCGGGCGCTGACATAGATGTTAACGCTACTTATCCCTTTAGACTTTTAGATTTAAGTCAGTTCATAAACTCCAAAAAAGCCTTGGTCGTATTAAGTATTTCGGCTAAGTATACAAGTAGCATAGATGATGTAATTATCGCAAGACCTGCGGGCGATGAAAATTACAAAATTAATAGAACTTTAAACAATAATATAATTGGCGGAATTGGAAACACATATGTTGATGAGTCAGAAAATGGAGGCGTCATAATATGCCCAACCGATAACGAAGGAAAAATAGAAATTATAGCCCCGAAAGGATTGCTCAAAGTTAGGCTCCTTGGCTTTTTTCCTAAATTAACAAACGTAGTTGAAATAATTAGCGAGCATGGAACAGGGATTGGTGCAGGCGCATACAAAGAAGGCTCTATCGTCAATATATCAGCACAACCTGATGCAGGGTATAACTTCAGGAGTTGGACGATTTTATCAAATAACGTTTCAATCCTAAGAAACTCTTTTCGTATGCCAAACGAAGATGTTCTTCTTAGGGCTAATTATGGCGCAATACAATATACAGTAACGGTTACCGGTGCAAATGGATCGCCTTCTGGTTCAGGAACATATACAATAGACGAGATCGTTAGTCTTTCCCCCAATCCTGATACAGGGTATGGCTTTTTACGCTGGGAAATCAACCCATCAAATATCAGTATATCAAATAATAAATTTACAATGCCTGCCAGTGATGTAACAGTAACCGCAATATATGATGCGATAGAATACACTGTTACTGTCACCGCAAAAGATAATCATGGGGAACCCACAGGCTCAGGATCTTATTTAGTGGGGCAGCAAGTAATTCTGGACCCTAAGCCTAAAACAGGTTTTGTATTCAAACAATGGATATCAAGTATAATAATTACTGGCAATCAATTTATAATGCCTGATCGTGATATAGAAATTGAGGGTCATTACGAACTAGATGGTACGGGTTTAATTACCGAATCTCAAGTGGTGACTGAATGGGTAAGAACCGAAACAGACGAATATGTAATTATTGAATAACTTTAACTTATTAAAATCATGGCAACAAAAAAAATATCACAAATAACAGGTCAAGTTTCAGCTGCAGAGTTGGCTGATGCAAAATTTATAGTATCAGTTCCAAACGGCAGCAATGGATATGATACTAAATATGTAACAGGGAGTACACTAGCAAGTAGCGGTGGTGGATCAGGTAGTGGAGCAAGCGGCGGAGGAGTTGCTTCAGGTTTACCAACAACTTTTGTTTCAGTAAATAAAACGCTTCAAGATTCACAACTTTCAATGTCAGCCGGCTCTTTAAGGGGTTACCATGTTTATGTTACAAGTGGCGCATCTTATCCAAATAAAACTGATGGTACAACTGGAACTAGGACTAATTTTGACAGCAGTTTAGGAAGCACAAGCAGTTTTCCGACCACAGACTTTGTTGTTACAGGTGTTCCTGATGAGGCTAGGTATTGGCAATTTAGGGCAAACATAAGCGAAGGAAGACTGGTTAGTACTAGTGGAGATTCTTATTTTGATTCAGGAGATAATGGTCTTGTGGATGGTGTATTTGTTGTCGAAAGACACCCCACACTTGTTAATAAAAATTACCGCATAGTAACTGACGGTATCATAAAAATGGATTTTACAATGCCAGCAGGAGAATCCCCTACGTGGGTAATGTCTCCAAATTATGTATTTTTGACCCTTGCTCAAAATGCATTCGATGAAAATAACTACGTAATAAACAGCTTAAGTTTTGACGGATATTGGCTTTAGTTCTGATAGTAAGTATCACTTCAAATATTTATTTCTTTGAATTAAATTTTTGATACCAATACATTGAGCTTTGACGCAAAGAATCATTAGATTCGCGCACATATTCTAAAATAGAATCAGCTAACTCTAGTTTTTTTTCTACTAGTACAGAATCAGTCTGATCAATAGCTTCTTTTAAGATTTCTTGTACAAAATCAATGTATGGACAAGTGTTGTAAGGAAGTTCAGGGGCATTGTTTTTTATCTTCTCTATGTCACTTTTTCTCACATATGTGAGTACACTAATTTAAGGCTTCTTAGGATTTTTCTTTTGCTGAGAAGATTCGCTAGATTTTTCTTTTTTATCTTCTACCCCGTGCTCTTTCAGAAATTTTTGCCTTACTTGATCAAGGCTTTTTTTTACTTCTTGTGCTATTGATTTTAATTGTTCTGGAGTGTGTCTCATATTTAATTATCGGTCAGGTACCTCTTCGGCGGGGGGTAGGAAAACTGTATCACCTGTGTCAGGCAGATCGGTTGGAGGGGTAGGTTGCCCGCTACTATCAACAGGCGACAAATCGCTGATTTTGTACCATTTTTGATTTTCATAAAGATAAATTTTATTTTCATGTATGTAGCCCCAACTTGCAGATACTTGTTCGGAGCTACTTATAACTACCCCTTGAGATAGATAAACAAAAGGGTAGGTCGCGATCATAAAACTGTACCATCCTAGTTTTTCATTCCAGAAGTAAAAATATTCTGTAAAATCATTCATTATTGATGGTCTTGCATTAAGAAAGGTCCATACTTGATGTTCTAAAATATAACCCCACATACCATCGACTTCTCCGAAATTATCAACTACTCCAGAAAGATTTAGAGTCAATTCTGCCATATCTGGCTGAGTATTATTATCAAGAAGACTAAACCATCCAGATTCCGGAGGTGCGAAATATTCCAAGACTTTGCCTACTCCATATTCGATTTTTTGCAGTAATCCAAATGAAAAGAAATATCTTTTCTTAGGAAAGCCGTAATGAAATTCCATATCGTAACCATAAACACCTTCAGTTTCACCTAAATCTAAAGCCAGTTTTCCATAGCGATAATAAGCGTCAGCACTACTGCAGTCAACGATTGAATTATCTTCTTTTTTGCGACATTCAGTTACAACTTTTAAACCGCCGCCTTCTTGAATAATAGTATTTAAATTTCCTGCATTAACTGGCGTGGTTATGATTTTTTCGTCGGGCTCGCCGTCTCCATCTTTGTCTTTTTCGAGTCCAGGTTCTTTTTCAGGATCTTTAATTTTTTCTCCGGGGCTATTCGGGTCATCAACCTGATCTTCTTCGTCATCCTCAGCCATTGCAATGTTGTAGACGTCAACAACCTCTTTGATTGTAGATTTTTTTGTAGCGGGTATTCCCTCATTTGTGGCTACTATTAAATAATCGCCTGTGGCTAGTGGCTGACTAGTTTCAAAACTATCAAGCTCTCTAATCTTTTTTACATTTTCTTGTTCTTCGTCCATTTATTTTTTCTACATGTAAGTACACTTTAAATAGTGGACCAATTAACATTATCCCAGTAGTTTGTAAGATTGCCGTTCGTTTCTCCTTTATAAGTAGTTAACAAAGCATTATCTGGGGAGAGATTGTTTATCATGATATAATCTTGTCCAGCAGTGGATGTTCCGCCAAGTTGATTCGTAGGATTAGCCAACTCGTTGCCTGGAAATGAATTAGCAACTTCAGCCCAACCGTTGCTTATGGTTCCTTTTATATGAGTACCATCTCTTAAGGTAATTGAATTAAATGCACCCGCTCGTAGGAAATACGGAACATTTGTGGCACTAAAAGAAAGACCTGTAGACATAGTAAATAATGCGATTACATCAACTACGCAATTCGCTTCAAGCGAAAAAAAGCTATTGCAGTCTAATCGATTTGATGCAAAATGAATTCTACTGTGAAATGTTGTATTAGGGTCACCATCCCAAGGAATGTGCGGTCCATATTCTGGGAATCGAAATACTGCCCCAGTATCTGCTCCAAAAAAATAATCGCAGTAAAAATTATCTCCAATCACTCCATCACCTCCAGTTGCTGCAGCTGCTCTTGGGCCAAGATCAATTTCAAAAGCTGGTGCCCAAAATCCTTTGTTTAATGGATCAAGATCAGTGTCTGATATATTGTTTATTTCAATAACTCCTCCTCGACTAGCATCAAATAATTTATGACAACTTCCTCTTACGCTAAATTTACATCCAACTAAATTAAGAGTGCACAATTTGTGACTACGAAACCCTGCATGAATTGCCCTGTTATCATCCAAGTCAAAAATAAAATGAATAAATGAAAAATTTATATTGATTGCATTAAACCACATTGGTATATATGCATTACCCGTAGACGGATTATTAACAGTTTTAAGTTTTATTTTTGGAGGCTGCTCGCCATTGCTGTATTTGTCACTAATATTTCCCCTAATATAAATATAGCATTTATTAATCTCTGCGTTTGGGTCGGAAAAATATGTCGCATTTGTATGATTTATATTTCCTTCGTCTAGATCATTTTCAATATCTATATTAACGATTGTATCTAGCGCGCCAATATCATTTCGGATATATGAGAACGCATCTCTCAATCTTTTGAATTTAACACTAACTGTATTGTTATTTAACGGTATTCCGCTTCTATACTCTTCTCCGGTATTATTGACCTTGATGTTGACTGTTTTTGATTCCGAGGTTGTAGCCAAGGCCAGCTTTTTGGTCTTGTATTTTACCGAAGGATCACTACAGTCAACAACGTCAAAAGTTTCATTCTGACAAACTGTTTTTACCTCAAGACCGCTTCCTGGATCAACCAGAGTATCTACATTTTTTGAAGTTATTGGAGTGTTTACTACCTCGATTGCGGTGTCTGGCTCGCCATCACCATCAGTATCCACCATCTCGGTGACTGTTGTTGCTCCTTTGAGAGGATTAGGTACTTCGTTTCCGTCTTGATCGGTAACTGTGTCGGGCAAGCCTTCAGATTCACTTGCACTACTCGAAAGATAAAGATCTACAACTTCTTTAATCGAAGCCTTTTTGGTAGAAGGAGTATCTTCATTCGTTGATATAAATAAATGATCTTCCGTAACCATTGGGTTATCAGAAGTAAATGCATCACTACTGTTTAAGTAAATATCTACAACTTCTTTAATTGAGGCTTTTTTGGTTGCGGGCACACCTTCAGTTGTTGAGACAATCAAATTATCCCCTGTTGCAACTGGATTGACTTCTGTGAATCCATCTAACTCTCTGATTGTTTTTATATTTTTTTGTTCTTCGGCCATAATAAATATATTATGGATTTTTAGATCATTTTCAATAAAAAAGCCCTCCGAAGAGGGCTTACCAGAATTAAAGTATTTTTATTTTCTTAGACTTTTCTGGTTTTTTCTTCGGCACAGATATTAGCAATAATCCATTTTCGAATTTAGCCTGTATTTTATCGTGATTAAATGAGTCAGAAAGTTGAAAGCTTCGTTTAAAAGATGAGCGCTTAAGTTCCTTGCGAATATAGTTTTTTTGTTCGCTGCCATCTTGTTGGCGTTTTTGGCCCGAAATCGATAAGACCCCTTTTTCCACTTCCACTGAAACTTCGTCTTTTGATAACCCAGGAATTTCAGCCTCAAATTCGATAGCATCGGGTGCATCAATTACATCTACTTTTGGATAGCTATTACTTCCAAAAAAGTTTACCCCAAACTCTTGCTCAAAAGAGGGGAAGGCTTTTCCGATCATCTCATCAAAAAGAGAGTCGAATGGCGTTAAGAAATCATTCCTGCTAGCAGGTACCGCTTTTCCGTTTAATAATTGTGTCATAATTTTACTTTTTATATTGTTAATGAGCCCGTTTGGCACTCAAGAAGCCTCACTATGAGTACTTCCAATATATATTTTGCAAAAACTATGCCAGATTATTCTTGAATAGCAGTGATTATATTGTTGTGAGCAAACTTTGTATCGCATACTACTATGTCAGCTCCCATTGTGTCAGGGTGAGTCGTGCAGTAATATCTGTAGATTCCTGGACTAGTTGGCACCCATCTGGTTTTCTTGGTTACTGAATCTTCTTCGGCAACTATACGATCATTGGAATCTTTAATTGCTAAAGGATGCCCTCCAATATCGTTTCGAAAAGTTATAGAATCACCAATTTTTGCATTTAACCTAGGATCTGTTTCATTAGCCCGAAGTCCAGTACCAAACCTATACCCATCATTTGTACCAGTTACTGAAGCAAGGACATAAAGATAAGTTTGAGGTAAACCAACCTCAAGATGATTGGTGCCATCTGTTCCTATGTCATAAATTTTTGATCCAGAAGATTTCCCTAGACGCCAATAATGTTTTGGCTTTTTTGATAAGTTCATCCAGTTGCTTAAAACTCCGCCGTTATATATTTGTTCTGCTATATCGCTAACGTTTTCGTCCCAATAAGCTAAGTCGCCATAATATATATTTGGCGCAGAGCCATTAAGTGGATCGATGATCCAATTAAAAGAAGAACCTGGATAGTTCCAGCCACCATTTCTATTGTAACCAGCTAATTTTCCATTAACCCAAAATTCACTGTCAATAGCACTTCTTTTTAAAAATGTAAAATTATACAATTTTTTATATTCATAAAAAACATAAACGCTTACACCGTTAGGGGCCAGAACATTTGGATCGTACCATTCTAGGAGCCCATGACTTCGAAGAAATATACGTTTTTGTTGAGGTGAAAACGTAACTCCAGCTATAGCACCGCTAGTTTGACCCTCAAGCCAAACGCCAGTAGAATGGGTAGCGGAGCTTGTGGTATTATCATCATAAAACCAGAAAGAATAAGCATACCCATCGGTATTATTAAGTGGGACATTAGTTTGTGGTTCTAGTCTCATAATTAATTTATTTTATTCAGGGGTTTGAGCGGAATATGTAGCATTTCCAACAATCGTTGCATCGTTGGCGCCGCTTCCTTGGTCTGTGATCGTAGTACCATTTCCAGAGTCGTCATCACCCATACGCCACCAGCCAAGAGGAGCTAATGAATCAAGGTTTGCGGGAATACCGTTGTTATAGATTTCTGCTATATTTGCAGATTGATCAGTGTCCCAAATTGCTACCTCATCAATAAGTCCATCGGTGAACATGGCTAGCCCTGACGATCCTCCTATCTCTACGTTTGTGGAAGAAGTTTGCAATGTTGTACTTGTTAGAGTTGTTCCATCAGTTCCAGCTACATTATTTAAATAAATTTTAGCTGTAGTTCCATCAAAGGTTCCTATGATATGAAACCATTCTCCTGGTGCAACAGAGCTAGAGTCAATTTCAGCTTCTGTTATGCCATCTACTGTGTAGCATTGAAACCAAAATTGCCCGTGGGAATGAATCAATCGAAATGTTCGGTTGGTTCCAGTCCCAGCATATTGCTGAACAAATCCAGAATCTTGAATTGTTGACATATTTACCCATGCAGAGACGGTTAGTGCAGATTTTCCGGCAAAACTTAATCCTGTACTAACACTATCATCTACTCCATTAAATTCTAGGCTGTAGACGCTGCTCTTTTTGATTTCAGGAATATCTGTTGAAAAAGTTCCTCCGTTGATCGTTCCGTCGTTTCCGCCGCTTCCAAGGTCGGTGATGGTAGAACCTGTGCCGCCTTCAGTATCTCCCATTCGCCACCAGCCAGCAGGCGAATAAGAAGCAAGGTCAGCAGGCACTCCATTATTATATATGGCGGTTATATCAGATGCAGACAAGGCAGAACGAAAGATAGCTACTTCGTCAATCAAACCATCAAAGGGGTAAGAAGGCCCATAACCTGCATTTCCAATTGATAAATTATTTGCAACAGTTGAGGACATGGCCTGTAAATCTGCCGATGCTATCAGATCTCCATTTAGGTAAATACTTTCCATGTCTCCTGTACTTGTTGCTACAAGATGGTGCCATTGATTATCTGGATTACTTACATTTGCTAAAAAATAGCTAGGCTGAATCTGAAAAGAAAGTTGAGTATCGGAGATTCGGCGAATAAAAAAAGCATCACTGGGACCGAGTGTTCCTCCTCCTATAAGTGCACCATCACCTCCACGACTTTTATACCATAAAGAGATAGAAAATGTAGAAGCTCCATTTAATAAATAAGATGCATTTGATATGTCTAAATAATTGTCAACCCCACCATCAAAGCTCAAACTATATCTATTTGAAGCATTTGTAGTACCAGGCAAATTCATTAAACCGGCATTTTTAATTTTTACAGTATCATTTAAATCTTTTACTTTATAAATATCATAATCTGCTATGCCGTCAGAAAAAGTAGAGGTAGATTTTGCCGCGTATAATGCAGGCTGATTGCCCGTCACTAAGAACATTTCGCCAGCCACAGCACTTTCTGCAGCTTTATAAATATCTCCGCCCGTAGCAATTTTTATTTTAAAATATTTATCGTCAAGATATTGACCGCTGTAATTTAAATCGTTTTGGTTCATGATGTATTATAGTTACTCCTGCTCAAAAACATAACCTAATTCGATTGCGCGGGCTTTCGCTTCTTCTTCGTTAATAAATTTCTCAATGTTTGGTTGTCCGCTAATTACTGATGATCCTTCTGCTATTTCAACAAAATGAACAGCATCATCACCGTGACAAACATACCAAGTTTTATTATCGTCATTACTCATATTTATTAAGTGTTATAAGAGACTGTCCACCCCTTATTTTGAAGATTAGATAGTGCGGTCTGAGCAGCGGTTGACCAAGTTGAGTAAGCGGCATTTGTTCCATCGCTTATCCCTAGAGTTATGTTACTAGCACCATTTGTATCTAAGCTGACAAGAATATTTTCGATAGATTGAGCCGTTAAAGCACAAAATTTCCAAGCGTCTTCAAAAGCATTCGATACTAAAGTGCCTGTTGTATCAAACATATTGGCCGGAAAATCAGACAGTGACGAAGCAGCTCTCCAAGAATTGTTAAAAGTTGTAGCGTTAGAAAAATCAAGTGAAGGAAAACTAGTGAGACCCGTTGCTTGCCAAGCTCTATTAAAAGCACTACCGTTAGAAGTATCTATTAACGGGAATGAAGTGATTCCACTGCAATAAATCCAAGCACTGCTAAATTCAGTACCTGCGGAAGTGTCAATTAAAGGAAAACTAGTAAGTCCTGTTTGCCTCCAAGTTTCATAAAAATTGGTTACCGTGGAAGTAGCACCTAAAGCTGTAAAGTCAGTCATATTAGTAGCACCTCGCCATGAACTACCGAGAGCAGTACCTAAGTTTACTCCATCACCAATTTCTACTGATGTTATCTGAAGTGAATCCGATGTGTGAATAATATTTTGGACCGAATCAGCGAAATCAGGCGCATAAATTTGACCACGATTAGTAATCTTAATTGTATACGAACCAGCCGCATATGTGTGTGCAAGATCGTTAGAAGTGCTTGATTCGCTGCTCCCATCACCCCAATCAACATCATAATTAACTGTACCAGTAGAGCGTAGTGTAAAATCGCCCCCAGTACTAGTAATCTTGTATGTTATAAACGGGGTTTTGACTCGAATTTTATTTTCTGCTGACAAATCGCCCGCTTTATATATAAAATCATTTCCTTTGTCACTTGTTTGTGTCGCGAAGTACAAGCCTGCATTATTGCCAGTGGCTATAAACATTTCGCCAGCGATGGCATTATTTCTAGCATTATCAATATCTTCACCAGTTTTGAATTTTATTTTAAATTCTTTATCGTCAAGCCGCTGGCCTTCGTAATTTATGTCATCTAAGCTCATCACATATTATATTGAGGGAGTGTCGCTTGAGAAGGTTGGGTCCGACCATTCAGGTCCAGATAAAATTTCCAGAATCTCTGCTTGGGAATGCTTGGGTTTTTCGGATAAGAATGCGGGGATCGATCCCTCGAACTTTACAAAGGTCTTAGATCCATCAACCGAAAATCTTAAAGTTTCTGCCGAGGTTTCTAGGACTTGGTCAAAATCAACGGAACTTACTTCCGATGCGTCGATGATTACATAATTTCTGCTCATAGTTTTTTAAGAGGGTGTCTCAGTTGAAAAAGTTGGACCGTTTACAAGAGTTGCATTATTACCACCGCTTCCTTGGTCTGTTATAGTAGTTCCGGTGCCTCCGTCGTTATCTCCCATTCTCCACCATCCGATAGGCGAGTAAGAAGTTAGGTCAGCAGGTACTCCTGAGTTGTATATGTCGGTAATATCTGACGAAGATAATGCAGAATTAATTAATGCAAATTCATCAATCAATCCATTAAAAAGAGCATTTGTTACAAGCGTATCAGACCCTACGAGCAAGTTTGCGGTAGTCGAAGTAATGCTTGACCCTGTTATTGTATTTGCAACTTGTGTCAATGCAGTACCATTAAAGTACCCTTTGATTTTATCCGCACTAGCAGACTGAGAGCCGTCAAAAACAAAAGCTAAATGATGCCATGTATTAGTGGCTACAGTAGTACCTACATCTATTTGTAAGGAACCATCTCCACTTATACTAAAATACAGATCATTACCGTAAATCTGTCCATTAATACCTCCATTACTAATCCGATTGCCAAAAAAGTTTGCATTTTGAGTTGCAGATAGATTAAACCAAAGACTTGTTGTCAATGTTGTAAGACCGTCGGTCAACGAGGAAGACCCAATCTCCATATAATCATTAGTACCGTCAAACTCTAGGCTGTAAGTGTTAAAATTTGGTACGTCAGTTGAAAAAGTAGGACCATTAGTAAGTGTTCCATCGTTACCACCACTTCCTTGATCGGTAATAGTCGTACCTGTACCGTTATCATTGTCTCCCATACGCCACCATCCTACGGGATTGAAAGAAGATAAATCGTCAGGTGATCCGCTGTTGTATATACTAGTTATATCCGATGAACTCAATTCCGTATTAAAAATACCTACCTCATCTATATTACCTTGAAACGGAAGGAAGATTTGACCAGAAGTGTCTAACGCACCGCCAATAATAAGATTATGCATAGCGGTGGCGGTTGTTGTACTAGGTGCTGAAGAAGAATTTAATTGAGAACCATCCACATACAATCTTATTGATCCTCCTTGTGCACAAGTAACTGCTACATGATGCCAATTATTATCACTAATAGCATTCACATCTTGAGCATAAGCACTTGTACTTGATGAAGTATTTATACGTGACCTTAGATAATCTTGACCACTCCTATTGTCGAACCAAAGCATAAAACCAACTCGACCTCCTCCATCCGTTGTATGCAAGATATATTGATTTCTAGCTAGTGTATAGTTTTGAAATTTTATCCAAGCAGAAACAGTAAAATTCAAAGTCTGCTGCATAAAATCAAATTTATTTCCTGTGTCTACATAATCATTAGTACCGTCAAAGTCTACGCTGCAGGTGTTAACAAACGGCACATCTGTTGAAAAAGTAGGACCGTTAATAAGTGTAGCATTATTACCTCCGCTTCCAAGATCGGTGATGGTAGAACCTGTGCCTTCGTCGTTATCTCCCATACGCCACCAATTAACAGGGTTTAAGCTAGAGATATCTGCGGGAATACCACTGTTGTAAATCGAGGCAACATCGGACGAAGACAGTGCTGAATCAAATAAAGCAACTTCATCATAAAATCCACCAGCGTAAGCACCAGATATAAAAATATCTTGAAGTCCACTGAGACTCAAGGTAGCGTTGGTCCCTGGAACATGCGATGCTACTACACCGTCTATGTATGGAGTAGCCGTGTTGCCGCTATGAGACCATACTAGATGATACCATTTGTTTGTCAGAGTAGCTCCACCAATGCCGTACGCTAAAGTAGTGCCTCCTAAAAAGAATCTAAACCCATCAGTTCTGACCCTAATCACAATATCTCTTGTGCTTTGATTTACTAATAGCATGTCTGATCTATGATTTATGGTAGGTAATTTTACCCACATACTTATAGTAAAGTCTCCTGTGTTGAATGCTTCCGTATTAGCGCTCAAACGATCATCAACTCCGTCTGTTTTTATACTGTAGGTGTTAGTAATCGGCAACTTATTTTCAGGTGTGATTTCAGATATCCTACATAATTCTACATCATCTCCACTCGTTTTTGTCGCTATATATAACCCAGGGAATTGGCCACCTTTTGCCACCATCAATTCTCCACACACGGCATCTTTGGCGGCGTTCAAAATATCATCACCCGTGCGAACTTTTATCGCATGAGTCTTATTATTGTAAAGTGGGCCGCTATATCCTATGTCGTCCATTATTTCTTTTTCTTCTTGTATCCCGACTCGGATGGTTTTTCATGAGTATATCCCATTTTTTTATACTTCATGTGTTCTTCATAGCTTTTTGCTTTATATGCTTTTCCTGTTTCTGGATCATACATATCATGTGGCTTGAAGTCTTTTTCTGATTCTGCTTCTGATTTTTTCTTTTTTTCTAAAATTGTTTTTTTAATTGCATCAGGGAGCTTTTTTTGTTTTTCGGTTAGTTTATCTTCTTTCTTGGCTTTTTTGTCGTCTTCTGCGTCTGACTTCTTTTTTTGCGCCTTTTTCCAGGCTTCTTTGCTGGGACGATCTTTGTCGCCAGGTTTTGCGGGGCGATAATCTTTGCCTTCGCGCTCTTTCTTTTTACGAATATTATCCCATAATCCTTGCTTTGCGTCAGATTCGTCGAGTTCGGCGGCCAATTCTTCCTCTGCCTTAATTAAAAGATCGGGGCTATGTCCCTTCGTCACCTTGGTAACGCTCTTCTTGCTCCACATCTTGCAACTCCAGTACTTTGCTTTTGTTTTAGGTCCGGGGTTGTCGCATCCATGACGCGCACGAAAACTTTTACGACGAGCAGGATCATCACGCTTGATCTCCATGTTCGGGTCTCCAAAATTTACTTTTACTACATTACCCTTCTCGTTCTTTACGTATACCGAAAACTTCTTTGGCCCACCAGATGTACGAAATGGTTTATTGAGCTTTTTGCCTTTCTTCTCTTCGGCTGCCCAAGCTTCTTGCGTTACTTCTTCTTCCGTGCCTTCAAATTCACGTAATTGTGCACGAATCTCTTTACTGAAATCAAGTTCTTTCATTTGTTCTATATATTACACAGGTTTTTTGCTTTTTTAAAATACATTTTTATCAGATTTTGTTTTTTTGCGCATTTATTGTTTATTTTTTGTTTTTTTATAAAATACCTTTTCAATTTTTTACCCGCCGATTTTTTTTACATTAGCAAATATTTGAAAATGTAATATTTTAAAATTGAGAATGAAAAGCACCACCCCCCCGCCTATTCCGAAAGCTATTGATTTGTAAAAATTCAAAAAAGTAGGCACCCCAAAAGGGTTATTTTTTTTCAATAAAAGCTTGCAATAAATTCTTAGCTTTGTTAGGTTGTACTTATGACAGATAACAATATAGCAATAGAAGTAAGAAAGCAATTAGATCGAGAATTAAATCTTGGTTTAGGTATATCTAAAGCATTAGGAGATCTTCGTTTCCTGGCGGAAAAGGTAAATTCTAAAGAATCAAACTTTGGCATTACCGAAGGAATGGCTGTGATGGATGCACTTCATGCAGTACAGCAAGCCCAAAAAGCATGGCAAGACATCGCTCACGCTAAAAGAGTTAAAAAATAATTTTCTTTTTTTCTTGCAATAAAACAAAAAATTTCTTAGAGTAATTTTATGATAACAATACAACGCAATCCAAACTTCACCGAATGGTTCAACATCAACTTGTCGGGTAAACTAATTGACAACGCTAAAACGATTGGTCGAGCAATGAAAATTGCAAGACAGATCCAAGCGATGGAAAAAAACAAAGGCAACCAAACCCCCATCAAGCAATATGGTGCTTGAAATTATCCTTTGTTTGGTTTTCGGTTTAATAATTCTAAAAAAATAATATGAGAAAAGTCACACAACAAATCAAAAAAGCTTTCGAGCAAGGCAAATCGTTAAAAGTCGGCAATACTAGGACAGACGGCAAAACCGTTTGGCTACATGGGAACGCAATTGTTAAGCGTGATCCTGATGGGCTTGTCCGTTGGTCGCTTGCAGGATGGAATACCCCCACCACACGCGAACGCGTGAACGGCATAGCCAATGCCGGAGTTTATCAATATAAATTCGAGCCCGTACTAAATGGTCAAGAAATTGACTCATACGATTGGTTTGCTTCAAATACAGCGAAGCCCGATCTTCTTGTTTTTTAAGTGCCGCCTAAACCCTTGAATATCAGGGGTTTGCGCGGGCCTGGCCTGCCTAAGTCGTTGAATTTAAGCAGGTTAGGTAATTACTCATCCATAAGCCACTCATCGAGTGCGTAAGTGTCCAGCTCTGAGTCGTCATATCTCGCCCCATCGGGCGTACCTGTTAACCCATAGCTAAGCCTTAAGTGCTCAGCTAAATCTTTATAATTGACAAATCTGCGGGACAATCTGTAAAGATTTTCATCGTTCCCTAACCAAAGGGCGACATTCCAGGTTGCCCAGTTCTTCCATCCGTTGTATGTTGTATCTGGCATAATTTTTTCCTTTCTTATAGATTGTTAATTGAAACAAAAAGAGCAAGAGCATCGATTCTGTCTTGCAGGTCGTCTTTTTCACTTTCAGCGTTAATAACAAGCGACTTTGACCAATCGCACCCTGCGTCTGCGTCAGGGGTTTCTGTGTCAATAATAGCTTGTAGTTCGTCGATTCTTTTGAGTAGTTGTTTTATCATTTCCATAATAGTAAACTAACCCAATCTAAAATAAAACACAAGCTTTTTTTAATCTTTTTTTTGCTTTTGCTGTAAACCACTGATATTCAGGCACTTCCGGCGGCAAGGCCCGCCTAAGTCGTTGATATTCAGCAACTTAGACGGGTTGTTAGCTCAGAAAGTAGAATAAGTTAAATATTTGAGTATTTGGTATTTATCGTCAATAGTTTTCGAGTTGGTCTAGGTCTTCCTTGAGTACATACAATCTGCCGTAAGCGTTGCTCGACATATCCGAGCAATCCTTGAATCGCCCACTATCTAGATTGACCTTGACGCAATCAGGACTTAGTTTGTATTCGCCCTTCATCGGTTTTTCTGTGGCAGGTACTTCCATCATAGCGAATTGACTGCCCCCGCCTATCGTTGTAGCAATAAAAAAAGATGACATATCACACCCCCCAAAACATTAGATAAAATACGAAAAGCCAAGGCGAAAACATAAGGAACTCAACTATCATTGTAAACTCCTTTCATCTCATCAGATACTCCCATATCTTGATCTTCTTCATCAATCTCTTCGGCTTTATCCGAATAAAGAAATTGAACCTCGTCTGCGATGTCATCCTCTTCGACCTCTGCGAGTCCGTTCTCTACCACGAATGCTTCGGCTTGCAAATCACCAACTAATTCCATAACTGCGGAGCTAGTCGGCAAGCCTTTTGATTCACGATGTGCGTTAGCGATAATTGCGAGTCTTTGTTCTTCTGTCATTGTACTTGTAGTTTAAGTTGTAGTTGTTTTTTCTTTAGTTCGATGTAGGCACGAGCCTCCCAATTGAATGCGTCTTTTTCTTTCTTGATCTCTGCATCAACTATAGCGATTGCCTCGCTAGTGTCAATACCCGATTTAACTAAATCAATAATTGAGTTTTTTCGCTCGACTTTTTGGTTTTGTCTTATAGCCGACCAAGCCTCTTTCTTGGACGCAAGTTTCTTTCTTGATTTTGAGTGAGCTTTCTTGATTGCTTCTAAGTTAGTCATAGTTGTAATGTAGTTCAGTACTTGTAATTAGTCAAGCCCTAAATCTTTTCTAAATTCTTCTCTATCTGCTTTTAGCTCGTCAACCCAAATGCTTCCCTCAGCTTGAGCTTTTGCCATCAAGTAAGATACTTGAGCAGGAGATTGCCAACCAACAACATCATCCGAACAATCGAGAGGAATCATGCCGTTTTTATCAAAGATTGCAACTTCGTACAAATCTTCCTCCACACTGCCGTATAATCCTCGTCTGCCGTCTTTCCCTGCAACAACAGAAATAGAAAATCCGTTGCCAAAGTCAAGTTTTGCTTGGACTGCATCATCAGCACCACGATGTGGTTGAAAATCTAAATCGTCAAAGTCTAGCATAAGGCTACCTAAAGAAGGTCTTGGTTGGAATTGTGAGATTGAGTTTGGTATGTTGTAGTTAATCATAAGAACACCCTAAGCAATTTCTTAGCATAACACAAGAAAAAAGATAAGTTTTTTTGCTTTGTTGTAAGTTGCTGTTTATCAGCATGTTGCGCGGGCCAGGCCGCCATAAGTCGTTGACTTACAGCTACTTAGGCTAGTATCCTAACCATATAAGCACTGCCTGAGCGTCATAATCTTCTTTTTGTCCCATGTCGTTAAAAAACTCCACAATATCCTCGTTTGAGGTGATGCCGTGCCTCGCTAATTCTTGCAAGGCACGATCTTGTGAAATGGTGATGTCTTCGGCTGAATCGTAATAGTCCATGTTTTTAGTATAGTTTAGTGGGCTAAATATGCAATACCTTTTTTGCATCCCTTGATAAAGCATAAGTTGCAATTATGGGCTTGGCAAGTTGCGAGAATCTTGCCGTCTGCACCCTTAACATAAGTTGCGGGGCAAACAAAATGACCATCTTGCTCGGCTTGCTCTTTTGAGCTATAGACGGAAGTTCCCGCATCTAATCCGTCAATTTGTGGAGCGGGTTCGTCTACATATAAAGCACTTGGCTTTAAGCAAACATTCTTTAAACTTGCAAGCTTGCGAAGATGTGGCAATTGACTATCTCTTGCCCACTCACGAGTTGGAAACCAAAAGCGAATTGAAGGAAAATTTTCGCAAATCTTAATCCACGCTTCAATATACTTTGGAGAAAAAAGATCTCCTGAATCATGAACGCGAAAAAGATTCGTGTTTGTTTTCTTGAGTTTTTTCTTGTTACCTTGCTTGTCAAAATACTTTGCCGTAATTTGCTTGGTCATCTCATCAATAAAAGTTTGCCCATTGTCTCGATGTAAAGACTTAGTGATAAGGTCAGCTTTTTTTTGTAAGCTTGCCTTGACATTGGCGAACATATAGAAACCTTTGCAAGCGTAGCAAGAATCACAAATAAACTTTTTTGCTTTGCTTTTAATTTTTGCCATAAGTTGAGCCGCAGGGCAATACTTGAAAGCGGGAATGTTGAATGAATAGCAAGGCATCTTGCTTGGGTTGGATAGTAAGTTAATCATGATAATAAACTAAACAATTTTTTGTGAAATTACAAGCTTTAAAGCACTAAATCTTCGAAAAAGTCAGGCTCTAAACCAAACTCACTAGAGAAAGCATCCTCCCATTCAAAAAGACTTCCGCCTTGTCCAACATCCGTCCACATTTCAGAGTTAAATGCTACAACTTGATCTTCCGCCTCTTGACGGGTTAACCCGTCGCGTTCCATTAAGGTTTCAATTATTCGTTTCATATGTATACCCTAACACCAACAACTAGACAACACAAGAAAAAAATGTAGTTTTTTTAACTTTTTTAAATCGTTGAATATCAAGCGTTTGCGCGAGCCTGGCCCGCAGAAGTCGTTGAATATCAAAGACTTACGTTTTTAAATTAGAAAATAAAAAACCCCCTCCCGAAGGAGGGGGCAGCATTAACCAACAACAACATTAACTTAAACCTCTATGACTTCAGGCTCTTCCTTGTTAATACCTACAAAAGGATCAAGCACTGAATGAAGACCATAAGACCTATTCATCAAAGTTGAAGGGCTAGAATTTAAGAACAGGTTGCCCTTGTAAACTTCGGTGAAAGCGTTATACAATGAATTAACATTACGATCCCAAAAGTCAGGATGATCGCTAGATTCCCATTGGTTGAGAACATCGGGGATGCGTTGCAAGTTAATCGCTTTAGCTTGATAGGCTTTAATGATCAGGTCATTAGCCTCAGCATTAGTAATCTCCCTCTCTTTGTAAGCGTTAACTCTATTGTCTTGAGTGTTCCACATGGTGAAAAGTTTGCCGAGAGCTTCGGTAATCTTACCACTAATTTCCTTGAGTAGATGATCAAGCTCGCCTGTGTGCTTGCGACCAACCACAATCTCATTTGAAAAGATAAGGTTATCGCAAACGAATGGGGCATCACCTGCACAAATACCTGCGGAAAATGCTTTGTCGTGAGCGTTGCGTAATCCAATAATAGTGCTTCGCTCAGTCTCAGCTTTCCTTAAGCCATGCGTGACTTGAAACAAACCAAAGTAGCGAGCTCCTTCTTTGGCGAGATTATGGCACTCATTTTGAACATGAAACTGACGACGACTAAGTTCTTGACGAAACAAGTCAATCATGTCGCCATGAGGGATGGGTTGATGGGAAACGATACGATTACCTTTTTTGCTAAGTTTTTCCCTGTAAGTAGTATCAGGGGTAGCAACTGACTTGACATGGGTCAAGGTGGTTACATCATGCTCGCCTCCGCAGATGCTAAGGTTAATTTTTGGTGAGTTAATTCTGTTGTTTGTAGTAGTTGTCATAGTTTTTTATAATATAGATTTAGGATTGGTTGTCAATACTTAATTTTAATTTGTGCTTCTTTTTTCGATCTAGAATTTTAGTCTTAACTTTGTGCGGGCGAGACTTAGTAAAAAGAATGGTTTTTCTGATCTTAATCTCTCTCGCTGTCATATAAACACATTAAACTAATTTTTTAATTAACACAAGAAAAAAATGAATAAAAATGCATTTTTCATAAGTTGTTGGCTCTCAGGGCTTTGCGCGGGCCTGGCCCGCATAAGTCGTTGAATAACAGTAACTTAGGGATTAACTTGGCGCAAAAAAAAACCCCCTCCCCGCGTTAGCAGAGAAGGGGGCGGGCAAAGTATTTACTAGACTTTTTTTTCTAATCGATACAATTTGTTGAGGAGCCTCTCGTGAGACCGTTTCTTTTGGAAATACTCCGGCGTATTCTCGCCGTATATCTCGCGAACTGCTAATTGATAACCCAACTCTCTGATTGCTGCTTTTAATGATTCCATGATTATATTTTGATTATATTTTGATTAAGGATGTGATTCTATCGTAGCGAAATGAACGGATGTCGCCTCGGTTGTAACAATGAGCTCTAAAGCCCGCAACTGCCAAACCTTCTTTGCTATTGCCAAACTCGTTTTTATGTTTTGGTTTGGATATAGTATACATTTGTGTTTTGCCTTCTGCAGTCGTATAGACTACTTGATAGACAGGGTTAAACCAACGCAAGAACTTGCTCAGTAACTTCTTCATTTTCTTTGTCCTCCTTTACGGGATTTTGGTTGTAGTGATTGTAAGCGTCAGTGACTTCTTCAACTGACTCGAAACTTACAGAAAGAATATCTCTTTCAAAATATGGATTCCACTCGTCGTGGTTTTCTTCAAAGAACAATTCCCATTGTTCGGTGGATTCGTTGTATTCAGGTAAACCTAGTGGACTGCCGATGCAGGTTGCTTCTATGTAGTTGTTCATATGTTATACTATATGGATATTGAAATGATACGCAAGCTCTTTTATGAAGTTTTTTGCATCTTGAATAGAGAAAAAGTTGTAAGCATGAGTCAAGAGTTGTTCTTGTTCTTCAGCGGTATGGTTGTCGCGAAGCTCATCATATATCTCAAAGATATTCATGTTACCTTCCCATTGTCTTTCTACTCTGTTTTTAATTTCTGCTTTTGTCATTATAGTGCCCTTTCGTCTACTTGTTCTAACATTAGTTTAAATTGATCGAAAACTTTTTGCTTGCTACCTTTGAGACCAAACTCTTGTTTGATGATAGAATAGCAAGATCTGCCTCGACTCATTTGTAGTCCTTGCGTCTCAAGCCTTAAACCTCTGAGAAGAGTTTTGTAGCGAAACATTTCGATTTGTTCGGGTGTGTCTAATACTGCTGTCATGATTTTTCCTTGTGTTATAGTTGTGCTGATTGAAAAGATGATTCTATTCTACGCTCATCTTGTAATACTGTCAAGTCTCTAATGATATCCGCTAAAGATTCATCTTCAGTTTGAAACGAGCTACCCTTTGGAAACTTTTCGGGGTGACGCTCATGTTGATCGAGGCAAACTGTTGACATGGGATCTGACCATGCGAGGTTGCCTCTTACTATATCCATAATTGATTCTGATAATGTCATTGTTTTGCCCTTTCCTTTGCTTGGTCTGCAATCTTTGCTAATCTCATAAGTTCTACTTCAACAAACTTTCTAGATTCAGGATCTGCTTTTGGGTTCTTCAGCACTCCGATCATGAAAGGAACGATTGCTGACCATTTTGGTGTTACATCTATTGTTTCTTGCATATAAACACACTAGACGAATTCTAATAGTAACGCAAGAAAAAAAATAAAAATAAACGCATTTTGTTTTAAACCCTTAAGTATCAATGACTTGCGCGAGCCTGGCTCGCCTAAGCCGTTGACATTCAATAACTTAGATAACTATCTAAGTGCTGTTGTCAGCTCATTTTGAAACTTTTTTGCTTCAACTAATTCTTTTAGGTCAAAGCTGATAGATACAAGGTTATCGTTGATATTTTTCATTACCTTGACAAGGTCGTCCATGTTTGCATAGCGTCTATGCTCTAACATTTCATCTGATAATCCGTCGATAGCGTGTTTGATTCCTTTTAATTCTTCTTTCATAACATATCCTCCTCATCTAATACTTTTTGTTGTAATTCTTTTAATAATTCGTATGTGCTGTACCACGAATCTGTCGGATCTACTTCGCCCTCCATCTCGCTGTACTGAATGTAATCCATAACTTCTTGGATGGATTGCGATACAGGAATTTTAATCAATAATTGTTTCATGATATATAAGCGGTTACTTTGTTGTGTGTTAATAATACTTCGTCTGCATAGTATACAAAACTTTCATCCTTCTTGTCAACAAAAGTTTCATACTTGTAAGGATTGTATGTTACCTCGACCTCTTTGGTGATAACTGCGGGGTTGCGAGATACATTTTCGGCATCTTGAAGGTAGCCCTTGACATAAGCATGAACATTTTTACGCTTTTCCTTAAGGACTTTTTCTCTACCTTTCATGTCAACATGAAAATAGCAATCCCATAAGCCAATAGCTTGATCTTTTGGGATGTGAGCTTTAACTAAGTTATGTTGCTTGACGCTCCAACAATCTTTGTGCAGATTCTTGTAAACATAAACGGGACGATTCTTTTTAATCGTGTATCTTGGGTCGTGTTGGTTTCTTAAGATCATACAAACAATATGTCAGATAAACGCTAAAAGCACAAGAAAAAAATGAATAAACTTTCACTTTGTTGTAAACAGTTAACTAACAAGCACTTATGCGGGCCAGGCCGCCATAAACCACTAATAATCAACACTTTATACAATTTGTTTTTTAATTTTAAATTATATAATTTTTTAGTGTTTATTATTTATTTAGTATTTATTTATTATGTAGTAGTATTATATTTAGCCTATGTATATTTGTGGAGTGGTGTTGTATATTTGGGGTGCGTGAGAAAAGACGGCGCCTCAGGAACGCGCGCAAAGAATAACTGCAAAGATTACTACGAGTAATAGATTGATGAGCATAATTGTATTCATAATTTGTGAAGTAAAATGCCCCGCCCCCACTTGAGGACGAGGCTGTAGTACTTGGCGGTACTAATTGGCAATATGAAGGGCTACTCTTAAGTTTTCGCAGTCTTTGCCCGTAAGGAATACTTCTCTGCAGTAGTCGATTTTTTTTGATTCAATATGGTTGATGAGTTTTACTGCTTGATGAACAGGAACGCGATCACGAGGTAATCCACCCCATTTGATTACTACCCTCATGTGTGGAAAGTGCTCGTTGATCTCTGCGAGTTGAGCTGAGTTAATGTATCCGTAATTTGATAATATGTCTTTTAATGTTTTCATGATTTTAGTATGCCAGGATTAGGGTGGATTGTCAAACAAAAAACCCCTTTCGCTAAGACATAAACGAAAGGGGTTCAAGGAGGGGGGATGAGAGAAAATTAGTGTGGGGAGGGATTACTGTATACCCTCATGTTTTCGGCGTGAACATCAGTTCAATGGTGTACCTACTTCCAACTACAAACTAGACTTGGTATTAGTCATTTGGCTCATCCGATTGGACTCTACCAACCCCACCACAGGGATTTGCATACCTTAGCCCGCTCACGACAGGCTTATTCGGTCACCCACAGGATGTCTCCGTCGAGAGCATCCAAAGTGTTAAAATGTAAAAGATCGATTATTTTATTTACTTGAGTTTGTTTCTCAATTGTTATTTATAGTATATTACTCTATATTTGGTTATTTGTCAACTATTAATTTTACTTTTATTGATTTTTCTGCATTCTCTTAATAATTCTTTTATTTTAAACCAACTTTTATCAGCAGGAAATAATTCTGCATGATAATTACTCTGAGTAGAACGATATAAATCATCAGCAAACTCTTCTAATTTAACTAATTTAATTAACATTAATTCTTCTTTAGTTAATTTTTCATATAGTTCTTCATCAGTTGCAAACATACTAACCTTATCATTAATTGGTTTTATTGATGCATCCATTACGCTACCCCCTTTGCACGAATTAAGCGTTGGGTTTGAATCTCCTTCAACCTGCGATCCGCTTCTCGTTGTTGTGCGACAATGCCCTCGACTTTCTCATTGTACCCGATAAAGCGAGAATTGAAAACGAAAGGGTTGCCCCCTTTTACTTTGTTCATTACTTCTGTTGCTCTTGCGCATTTTGCTATATTAGCCATGATTTTTTCCTCCTGTTTGTGTGATTAAGATAAGACCACTATAATCAATAAAATATACTTTGTCAACCCCTAAAATATAAAAAACCACAAATCTTTAAAATAAAATATAATTTAATATTAAAAGTTCGGGGCATAGTGTACATTTCAGTATGAGAGATAAAATTATTAATTATTTGGTTCGTAGTCTTTTAGGTTCTATGATTCTTTATTTCGTTAATGGTACTCCAGAAAAGAGATTATTTCGTATTAAAGAATTAGCAAATCATATCTATAAGGGTATGGGTCGTCAAGAAAGAAAAGATTTATTAAACAAAATTAAATCAGATACTAAGCCCCCGCTTTAATATTTTATTATTATTTATTATTAATACTTCGGGGCTATTCAAGTTCTTTTATTATTTGTTTATCCTGCATTAAATCATTAACATAATAGTTATTTGTAAATATACCTTTTACATTTTTACCATTATTTGTTATTTTATTTAAATCAAATTTAACTCTATCTATCATTTCTTCTACTATAGATATTGCTTGTTGTTTATTTATTTGTTTATTATCGTGGATAGTATCTAGCATTTGATCCTCTGATAAATCAGTATCCATTCGTTTGAGTTCCTTGCGGATCGCTAAGATTTCGTCTAGTCTTTCGTTGATGTCTTTTGATAGGCTCATGTCAATTAATATATATATTGTTTATTATTTGTCAAGCGGATAAAACGGAGGAAACAAACAAACAAGGTTTCGATTATGCGCCCCATCCTCTAGCATATACATTTCTGCTACCGCCCTAGCATGGTCGCCCTGCTCGATCCAATAAAGATTCTCAATCAAAAACTCCTCCATTATTGCCCCGAAACTCTCTTCGATGTGTTCCTCCACGAATTTTACGCTCTCGTCCATGCATACTACAATAACCTATATTACGCCAAAAGCAATTAAAAAATACTAGAATATATTAAATAGCACCAAAACTTTAAAAAATATTTTAAATTATTATTAAGTATTGAGTTTATTATTTTTTATAATTTATTATTAATATTCGGCGCTGATAGCATATCCTTCTGATACTAATAACTTGTTTACATTCTTTCCTTCTATATATATTTCGCCTATTACTCTTCCATATTTGCCGATGTCCAAACTATGAAGCAGGATGTCTTCTTTGTTATTTGCGATCAAATCACTCAGAAATGCCTTGGATGCTTTGCCCCTCGCCTTCTCCTCAAGGTCACGAGTCCTTGTTTCGGGCGCATTGATACCATAAAACCTAACTCTACGCTTTACATATACATCAAAGCCAAGATCAATCTCCACATCTATTGTGTCTCCATCCAAAACTTTTAAAACTTTTTTTATTTTATAATTATAAAGCATATTTAAAATTTATTATCTTTTATTATTAAGTCGGGGGCTATTTAAAAACTAATATCATTCCAAAAATTATTATTAATATTATTGTTTCCACTTTTAAAATTTTTTATAATTTATTATTAACTATTGTATTTAAAATTTATTAAAATAAAATATTAATCTATAATTCAGGAAAACCATATTTATTTCTCTTGTTTTTTGGGGCTATAACTTTGTTTTGTTTATTATTTTTTAGCATTTTTTTAAAATAACATATTAAATTAGATAAAAATTGAGTTAATATTTTTTTATTTTTTATTATTAAGTTTGATTTCGCCATCTTGATTGTTGTTTTTATATTAAATTTTAAGATTTTTTAAAGATAGAAGTGCGCCACACCACATTTTCATCATTATTTTATAATTTACCCTTAAATTTTGTATATTAGTCTATTATAAGGTTTATTTACTCTCTGTATATGTATGGTAATGTTGATTAATGGAATTATCAACGGAATTATATGAGAGAGCGTGTGAAATTATAAAGATGTTTCGCTTTTATGTGATTACGAAACAGGTGATGAAAACTAACCAAGGGAAACAAATAACCTCGCCACAATACCTTTAAATTTTATTATATTTTTACAAAACTAATATTTTACTATAATTAATTATTGTTTATTGTTATTAGTATCTTTATTATTATCGTTATTAGTCTTAATTTTATATATTATAGATGATCCATCGTCAATATTATTATCTTCATGATCAATATTATTTAGCCCCGATTCTTTCTCTAAATCTTCTAGGGTGATTGCTCTGATACTAGCAATGTGATCACGCATAAACTTTTTGACCCGATGTCTATTCATTAATTTTTTTAGAAACCCCATTCATGAATTCGTATTCATCTAATAATTGGAATAACTTAGATGCTTTCTCTTGTGAGGACTCTAAGATTTTGGGCATCTCTGATTCCATTTCTTCTTGACTTGGATTTTTTTCTTGAAACTCTTGAATCTTTTTAGCGGAAATATTGCTTGCATCTCTCAATTCAATGGCAACATCAATAATTCTTTTTTCAATATTGTATTCCATTAGTCTCTATCTGTTTGATCCATATCGTAATCCTCATCATCGTCATCATGCGCCAATAAATCTTTTGGATTAGCTTCATAATGAGAGTCAACTAAATCTACATAATCGTTCTCTTCATCATCGTAATCCTCATCGTAATCCTCGTCATCTACGAAATCTTCATCTTCATTTGATCCATAGATAGGCTTATTAGCTTCGTAGACAGGCTTATTTAGCTCTTTTCTAGTGTCACTAATGTCAGAGATCACCTTGTATTTGGAAACCCTAAGTTTTTGAAAGTCGCAATCAGTTGGTACAGATACTGCATCAGCAGGATCAAACTCTACTAAAAGCAAGCGACCATTTTCTCCTGCCCAACTATCGGCATAATCAAATGAGCCGACATGAAGACCGAAAGAACAATGATTGTCCTTGTTGTCATCTACGCATCTGCGAGCAACTTCGATGGTTGCCCCGACTTCATTAAGGATTTGATGACGCTCATTGGTTTTACCCTGCAATACAATTGTATCTGCATTACCTGTTGTACTCCAATAATCGGATTGTACACCTTTGTACCCCAAAACTTTACCTTCGGGAGTATTGGCGAGAGACTTGTAACTCATAAAAGAATACAATTCGTTAACAGAGTTTGCGCTAGGATTAGCTTGCAAGCGAGTAATAAAGTTGGTGAGAGGAGCAGAATCCTTCATTCCTGCACGAAGCATTTCGAGCAATTTGTCAACGACAACTCCATGCAAGCGATGACCTTTGTAGTAAACTACTTCGTCCTTGACTTCAATGTCACCTTCGACAAAGTTCTCAATTGCCTTGGTAATATCTAGCAAATCACCTAGATCATCATATCTCGCATCAAGAATAGCTTTCTTAGCGAGTTGGAAATTGACATGATCCTTACGCAATGTATAAGGCTTGCCTTCCCAAAAGATTGTGAGTGAATTTTCAGTTAATTGATATGGTACTTGATTCATTTTGTTTTCTATTTCGTAATTAATAATATGTTCACTATAATTTATTTTCTACATTCTGTCAATATTTTTTTTTAAAAAGTTTAGGGAGAGAGAGGTCACACAATCCCCTCTCCCCCTTTCATATCACACAAGGAAATATATTCTAAGATAGTTTTGTTGGTCACATTCTTATCGTTATCCTGCTTTAGATTTATCCAATTGTTAACGCTACTTGTAACAACTTGAAGCAAAGGATACTTTTTATCTAGCAATTTAAAGTCTTCCTTGATTGATTCTGCATCAACTTTTGTATCCAATACATCATCTAACCATGCTTCATCACCTAATTTAACTACATTGATTGCAACGCTGAATTTACGATCACTCGTAGACTCTTCCATGAGAAGATTCCAATTTTCTGCACAACGAGCAAATAAATGGTTATCATCAAACATGGAAACATCAAATGTATCATTGGTAAACACTTGACCATAACTCCAACGATAATGACCAAAGTCAGTATCAGTAGATTTTTGGAATTGAATTACCTTGTATGCTGATTGACATTCCTTCTTGTTATTGCGAATGATATTCTTGCAATAGTCAAGATAAAAATCAAAGAATGATACCCATGTACTTTTATCCAATTTCTTTACATCACTTGCACGAACACCGAATAATTGAAGATTTTTTTCGTCTGAATTATCTTCAGCATTTTTACGAATACCTTGAGTGATTTTGTAAACTCTGTCAAGATCATAAGATTCACTATCAACTTTATAGTTCTTGATTGGAACATAAATGATTTTACCATTGACAGAACCTTCAACTTCGTCTAGCTCAAGTGAATTGATTGGTTCGTTGACATTTTGCCAATAATCTGCATTACGATAAGCATAACTTGCTTTGTCAGTTCTCATCTTGAACAATGGAATAGAAGCACGACTTGTACCCGAAACTTTATTGCGCACGATTTTTTCCTTCTCTACTTGAGAAGAATATCTCTTGTGTTTTGCGTCAACAAGATCGAATTGCCAATTATCATAAACTTCTGATTTACCACATTCGGATGTTGCATGAACAACATAAACACCTTTGAGGTCAGGTAAATCATTCATCAAAGTACGAACTCTAAGATTGTTGCCATGAGAAGAATCAATATCTTGAATCATTACAAGATAATTGTCTTGACAATAAATGCGATTTGTTTTAGTGGCTTTTACCTTGAAACCATTGCGAGAATCTTTATCTTCAATTTTCTCGTAATCAGTAATAATTAGATCATCTTGTAATTGATAATCTCTTTGAAATGTAGAATCTGTAATTTTGATACCATTCCACTCGAAGCTATTCTCAAATACTCCTCTTACTTGATAAGGTAAAGCGTTAATAACTTGAGCATAATTTCTCTTTGCATCATACAAGTCTTCACTATCGGCAAGTTTTTCTTTTGCAATAGTTTGAATGTCTTGACTAACTTTGTAGAGAATCGCACAAATTTCTTTTTGAGTTGCTTTGTTGTATTCTAGCGACTCACGACTATGATGCAATCTTACTGAACCAAGAGGCACACGAAAATAAAAGTTACTTTGTTGTAAAAGTTGTTGAATTATTCTGCGAGAATGCTCGCATGAGATAAAATTATCTACATTAATTGCGTTGTGGTCAATTGGATAAGCAACTCTACCCATAATAACATGAGAGTAATAATGATAACCATATCCACGATTCTCGTCTTCCGCAAAGAACCATTCGTCAGTTTTACTTGATAAAACTTTTTTAGGAGTTTGTATAAAGTCTTCTTCGACTCCGATAAATTTTGGCATATCAGAGTTAGAAAAGAAACGAAAGAATTTTTGCGCAACATTTCTAAATTCGTTACGATCTTCTTCGGATACTGCGACTTCGATGCTTAAACCTGTTGGTTCATCGCTTGGTTCTTCAAATAACTTTGTGATTTTGGTATCGTCATTTTCATCGACAAAGACATTATAAGAAGTTTTTGTTCCACCATGAAAAGAAACACAAGTAAAGTTATCACCATAAGAAAGTGGCGCAAATTTACCGATACCGAAAGCGCCAATGTAATTGTTAGATGTGCGCTTGGTTGATTTACCATACTTAGAGTAAAGACCGAAAACATCTTCTTGGCTAAGTCCACCCCCGAAGTCACGAACTGCAAATGTTGGATTCATGCTAGTCGGTAACTTAATTTCGATTGGACGAGTTACCCCTGCTTCAACATTAGCATCGAGCGCATTAGCACTAATCTCACGAACGACTGCAAGACGAGTGTTAGAATAGTTGTTACGAAGAAGAGAAGCAACATAGCGCATATCTTCGGCATCAATTGTGCAATTGACTTGCTCGAAATCGTGTGAACTTACTACTTTTTTGGATTTGTTTTGTGTGATGATCATTGTTTTATGTGATTGTGTGATTTAAAGTATGATTCCATTATGACAGAGTTTTAAGTGATGTCAACACTTTTTTTAAAAAATACCATCTTGATCAGAGAAATCAGAATCTTTCTTCATTAGCTCTTTAGTCTCGTACTTGGTGACATGATCAATATAAAGCTCAAACTCTTTCTCTACACGAGACCAAGATTCATTCATGATAAAAAAGGTTAAGTTATTGATCCAATCTAAGTAAGTATCAAAAGTTCTTTTATAATCAAACCAATGATTCATAGATTTAGCCCAATGATCCATAGCATTTTCAAAAGAACCTAATCTGATTGAGGGGTCGTATTCCCACTCCCATTTATGAAGATTATATAGTAGCCATTCTTTCTTTTCATCTAATGGCATCGAGTCATATTCGGGAACTTCTTTTGCGATGTATTCTTGAATCTTCTTGACATATTGTTTGGCTTTCATGTTTTCTTTTTGTGTGGTTAATAAGATATTTTCTCATTATGACAGAGGATCGAATTATGTCAACACTTTTTTCAAGAAAGTTCTTTCGCTACTCTAAGTAACTGATTCAAGCATCCTATCTCTAATATGTGCGTTTGCTCTGCTTCTTGTGTGGTGATTGGATAATTATTAATCTCTAAAATTTTTTGTTCAATTAATTCTATTACTTCTTTCATGTTTATTGTTCTCTATCTAATTTTCCCCATGTTGATACGCTAAGTGGGCTATTATCTAAGAAGTTGGCAAGATTGTCAAGAGAATTTTTAATTAAAAACTTATTGTAAGTTACTTTTTCTCCTGTTTTCTCTAGCTCTTGGACATAAAGAGCAAAGATTTCTTTAAAAGTTTTTGCATTTTCTAATTGTTTGATCATTTACTACCCCCATTAATATTTTCTAATCTATTGTGTTCTACTTCTCTAAGTTTACTTGCTTTAATTTCTTCTTCAATTAAATTGTAAATGTTGGTTGTGTCTTCTATTGCGGTATGGAAATACATATCAATTAAATCTGCGACTTGATCTACGCACTCATACAAACGATATTGATCTCCACCATTTTGTGGGACATTAAAACTGATTTTCTCTGTGATATAATCCATGTCGATATTTTCCTGTTTTGTAAACATATAGTTATTAATATGTCGATACTATAACTCTTTTTTACTCAATGTGTCAACAACTAAATTCATTTGTTCTGATAAAGGTGCATCTTCATCAATTAGCTTGAGATGAACGCTAATCTTATCTTCGTAATCAGTATCATCAGTTGGTAAAAAGTGAAGCGTTGACATTTCTCGATCAAGAATAGCTTGAATATCGCTTGGAGTCAAGCCTATTTCTACATTATATTCTTTCGCAGTATTCATTTAAATAAATTCCTTCGTTAATTAATTCGTCTTCAGTAAATTCCATTGGTTCTTCCCATTCCTCGTCATGTAGGAAATAAGTTCCTGTAAAAGTATCGTAGTAAAATTTATCTGCAAAGGCAGAGTCTTCGTATATGTGATTTATATTCATGCTTGTAGCCTATATTGTTTCTCTCGTTGTGTCAATCAAAAATTATCTCCGATTCCTTCATTATAGTTAGGAGGATCGAAAGTGGGTTCATCTATTAATAATTCTTCTTGTAAGAATTTGATTGCTTCCCATTCAGTCCTTATCTCTTCTTCTCTTATGTTCCCAAATTTCTCTTTGAATTTTATCTCTCGTTGCTCCTCTTTGTCTAAACCATGAACCCCTTTTATATATGATAAAGAACGATTGCTTTTTGATTTTTCTTTGTCCATGCTTGTACCCTATTTTCTTTTTGTAATTGTG